TGCTCCTTGTGGCTCCCTTTACCCCGACGGCTCTATTAACCACAACACCTGATCTTCTAATGTACCTATACCTCCTACCCCTACCCCTACCCCTACCCCTACCCCTAACCTACTTTCTTCTAATATAGACCTAGCTTCAATATAAGCTGAATTAACTAGATCCAAACATTCGCGATCGAATATTTCTCTAGTTTTTTCTGAGTATTTATTTCCACCAGAAATGCCCCTTCCCAAAAAAGGAGATGATTCGCCACCAACATCTTCATTATAAAATACTTTTAATTCTTCTCCCATACCATAATTTCCAATCATTCTTTTTGCCAAAGAATTTGCCTCTTTTAAATCTTGAACTGCGCCAGCAGAAACATGTAAATCTCCATAAAAAATACTTTCTGCAGCTTTTCCTCCAAGCGCAATAACCAATCTTTTTTTTAATAAATCCTTAGTATATATTCCACTCTCACTAATATTCCTACGCTCGTTAAATAATGTATAACCAGCAGCTCCATTGTATGTGCTTTGTATAGATACTTTTTTTAATTCAAAATATTCACTAAAATGTTTCACCAACGTTGCATGGCCAAGTTCATGAATCGCAACTCTTCGTTTAGCTTCGTAGCTACGCGTATCATTTTTTTTTACCAAACCAACCAATAATTTATCAATAGAATTTACGATATCGTCTTCTTGAATAATAGTTTCATTTCTTCGAGCGGTAAATATAGCAGCCTCATTCAATAAATTTTTTATTTGTGCTCCAGAAAATCCATTTGTTAATTCACTAACCAAATCAAAGTTAATACCGTCACTAAGAATTTTATTTTTAGAATGGACTTTAAATATATCCTTTCTAGACTCTCTGTCGGGCAAAGGAACTGTAATTATTCTATCAAATCTACCTGGACGCAATAAAGCAGAATCTAAAACATCTTTTCTATTTGTAGCAGCAATAATTAAAATTCCATCGTTGTCGGCAAATCCATCCATTTCAGCTAATAATTGGTTTAATGTTTGTTCTCGTTCATCATTGCCTATATTAACGCCAGCACCACGTTGTCTACCAATAGCATCAATTTCATCAATAAAAATAATACAAGGTATATTTTCACGCGCCTTTTTAAAAAGAGATCGAATTCTAGAAGCGCCCATACCAACAAACAATTCAATAAATTCACTTGCAGGAGTAGAAATGAAATTTGCATCGGCTTCACTAGCAATAGCTTTTGCCAATAGAGTTTTACCAGTACCAGGAGGACCTTCTAATAAAATACCACGAGGAATTTCAGCACCAGCTAATTTATAATTTGTATCATTTTTTAAATAAGAAACAACTTCAAAACATTCTTCAAATATTTCAGGACTTCCAGCAAAGCTTTTTAAAGAAACATTGGCCTTTATCATGTTTAATTTATCAACATCAACATTTTTTGATCCAGAAAGCATAGGCATTCCTCCAGACATCATTGATCCAGATTGAAATAATGAAAAAATAAAGGATAGAAACAAAAAAGGAAGAATATATCCCTCAAAAAATCCCCCCAAATTTTTAGCTACGAGATCAAATCCTCCAATGGTGGGTTCCTTTAAAAAGTAGGTTTCAACCTTATTATCAATAGCTGTTGTGACCAATGAATTAGTGATAAAAGGATTTATTTCAGTAATAGAATAATCATTAAGTAAGTCGCCTTTTAATTCTTTATCTTGTGCAATAACAGAATCTAGTCTATTATTAAAATAAAGATTAGATATTTCATGACCATTCATTCTTTTAATAAGGCCATTATAGTTTGTTTTTTGCAATTCATTATAATGTTTAAACACATCATTTGGAAGTGTGTCCTGCATAAAAATACGAGATTTATAACTGGCAATACTGCGAATAAAGAATGAGTTAACAAACCCAATAAATAAAAAATAAATAATAATCATTCAATAAAAAAAATACAATATTTATATTTATATTGGTTATTAATAAATAGATTAATCTTCATTTCGAATAGGTGTAAAGAATTTCATTAGCCAAAGACCAAAGATTACCCACATAGCTACAATGCTATGACCGCCATTGTAAATTGCCCATCGCAGTGCTTGACAATGAGGCAAAGGTACTAGTAGTGGTGACAAAATGAAGCCCATGAAGGTTGCTGGTACGCACCAATGAACATAAAGGTGAGCAGAAATATAATGTGTTACAATCCATACAATATAAACACTAAACAAAGACACAAATGGTCTGGCGGTTGCCGCAATAAAATGACCGTTAATGCGGAACATGATGAATGGTTGTCTGTAAAAGTTTTCAAGATAATCTTTCAATTTTTTAGCTTGAAAATGCCAAAAATTGTGTGTTTAATTGTTCTAATAATTTTACATCAATGTCAGGCAATAGTGGGTGTGCTTCCCAAAAATATCTACAAAAAGCCCATTGAAAATGATAATTTTCGGGATATAATTCACCATAATGCTTTATTAAAAAGTCACGTATAGAAGTTGGTAAAAAATATAAATTAGAGCGAGGAAGAACATAAACTAATTGAGCCAAATATGAAAAGTGAGAAGAATCTCGTTTAATAAAATCCATTTCAAAATGGGGAACGTATTTAATTAAATCATTAAAAAGCGGTGGATAATTGTAATTATATTTCCATTTCCAATTAGGACAACTTTCAGTATAATATAGAAGAACCCATTCTAGGCCTTCTAAATAATTATTGCAAATATTTTTTAAATTATTGTCAGTGTTATCGCAAGAAAAAAGTATCTTATAATAGCGAGATTCCCATTTTTGTTCACTAGGACAAATGTATTTTTCTTCAGCTCTATAAATTATAGGAGTATTGTTCAAAAGATCAATTTTTTCATCAGCCGTTGATTCAAGGTATTTACGTTTATCAAATTTATCACGAACATGATATTCATTCATAAGAAAACCATGTTCATTTTTAGCAATTTCTTTTAAAAACAATCCAACATTTTTCCATTGAATTTTCCCATTGGTTTTTGAAACTAAGAATCGGTCAACGTGTTTTCCAATAATAAGTCTATACGTATCCAAAAGCCCATTAATACCATGAGTGCGAATATTCATTGCGGGAAAATGTGGTAAAAAGTCATTGCCAAGAAAAAAACATAAAAAAACATAATCGACTATTCGTTGTGGGTCGGCGCGTTGACAATCCATAACAGACAAAATAGATAATGATAAATGATGAATATCTAGAAAATGAGGATCATTATCTTTTCCATTATGATCTATAGGTATAGAACTCTTTAAAAACTCAGGCGCTTCTCGAAAAATGAATATATTTTTGCAATATTTTAAATGAAATATGGACAACATAATAAGATCAGAGTCTAAACCATATACTGCGACATAATCATTTTCAAATTTATTATTGCGCATATGATGAAATAGTTTATGTTCTCCTTCTCCGATTTCATTAGAACAAGAAACAATAACATTTAAAACCCCATATTTTTTTTCACTATGTTTAAAAAGATATTGAATTCGATGAGACAATTTTTGCATAAATGCAGTTCCAGGAGTGATAGCAGTGGTATTCCAATGTGGTTTAGTTTCTTTATCTAAAGAATGGTTTGTCATAAAAGAAGATTTGTGTCTACGCGTTCGCTGTTGATCCATTTTTGCAAAAGGCGCAACTCCATCAAATGCAATAAAAATAGTAGATGTTGGATTTATGAATCTAATATATTCATCAATTTTTTCGCAAACATTTTCTATAACATTGCGCTCAAATTCATTAGAATCAAAGGGTGTAGATAAATCCAGTTTTTTTTCAAGGGAATGAACAGAATCATATATAATCGAATTGCAATCCATATAAAGATGCGCAAAACGAAAATTGGCATTATTCACAAAATAAGAAAGATTGCGAATAATGTTGGAATAGTTTTTAATAATATGTGAAAAATAACTAGGAATACCCATTGTTAATACAAATCTAGTTACATATAATACAAAAGATACATTTATATCATTTGTGAATAGTATTAATGTGCTCAAATAATAGTATATAATATAAGTCATAAATGTATATTAATGAGTACAAAAAAGAGAGAATACAAAAATTCAATAAAAATAAAAAATTTATTAGAAAATGATGTTGGAGGTGAAATTAAAAATTTTATAATAGAAAAAGTGGATTATTTAAAAGAAATAATAAGAAATACGATAATTTCTATTAAATTAAACAAACAAAAAGAAATATTTAGCGATATTGATTCAAATTTATCTATAAACGCATTAATAATATTATACGATAATTGCGTAGAAATAGCAAAATCAAATTTGACGGTATCAAAAAAAGAATTGGATAATTACGTTGAAAAATTACAAAAAATAATAGATAAATTATCATTAATTATGTGCGGATTTGGAACAATGTACATAGAAGATTTGATTTACATGGTATTTGGAAATGAATTCAAAGCGCCAAAATTTGAAAACGTAGTAATGGAAAAAAAAAGTGAACTTATACATAAGTACATTAAGCCAGTGAGTTATAAAATAATAAATTGGAAGCAAAGTTTTATAAGAAATCCAGCGAATGAAACCGTGGTGATGAATAAAATAATTGACGACGCAATAGAAATTGAAAACGTAAATTCGTATGAATGTTTTGATTGTGACAAATCGGCAAAATCATTATTTGAAAAAATAAATGGTATTAAAATAGTGATACAGAATGAAAAACAGAAAAAAACATTGGTAATAAATGGAATTATTGACGAAATACCGATACATTGTTATTCAAATGCTTATATTGATTATAGATTAAAAGGTATGAACGAAATGTCTATAAATTATCAACAGGCCGAAAAGACTATTATAGATAGAATAATAAAATCGATGGGATTAAAAGATATTTTAATTTACGGAAACAAGGATATTTATAAAAAAATGATAGGGTTGTTGATAGAAATAAATACAATAAATCAAGAAAGAATAGAGGTTACTATTAAAAAATATTTGGAATTGGAACCCATATCAAAAAGAAATATGTTGATGAACATGTTAATCTACAACAAAGACGAAAATGTTAGATATATATGTTATTTATTACACGATTTAATAATAGCAAACAACAAAGAAAACGAGAACGAATTATTTATTTATGAAAGTATGCCGTGGAATTTAAAGAAAGATTTTAATGATGTAGTAAAACAAATAACAGTGAAAACGAATGAAATTATTGAAAAATTTGAAATCAGCAAAATATCAATTGATCAACAAATCTATATGTTAAAGGCTGACGATTGTGTAAAAGAGAAAGCGTTAATAAAATTAAAAGAAATAAAGGGTAAACCAGAAGACATGGGCGCCAAAGCAAAACAATATTTAGAAGGGTTGGTAAAAATACCGTTTGGCGTTTATAAAGAAGAAAATATATTAAAACAAGCAAAGGAAAACAATAAAACTTTTATTAACATGTTAGAGATATTAATAAGTGTTTTTCCAGAATTATCAATAGAGAAAAAGAAAAAATATACGACATTGGAGATATTAAAAAATATAGAAAAAATAAACCAATATGTAAGGAATAATGTTCTCGAAATAATAAAAAAAAGTTGTTCGATGGGGACAGCAAAACAAATAACATCGCTTGTACAATCAATAAACTATATAATAAAACAACGAAAACAAAAAAAAATACAATTGTCAAATCAAACAAAGCCAGAGCACATTACAAATATAATAAAATATTTAGAATCAAATAAAAATGAGGAATCATTGTTATTAAATATATATGATAAAATTAACAAAGTAAATAATTTATCAGCACAAAGAACACTAACAGAATTGAATTTATTAAAAAACAACGCAATGGAAATAGAAAAAAATATAAAAAGAGCAAAGGACACATTGGATGAATCAATACATAGTCATGATTATGCGAAGAACCAATTGCTAAAAATTTTTGGGCAATGGATGAATGGTGAACAAAAAGGATATAGTTTTGGATTTGAAGGTTCTCCAGGAATAGGAAAAACGTCATTAGCAAAAAATGGATTATCAAAATGTTTAGTAGATGAAAATGGTAAAACGCGACCTTTTTATTTTATAGCGCTGGGTGGATCAAGTAGTGGTTCAACTATAGAAGGTCATGGATATACATATGCAAGTTCATGTTGGGGGAAAATAGTAGAAATATTAATGGATGCCAAATGCATGAACCCTATTATTTATGTAGATGAATTAGATAAAGTGAGTAAAACAGAATCTGGTAAGGAAATAATAAATATATTTATGCATTTAATAGACAATGCACAGAATACTTGTTTTCAAGATAAGTATTTTTCAGGAATAGATTTAGATTTATCGAAGGTATTGTTTATTTTTTCATATAATGATCCAAAAGAAATCGATAAAATATTATTGGATAGAATTCATAGAATAAAATTCGAAAATTTAACTACCTTGGATAAAGTGGTTATTGTAAATAAATACATAATTCCAGAATTGAATAAAAATATGGGATTTGAAAATATAGTGGAATTGAATGAAGAAACAATAAAGTTTATTATAGAATATTATACCATGGAACCAGGGGTAAGAAAATTAAAGGAAATATTATTTGATTTGTATGGAGAGATTAATTTGGAAGTAACAAAATATAATATAAATGAAGAATTGCAGATTCCAATAAGAATAACAAATGAAATGTTAGAAAAAAAATATTTAGTAAAATACAGAAAAATAAACAAAAAAAGAATACATGAAAAACCAGAAATAGGAATAATAAGTGGGTTATGGGCAAATTCATTGGGAACAGGTGGAATTATACCCATTCAAACGCGCTTTTTCCCATCGGCAACTTTTTTAGAATTAAAATTAACTGGATTACAAGGCGATGTAATGAAAGAGAGTATGAATGTTGCAAAAACATTAGCATGGGATTTAACAGAAGATTCTATAAAAACAAAATGGATAAAAGCATTTGAAGAAACAAAATGTCAAGGATTGCATATACATTGTCCAGAAGGAGCAGTATCTAAAGACGGACCATCTGCGGGGGCAGCAATTACGACAGCAATTTACAGTTTACTTAATAATAAATTAATAAAAAACGAAGTGGCAATTACAGGGGAAATTAGTTTAAGTGGTGAGATTACGGAGATAGGTGGGTTAGAAGAAAAAATAAATGGTGGAATTAAGGCAGGAATAAGAAAATTTTTATATCCAAAAGAAAATAGGAAAGAATATGAAGATTGGAAAAATAAAAATCTGGATATGCAAAACAACGAGATAGAATTTATAGAAGTAAAAAACATCATAGACATATTAAATGTGGTGTTTGTGTAAAAGATTCTCTATTGATAATATAAGAGTTTAGTAATATGGATTTAAATTTCGTAGCATTAGGATATTTTTTTTTAAGATTAGCCCCATTTGTTTTAGTAAGTTTTTTCTCGCTATCATCGATATTTAATAAAGATTTTAAAGGTCTTGTTTATTTAATTGGATTAATTGTAAGTTGTTTTGGAACAATGATGTCGGCAAGTTTGGTAGATATGGTTAGTGATACATTATTAACACTTCCAGACGCAAGACCTGAGATATGTAGTTTATTTACGCAAAATGGAATGGAAATGTCTAGATTACCATTGGGACAAAGTATTTTTGCTTATACATTTATGTATTTGCTTTACGGAATGATAACAAATTCAAGCGTCCCAGACGATAAAAAAAACGCACCTTGGTATGTTAAACTGGTATCTTCTACAAATACGTTAATTTATCAAAATATACCAACAATTATATTTTTTTCATTATTAATAATTTTTGATTTTGCTTGGAATATTCAATATAGTTGTTATAAATGGCATCAATTATTAATATCGTTAGTGTTGGGAGGAATATTTGGTTTTTTCTGGGGAGTAATAATAGATTCTACTAAAACAGATTCTTTGAAATATTTTAATGGTTATAGCAATAGTGAAGTATGCACTAAGCCATCACAACAAACATTCCGTTGTAAAGTTTATAAGAACGGAGTGGTAATTGCGGATAATTTTTCTTAATAATAATGTAACTTGATATACATTATTATCAATCGTCAAAATAAATAATATTTTTAGAAAACCATTGTTTTATTCCATTTACAACACGCATTCTGTACATATCGTTGGCAAGCATTTTTAAATTTTTGCTTCTTTTTTGAAAGTGATGTAGAAAATTATAAATAATAGGTTTTGTTGCGGCAGCGGCATACTTATCGTTTAACAAATTAATATCAAATATTGGAAAATTTTTTTTTTTGTTTACAGCGTTATGAAATATGCATAAAAATATTTTCAAATCGTTTTTGGTTGCGATTTTAAAAAAATTCGATGTCTTTAAATAATCAATAGCGTGTTCTGCGCACATTGGACATGGTAAATTGCTACATATAGAATAAATTGTATTTAAAAGATCTATTCGAATTTGATTGAAATAAGAGTCTTTTACTTTTTCTGCGAGTGTGTGTAATAAAAACCAAGTGGGTTCGCCCCATGTCATTTTGTTTTCAGCTGGTTTAGACGGCTCTGGCTGCGCAATTTGAGTGGATTGTGTGTTTCTAACAAAAGAATTAATTCTCATCATAGTTATATTATTATTTGACTGTTTATTTTGAGTAGTTACAAATTGCATATTCATTATATACTGGATAGCTATATAATTAACATAAAAAATCCTAAATAAATATAAAAATTATGTTTTATATTTATATATGGACGGCAAAGAGACTTTGATAAAAACAATAAAAGAATGGGTGCGTTTAGACAATGAAATAAGAGCATTAAAAAAAGAAGAATCAAAGCGAAATATTGAAAAAAAAAATGTGTCTACACAATTAATGGAAATAATGAAAGATAACAACATCGATGAATTTGACATAAAGGATGGTCAAATATGTTACAGTAAAAAACACATTAAAAAACCAATTACAAAAAAAATGTTAACTAATATTTTATCAAAATACTTTAATGGCGACACAGAAAAAGCAAATAAAATAAATGATTATATATTAGAAAATAGAGAAGAGACAATAAAAGAAACAATAGTAAGAAAAATAAATATATGATTAACAAAGATGGTCGTTTGACAAACGTAGTGGTAATTTTACAACTCTATAGTCCAAATTCTGGAATTGTATATACGCCATTGTGCTTTTGATATTTCGCAACAATAGCAGGATTTTGTTTACCATCAAGTATATCTTCGGTTTTATAAACATTATTATATTTGTCTAAATAATACACAATGCCAGATATTTCTTCTGCGAAAACCTCTATTTTCTGCGAATCTATTTCGTTATTAGCGTTTTCTTGAACTAGACCATGCGGTGTTCCTTTAGAATGTGTGCCACAAAATTCACAATTTTCTTTTCTTCTTCGGGTACATTGTTCTCCGTTTGCGCGCTTAGCACAGCAACGATTCAACGCGGGTATCGAATTCTTAACGCGTTTGCGCTTTACCAAGTCGTCTTTCGCAATAACTAGTCTTTGATAATCGTAGATATATTCTAGAAGTTCATTAATCTTATTTTTATCATCAAACTTTATAGACGTTACCTTGCTTCGCAAAGCGTCTTTAAATTCGGTGACATAACTCTCAACCTTTTTATTTATTCTCTTCTCCATAACAACTTGGGCTTTATATTGTTTATACAATATAGTTTTTAGCTCAATTTTTTATATTGTATAATTTACAATATAAAGAAATAAAAAATTGGAATTTCATCGCCGTTATACAATATAATAAAAGGGCATTATGGTAAAAACGATAACTTACGGTGCAGTGTTTGTGGCGACATTTATTTGGGAAACAGCATTGGTTCCATATTATGAAATTGTGGATATTTACAATAGAACAAAGCAAGGAACAAATAAACATTTCAAGTAATTAATACACAACAATAGACCAAAATAAAGTAATTAAACAAAGATTTTCTTTGTTCCACCAAAATAAGGGACTGCGTACTTATGTTCTAGCATCCAGGAATTAATATGAATATTTTGAAAATATACATCAGCTAATACGCGTCCATATTTTTCCGTAGACACATTCTTAAAATAAACCATTTTCCCAAAAATAAGATTATGCAAAGCATCTCTTGCGTCAATAGCTAATTCTTTTTCATGAAAAGTTTTTCCTTTAATTTCAGGAGTATCAATTCCAGCCAAACGAACTGAAAATCTATAAATAGGTTCATCCATATTCGGCAATTTTGACGCAACGGTTATAGTATCTCCATCATATACTTTTACAACCTTTCCACAAGTAATTGGTGGGACAAACGCAATTGTATTCGCATATTCAATATCTTTTAAATAACGCAATTCTTTATCTAATTCTACAGTTTCATAATGATTGATATGACATTCGCCGTTCTTTGATTGCCAATAACATTTTTTAAATTGACCACACGTGCAGAGATATTTTTTTAGAACGTCACACACAGAAAAACAACTCATTGCCAACAATATGCATACTTTTTTTCTAAAAAAAAACATTCAATTTTGTATATTGTGTATTGTATAATCTATTGTTCTAAATAATAGTTTACAAAATTAGAACAACATACTAATCTTATCAAATAATTCAATTGAATCAACACAAGCAATACGTAAATGCTGCGACACTAGTCGCTTATCAACGTTTTCATTATACGCCACACGAATAATGCTCTCAGTATTATGAGGATGAAACTTTTTAAACCCACAGAATGTAAATAGTTTGTCCTTGATAAAATATTTCTCATAGAGGAAGTATTCTAATAATTTACCAAGTGTATAATCTTCATTTTCTAGAACAATATCGTAGCAAAAGTCGATCGTAGTTTCACTAATCATTATAGGAACTGTATTAGAATCGATTCCTTGGATCATGTCAGTAAGCTTTTTCTTTAAAATAACACAACCCTTTTTCACAAGATCTTTATTATCATACACGCCTATGGTTTGAATAATAAAATCAAAACTATTTTCAATACATTGTCTGTTTGCGTCTAAAAGATAAAAGTTCTTCTTTTTAATATCAATTTCGTCGGCAGTCATTTGTTCTGCTCGCAATGTATCCTCATACTCTTCCCAAATAAGTTTTGCCTTTGTCAAGTCAGGAGTGTTTCCATAAGAACACTTGCTTACGACATTATACATACTATTATCTTTAGCTGTGTGAACAGAAAATTCAGCAGTAAGTTTCAATCTCTCTCCAGGTATGGTGTCGCTAATTTTAGCGCGCAATCTGGCAAAATCAATGAAATAATTTGTCTTTGAATTTGGTGGAAATATTTTTCGCACTTCTCCTTCCGTCAAATAATTTCCATTTTCTTTATTACGAATCTTAAAATGTTCAGTGGTAATAACAATCATATTTTCTGTATCATTCTGCATATCTAATTCCAATATATATTTTCCAGGCAAAATATCCAATTCCTGGATATGAATCGGTATACAACTTAATCTTTGCTTTAATATTTCATTATGCAAACGAGTTGTGTTTATTTGAATGTCGCATTGGTTTGTTTCGTATGTTTCAGTATGAATACAAACTGTAGGAATGTCGCTCAAAAGAGTTCGCCGAACCGCATTGGCAACGCTAACGTTTACACCAGACAATGTAAATTTATAAATATCGGCTTCTTCGCTAATATTAGATAACTTTGGATCCATTCTTCTAGTATATTATACAGTACTTCTATATAATTTATTGATGTTTATATTTCCAATTTTTCGATTTGCGCGCCCTAAAAATCATCATCTATTAATATGAAGTTATTTATAAATTCGGTTCGTTCAGCAGGCGTTAACAATGCCCATATAATTTTTATTTTTTTTTCAACATAAATAATATTTCTATGAAAATTGCGTTTGATGATGTTAATTAAATTTTCTTCGCTTTGGTTTGCAATAATAAAGTGCCTCCTTAATATTTTTTTAAATTTATTATCTATTCCATAATAAGGTTTTAAATATACACAGCAACACTTTTTTAAATCATGTAACAAAATCCATTCATTGTGTTGTGTCATATAAACACTTTCAACAAGTTTATAATCGGCATAATAACTACGAATGTCTATTAAAAGATTGTTAGGTTGTGGGTTATATATATATGGTAAAATATGATTTATAATTACGTCAAATGGCAATTTATCTATTAGTTTTTGCATATTATATATAATAAATTATTATTATATATATTTAAAAAAATATAAATGCATATTTCTTATAATAATGAAAGATGTTCTCAATTATTAAGCGAACTTTCACAACAAACCGCCCAACGTTGTTTGTTTTTCCTATTTGCGAAGATTGTAAACATTACATAAAATATACAAGGGATTCACTTAGCAAATGTAAAAAGATAAAAATATACAATCATAACAATGACGAATTAGAATATGAATACGCAGATTATATTCGTAGAAATAGAACTATTTGTGGATATGAAGGAAAAGCATTTGAATCAAAATATTCAAAAACATTTATTGAGGAATCAAAAACAAAGCCAGTAATATAAAGAATAAAACGAATGGGAGCAAGACAAAAAACCAGGATATACTTGGTGCTCCAGCGCGACAAATTAAATTTAAAACCCACGTCCAAAACAATACGTATAATATTTTAATTATGAAAATTAATGCGGTGCTATAAACATCACAAGAATATGTTCCTACGCAATAAACATTTTCACTCCCAATGTTTTGAATTGCCATAAAAAAAATTGCAATAATGGATATAACTAAATATACATAAGCAGGTGTACAAAGATTTTTTAAACCAGCAATTGCCATATATATTTTAAATAGATATTATTAAACCTTTGCACAAATAAATCGCCAATTCTGGTACAATTTATCATTGCAAAGGAAACGTTGCCATGCGCATTTAATGCACAAAGGCGTAAACTTCCTAAATTAAGCCATCGGTGCATTATGCGAACCAAACATTTTTTCCACTGGATGTGAATAAGCTGATGGATTTAAATTTTGCGTATTGTTTACTATATTAGTTCCAGTAGACGCCCAATTTAAATTTCCAAATGAAAGTACAGGATTTGTAGACATAGAATTTGCTAATAATGGATCTCCACCCATCATCTTTTTCATTTTTTTAGAACGTTTTCTTTTAGTTTTTCTACCCTTTTTATTTTTAAACTTCCTAGATTTTCCACCAGATTGCATAGGCAGTAAATTTCTTGCTGAAACAATAGCGTCTGGATTTGTAGGGGCATTTTCATAATTTGCGGGACCATAATAATTACGAAATGAAAAAGTATTACCGCCCATTTGTTTATTTGGTAAATTGGGTTGTTGGGGTGACGCTTTATTGCAACCGCACCCACCCCGTTTCACTTTCATTTTCATTGTTTTCACCATAGTATATAATAGTATGGTAAAAAAAAGTAATTTGCGGTGTATTGTTTCATTATTTATTCTATATCCACATGAGTCAACATATGTCGCCTACAACAGACGTTTGTTAACCCAATTTCGTCTAAAACCGTGCCTTCGGGGGTTTTTTCAATCTTTTCCTTTGTTAGATAAACAACCTTTTCCACATTCAACCCTCGGGATAATTTTATTTTACGCGACTCTTCTTGAAAATATCTATATTTATCTGCCAAAACATTTCCGCAGGTAAAACACTTAATGGGGATAATCATTGTAATAATATATCTATATATTATTATATTTAATTCAATTTTTCGAAATATGTATAATGAATTTCACAACCAGAACAATAATTATATGCAAATAACATCATTATTTTTTCTGGCAGGTGTTATTTATTTTGCAAGCTATTCTAAAAAAAATTTTGGCGAATGTACATTAGCACTTGTGCTGTTTATTTGTTTTATTATAAGCGAAGTTTTTTGGTCTAATCCAATACGATTTTCGAAACAACATGTTATAGATGGTATTTATGCAAAATTTACAATAGCATGTTTTATTTTATATACCCTATGTTTTAAAAAAATGAACGTCCTAATAAAAATATCATATATTTTTTTGATATTGTTATTGGCAACAACATTTTATTATAGCGATTTGCATTCATCTAAAGATTGGTGTTGTGATGAACATGTGTTTTATCATGGATTAATGCATTTAGTTGGATTTATAGGAAGCGTTTATGCTTTTTATCCATATTAAATATATAGAATGAATTATAAAAAATATGCAATTCAATTATTAATTATATTATTTATTAGTTTAGTAATAGGTATTTATTTTAATTATAGAATCGAAGGTGCTGCGACGTTAACGCAAATGTACGAAAATACGGCAATACAAGAAGCTAAAAACAGTGGTTTTTCTAGTGGATATGCTGGATCAGGAAGAAGCGTTACTGCTGAAAACACTGATTATTCACAATACAAAAATGCCCCCACAGAATCAAAATTCAAAGATTTAACAAGTTACAAAGTGGGAAATGTAAACGATTTAGATGTACAATATCATGATACCCCTGAACAAATCGCAGCAAACAACAACATTAACTCCATAACTGGTCTAGCAGTAGTTAAAGATAAAGATGGAAAAACAATTGCTCTTCCACCAATACAAGCACAACAACAAGTTACTTATTTTCAACCTGGAACATTTATTCACGGAGCCTCAACGTATGTTCCTAATTATGAAGATAGTGTATATTTAAGTAGAACTACTGGTGGAGCATTTTTAGATTCCAAATATTCTGCACCAATTACGTCTGCTTCATATATTCAAGGGGGAATATGCTCATATTATGCTAATAATCCAACTGGATTAGAACAAGCATGTAACCGCGTTGATTCAAACACTTGTGCGTCGACATCTTGCTGTGTGCTTTTAGGAGGGACAAAATGTGTTAGTGGAGATGAAACGGGGGCAAAAATGAAGGCGAATTATAGTGATATTTATGTAAAAAATCGTGATTATTATTATTTTCAAGGCAAATGTTATGGCAATTGTCCATAGATTATCTTTTTTTATTGTATATTGTTAAATATTAGTTTAAATGTTTAGAAGTGTAAAGCGGTTTAATACATGATAAACTTCAAAACAGATTAGTCAGTCTAGAAAAAATAGTTTCAATTATTTTACAAACTGTCGTAGATATATAAAACGTTTTGTTTAATAAAGCCAACAAATTGAAAAAAAGATTATTAGTGTTATATTTTCAGGTATATTATGAGGTATGCTACCAACCCTGCGAAAACAGAGTACATATAAAGAATACTACGAACGGTTATAAAGAAAAATATAAAAATGAAAGTAGTTGTGCGATAATGGGAGGAAAAAGAAAGTCTCGCAAATCAAGGCGCTAAACAATTATCTTAATAAATTTTCAATTTATCATTATGTTTATTTTAATTATTTCTTTGTAAATGGTTAATTGTTGGTATTTTACAATTGTGAAATTGTATTTTTATTTATTTTAAAATTTTTATATAAAATATATTTTTATTGTATATGAAAATTTTAAAATATAACATTTCTAAAAATTTATTATTTATATTAATATTGTTATTCATAATATCTTTTTTTAATGTTTATCGGTTTATTCGATACATTTTGTTTCCTAATTCGAATAAACATTCAACTGCCGAAATATTACAATATGTAGATTACGAAATAATAATACAATATGTTTCATGGTTTAGTTATTTAATTTTATTTTTTATATTATTGCATATTAATTTAACTCAAACAAAAAATTTATATTTGAAGATGTGTTATACCATTTTTATTTTATTTATAATTTATTTACCAATTCTACCTATTTTAAATATAATAAATTTATTCCTCATAATTGTATTAGCCAATCCTCCATTTTTAACTAATATAGATGAGGAATTTCCTTTACATAAAAATATTGAAAAAAATTACAAAAAAATTTTAGATGAATACAAGAATTATAATGGTAATGTAGAATGTTTTCGAAAATCAAATCCGTTATTGAGTAATATAGATACTTTAGATATCGATAACAATTTTTGTTGGAGAACTTTATATCTAAAAAGATTAGGTAAAATAATAGTTGACGATAAAACCCATTTTTTTCCAGAAACATTAAATCTAATAAAAGATGAACAAATACATAATGCATTTTTTAGTATTTTGGATCCTCATGTAGAAATTAAACCTCATGTTGGCTATTACAAAGGGTATTTAAGATATCATCTTGGAATTATAATACCAGAAGAAAACGGAAAAAAACCATATATTATTTGTGGTGGAGAAAAATATGAATGGAGCGAAGGAGAAGGTGTATTATTTGATGATATGTATTTGCATTATGTAAACAATATGACTAGTGAAAAAAGGGTTATATTATATCTAGACATAAAGCGTAAAAATAAAAATTGGATAATCGATAATATTACAAATTTTGGTAATTATATTTCAGAAAATTCGTTTATTATTGATAGTTTTATTAAAAATCAGCATATTCAAGATAATTTAAAAAATTAAAATAACGTTATATTATATTATTACAATGTTAGATCCCACAAATTATAACATAATAATAGTTTTAATTTCAACATTTATACTTCGTTATATTGTTTTAAAATATTTACCAACTTATATTATCAACGGATATTTTTCTATATTTTTTGTATTTTTTATAATTACTTATTTATTTACGAGTAATTATTTATTTTCAATTATCATTGGAATGATTTCTGTAAATTCTAGAATTTTATATAGACATTCTAAGGATCAAAAAACATTATCTAATTATAATAGTTATTCAAATTGTTTTGCGTTTTTATTATCACTTGTTATTTGGTTTAGTATTATAAAAAATTTTAAAAAAATTAATAATAATTTTAAAAATTATTATGATAGTTCTTTATTATTTTTATTGTTAATAAATTTAGCTAGTTTTGAAATAAATAAAAACAATAATAACCTAATGTGTTTGCCATAATATTGTTAATTCAAAAAATTTACTTCTTACCCAATAACCGAACAATAACTAGATAAATAGTTAACAATACCATAACCACTAAACGATTTTATAACCCTTTGTGGTCTTCTTTTTTTCTAAATGTTTATCAAAAAGATGTATTTTATCATGACAAGTCTCACAAACTGTCGCCAAGTTAGCAACATGGTTTTTATGAAAACTGCCAATAAATCCATTTACATCCGCATTCTTCTGTGGATTTAAATGATGAATCTCTTCGCCTATTTTTGTTCCACATATTTCACAAAGACCCTTAATTTTTAATGAATTATAGCGCACACTTGTTTCGTGTGATAAAATGCCCTGTGTCTCTGGATAATATTTATTCCGTATCGAATAAGCCAAATCCAAAAACTCCTGCTCTAAATAAAGTGATTTGCACACTTCCAACCCATAAATCCTAGGACCCGAACCATCGCGCAATTTTCGATCATATACCAAACAATCCAGTTCTCTATTATATCGCACTTCCATATGTTTCATAGTTAATTTCGACAACGCTTGAATTTCATCATATTTTACTATCTCATGAAAATGCGTGGCGAAAATAAAAGAACTTTGTTTCTCGTGTAAATTCATAAGACCTGCTACAAAAATACTAAGTGCCGATTCCGTCTCCGTTCCAGAACACAATTCGTCTCCCAAAATCAAACTATTTTCATCGGCCATTTTCAAAATCATACGCAATTCCGTCATTTCTACAGCAAATGTCGACAATCCTTTGAAAATATTATCATTCCCTAATATTCGCGAAAAAATGGCTTTGTATGGTTTATACACAAATCGAGAACATGGAACAAACATACCCGATTGTGCCATAATTACTGATATTCCAAGCGCTCTAATTAGACTCGTTTTTCCAACGGCGTTTGTGCCATACAGTAAAATACCGTCGTAAGAACTTTCATTGTTGCCCCTACAACCTTCGATGTTGCCCAAGCAAATATCATTTGTTACGTAGAGTTCATTCTGTTGTATATGTTCAATTAAACAATGGCGCAATCCTTGTGTGTCAACAAAAGATTTGTCTGCATTACTAATTTCTGGTGAACAATAATTATATTGCTTTGCGACATATACTTTTGATTGCAAAACATCAACCTTTGCAATGTAAGAACAAAGACTTTCTAGTTGTTTATAATAAGCTTTTTCTAGATTATCGAGAACCTGTATATAGGCTTTGTTTATTAAAACTGCCATTTTTTCTTTACAATTTAACATATCCTTACAAACCTGGTCTAATAAAGGAAATTCGATATCCACATTTGTTCCAGAACTCTTAACAAATTTTATATCTTTAGTTGTAAACCCAAGTTCTTCACAATAAGGAATCATTGCCAATATTTCCTTTAATATTTGAGAACGTTTTGTAGTAATTTGCAAACTAACGCCAGATTTTTCAGTTTCATGAATCTTTACGTAATCGGCATCCGCTGATTTTTCTTTAGATTGAATCAAACCATTAAAATATTGACGAATTCTAGTGAATATATCTTGCGCGGAATTAAATCTATCAACAACTTCATCTAATTCGATACTTATGCCTCTAACAATAATATTATTATCAAAACTATTCATGGACGGCGTTTGTTTGCAAAAATCGAGAACCAAATGCTTTTCCAAAAATTCTATTATGCTAGAGCAGGATGTTTCGATATAATTATAAGGAGCAGGTTCTTTGCATAAATATTTACAAACCTCAGGATTCTCAAATAAACAAATATTGATTTGTTGAACTAATTGCACTGTCTTATATAGTCTATAAACAGATGACGGATAAAGAGTTTTTAAAAGAAGTTGTCTTGCTACTTTCTCAATGTCTCTCATTTGAGTCAATTGTTTACGAAACATGTCAATAAATGAATATTTATCACCAATAAAATAAGATATCATATTGTATTCTTGTTGAAGCCATTCTTCATCAAAATTGGGGTTAAGCAATTGGTGTTGAAATTTACGTTTGCCAAGTGCAGAACAACATTTATTCAAGAAATTCAAAACGCATGATAATTGAGAACTTTGCTTATCATTTGACTTATCTGGTATAATATTTAACTGCAAAAGTGTATGATTCGCCAAAATCATTCGCGTAGAAGTATTATTAAATTCGGGCAACGCAATTTTACGAACCAAATCTGGGTTATGTTCTTGCATAAAATTTAAAAGGAAACAAAACGATTGCGTTGCCAATATATGTGTGTTAAATTCGCTACAAACATCATAAGACTCTTCGCCAAAAAACGCTGACAATATTTGTTTTATGTACTTTTGATTCGAACATTTGAGAACCTTTTCGTTTTTATCTAATGCATGAATGTTATGAATACTACGCGAGTCTAATCCACACAGTTGTGTCATAGTTTTAAATTCCTTTTCCTCAAATGGAGATACAATAATAACTTCATTCGGTGAATAAATAGATACATATCTTTCAAGTTCATCAAAGGTTGACATATTCATAAAAAATTGCGTTTCGTATTGAAACATAGAAGTTTTCCCAGTAAATACATTCGCAACAGAAACGCCATAAACAATAGTATCGCGAACTTGATTCATGGATTTATATGTCTCTATCCAAATACACATTACGTTATTTGTGATTTGAGGAGAACTATCCGTATCACACGAAATATATGTCCCAGCAGAAAAAACACGATGTAATTTTCGAGTAACATCCTTCCCATCTTTTTCTTGAACAAATACTGGAATGGTATAACCAGCTTCCGTTAATTTTAAAAGATATTTATCAATGGTAAAATCGCGAAATCCCGCCATTGCGACTTGTGAATTCTTATAAGACGCCTTCTTATCGCTAATATTAAGCTGGCACACTTCACTTAATTCATTAATTTTACTTTCACTATATTCATTTTCACCCACTTTTAATCCATAAACTTCAAAAAAGGCACCAACTTGCATAAGAACGATTGTTTTATCGCCATAAATTTCCTGATATTGTTTTGTTAATTGAAAATATTCTTGATATATACCCACGTCGCTGTTATTTTTTTTAGACATTCTACTAATAGTAACGTAAAGTTATATTTAAATTATTTACAAAATACTTATTACGTAAGGTGAAGAATGTCGAAAATAATATTTATTATTATATATAAGATGTTTTTATTGGGAGGTACATTATTAGCAGATAAAACATTTAAGAAAATATTAAGTATAGGTTACGAGTTTGAAACTCATGATCTAGCAAAATTATCATTACATCAAAACAAACGATTTTTAATTAATTCAACTCTTAACCCACGAGTATTAGAAAGTAAATTGCAAACTAAAAGCATAAAGGAGGTGGATGATAATTATTTTTCTGTTAAAATACCAATTGGAACAACTGCGTCTAAACCAAAAGAGGAAAGCGCAAAAGAGGAACCCGACCAAGAAATTACAGACGAAGATAAAGAATTTATGGATGCCTTTATGGAAGAATATGAAAATGAAAAAGAACAGGAAATGTTAGAGAAGTTAGAAAAATATGAAAACGATTCCTATTTGGAATATTTTCGTGAATATAGAAAAACAGACAATAAAAAAAGCGTAAGATTTGAAATCACTAATGATATGGGAAACGTAGATTTTAATTATATGATAGAAGACGAATGTAAATCATTAACTATACCAAAAAATGATATGTATATGTTTTTAACGCGATATGGAAAAGAATTTGAAATAAAATTTTCAGAGGAACTTACGAAGGATTGCGAATCCTTTTCAGGAGTAGAATTTATTGTTACGTATTATAATCCAAAGAAAGAAAATCCCCACATTATATTAGACACGTTTACTGATGCATGTAGTAGAATTATTGATCATTTTGGCAATTTAAAAAAAACACGCGGAACATTAATGTTGCACGATAACACAAAGAAATTATACACTCCATTAGGAGTTATAGAAAATTCAAGGGGTTTGTATCACAAAACTGGAACCAATGTATTTTATATGGATACATATGATTCATACAATACGGTGAAACTAAAAAAATTAGAAGACGTTGATTTTATACCACAAATGACATTCCGTTGTAAAGCAGAAGATACAATTGAAATATTTAAAGAATTAATAAAAGGCACTGATCAATTCAAAGTGGGTCACTCTATTTTAGAAGCGCAATTAGAAGATTATAATGTGTTGATATTAGTGGAATCGACAGTAGATGAACTTTTTAAGAAATATAACGAAACGAATGAAAAAAAAATAGACACATCTACTACAGCGGCTAAAAATTTGCGAGCATATATATTTTTAATTTTTTATAAATTATACAACTACATTCATAATCATGAAAAAATAACAAATAAATTAATAGAAAAAGAGGAAACCGAAGAAAAAGAGGACAGTAAAAAACCAAATATTGACAACGATAGTTATCTTAAAGATTATTTATCCTTTGCGTCTCGGCACAGAAACCATGATTTATATCTTAGAATAAAAGAAATTCTAAACAAACAATTTGGAATAACTGAAATAACAGAAGTGACGGCGTTGCTATATCAACCCGAAGTGATTAAACCCATGTTTGTTCCTGCCCAAGAATTTGAAGATGAATTTGAGGAAGAATTCGAAGAAGAAGATGGCGAAGGTGAAGATTTGACCGAAGAAGAAAAAGAAGAAATACAAATTAAAATCGCAGAAAAAACCGCATTGTATTTAGAAAAACAAGAAAAGAAGGCAGAAAAGAAAAGGGAAAAGGAGGTAAAATTAATGGATGCCGCTACAAGGGATCTTGAAAAAACAGATAAGAATTATGGAAATCCAGTAATTTCATTTCTTTCCTATTTTAAATATTTTGAACAACCAACTAATAAAAAAATAAATGACTGGTTAGTTGCTTCAAAATTAGATTCGTATTCTACAACGTTTGATTTAAAAAACGACGAGGTTTTAACAGAAAATAGATTTTTTAGATACGAAATATCATTGTTATTGAGAAACACAGTGAGCGAAAAATTTTCAAAGGATTCAATAACTGTTGGCCAAATGCACAAATTAGTTTATGAATTATATAAAAAAAAAAATAATATGGTAAATTTAGAAAATAATCCCGCCAAAAAAAAGTTATCTAAAAAATGTGAAAGAGGATATTACCGAAATAAGGATTTTAAATGCCAAAAACAAAAAACTAGAAAGGAAAAAAAGATAGGGTATACTAAGGCCACGCTAAAACAGATAGTTAAGAGAAACCGATCCAGGACTGAAAAAGTAAAACAACCAAAGGCCGCGACAGTAGAACAAATGGTTCCCAGCAAAAGATCATCTCGTGGCAGTGAGACAATAGACGATTTGGAAAAAAAAACTGCTTCTAAAAGTAGCAATTCAACAAAAGGAAGCATTTCTAAGTCACGTCCATCAAGGACAGCAGTCCCAAGTTCAAGAAACTTGTTTCAACGATTATTCGAGGCGAAATAGAAAACCATACTATTTTTATGCACTTATTTTTAAGTTTTTAATTACGGAATTTCCAAAGCAAAACACTCCTCGAAACGAACGACCATCCTTATAGATCATTTCGCCATAATTTTCATATGGATCTTGTTCATATGTAAATTGTTCATAATCAAAGTATTCGTCTTCATACTCTTCATAATCTTCATAATCTTCATCGTAATCTTTAAAATCATCATAGCCGACAGTAAATTCCTCATCATTCTTTGGAAACGATGTAAATATGGGACCATGATATATATCTCCATTTCCAAAGGATATCTTTCCATAGGTTGGAACGCCATTATTATCGGTATGGCCCTTAAAAATATCATACTTATTGCTTACTAAAATCACTTTATTCTTTATGGGAAGCCATTCCTTTTTAATGATTGGACTCGTTATTTGCTGAAGTTGTGGAAAATCCTTCTCCGTAAACTTAATAGCGGAATTAAGCCAATTCTTTCTCTGCATTTTTGATATCTGTTTGGTTGTTATAATTAAAAGACAGATTTTCAATTTTTTAGATGTTCTCCATAAAACAGTATAAAAACATCCGTAGATAAAATAAAAATGACTTTTATCGCAGCAATTATGGCAGGTGGTCTTGGAAAAAGAATGAAAACTTCTATTCCAAAAGTTCTCAATTTAGTAAATAATAAACCTATGATTTGTCATGTTATAGAGAAGGCATTGATAGTAGGTTCTAAAAACATATTAATAATTGTTGGTAAATATAAAGAAGATATAAAACTAGTTGTTGACCGCGAATTCTCACCAGAGCAATTATCAAAAATAACATATGTTGATCAAATAGAACCGTTGGGAACTGGTCATGCTATACAATGTTGTATTGATTTTTTTATAAAGGAAAATATAAACAAAAACACCAATGTTCTCATTTTATCTGGCGATGTCCCATTAATACAAATCGACACAATCGAAAGTTTAATTTCGCAAAAAAATTCTTTATTAATAACGCAATTAGATAATCCAAAAGGTTGTGGTCGAATTATTTTTGATAAAATTCATGGATCAATTGAAAGAATAATTGAAGAAAAGGATTGTAATGACCAAGAGCGAGAAATAAAATATGTAAATTGTGGTATCTACAATTTAACAGTGGACGCTATTTTAAAATATATACCATTGCTAAAAAATGAAAACAAAAGCGCTGAATATTATTTAACTGATGTAATTGATTTGTTATATATTGGTGGATCGCCAATGCGTATATCTGAGTTACCAATAGAAAAACAATTTGAAATTATTAATATAAATACACCAGAAGATTTAAACAATGCAAACAATATAAAAAATTGACGGCTTTTTAATAAGTTTTAATTCTATAAAAACTTATCAAAAAAATGATGGTCGATGAAATCTTACACGATGATGATTATGGACATTATTTGGATTTAGACTACGACTTTTACAAACCGAACCTAAAAAAAAGACCTATTGAAATTGAGAAAGAAGAATCGACGACCAGTATAAAATTTTATATTAATAAACTTGAAATGAATCATCTTGTGACGCATGTATTTTATCTATTTATCATTGGATATCTTTCTTACTCCTTGCTATTCAAAAAGTTATAAAGTAAATTGTCAGGATTATGATTTTGCACTTCGCCGCATATTAAAAGTGCACTTTCATACATTTTTCTCAACACATCATTTGGTGATGAAGATCCAACTTTAATAAATCCTCGTTTCATTAAATATTTTTTAACCTCATCGATAGGGACCTGTTTTAAATTTTGCGATTGAGTTGATACATTATTGCGAAGAGTTCGATTTGAAACCAAGACAGACACTTTTGGCAAAACTTTAGACTTACCAATATTATAGGTTCTCTTTACTGTTTTTTTTTGTTTTCTTCTACTGGGTCGCCCGCCTAGTTTCATTTTCTCTAATTTTGCAGCGGTTTGTTTTATTTCTTCAATTCGCCCCATGCTTTGATTTATTTTGTTCTCCATAATTTCTATTTTTTTATCCTCTAATTGTTTTGCAACATCTGTATTCGTACCACCGACGAAATTGTTTCCACCACCAACTGGGTAATTTTTCTGTGTTTTATTCATAAAATTTCTATAGGTTGGTAGCGATCCGTTTTTCAAACAACCATATTGAGGAATTATGTTTACTGGTGGAAAAGTTAAAGGTGGTGGTGTTATTATGGCTTCATTAATAGGAGGAATTGAGGGATGCATTAAAAGAGATTTTTCTGGCAAGGACGGATATTGTTTTAACGTATGATTCTGTATTTTTTGTTTTTGTTCCGTTTTTTCCGCAAGGTTCTCGAAAAACTGTTTAGCTTCTTTAAATTCATTCTTTAATTCAGTTCCAACATTATTAGTCGAACTCGCTTTTTCTGGTTCAAATAAACGTTTATATCTATCGCTTTGATGTTGTCTTATCATTTTTAATATGGATTTTTTCTTTAACGAATCGTTCTTTTTTTTTGGTGATTCTTGTTTTATTTTAATACCTTTTTCATTAGTGGATGGTCGACGTTTTTTAGTAGTGTTTGAAAACGAAAACATATTTGGATCTATATTTAATGTTTTTCTATCTGCCATATTTTTTTATCCTATACTATATTTACATATATCGAAAAGAAAATTATTAGCGCAACTAATAATTTGCTAAAGCATTATTTATTATTTCGTCTTGTTTTATTTTTTTTGGATCTTCCACCACGAGGTGGTGAATGAGAAGGGGGTGGTGTTTTTGATTTTCTTTTTGTTTTCGATTTTTTTCCAACACTTTCTCTCGTAGTTACAGGTTTATCATTACTTTTTTTTTTCGATTCTTTAACTGTTGATTTTGACAAAGATTCTTTTATCGACGAACAAGCACTTTCTATTATTGGGTAAAAAGGCGTTCCTTCTAAACAGGCTGCTAAATATTTTTTATATAAAAACTTTCCACCATCTTTCTTCATATGGTCTTTTGTGCAAAATAATATTGAATTGCAAACTTCAAGTGGTAAACTCGTTAACGCATTCAAAATATTTAAAAATATATTTCTGTTTGGAGTTCTAACATTTGCATTGGGGTTATTGGTTATTATTATGAAACCAATATTGTTTTCTTTTAAAAATTGAAACATTCGTCTTACAGAGTCGAGTCTTTCTTGGCCTCCCATTAAAACTTGCATTAAATCTTCATATGTAACTAGCTCACGATTTAAACGATCTAACAAATCTGATCCCTGTGACACTTGATATTTTCCAAACTTTCCATCTTTTTCCTTTACTATGTCTTTTATTGCCACGCCTTCTACGCAAGTAACAGTTCGATCAAAATCAAAAATCACCAATTTATATCCTTTACTAAGACATACCGATATTATTTCATCTGGGTTTACTCCATTTGTGGGTTTATATTTTGTTAATGCTGAGATATCTTTTTTATCAAATGTCTTTATAAATTCCACATAAGAATTCCCAGGAAACAATCTCATGTATTCATCCCATTCATTTTTAGAAGATGACTGTGATCTAATAATTGAAGAATTTGGAATATCATCATCAAACGCCGAAGATTCAAAATTGTCAACTGTTTCTCTTAAAACGCTCATGTCGTCTAACCAGTTTTTTGGATCATTGTCCACAAACAAAACTCTTGTAGAGTCTGTAAATGTTTTTCTTTTTCTGGGTTCTTCTTTAGTTGGTTCAGCTTCCATATCTATATATTATTGACAAAAAAATTATACATAAATTCCATGCATAAACGGCGCTGGTTTTTTAATATTTTTATTCTTCAAAAATACTTCATATCCTTGTGTTAAATCGTCCATTGTTATTTGTTTACGCAATTCTACAGATTTGCCATAAATCCTTCGTCCATGTGCTATTTTTGTATACGTTATCAAAAGTTCCATGTCACGCCCAAAATTCTTAAAATTCTTTTTCCTTTCTTCCATCCATTTTTCACTCGGTAAATTGTCATCTAATTTCCATTCTTGTTCAAGAACCATTTTCTTAAATATACTCAATAATTCTTTCGCAGTATATTCTTCCATTGTAAACCTCCAAATAAATCTAGATTCTAATCCCCGATTGACTCTAAAAAACGTTTCATTTAATTCATCTTCGTATCCAGCTATTATAACCATCAAATCATTCTTATGATCGCTTAATGATTCACACAATGTATCTAAACATTCTTTTGAATAACTATCTTCTCTGTCACTATTTGCCAACGAATATGCTTCGTCAATAAATAATACGCCCCCTAAACAATCATCAATAACCCGTTTTGTTTTTATAGCAGTTTGTCCCAAATATCCTGCAACTAAATCGTTACGCGTAACCTTTTTAAATACATTTTTTGTTAAAATTCCTAATTTGGAATACATTTTACCAATTATTTTTGCAATTTCAGTTTTTCCCGTTCCTGGTGGACCATATATTGCTGTGTGTTTAAAATCACTTATATTTTTCCCAACGTGTAAATCTTGAGCAAAATACACAAGCTGGTTTAAAATCGATTGTTTCATAGATTCCATTCCTACCATTGCATTCAGTTGCAACAATTCTTCTTTGATATTGTGTAGTCCCTTAATATCAATATTATATTCATTTTCTGGGTCATATTTAAAATCTTCAATTAATTTTAAAATATCTGGCAATGTGTTTACAGATGCATCAATATGAACTCTGTTTTTTTTAACAAAACATTCGTCCAATTTCGGCAATAGTAATTGTGTAGTAATTTCATGTTGTTTTTGCCATATTTGGTACGGGTCGTTTAATAAAGTCGTGTCATTCCATATTGATGGGCCATATAAATAATAATAACTACTTGATAAATCAAACACTGCTGCGGAAGATGTTTGTTTTTTTCCAACAAAGCTTTCTTCATTAAAATAATTATTGGTATAATGATTTTGTATTACACTAGTCAATAAAGAATAATCAAACGAATTATATTTTGTATTTTGTTCATAAAAATCTAGAAATTGTATGAATTTCTTTGGAGGCATCTTCTTTACAAAGTTATAATATGTTTATTTGATTTTAAACATATTATATATTCTTCATAAAATATATTTGTAAACAAGTTAAAAAATTGGGTTTAAGAATATATTAACTCGTTAGTACAATTTTAATAGAAAATGATGAGTTGTGTGGAAGAACCTGTTCAAAAAAAACTAAAAATTCGTAGTCCTCTGGGCGATTCGCGACTAAAAAGCGAAACAGAAGACACGATAAAGAAAATTATTGAACATGAAAAAACGACTGAATCTTTGCATGCGTCGATGGATTGTGATGAAAAAACACTATTGGATCATCTGGGAAGCTATGAAGAAGAGCCATATCATATTATTGAATCCTATTTTCAAGGGCAACATCTCGAACGTCTTGTTCGTCATCAAATAGAATCCTATAATCATTTCGTGAATTATCAAATTCAACGCACAATTCAAATGTTTAATCCAGTGACTATTCGTTCCGAAAACGATTTTGTCATTGAGAAGGACAAATATTTTCTAGAGATATTCATTTCATTCAGTAATTTCAAACTCTATCCTCCGCAAATTCATGAAAACAATGGTGCGACAAAAACCATGTTGCCCAAGGAAGCTAAATTGCGCAATTTTACGTATGCTTCCGCCATGAACGTAGATATTAATATAAAATACGTCATTCGTAATACAGAAAATATGGAAACTACCAAAATTATTGAAAAGGTTTTGCCAAAGATTAATATTGGAAAACTACCTATTATGTTAAAGTCATCAATTTGTATTCTAAATCAAAACAAACACGTTAGTTCACAATTTACAGGAGAATGTCCTATGGATTGTGGGGGATATTTCATTATCAAGGGATCTGAAAAAACTGTACTTGGTCAGGAACGCGCCGCTGAAAATCGTGTATATTGTTTCGATGGAAAAAACACTACAAAGTGGAATTGGTTCGCCGAGATAAAATCGGTACCCGATTTCAAGTGTATTTCACCAAAGCAAATTGATATGATGATTGCCAGCAAGAATAATGGTTTCGGTCATGGAATTTATGTGAATGTTCCGCGAATCAAACAGCCCATTGAGCTGTTCGTTCTATTCCGCGCACTTGGTATTATAAACGACAAGGAAATTACCAAATACATTTTATTAGATATTGAAGACGCAAAGCAACAAGATTTGCTTTTGTGCTTACAAGCTTCTGTTATTGATGCAAATAAATATATGACACAAGAGGATTCGCTTAGGCATATCACCGCTTCTGTTGCTTACACGCCATTAAACATGGATAAGGAAACTGGCGCAAGAAAGAAGCGTGAATTTACCATTGAAGTTTTGGACAATGATCTTTTCCCACATTGTCAAACTCTTCAACAAAAGTTATATTTGCTAGGATACATGGCGAAAAAGCTGTTAGAAACTAGTTTGGGATGGATGCCACCAGACGATCGTGATTCTTATCTCAATAAACGAATTGAACTTACAGGAACGCTTTTGAATAATTTGTTTCGCAATTATTTCAATAAACTTGTAAAAGAGATGCAAAAGCAAATTGTTCGCGAGATCAACACTGGGTCTTGGCGTTCCAAGGAAGACTATGAGAATATTGTAAACATGACCAATATCTATAAAATCATGAAATCAACCACCATTGAAAATGGCATTAATCGCGCATTGGCTACTGGCGATTTTAGTATTAAACAATCAAACAGTAGTAAGGTTGGTGTTGCGCAAGTTCTTAACCGACTTACATATGTGTCTAGTTTGAGCCATTTGCGTAGAATTAATACGCCATTGGAAAAAAGCGGTGAATTGATTGCTCCGCGTAAGCTGCATAACACAACATGGGGCTTTTTATGTCCGGCAGAAACTCCTGAGGGGCAATCCATTGGTGTTGTAAAAAACATTAGTTATATGGGCCACGTTACTATTCCCACAAATAGTTCTTCTCTTTATGAATATGTGAAACCCTATATTTTATCCGTAAACGATACTGATCCAGCAAAATTATTTGGTAAAGTAAAGGTATTTGTAAATGGTGCTTGGTTAGGAGTTAGTGAAGATCCCATCACTCTATATAACGACATGAAAGAAAAAAAATACAAAGGCATTGTTAACATTTATACGTCAATCGTCTTTGATTATAAACATCTTGAGATTCGCATTTGTAACGATGGTGGTCGACTTACTCGGCCAGTGTTGAGAGTTAAAAACAATAGAGCGATTATTACAAAAGATATTATTGATAAACTAGTATCCAAGGAGCTTTCTTGGAATGATCTATTGACAAACTGTAAAATCGATGAATCTGCAATTGAGTATATCGATCCAGAAGAACAAAACTTGGCAATGATTGCAATGAAATCTAAAAACGCATATCTACAAGACACCAAATATAAATTTAATTATACCCATTGCGAGATTCATCCCAGTACCATTTTCGGGGTTTTGGCATCATGTGTGCCCTACCCCGATCATAATCAAGCCCCTAGAAATACGTATCAATGTCTACATCCAACTGAATTGGTATGGATGGCTGACGGCACAAAGAAGCAAATTGGGTTTGTTGATATAGGAGAAAAGGTATTGACTTTCCATCCCGAAACACTTGAAATAACGGAAACAGAAGTCATTAACCAATTTGTTCGTCCTAATGAGTTTCCTATTTATAAGGTAACCACCGTAACTGGGCGCGAAATTGTGGCAACAGAGGATCATAAATTCATGACGAATCAAGGATGGAAAACTATTGGTGAGATGCGCATCGATTCGTCCGTCAAAATTGGAATTACCATGACGGACTATAGCATAGAATTGCCCACAATTGAAAACCCATCTTGTATATTGACTGAAGAAATGTTCATAAATAAAATGCGGGAATTGGAAGTAGAAGAAAGTAAAAACAGAAAGGTTTCGAAAATATTTAAATATGCGAATGAATTGAAAACCATGGGCCTTTTGCCATTGTATGAAAACTCTCCAGTTCTACCCATTCTATGTAGAATTATGGGATTTCTATACGCAGATGGTTTTATTGATGTGCTTTCAAGAAATAGAAAATCAGTTGCTAGAAACGAAATATATGTTACTCGTGACTTCCAGTGTTCTTTTGATTTTGGAACTAAGAATGACGCCGAGGCATTTGAAAACGATTTGTTAAGATGTGGATTCTCAAAAAATAAAATCATGGAAGGAACTAGAACATTTTGTAATAAATATGATAATAGGATGCAGACACATCATACATTCACTACCATTCATAATGGCGTCCTACCAGCTTTCTTGATAAGCATTGGAATGAGTTATGGAAAAAAAGCAGAAAACATTAGAAACCATATTCCTCAATGGATAATGAAAACAAAGGAGTTTGGTAGGCAATTTATAAAAGGATTTCAAGGCGGAGATGGATGTAAAATAACAATTAACAAAAACAATTTGGAGATGCATGGGACTGCTCAACATATCAATCCTATTTATAAAGATTCATTGGTACATTTTATGGAGCAATGCATTTCAATTATAAACTCGCTAGGAATTAATTCATACATGTTAAAAGAAAGTTCATTGTATGAAGAGAGAGTTAAAATTGCATATCAAATAAATCAAAGTCAAGAAAATCTAATTAAATATTTCGACAAAATTGGATATGCTTATTGCGAAACCAAAAATAACAGGTCATTTAAGATAACTGAATATTTGAAATACAAACAAATAATGTTAGATAAAACTGGCATCGCACTAAGAACAATGAAAAAGGATGGATTAATTAAGAATATATCAAATTCACTTGAAGAAGACTTCATTGAAAAGAACAATTGTCTGTTTATCAATATAGATTCTATCACAAGGGAGCCCGACGGATTAATCTCTTGTATCGAAACTTTATCGACAAATAAAAGTTTCCTTACCACAAATGCAGTGCTTTCGGCCAATTGCGCTATGGCCAAACAGGCCATGGGTGTGTACGCAATGAATTTCGACCAACGTATGGATAAAACCGCATATGTTCTTAATTATCCAAGTCGTCCTCTTGTTGATACACGTCTCATGAATTTTATCCAACTTAATCGCATTCCCTCTGGAACACAAATCCACGTTGCAATCATGTCACACACAGGATATAATCAAGAGGATAGTGTACTAGTAAATAAAGGATCCCTAGATCGTGGACTATTCTTGGCAACCATTTATCACACAGAAAAAGACGAAGATAAGAACATTATTCGTGATGAAATCATTCGATGTAAGCCAGACCCCACTAAGACAAAGGGTATCAAGTTCGGCAATTACGATAAGCTCAATCCGCAAGGATTTATTCCTGAAAACGAATTGGTGGAAAATCGCGATGTCATTATTGCCAAGACCATTCCAATCAAAGAAAATCGCAATGATCCTACCAAAACAGTCAAGTACGAAGACCAAAGTAAGACCTTTCGCACTACAGAAGAGACATATATTGATAAGAACTATACTGGCCGAAATGGCGATGGATATAATTTTGCCAAGGTGCGCGTTCGTATTCTAAGAAAGCCTGTATTGGGCGATAAGTTTAGCTCGCGCCACGGACAAAAGGGTACTTGTGGTAATATAATCCCTGAATGCGACATGCCATTCACCAAGGATGGATTGCGCCCTGATATTATTATTAATCCTCATGCCATTCCTTCTCGTATGACTATTGGACAATTGAAGGAGACATTGCTGGGGAAGGTCCTATTAGAATTAGGAATGTTTGGTGATGGAACTAGTTTCGGTAATTTGGATGTCAAGACGATTTCACAAGAACTCATGAAGTTGGGGTATGAGAGTTATGGAAATGAACTTATGTATAATGGTCTTACTGGCGAACAATTGGAGACCAATATTTATATTGGACCTGTGTTTTATCAAAGATTGAAACACATGGTAAATGATAAGCAACACAGTCGGTCTATTGGCCCGATGGTAAATTTAACGAGACAACCAGCTGAGGGAAGGAGCAGGGATGGTGGTTTCCGTATTGGAGAGATGGAGCGTGATGTTATGTTGGCGCATGGAATGACTAGATTCTGTCGCGAAAGATTGTACGATGTGTCTGACAAATATAGTGTGCATGTTTGTAGGAAATGTGGTATGGTGGCCTCATTCAATGATGGAAATAAGAGTCGTATGTATGCGAATGCCGACTTTACTGTGCATTTGTGTAAGACTTGTGATAACAAGACTGATTTCGCAAGAGTGGAAATTCCATATGCTTATAAGTTGATGTCACAAGAATTACAGACAATTAATGTCGTTCCTCGTATTATTACAGAGTAAAAGGATTAAAATATAAATAATTTATTTAATATTTATATTTTATTTTTTAATTGCCAAAAATACCATCTACAACACCATCTACGACTCTCATTCCCAAAAAGAATCCAACGCCTCCCGCAAAACTTTGTTTTAACACAGTGAACATACTAGTATTGTCTTGCACTTCTACTTTTTGAACTTTATCAGTTTGCTTTTCCGCATCACCTCCCATCATTTTCGACTTTTTTTTAAAATCTTTTACTAAATCTCTTATCTTTTTTTCTGTGACGAATTTTTGCTTCACCAATTTACCATTTACAAACTTTTTTACTAAATCGCCCTTGGGTAGATTGCCCAGGCTATCAACTTTTTCAAAATAATAGCGTGTTCCTTTATTAACTATTTTACGATTGCTTAAGTTCTTAAATGTCCCAATTTTCATTGTCTTTCTGTGCTTTTTTCCACCAACGTGTTTTTGCGTCGACATTATATAAAATAACCCTACATTTTTTGTCTTTTAAAAATATTAAATACTTTTATGTAAAATACTTCAGTTATTAAATAATTTTACAACAAAGTATGTAAAAACCATCGAAAAAAGTCGACCGCGCTTTCAGAAAAAAGGACAATTATAAATGTCCATTTTCGGAAAACCTCGATGGACTTTTTCAAAAACACCTATTTTTTCACTTTTCGCTCTATGATGCTTTAAATTACAAAAAAATTACGAAAAAACTGACTGCATATATTTTTTTAATATTTAGCGTAAAAGGGTTTAGACGCTTTTTCTGTTTCCAATATATGGAAACCATGGAAACGGAAAACGCCGTAAAAAGCGTAGAAAAAAACCATTGTTTGTTATGTGACTTTAAATGCAGTCGCAATAATGATTGGAATAGGCATATTGTTACGATGAAACATAAAAATAGGGCCATGGAAACCGATTTGGAAACGCAGGAAACCAAAACGCGTAAAAACGCGTCAAACCAAAAATTTGGCTGTGAATGTGGGCGGTCTTATAATAACCGATCGGGTCTTTGGAAGCATAAGCAGAAATGTGATTTTACTAATGATGACACTGTCGAATTTAACGAACAACGTACTGCGTCAATTACGCAAACCAAGGATCAAGAACCATCGACTAATACAATTATGTTGGAATTAATAAAACAAAATAATGAATTTAAGCAGTTGTTGGTGGAACAAACAAACAAAATGTTAGAACTTGCAAAAGAGCCCAAGGTCGTCAATAATGCCACTCAAAACAACCAATTTAATATACAGTTATTTTTGAATGATAAATGTAAAGATGCGATAAGCGCAGACCAGTTTGTAGAGAACATTAAAATATCATTTGATGATTTGGAGAACGTGGGACATTCTGGATATGTAAAAGGAATAACCGAAATTATTATGAAACAATTGAACGCATTGGCTCTAACAGAACGACCATTCCATTGCACAGACGTAAAGCGCGAAACTATATATATCAAGGACAAAGATACATGGAATAAAGACAATGAAGAAAATACGAAATTAAAAGGTGTGATTACAAAAGTTGCAAAGAAAAACTTGTGTAAGATAAAAGAATGGTGTGCAGAACATCCAGATGTACATGTTCTCGATTCTAAGGATTATGAACTGAATCATAAAATAATTCGACAATCTTTTGGGGATGGAGATGAGGAAAAATTAAATGAAAAAATAATTAAAAATCTGGCGAAAGAAGTGCATGTGGATAAATCAAAAATCTAATTTTTCAAAAAAAAACACTAAAAATATCTAACATAAAACATCTTTTAATCGATCGGCCAAAGCGTTATGAAGTCCCATGCCTTCATTTTGCCAATTTCCACCCGCGCGATAATGTAAAAACTTGTTATCATATATTTCACAGAAAAAATTCCCACGTTGATTGCGTGGATCATTTTTCATGAATTCGACCAAACCAGAATGAGCCTTTAAATTCGCAGGCAATTCTCTTTCATTCCAACTACAAGACCATAAATGGCGAATAAAGTATACATCATCGGCTTCATATAATATCTCGTTGCGTCTAATTTCATCGGTGTTGGGTATATTATCAGTTTGTATAGAAAGCCAATGTTGCATAGCGCCACCAGTATCGCAACCAGGCGTACAATCCCAATTTAATAAATTCATATTTTGCATTTTAGTGGTGTCAAAATAATAAAGTCCATTCCAAAAATAATGAGTGGTAAAATTATTACGAGATTGTAAAACAATCCCACAATCATATTTCAAATATGGTTCGATATAAAAATTATCTACTAAAAACATATCACTATCAAGAACCAGATATTGATCAGGATTTTGTATTTGATATTGTAACATAATATTGCAAGAATCAGCTGTTCTTTGAGAAGCATTTTGTTTTTTAATGTGGTGCGAGTTCTCATTATTCACACACTTTATATTTAATTTTTCACACAAATCTATAATTTGTTCTCTAATGCTGACATCGCCACCATTTGTAAAATCAGGAAATGGTTTTGCATCATTGAACACAATAAATTCATAATCACATTTCATATATTTTTTAAGAGTGTGATATTGAATTTCAATAAAAATGGGGTTATTTACTACGGCGGTAAGAACTTTCATAATAACATTATTTATTCCAACCTATTTATATGGTTTTCGTTTTTTTGTAATTTATAATATGGCATAGAAATATAAATAGAATGGATGAATTGGATGCACTCAAAGTGAACGATAATACAGAAATAAATGATATTCGAACTGGTCCACAATTCAAAGGCGTAACGTTCTCAAAATATAAGAAACCAGACGTTCGAAAACAACTCATTGAAAATATGAAAAGTGGAAAGATAGAACAATCCTGTTATTGGTCAGCGGAATTGATTTGTGCAGGACATTATATGGAATTATGGGAAACAATATTACATTATATGGGAAAGCATATTCATTTGGGAAATCCAAAGATGACAGTATATTTAGAGAAACGTTTTGATATTTTTCGAAATATTATGTCACAAGGTCAATATTTAAATGAATTACAATTGAGAAATCACCCAACCATTCGAAAATTATTTGCTGAAATAATATGCGCACTTACATTTTCAAACAAAAAACATAGTTTTGAAGCAATAAAAATAAATAGGGAAGAAGAATTTGATATGACGCAAATGACAGAGAGATTAAAGGCGCCGTCGATAAAATTCATTGAGCCAATATTTCAAAAGGGGGATCCCAAAGAATTATTTATATCAGTAAACGAATTTGCATATCATATATCTCAAGAAAAAAGAAACATGGTTGGCGCTAGTTATTGGATCGAATGGATGGTAGAATTTGATGCCATATGTAAAAAAAGAAAGACCCCTGTGTATTGTGAATCGAGATCATATATAGTAGTCGAAAATAAATATAGGAGAGATATAATATGGATTTTATGGGATGCTCTTTTACATTATGGGGAATTAATGCAAAATCCATTTATTAACACATTGTTGAAATCATTATTGAATTTATTTTGTATAAAATATACAACGGCGTCGTGTAAAAAACGGAGGTATTTATTATATTTCGCAGTTGCATTATTAACAGAGCCAGTTCCAACAAATATAGAATTAATGCCTAACAAACCAATGGTGCAAATTGTAGTAGATAAAATTAATACGATTTATAAACAAATAAAAAGAAACGAGGAAAGTCCAAATACGGAATACTTGTTTGCGAATTTAGAGAGAGAAAATACTTTTGAGAAATCTATGCGAAAGATGGAACTAGTGAATTCTATGAATTTACACAATTGAATTGTTTAAAATTATAGATTACAAAAATATATACTATATATAAATGAACATAATAATTTATCTATTAAAAAAATTTTTTAAAGAAGAGTATTTAAGTTCGATAGCAGTAGTTGTTTTAAATTTATTAAAAACGATATTGAAAATTAATGGGATTTCATTCATAACCGCGAATATCATAAAAGGAGTAGAGCGCAGAGATTTTAAATTAACACAAGATTATTTTAAATATTTCATATGGATTTCTTTGGCATTTATTTTACTTTATGCTATTAATAATTATTTACAAAACAGATTATTAACGAAAATGACGCAGTGGGTAAAACGTGAAATCTTGAAAATAATAGTAACAACCAATGATGAAAATTATAGCGATGTTAATTTTATAGAATTTATAACACCAATTACACGTATATCAGTATCAAGTTATATTATATTTAGCACAGTGTTATTATTTTTAGTTCCGTCAATTTCATTTTTATCCATGATCGCAATATATTTTTTATATAAAGATGTAAAATTAGGTGCGTTTTTTATAGTAGCAAATATTATAATTTGTCTTTATATTTATTTTTTTTGGGAGGGTTTATTAGATAAAAAAACAGATCATGAAAAGAAAACTAATGAAAATGAAAAATACATAATTAATTTATTAAATAACATAGACAAAGTTATTTATCGCGCACAATCTACAAATGAAATGAATATTTTTAATAAAAAAACCGAAGAATGTATTGATTCGGCGATGAGGTTCTATAATAGTATGAATATGCACGATTTAATATTAACAATATTTATTTATACTGTCGTCTTTGTATGCATAGCATATATGATACATTTATCCATGCAAAAGAAAATGGATTCAACAATCTTTGTGACATTTTTAACAATATTGCTCTTTTATAGAGATAAAATGAATAGTATTGTAGACGAAATACCAAGTATTTTAGAATTTACAGGTAGATTGGTGTATATTATGGAAGAATTTAAAAGTATGTTAGCAAATAACGAAAGACTAGAAATGCCAATTTATAAATCAATAAAACTATCTTTTGATACAATTGAATTTAAAAACGTATCGTACAAATATCCAAAGACAGATCAATATATCTATGAGAATTTAAATCTTTCAATACAAACGACAGATAAAATTATAGGCATAACAGGGTTATCTGGAAAAGGTAAATCTACAATGGCAAAACTTTTAATACGCATGTATCAACCCAATAGCGGCGCAATTTATATTGACGGAGTAGATATTGCAAACGTAGATCCTCATTATATTCGTAAAAATATAACTTATGTGAATCAAAGTTCCAAATTATTTGATAAAGTAGTAATAGATAATATGTTGTATGGATGTAATGACGTGGGACAATGCCAAAGTCATCTCAAAGAAATTATGAAATATCCTAAGATAGCACAATTATATCGTGAAGTTGATATTTACAATAAAAAAACAGGGTCATTAGGAGAAAAAATATCGGGAGGTCAGCGTCAAGTAGTTAATGTGATTAGTGGTTTAATTAATCCAACAAAAATACTTATTTTAGACGAGCCTACGAATGCTTTGGATAATGAATTAAAAAGAGAATTAATTGGAATCATAAAGGATTTCAAGAAATATAAAAAATGTATTATTATTATTTCACACGATAAGGATGTGTTTTCATTATTTGATGAAAAGATAGCTATTTAAATCAACGAATTAATAAAAATAAAGAAGACAAGATTTTCATGATGGATCAATTTTTTTTATAGTAATACATTATATATGAAATTAAAATATAATATTTACACAATATTATTGGTTATTATTATTATATTTGAAATACTATTTTTATTATTTAATGATAATGAAATTTTCAAAGAACATATTGACGGTATCTACACAGATGGTGATAAAACTATAAAAAAGTTTACGATAGTTTTAGTATTGATTTTATGTTTTTTACTTTATTATTTTGCAAATTTTATTGAAATGACATTAAAAATAAACAAATACATTGTTATTGCTTTTATTGTCTTTAGTTTAATCATATTTATTGAATACAAACTATCAAGAAACGTTTCGTTTTCAAAGACTGAGAATGAACTAGAAGAAGCTTTAAAAAAAGCCAACACTGGTGATTTTCTACTTTTTAGATCTTACCATACATTCGACATACCAGAATTATTCTTTTTTAGATATTTTAATTGTATGTTAAGTGAACAATTTTTTGGACATGTAGGAATTATTATTAAAAAAGATGGTATTCCATACATATTTGAAAGCACGGAGGACTATTATGATTGCGAACACTCAGGATTTAACAAGAACGGGGTTATTTTTCATAAAGCATATGATAGACTAAAAGATTATTCAGGTAGAGTTTACTTATCAAGAAACAATCTAAATAACTATATTAATGATGAGGACGTGTCAAATTTTATTAAAAACCACGGACATTTAACATTTCTACAGAATAATTATGGATGTTGCCGTATTATTATAGATCTATTACATAGTTGTGGTGTGTTTCAAAATAAACACTTTTTTATTTTCCCGTGTGACTTTAATAAAGAAAAATATTATAAAATTAAATATGAAAATATTGAGAACATTAAACTGCGCAATGATTTTGTTATTAAAAACGGCAAGTAATAAGTTACGAATTGACAAAACATAGATCCTTTGAAATAGAGAATTTTATTTGGCCTTTTACTCGATCATCACTTTCTGTTTTAAAGTCACTATATTCGCACATAAAATGTTTATATTCCATCCAAGAATAATTGCCCATTGCGCATGGGCTACTGCGAAACTTACCAATGGAAGTGTCATATTTACCAAGGCCCCTTCCTTTCCAAGCTGAATTGTCTGCTTCGTTGTAAAACATGGCGTTCATATGCCATTCGCCAACGCTGCTGTGCACTATTTTTGTTTCAAATGGTTCAATGCGAGTAGTGGTTAATTTAGACACACTGCTATATGCTGGTGAGTTCCATGCGTCAATCAGCACAGGTAGATCCGTGGTATTATAAAATTGAATATATGTAATGGTTTCACCAAAAAGTGGCATTTTTGGTTCGATTTGTCACATAAATAATATGTGACAAAGTATTCCAATTTTTTATGAATTTTTCAGGAAATTCATAAAATATCTAAAAAGAAGATCCAAACGAACCTCCCAATACGCTATTTGCAGCCATGGGACCCATGGGCATCATATTTTCATACATGGCCATAGAGCCAGAACTTTGTTTAGACGTGGCTACTGGTGCGGGAGGGAACATGCCTTGTTGCATTTGACTATTATCTAAATAATCAGCTTGACTAGGAACGTGTTTCGATACAGGTTGAGAAACACGAACGCCTTGTTTTACAGAATCTTTCTTATCCGCTTTGCTGGTTCCATTCCATAAATCAAGAATGCGATCATAAATAATATTAACTTTAAGACCTAATTTAGTTTGAATACTGAGAACAATAACTAAAAATGCTAAAATAATATTAGTCAGTGTTAAACTTTCATATTTAAAACCACTATATGTAGGAATATACGTAATAATTCTATGAATAACAATAATACCACAGAACATGATAATCAATTGAATAAAAATTTCTACTAAAAGTTCTAAAGTAGATTTATCAGGTTCGGCCTCAGGTATAAATCTTTGTATAAGTTTATTTAAAATAACAATAGGGATAACACCTAAAACAGAATATTGTACTACATTTAAAATCTCGGCTTTTCCTTCTTCAGTAGTAGAAAATACATGGGATAAAAAAGTTTTTTTATTATGATCGCTTGTTTCATGTAATAATTCCATTTATTATATAGACAAACGTTAGAAAATAAGTAATAGTAAAAAGGTATTAAAATGTAATTGCCTACATATAATTAATGTCGGTGCGTTTAGTCAGTTATTCAAAGGTTCCTGGCGATATCGAAGTGAATTTACAAGACCAAGTTGCATATTGTGCGCGCGTATCAAATCCATCAAATCAAAATAGCACAGAAACAAATGAAAAATTAATAGGGTATTTAATAAAAAATCAACACTGGTCACCGTTTGAGATGGTGAGCGTTTGTATAGAAATTGAAACGACTCGTGACATTGCGAGACAAATATTAAGACATCGTTCGTTCTCGTTTCAAGAGTTTTCGCAAAGGTATGCGGTGGCTGATTTGGGATTTATTAAAAAAGAGGCGCGTTTACAAGACACAAAGAATCGTCAAAATAGTATTCCAATTATTGACAATTACAAATTAGAAGAAGAATGGGAGAATGTGCAGGATTTTTTGATAGAGCATGCAGAAGATGCGTATAAATGGGCATTAGCTCATGGTATTGCGAAGGAACAAGCGCGTGCGGTTTTGCCAGAGGGCATGACAGTTTCGCGTATGTATATGAATGGCACGTTGAGGTCATGGATACATTATATACAATTAAGGTCAGGTAATGGAACACAGAAGGAGCATAGGGAGGTAGCGATAGCGTGTGCAAAAGCAATTGAGCCAATATTTCCCATGATTATGGAATTTTTGAGTGAATAAAAAAACAATTGCGTTAATAACCATTTAGAAAGGTGTTTTAATATAATATAATTCATTTAGTCAATGAGCCAAGCCAACGCCGCAGCAATTAAAAGAAGAGTAAATGCTCCGCAAGTGCAACAAAATGTTAGACCAGGCCAAGCCCAGCAGTTCCAAGCGCAGCAGTCACAAGGAACGGCCCAAGGAACGGCCCAAGGAACTGGCCAAGGATTAACTTTGCAGCAAGTAATTTCAGTAATAGATAAAAGATTAATTTTAGTAGAATCTGGATTAAAAGAAGTGCAAGGAAATAAAACACAAACGGGCGTTTTTCAACCGCAAACTGAAAGTATAGACAATGATGCTTTTTCGTCTATTGTAGATGAATTCAATGAAAGATTTGAATTATTGGCTGTGGAAATTAATACATTAAAGGACCTAATGTTAAAATTACAATCTTTTACGATGGATGTAAATAAAACATTAATGGAGGAAAGGATAAATATTTTATCAGATTTAGGAAACGTAGGTGAGAATGATTCAGTAACAAATGTAAACTCTGTTGAACTACAAATTAGCGATGAGAACAATGAACATGGTGAATTATTATTAATATCGCAAGAACAAGAAGAATAAATTGTGAAAAGGCGCAAAGGGTTTAAATATATACTTTAATATTCTAAATAAAGTTTATAATATTAAAATGGACAATTCATTTGCTGAAAGATTAAACACTTTACAGAATGAGTATTACGAAACGCATAAAAAAAATACAATATTTAAAAATAATCAAAAAAAAGAATGTGCTGCTATGGTATTAAATTCAGTATCTTTAGAAGAGTTATTGAATAAAACTGCTTATATATTAACAGATACGAATCGAGTGTATATAGATTATATTGTATTAAAAACATTCGCAGTAGAACATACGTATTCTAATATAATAAATCACATTTGTAGTTTATTTAAACAATGTATTGAAAAATACAATAATTATGAATGTCATGTAAATCTGTTATCAAATACTATAACAGCATGTGAACGACATAAAAGTATTTTTAATTATTTAATAGAAGATTGTAGAAGAAACAACAATGTTTATATAACACATTTATCTAAGTTTTGTATTTATAATTCACCAAGCACAATTTCAACAATTGTTAAAATGTTACTACCAATTATGTCGCCTGTAATAAAAGCAAAAATGACATTATTTGACAAAATTGAAAGTCCAACACGGATTCAATATTTACATCAAAACATATAGGTTTCAACACATTTAAAAAGATTTGTTGAAATAAAGTAAGAATGAACGTTGTTCTAAGAAATCAGCAAAAGGCAGAGGCATTTTCAGCATTATTTCAACACATAAAGTTATTTACAGAACATGTAAACATTATGTTTGAAAAGGATCATATGTATTTGCAATCTATGGACTCGTCGCGCGTTTCTATTTTTGAAATTAAATTAGAGTCTAGTTGGTTTGATACGTATGAACATACTCATACTACGTCTATTCCTATTGGAGTAAGTTCGTCGTTATTATTTAAGATTCTTAATACTCGTGATAAAATGCAAGAACTACAATTGGTATTTGCCGAAAGTGAAAGTGATAAATTGTTTATTAATTTTACATGTGACAATAAGGCGATTTTCGATAAGAAGTTCGAATTGCCTTTGGTAGATCTAGAGTATGAGTTGATGGCGATTCCAGATAGTGAAAGTCAGGCGGAGATTTCTATTAATTCTGTTAATTTTGCGAATATTATTAATCAAATGAAGATGTTTGGAGATACACTAGAGTTTGAATGTGATGAAGAGAAGATAATGATGTATTCGATTAGTCAAGAATCAGGAAAAATGTCAGTAGAGATCAATATTGACGATTTGACGGGTTATTCTATTAATGAGGGGGAATCTATTAAACTATCATTTAGTTTAAATATATTACATAACATTTGTATGTATAGTAAAATTGCAAAGGATGTGGAAGTTCGACTAACGGAGAATTTCCCAATGAAGATTACGTATTTGCTGGGAGATGAGAATTCAAAGATGGTGTTTTATTTGGCACCAAAGATTAGTGATTGAAATTTACGAAGAAAACTATAGGAATTATCAATAGAGTATATTTCATTAAAAATGTATTTATCACTATATAAAAAGAGGCGCAACAATTCCATTTTTATGTTCGAAATCTTATTTTTTTCACGCAACATATGCAATTGTATAATAATAGCAACATCCATGATGTCTATATTTTTTAACCATTTAAATTCAAAAGCTTCAATATCACATGAATGGGTTGTATAAAAAATTTCACATAAAATAGCATAAATATTCTTAAAATTTAAGTCTAGGTTCTCGAATTCATAGTTTTTAATCTCAGTCCACAATGATTTTATCTTATCCCATGATCGAATTTTTGCTGCCAATCCATAATCAATTAACATTGCACGTTTATCTTTTTCATTTATAAATATATTGCCGCAATGATAATCACGCTCAGTATATCCACTATCAATAGCCATTCGTAGGATTTCATATCGAGCGATGTTATAATATACCTTTAATTGATTGCTTTTACTAGAAAGTGTTATGCTATCATATTTATCAATATCTTTATTTTCTGGAATAGATTTAATTTCATTCAAAATAATGGGTTTAATTAGGTCACACATTATTATGTAAGGTTCTCTAATATATTCCATAAAAGAAAGACCCAGATAGAAGTTATGTTTTGCATTTTTATCAGCGATTATTTTAAATTCTTGGAATAAAATTTGTAAAGATCGAGAACCTTCGTTATCAGCATTTCGCAAAAGATCGTATTTTAATGATTTATAAAATTTGGATTGCTTTTTGTATAATTTAGAGAACAACAAAACAGGACAGTTGCGATTTTTTGCTAATAAAGTTCTCCTTGAAACATCAATTAATATTTTATTTTCATTAAAAAAGTCTTGAATTTTACCTACTACGCGGTTTTCCTTTTTTCCATCAGCATAAATATATTCCCAAAACAATTGTACATCGTTTTCAATATCTAAATCTATAAATCTAGGTTCTCTAATTATAGAAATTTTAATGACTAAAACAACCACATCTTCGGTTTTACCAAGCACATTTAAAGAAAAATATGGGGAATTTTTTGGCGATTTCGAGAACCTGCATTTTAAAACAATACCATATGCAGAATCATTAGAAAGCAATTCAATTTTACTGTTTTTAATAAAGTAATAAAAAGAGTCTTCTTTTGACCGATAATTTTTATCGGTTCTCGATTTTATAAAAACAAAGTCCATATTTATTGTATGAAATAATTTTTATGTAGGTAAAAAACAACATTTTTTTGTAGTAATCATATCACATTCGTAAAAAATACCCAAAATACAATGTATTGAATTTATAATGGGAACGTTAACGCATATTTTAATTTTTTTGATAATTTTATTTTTGTATATTCACATAACGAATCAATACAAAAAAAGTGAGGATTTAGAGATATATGAAATGGATTATACAAACAATGCGCATTTACAAGAGGTTTGTAATATAAAACAACCAGTATTATTCGAATATAAATCAATTCATATAGAGTTTTTCGAGAACCTAGAGTTAGAGAAACTCACAGAATCAGGTTCTCATGATATAAAAGTAAAGGAAAATGAGGATTATTGGAAAACAGAAGAATCGGTGGATTTTATAGTATTGCCTTTTCAAAGTTCTCAAACATTAATGACAACAGATACCCATGCTAGATATTTTACAGAGAACAATGAGACATTTGTAGAAGAATCAGGCCTATTCCATAAATTCCAATCAAATGATATCTTTTTAAAACCATCGTTTATTATGACAACAAAATATGATATTCAAACAGGTTCTCAAAACACAGCAACTCCTTTACGATACCATACTGATTTTAGAAGAATGTTATGCGTAACATCTGGTAAAATACATGTGAAAATGACACCATGGAGAAGTAGTAAATATTTATATCCCATAGAAGATTATGAAAATTATGAGTTTTTTTCACCAGTTAATGTTTGGGCGCCACAAAAAAAATATTTCCATGAAATGGATAAAATAAAGTTCTTGGAATTTGATGTGAATGATGGATATGTTCTTTATATTCCTCCATATTGGTGGTATAGTATAAAATATGCCGACCAGCCTGATCAAACTATAATTGCAGGTTTTACCTATAATTCTATAATGAATTGTGCAGCAAATTTACCTAATTGGGTGAAGTATTATATTCAGCAGAGTAATATAAAAAAACGAGTAACAAAAACGCTTGATTTAGATGAAAAAGTACCAATGGTAACAATAGATGAAAGTAAAAATGAGGTAATAGAAATCGATGCCGTAAAAACAGAAGATGAATAAAAAATCAAAACAATATATATAATGTCGTTTATAAGAACATTTATGACAATGCAAGTAAAAAGAATTATGATTTCTTCTATTATTCTTATTATTTTAGACGCAATATTTATTTATGCGAACAAAACAGCATTTGAAAATGAAGTAATTGATGTACAGCGCGTAGTAATGCAAGTAAAACCAAGTGGGACAATAGTAACCTATTTATTTTTATTATTTGCATTAAATTACTTTATTTTAAGCAAATTTAGAGGCCCAGAAGAAGCATTTTTATTAGGTTTAGTAATCTATGGTGTCTTTGAAGGAACAAATTATGCAATATTTAAAAAATGGTCTTTGAATTTAGCAATTTTAGATACTATATGGGGAGGATCTTTATTTGCCATGACTACTTATTTAACATATTGGTTAACTCGAACAGTTTAAGTGCTTAGTGATTTGAATGAATTTGTTAGTGCAGCAACATTCGTTAGCGCAGCAACATTCGTTAGCGCAGCAACACTCGAATTTCTAATTTTAATAGTTCTTGTAACAACAATTCCACCATACTTTTCACAAAAGTCTTTCATTGATAATTGTTTTTCATTACCATTACCAATGCTTTTTTCCTGCACTTCTAATAACTGTTCATCTGGTTCAAGCCCCCATATATCATAAAAATCATCCATTTCATCATCATCTTGAAATTCAATATCTTTTGTTTCATGATTCACAATAATATTCCATTCGTCCAATCGATCTTTCCAAATGGGGGAATTGTAAGCATAATAAAGCCAATGATATCCATAATCCTTTTTATTGCTAATGAATTCGGGTTTAAATAGTTGATTTACTTCTTTTCGAACTGCATATTTGCATACCTTCTGTAAATAAAATCTAGGCAATTCATTCATATCGCGTTCCAAAGTTGCATATTTTGTAAGATCTTGTGGTTTCATTCGAATGAATAGAGGTTTTCGAGGTTCGTCCTTTTCTATGGATTTACACTTTAAACCAAAATAATTCTCCATAAATACATTCATTTGATATTTTGAATAACATAGTGTTGTAATAATAGAACCTAGTTGGAGAGGTTCTACTAGGGACTGCTGCGCTTGTCCTAGGGACTGCTGCGCTAGTTCAATCGCTTTCGATATAGAATTTTCTAGTTCAAGATTATCTGTTTTATAGAATTCTTTATAAATATTCATAACATACTCGAACGCGCTAGTTTCAAAACCAGAATAATATAGTTCAAATGCCCAAAAGAGCGCCTCATCTAGATTTTTCTCTAAAAGTGCAAGCAAGAGGGATTGTTTTACCTCCAATACAGCGTAAAGATAGCGTGTATACACAAGAGTTTCGAATTCTACGGACATGTTGATATTTGATTACAACTATAAAATTATAATCAAATGTGTTCAATTTTTTAAATAGAATAACCTTTTCTGCTAGACCATTTTTTAGTTCTAGTTTTTGATAAAGATCTAAGTTTTCGCAAGGGTAATTTCGTTCTCTCTAAAATATCTAGCAAATCGGTTTCCCATTTCTTTGTAATAGTATACACTTCTTTATCTTGAATAGGGTATTGTTGTAGAGGCGTAAATGGGGTTAATGTATCATTTTTTTCCCTTATTAATAAGTCTAATAGTATACCAACATGAAGAGGATTATTGTATTGAAAGTTTTCTAAAAAATATAATTGAATTTCCATACTAAAGCCAAAATTAAATAATATGTTTTGAATTTTATTTATTTCATTTTGATCTAATTTTTTTTTATTTCCTATTAATTTATCTATAATAATTCCAGTAGGAACGATAGTTTCAATTTCTAAAACAACATCATTAATTATAATACCATCCAACATCGCACTGTATTTTACATCACGAAATATCATTTTTGCATTTTCTACAATAGTTTTAAAATTATCAATCGCATTTTCATCTTTGCAGACATTAGCAAATAATTGTATTTGTTTACCATTATTTAAATGAACATATATATCTATAGAATAGGAAGTTAGGTCAGGATTAATATTATTAAAATCTTTATAACAAGGATAACCCAATATTTGACCCATACGTTCTAATGAAATTTCTTCACCATTGTAATTAGTTCTAGATATGATTATTCCCTGATATTCTTCATAATCATCGCTTTGTAATAATTCAGGAAAGTGTTCTTTAATCGCTTCTAGAATAGATTTTGTTTTGTTGTCTTTACCAGTTGCTTCGCCATAATCTTGTGGTTGTACCAACATAGCGGGTCTTACATTTTCTTTTACTAAAATAAGGTTTAAAATGTTTACTATTCCTATTCTTTTAATAAGTGACATTTATATATAAAAATATATATATTTTTTACCGTGTATTGTCAATATCAATGTCGCAATTTGGGTCATGAATAAATCTCTTATAAAAAGATTTATAGGTGTTTTGCAATTTATCAAATTTCATATTAAATTTACCATCCATGGCATGAAAATCAATATTCTCAACTACTAATTTATCTTGTAACATGGTGTTAAACATCATCTTTTCAGTAACCAAATCACCCAAAGCATTATTCCAAAAATTACGATAGGTTTTTACATACAACTTACTCTTTTTATCACTAATTGGAGATGCAAACGTAATAACTGTGCTGACATAATCTCCAAAAATAACACGGGCCACTGTAGTGTGAGGCAAAATAAATTCATTTTCAATGCGCAACATTTTTGCACCAAATACTTTTTTAGAGATGGCTTCATCACCAGCCTCGTACAAATATGCCGTTTTATAATGATGATTTCCAACTAATGTGGGTGGATATTCTTCTACAGGCGCAGGGTTTTTCTTATTGCCAAATGTATGCACAAACCCAATATGCATAACGTCTAGTGAATTCTCACTTAGTATTCTAGAATAGCAATTAAAGTTCATATTTAAAAATACAACCGAATCGTTTCGCGCAACTTCCTCTTCTGCAAAAATGTTCTCGGTAAAATCGGTGGCGTTGGTATAAGTATTCAAATAAACCCAGCCATTTTTCTCAACAACCTGGTATTTATCAACATTATATACGGGCGATGGCCGAAAGCATATACCAGGCACCTTAGTCAATGTTCCATTTTGATCAAATTCATACCCATGATACGGACAAACAATATTATTATTACAGACCTTTCCTTTCGATAATGCGGCGCTTTTATGTGAACAAATATCGTCTAAACCTACATAGGATCCATTTTCATTTTTCCAAACCACGTAATTTTTATTCCAAATTGTTGCAGTTTTTGGTTTATTGGTTACAAAGTCTGTTTTTTCACCAATAACATACCACTGTAAATCATATTTGTCACGCTCTGTAAGTTCATTATAGTTGAGTTTAGGAAACTCCGTTATTTTTCGTATATCATATTTTTTTGAAAGAGCGCTGTTTATCATATGAAGAAATGCGCTAGTGTATCCAAAAAACGCAAACGCTACATAATAAAAATTTTTATTCATGCTACAAATAATAGTCAAAAAATCTTTATATACTATATATTTTATATTTTATGCGTGGCAAATCTAAGGTAAATAAAAATACAAAATCGAGAACCACAAACAAAAGAAAAACGATGAAATCGAGAACCATAAACAATAAGGGCGGCGATAAGAAATCAGCAATCGTTCGTATTTTTTTAGAAATGCTTACTACAATAAAGTTATATCACTGGAAAACACATTCTTTTGCTCAACATAAAGCAACAGATGAATTATATAGTAGACTAAATGAACACATTGATAAATTTGTAGAGATTTTATTAGGAAAAGACGAGTCCCGCATTCGTATGGTTGCAAAATGTAATCCATTGTATGATTATAAAAGCACAGAATCATTTAAAGAAAAAATATATGAATATCGAGAATTTTTAGTAAGTCTAACAAAAAGTTTTTCTCCAGCCGATAGTGATTTATTAAATGTACGTGATGAAATATTGGGCGATATTAATCAGTTTTTATATTTAATGACGTTTGATAAATAATCTCTCATAAGACCCCATATACTAGGAATATGATTTAAACCATAAGGAAATTGTCCGTGTATTTCACGATATCTCAATGCGCTGCCAAATTTTATAGTTTTAATAATAAGTTGACGCTTCGCAAAAGCTTTTTTCCAATGCCTCTGTATTAACCTTAACCAGTGGGTCTTTAAAACAACAGAATATGTTTGGTCTTCCAGAATATGCAGCTGCATAATTTCAACTTTGGGATCTAAAATTCTCATAGAACTATAACAGGTTAAATAACGAAATACTCTTCGAAATTCAAATTGAAAGAATGCCTCTGTGGATATGGAGGTAGCCATAAGTAATATTTTTGGGTTTCGCATATATTTATAGATACCAATGTAGTATTTCCCATGTTCTTTTTCACTGTATAGATGTTCTGTGTCTATGCGTTCGATTTGCTCCAAATTATCAACGTCAAATTCATCAATATCGAATTCGTCAATGATTACAATGGACTCTTCGCTATCTGTGTCGGTTTCGTTACTACTAACAGAAACATTTTCATCAATCGACGAATCAGTGTCCATATTCATCAAATGAAAAGAGCCGTCTCCATCGATAGAAGAAATCTCACTTTCATTAGCACTAAGTTCATCATCATTACTATTGCTATATTCACTCATTGCATACTAGTTATATTTAGTTTAGTTCAAATAAACTAAACTAAACAAGGTTCCAATTTTTCTAATGTATTTATCCCCGACAATTTACACTTTTGCACATTTACAATGTTCGAGGTTGTATTTCTTTATGTATATTATATATAAAAATGTCATCCTTTAAAGATAATGCAATTACAACAACACTAGCACCAACAATTTCTATTGTTCCTACTCCACCTCCACCAGAACCAACTGCGTCATTAGGACAAAAAACTGCAAAAGATAAGGTTGATTTACAATATCAGCCAATTGAATATTATACGAAGGCATCGTTTATGATTACATACATTTTGTTGTTAACAACTGCAACAATAACTTTCATTGAAGCCATTCGAACAAATGTGCCTGAGATTCGACATATACTAAATTTAGAGACAGCTGTATCGTTAATAGCTGGTTATTTTTATTCCGTATTTTTGACACAAATAGAAAACGATAAAACTAAGAAATTTGAATGGAAGGAAGTTACAAAAACTAGATACGTAGATTGGGCGATTACAACGCCTATTATGTTGTTAGTGTTATGTATATTTTTAGGAAAAGAATCAGGCCGTGAAATTGGATTTCGAGAGATATCTATCATTTGGTTATTCAATTATTTAATGTTAGGATTTGGATTTTTAGGTGAAACAAAATTATTTGATTCCATGTTAATGTTTTTCCTAAGTTTTGCCGCATTTTTTGCGATGTTTTATTATATTTTTATTAAATACGTGAATGTAAAATTTTTGTATGGAAAAAACTTTTTGTTTTTGGTTTATCTTGTATTATGGAGCATTTATGGAATAGCTTATTTGTTTGAAGACTCCTATAAAAATATAACATATAACATTTTAGATTGTATATCTAAATGCTTGGTGGGATTAGGATTGTGGCTTTATTATACAAAACTTATTAAAATTAAATATTAGTTATTGAAAAATTAGTATATGTACCACCATCCCACCTTCATACAAAGGTTTAAAAAAATAATCGTAAGATATATACGCATATCCATTTAACCCCCATGTCCCCCATGAATTTGCTATTTTAAAAACACCAGTTAAGCCGTCGATTGATGTATCTGCGTATCCGCATATTGTTACAGCGTGTCCCGCTTTTTGATCGTCGTTACCATACGGATTGAAAGAATTTTGAGATACAATCGCTTCTGGTTCAATAACTGGAAAATTGACATTATTATTAATTTTTTTTGTAAAAACTCCCAAAAAACTATTAGGGGTCATTATGTCCATACTTAATGCTATGTCTATTCTCATAGGAAACCCATTATTCAAATATCTTTTTATTTCTGGTAAAATGCTTGAATCAATTTTTCCAAAGTGTTTTATATTAGTTATAGTCATACCACTACCAATTCCACTACATGAATATTGAGCAGAATTCACGTCTAATGCATAAAGAACAGTTGCTAACCTTTTTTTAAAAGGTTGTATTTTAGCACTAGTTACCGATGGCATTGAAATCGTTGCAAGATCACATCCAATTATGTCACCATTGCTGTCTATTTGAGCACGATTTTCTGTAATAGCATATTCTAAATTGTAATCTTCTGCCGAAACTGTACCAAAGCTATTCTCATCTGTTCTTGTTATATCATAAAATTGTAAAGCGATTATATTACAAAGCGATGCTCCTGCTACTCCAGCAGCGGCAACTTCTAATGAGGCAGAACAAGAACGATTGCTTCGAATATAATTATACAACGGGTTTAATAAATTATCTTTATCTACATAAAACGTCGATAACGGAGGAGAAATTGAATTATATTTATCTAAATAATTGGTTCTGTCAAAAATTATGTCTCCATTCTCATTCATAAGATGATTATTATAAAGTGCATTATAATAAGTTCCTATGTAATAAACCATGGAATACGTTTGACAATTTCCTATTTGACCTTGATCAGCAACAGGTGGAAAAAATACAGATAAATCTATGCTAGGTTTTTCTTGATCAAGTGGTGTATCTTCTGTTGGATCTTCTGTTGGATCTTCTGTTGGATCTTCTGGCGGATCTTCTGGTGTATCTTCTGGTGGATCTTCTGGTGGATCTTGATCACTTGGTGGATCTGGATATACATTTGATAAATTAGGACCAGGCGCAGCCATCGCTCCATAAACATTAAATTTTTGATATAAAAAGTATAAAAAAACTAAAATCAAAATCCCTATTATTATATATAACAAATCATTCATATATAATACAAACATTATTTGTATTTCGCAATCTTACTAAAATATTTTTAATAACCGTCTAGCTTTGCCAGAAATTCGTTTATATTTTGGAGAACCCTTTATTGTTTGATATTGCCTGGCCCGAATAAAAGCAGCATAAATTCCTCGTCTATCTTTTTTACACGTATTACGCCTGCAAATTGGGAAAGATTTATTGGGACCTAAAAAACAACGCCTTCCACACCGATTCATCATAGTTGTTCTTTCACGATAGTCAGGCTGTGCTCTTTTCCAACCGCGTAAAAAACCACCTCGTCCCACAATTCCAGTTTTTCTTTTCATAGTTTTTCTTTTAACCATTATACTTTTACCACCAAGTAAAGTCAATTGTGAATTTGTATTTACATTTTGAGATTGTTTTGCTACTAAATCCATTATTTTTTATATATTAGGTTTACATTTTATACATAAAGACTTTGACAAGTAGTTACATATTTCAATACCATTCCTTCAATCTGTGTTAATTTATGAAGCGCAGATATTTGCCCAATTTGTTCGCATACCTTAGCCCATTCTCTAGAAATAGTGACGATTTTCAACATGGCTTTTGTAAAATCACCAATAGATATTTCTTTGTCTGCTAAATCTGTTTGTATAAAATATTTACAATCGGTTTCAGTTTGACAATTGCACCATTTAATGGAGAATTCTATCATATCAAATATCAATGCGTCTTCATATTGAATTCCTGTGTGCGCATCCATTTCTCTTTCTAGATCATCATATTTCTCATATTCTTTCACAACTTCTTGTATGCATTGTTGAAGCCATATATTTTCTAAATTAGGACGACTCATTTTCATATCGTGGGGAATCTTTACGTCTGTAAAACAAGAAAACAACCCTACCAAATCCTTTGGAGAAAACCTTTCAAAATAATTCCATTGAACAAAAAGTGTGGAAAGTGGCAGAGGATGAATTTCCGCAATATTTGATGCTATTTTTCCTAGGTCTGTCATTATATAATTATCATCCACTTGTTCTATAAACGCATTATGAATCATGATGAGACAAATATTATGAGTTTGTGTTTGAATAAAATTTTGCGTATAATTCAAGGACTCGTTGTTATTTTTTAGTTGTGATTCTAGATCTATTAAATCTTTTACCAATGTGGCGTCGTTAGAAACCGTTCTATATTCATCTTTATATCGTTGTATTTCTTTTTCAGCATCCTTTCGTTTTTTATTCACACTCGCTTTTACTTGTAGTTCTAATTGAATAAATGATTCGCATATTTTGCGTGGCGTTTTAGATAAAGCAATCGTGCCAATTTTATTTTTAATGGCTTCTTGAATTCTAGCACTTGTAATAAAGTGATCGCTCGCTGAATGTAAAATTTCTTGTTGAACCATACTCTTTTTAGAGAACTCATGAAAATTCGATGTTTGTCCATTTTTCAATAGATTCAATATTAGACCATATGAAATATGAAACTTCGATACAAGTTTTTGTGGAACGCCTCCTAAAATCACTTTATAATCCATTAGCGTTGGAATTTTAAATAAATTATTACAATGAACTACGTGTCCCACTATATCAATTCCTCGCCTTCCTGCTCTCCCTGCCATCTGTGTATATTCATGCGCCATCAAATATCGTTCGCCATTGCCATCAAACTTTGTTAAACTTGTAAATATAGCGGTTTTAATCGGGCAATCTAGACCAATTGCAAAAGATTCTGTCGCAAAAAGTAATTTAATATACCGTTTTGAAATCATGAGTTCTACAATTTCACGTAAAATAGGAATCATGCCTGAATGATGAATGCCGATACCCTTTTCTAAAAGCCCCACCAGACGATTATACTCTGGCAATTCCAAGTATTCTTTATAATTTGGCAACTTTCTAACAATTTGCTCACATTCACGACGAACAATATAACCCACTTTGCTATCATCTTCTAACAATGGAACAGTAATGTCAGCAGCACATAATTCGACATGTTTACGTGAAAATACAAACGCAATGGCTGGGAGCATTTCTCGATCTCTTAAAAAGAGTGCCAATTGGTTTAATACGTGTTTACGTTTCATGTCTACATTGTTATTTTCAAAAAGTCCTAGCGTTTTTGTAATATCGCGATATCCAGAATCTTGAAATTCTCCCTTTGAATCCCGCAACATAATTAATGAATTCGTTTTTTCACGGATTTGTTTTTCAAGATCCTTATTCTTTATGGCTTTGAAAATAGCTTCAGTGGTTGTTAGAAATCCATAATGCGTTAATGGAACTACGCGATGATTTGTAGACGCTAACCATACTTGTTTTCCTCGCACAGACTCTCCATCTATTGAAGTCATGCCTCGTTCGCACCATTCAGCGAATCCCTCTGGATTATCAATAGTTGCTGAAAGCATAACCATTTGCACTTGTATTGGCAACATCAAAATCGATTTTTCCCAAACTTGTCCGCGGTTTTTGTCATTAATATAGTGCACCTCGTCGAAAACAACACAACCAAGATCGCGCTGAATATCAATTTGAAATTCAAGAATCGATGATGTTGTAACTTCTTTTTCACCCCCTTGTACAAACAAATAATTCATTAGAATTTCAGTCGTCATAATCAAAACATCAGCATCAGGATTGGTTTTTATATCCCCAGTGAAAAGTCCAAATGAAATATGCGGATATTTATTTGTAAATTCATAATATTTTTGATTTGAAAGTGCCTTGATAGGACTTGTATAAATTACCTTTTTTCCAATGCCTACGAAATGTTGTATGGCAAATTCTGCTGGAAGGGTTTTGCCACTACCAGTATGCGCTGTAACAAGAACATGTTGTCCTGTGACAATGGCCTCTATTGCGTACTTTTGAAAGGCACTTAATGGATATGGAAAGATTTCGAAATATTTAGTATATTCGATTTCACTGTCTTCTGGATAAATATTTGGGCAAATCTTCACCATGCTTGTGTTATTGTTAATTACTTATTAACAATGTCTTTAATTCAATTTTTCGTAAATTCGTTCAATATTGCGGTAATTTTATCAGCATGTCCTTTAGAATTGAATGCCGATGCGCGATGAATTCTATGTTTAACGAGAACCGCTGCATAATTGTAAAAAGTCTTATTTTGTTTACGCAATCGCAACCACAAATCATAATCTTCAATGCCGTTTTCATTCCAATGACATAATTCTTTTTTTATTACCGCACTGCTATTTATAATTGGGTTTCCTATGGTAAAATCCACTTCACATAAATCACCTACTGGTGTTCCAGGGACATTTCCATTTATATCTCCAAAATAAATACATTGAGAACCCACAACATCGTAATGCTCTAAAAACGGCACCTGTTTTTCTAATTTATCATTTGTCCAAACGTCGTCTACGTCTAATATGGCAATATGTTCGTAACTAGAATATTGTAACATACAATTAAGCGCGTTGGCTTTTCCGCGTATTTCATGTAAATCATAAACATGAATTTTATGCGAGATCGTTTCTAATTCTTTTGCGTATTGAAAAATTACAGAGTTTTCTGGATGTCCATTAATTCCTATAATAAGTTCCCAATCTTGATAGGTTTGATTTAAAATAGAAACGACAGAATCTTCAATAAATTCAAATCCATTATAAATAGGCATAAAAATAGAAATCATGTTAATCTTTGTAATTATAAACAATATAATCTTTATATTTTAATGACCAATAATCATAATTTCGCTGACAATGCCATTTCACTTTTAATGCGTAAAAAATTGACTTAAAAATCACACGTGATAATATAATAAACAAAATGTCTCAAGAACAACAAAAAATAAAATATATTGATTTGTTTTGTGGAATAGGTAGTTTTCACTATTCATTCAACCCATTGGGATGGGACTGTGTTATGGCTTGTGATATTGATAAAGCCGCAAAAGATACATATAAAGAAAATTACGGAATCATGCCGTTGGATGATATTAGAAAAATTGACATAAAAACAATACCCAATCATGACGTATTGTGTTTTGGTCTACCGTGTCAAGCATTCAGTCAATGTGGGCAACACAGAGGTTTTGAAGACGAACGTGGTGCACTTTTCTTTAATGTTATGAATATAATCAAACACCATAAACCCAATATTATTATTCTTGAAAATGTGCAGGGATTGTTAACGCATGACGGTGGAAATACATTTCAAAGAATAAAAACCGAATTTCAAAAAGAGAATTATACACTTACTCATAAATTATTAAAATGTAGCGATTATGGGTTACCACAAATGCGAAAGCGACTGTTTGTAATTGGAATAAAAAATGAAACCCCGCTAGTGGAACACATAGATAAATTTCTCGATTTGGATGAATATAAAAATGAAACCACATTGACTGCATTTCTAGGAAAAAATTTTGAAAAAACCACAGCATATACCATTCGGTGTGGTGGAAAAAACTCACCAATTAATGATCGACATAATTGGGATGGTTATCTGGTAGATGGAAAAGAATATAGATTGACCATTGGCGATTGTTTGAAGTTGCAGGGTTTTGGTAGCGGGTTTAAATTGCGTGGAACAAATAAAGAACAATGGAAGCAATTGGGCAATACGATACCGACAATATTTACAGAATTAATTGGAAAAAATATAGATAAATATTACAAGTTGTCTTATAATCTAACGTGAATACTTCCGCATTGTTTTCCGTTGATGTCGTTGGTGTAAATCCATGGCAAACAATCTTCGCCAATTTTTGTTGGCATCCCTTTATTACGAAAGGAAATAACTGATGAATCAATAATAGATTGGACATAATTTATTTTTTTTTCTTCGGTATCACAGTCTAAAAAGATGAGCGATCCGTCTTTATTAATAATCAAAATAGAATCGCATTGATTTTTTGCGACTGCTGATCCTGTTCCAGTAAACATAAAATAGACCAACAACTTTACAAAACTATCACGAACGTCTTGGTTTCTAGAAGAGTCTAATTTTGAAAACGCAATATCTTCACCAATCAATTGTTGTTTCCTTTTTTGAATATATTCTGTTGCCAATTTATCTAAGTTGTCTAACAATGATTTTAAACAACCATCTTCTTTAAATGCTTTTGCGGATCGTGGAGTATGGTTTAAAACTGCTGGTTTTGCACCAGTTAATGATTTCATAGAGCAATATCGACTACGTTCTGTGCGTTTTAACAAAACAACTACATCAGCTTTGCTTCCTGCAGGTGTCTTTTTTATTTGATCCACAGAAGAATACGGAAGGCCACTTAACAAATCGATGATTTCAATTCCTTCGCTAGCATCCTCTCCAAAAATGGGAACCAAAAAGTTACTATGATTTTTTCGTTCGAATAAAAGTTTTTTGCAGTCGACTTCGGCTTTTTCGCCTTTGTTACACCTTTTAACTTCTGTCATTTTTTATCATAAAACACTGGATAAAAAAGGTTTCAATTTTTTATCTTGAAAAAGGATCGGTGGCAAGTTTAACAACGGTAATATTATCATAACAAAATTTTTCTATTTGTAGGGACGCAAATGTAGAAGCACCGAGAACTTCTGTTTCATTATGTTTAGTATATAGAAACCCACGCAATAAATTCTCTTTGCAATATGTCAAAAATATATCAAATTCTTCGCATTTTTCATGAATAATATAATTATTTTTTGTATTTAATATTAGATTAGACTCACATTTATACACGTTTTTCTCCTTAAGGTTGTGACCAAATCCTAAAAAAATGGGAATATGTTCATCTTTTTCAAATAGTAATACTACTTGTTTATGCATTCTACTAATATAATTATATTATCTTTATATTGTCTTTATATTTATAAAAAATTTTTTACAAAAAGAATATAAAGCTTAAACTCGATATATATTATCCCGCGAGGGATTTGTAAAAGATGTTTTCTATTGTAAAAAGTGTGAAAAAAAATAGTTTTTGGCGTAGTTCTAAAATTAAAACCTAAAAAATTGAACATGAAGTTCAGCAAGTATAGTAGTTTTGTGAAGCTCGTTTAGCTCAGTTGGTTAGAGCATCAGTCTTATGAGCTGAGGGTCGTGAGTTCAAGTCTCACATCGAGCAACAATCAGGATCAACCGCCTGCCCGAGCAGCGAACTCGTAAAAAACCCCAACCGTTTTCGTACAGCAACACAAAAAACATTTAAGTTTAAAACGAAAACAGCAAAACCAACCCGGTTAGCTCAGTCGGTAGAGCGCTAGCCTTTTAAGCTAGTGGTCGAGGGTTCAAGCCCCTCATCGGGTGTGCCGAAAGGCAAGGGTCCCATTGCCCAAAACAGTTTGTCTGTATCTATCAAAAACAGACTTGTTCCGTCATCCTTGGGCAAGATGTCGGGGGAATCATTAGTCCCACTTGGTTCCATGGTGTAGCGGTTAGCACAAGTCCTTTACACGGACTAGATACGGGTTCGATTCCCGTTGGGACTACTTCGGTCGCATGATCAAACAGTTTACAGATCTACCAAAACTGTAAATCTGCTCTCATAGTGTAGTGGTTAGCACCGAAGACTTTGAATCTTCTATCCTGGGTTCGAGTCCCAGTGAGAGCTTTGTTTCCATCCAGCAACATCAAATTCAAACATTTTAGTCTTGAAGACAAATGGAAACAGCAAAAACCTCCGATATGGTCTAATGGTTATGATACGGGACTTTCACTCCCTAGATCGGGGTTCGATTCCCCGTATCGGAATTCGGGTATCACCCAAAGCCCTACCGAGTTGTTTGAGCTCGTTAAAACAAACATTGTGGCAACCTGGCCGAGTGGTTAAGGCGGTAGACTAGAAATCTACTGACAAATTGTCTCGTAGGTTCGAATCCTGCGGTTGTCGAAGACTAACCCCCTCTATGCAAGAATGGCCGAGTGGTCTAAGGCGCCCGTCTCAAGAACGGGTCTTCGGGCGTGGGTTCGAACCCCACTTCTTGCAAACATTATGGCAACCTGGCCGAGTGGTTAAGGCGCAGCCCTGCTAAGGCTGTGGGTAATGCCCGCGCAGGTTCGAATCCTGCGGTTGTCGAAGACTACTATGTTTGTCGAAGACTACTACGTTTGTCGAAGGCCCGATTGGCTCAATTGGATAGAGCGCAAGACTTCTAATCTTGAGGTTGAGGGTTCGAGTCCCTTATCGGGTAAGTTATAACCCAAAGGGTAAGTTATAACCCAAAGGGTAAGCCATAACCCAAAGGGTAAGCCATAACCCTTTTGTTTTCGCACAGCTATCTCTTTAAAAAATTACTTATTTTAAAAAAACGAAAACAGCAAAAAGAGTTTGTTGGATCTCTAAAAATCGAACACGTTTCCAGACAGCAATTCACCATCAAAAATTATCTTTGAAAAAGGGAAACAGCATATAAGAGTTGATTGATCTCTAAAACAATCAATAAAGCGGATATGGCCGAGTGGTTTAAGGCGACAGACTTAAGACCTGTTATCAATGATGCGTGGGTTCGAACCCCACTGTCCGCACAAAGTGCTTGCACTAAACAAAACCCCGAAAAAAGAATCACCCAAACCTTTTTTCATGATTTTATGAATCATGAAAAAAATTATGTAAAAAATTGGAACTATGGGACAACCTTTTATTGAATTAAAAAATCAACATGATTAGTATACCATCAGGTTCATTTGTTCTAGGGTTTTCTGCTTTTGTCACATGTGTAACACTTTGTTCTCATGTTTTCCCCAATAAGCAACATATTAGCTTTGCTATACTTATTGGATTTTTAGTTTGTTTGTTTGTAACTGATAGACTAACGAAAAATTCAGCTCTTTAAATTAGAAAATAAATGCGGAAAAGAATATAATTGCCATTGTTAATCCTGCAACTTTAAGTGGATACCAAATAGAATTCGTATGAGTTTGAAATTCAGCAAGCCGAACTTCATAAGATTTTTCATATACTACATTTGTAAATTTACTTGGGTATGTATATTCGTAAACTAGAAGGGACAATACTGAATATATACCTAAAAACATAACAACTAGATAGCCTGGATTTATGTATAGGAACAACATTTTTAACGTAAGTAAAAAAACTTTTTGTTTTCCAATTTTTTCACATAACCACCCTTTTTCTTAGCACAACCATTTTAATATTGCCAAAACCAAACAAACGCAAAAGATTAAAAACCCGCGCGAATTAAATTCTGGTTTTATGCACTCTTGTTGTTGAAATTCCCAAACTTGCATTTGGTAAGACTTTTCGTAAACGTCTCTATAAGTAGATGGTGGCGGAGCTGAACATGAATTTAGCGTTGAAAACTGCAGATTCGCGTAATCGCACTTCTTTTGTTTTTCAATTTGCCTTTGTTTTTCCAGTTCATTCTCAAAATTTCTCTGTCTACGGGCACGAGAGGCTCTTCCACGATTACCATTCATGATAATTCGAGCCGCATGAGAGGTAATCGCAAATCCATCCACACATGCGAACAAAATATACATAGAGAGAATAATGACGATTGACTGCATTTCTGCTTTTGATGATTTGCAACAAACATCAAAAAGTTTTCCAATTTTTTAGCATTCCATGTTATAATAAAAATCTTTGAAACATAAACCAATTATCAAAATTTGGATTGTTTTCGCGCAATAAGATAAAATCATTCATATTCGAGAACACACAATCTGCGATAATAATTTGATCATCTTTTACTAGACGTTCATTCTCAAAATACAAGGCTAGTTTTTGATCAAATAATGTTCTCCACCAATCTAATTTTGATTGATGTGAAATAAAAAAACCACCAGCCACTGAAACCTGATTTGCTGGAATTTCATATTCAGGCAATCCCACAGAATTTTTCATAGAAATTAAAGTTATTAATTTTGATAAATAATCATCATAATTATTTACTAATGCGTAATAAACATGACTTTTAGATAGGTTCTCAATTTTGTTGGCATTAGGCCATTGACGCATAGCATCTTGATTTATATCCACTGGATTTCCACGAAAATATCCAATATCACACCATCCAAACCATTCACTTCCAAATGGATTTGTTCTCATTGTTTCATAAACAAAATGTATTTTTTCAGCCCAAAGCATATTCAGTTTCCAATCGATACGATCTTTTAATAATGTGTTTTTTTCATGATTTTTTATCCATGAATCTTTATATCGATAGGTATAGAACTCTTCTGGAGGTTTAATAATCATTTTTATGCGAGGGTTATCTAAATATTTTTCAATAAATCGAGAACCTAGTTCATCTGTGTAAACTATCAAATTATATTGATTTACATTTGATAACATATTGTTTATCCAATTTTCGTAAGTGGTTGTATCAAATTTTGCTTTTAAAATATACCATGATGTTGAAAAAGTGATAGTCATTATTTATTATTAACTTGTAAAACTATGTTTATGTATTTTACTAAAAAAAATATAAAAACTCCTTTTATAGATTTCTAAAACATGTTATTATTTTTTTTAATGTTATGTCAATATCTTTATTTGTGTATATTTTTATTTTTTAATTCCATTGTAGGAATATTATTAGAAACTATTTATGAATATAAAATGGATGGATTTCTACACAAAGCTACTATATATAAAACTAATAACAAATCAAAAAGGTTACTAGTTATTATATCTGGTTCTTATAAATTATCATATGACGTTTATATACAAAAATTTATATATGATACAAAAAACAACCCATATTTTCACTCAAAATACGGGCAATATGAGATAATTATTTTTGAAAAACTAGATAAATCTAGCATAACTATTCACAAAGATGTTGCTGAATATATAAAAAGCATAAATAATGAGAACCCAATAGAGGAATTAATACTTTTTGGATTTTCTTCTGGTGGAGTAGTGGCGAGTCATATTATGAATCAATTGTATGAATTTGATTTTAAAAAAAAAATAATTACGTACGACACGCCTTGGCAAGTAATGGATAATGTTCTCAGTTTCAAGGATAATTTTTTATATAGACCTGATGTTTTATTTTTTATGATTGTTCATGAAATCTATTCCAATCATTATAATATTGGCGAAATAAAACAACATTTAATAAAAAGCAATACTGGAGTTAATGGTGCAATAGAACTTGTGGATATGATAAAAAAAATTCACGGGTTCTCGCATGAAGAAATGTATAACATAACAGGATTTAATATATATCAAACGAATGAAACTAAGGTAATAAATATTTGTTGTAAACATGATCCTTTTGTAAATCGCAAAACGCATGAAAATTATGGAATAAAAATTATGGATAAAATACAATTTACAATATATAATATTGAAAAAGAAACTGTTGGTCATTGCACTGACTTATTAACAGAATGCTATTTAAAAGATATATTTGACGCTATCATTATGTAAAAAATATATATTCATACTATATATTTTAGCATAAATGGAATTATATTCAAATGAAAAGATATTTGGATTGCCCGAGTATTTATATTATGGTCAAAATGAAAGAGTAAATGAATTAAATGATAGAATGCAAACTAGACAATTTTCAGACTCACCATTAGAACCCAATTTTACTCCTAGACCCGTCCCAACAAAATATGCACATTTCCCCATTGTGAATCGTAGAAAACCTATGAATGAACCTGTTATACCATATATGGATTATAATATAATTAATTTTAATCCTGGTACACAACGTGCTCCTCCTTCTGGTTATTTTAACAATGTAGATACTGAAACTATTTTAAGAAATCAAACATTTGCTTATCAACATGGCGCTGATCAAAGTGTATACGTACCATCATCAAATAGCGATTTATATAAAGTATCTATTGTTTCTAGACCTAGCGAACAACCTCATCCTGATTTGTTTTTAAAACAACAATTTACTGGTGAACAACATCCTAACCTAGTGGGGAGTAATATTGGTCAGGATCGTTTATTTAATCACACAAGAACTCAATTAAGAAATGGTAACTAAAAAATTGAATACTTTTTTATCAACAATCTTTTGATAAAAAATGACAGACAAGAAGATATTGGAAGAGGGAGTTGTGTATTTCTTCTCTGGAAAGAAGGAATATAGAACATTAAGTAATTTTTGGGAAAGAGATGTAAAAATAGAGGAGCGATTGTATGAAAGTGGAGAACATTGTTTTCATGGTGAAAAATATACACGCATTGGTGAACATTCTAGTGACAATAATAGAAAAAAGGTTTTAATGGAATATGGAAAAACTTTTTTGAAACCATCCAAATATAATACGTCTGCTATTACTAAGAAAATGGGCGGTAAAAAAGGCCTTTTGTTAACCAGTGAAGAATTGGCCTTTTGGGAATCCATTAATTTAGGTGTTCAATTTAATATTTGTAGATGGAAGATGGAAAATTATGAGGATGTAAGGATTGATTTATTGAAAAGTGGAGATAAACTATTGATACATCCAGCTATGAGATGTGGTGATGATAAAGTATCAAACCGAATCTGGGAAGGTAGAGCTATAGTTTTCGATGGAAAAATCAATATCATAGGTGAGAATAGATTGGGCAATACATGGATGAAATTAAGATATACTAATATAATATAATGAATAAAATACCAATACGTTACTTACCAAAAAATCTTTCTAGAAAAGATAAAAAGAAACAACTTAATATGTTAATGCGTTCTCGAAAAATGTATAAAACACAAAAATATTATACTAGAAAGCGTATTTCTTCTTTTAAGAGTAAACCATCCAACCATGTTATTAATGCTCGCAAAACATATAAGGTAGAAAATATAAAACCATCACTACAACTTGCAAAAGCAACAGGATGTTCCATTGAAGCATTACAAAAAATAGTAAAAAAAGGCGAAGGGGCCTATTTTTCTTCTGGATCTAGGCCGAATCAAACTGCCCACTCGTGGGGCTACGCAAGATTAGCTAGTTCGTTAACTGGTGGAAAAGCTGCCGCAGTAGATTTTAAAATAATAGAAGAGGGGTGTAATCATAAGAAACGCGCATATATTTTAGCAAATCGCGCTAGAAAACAATATGGGCACGGACAAGGGAAAACAAGAAAAATAAATATTTAATAAATATATAGGAAATATGGATGTTGAATATTCAAAAGATGTTAAACATTTAATTGATGATATAGAAAAAACATATTATGAAAATATACACATATCAAAAAGGCATGCTAAAAAAGAGGCAATAAATAAAGCGATAGAGTCCGTCAACAATATAATTGTTAAAAAAAGATCTAACGTAAGTGGTGAAAAAAAAAGTAATAAACGATCTACAACTTTCCACAGTATGGCCGCAGAAGACGAAGATGATTCTAAAATGGATTCGGCAAGTAGTGATGAAGAAGGTGGATTTGAAGATTATTTATTCGCAACAAGCAAATTAAATCTACTTAAAAAAGCAATTAAAGAAGAAAAAGATAATAAAATGGCAAAAGGCGACAATAATATAGAAATAGTTGAAATATTAATACAAGCACTAACAAAAGAAAGTAAAAAATTTCATAGACATAAAACAGGTGTGTCAATTGGTAAATTTGGTGGAACTAAAAATAAACGAAAATGTAGAGATAACCGTAAAACCAAACGCCGAAAATAGATGGTTTAGAAAAAATCTGCTGAATTATATAGTCCTTTATTATATAATTCATGTTCAAATATATTTATAATATCTTAAAATCAAAAAACCCAAACCTTTTTTTTATGAAATTAACTATAGTTCTGGGAATCATTTTAGTGCTTTTTATATTATATCGCATTAGTGCCCCGCCAATGAAGTTTGAGGGTTTCCAACAACTAGAACCTTTTTTATTAAAAACGAACCAAGATGGTTATGATGATTTTTATGTAGAATTATACGATGGTATTAATGATACTGATAGTCGCGGTGATAAAGAACTTTCTCAAATCATAAAAACTACCGAACCATCCGCAAAGAATAGTGTATTTTTAGACGTAGGTAGTGGCACAGGTTACGCAGTAAATCAATTGCGTGATGCTGGATATTCAGTGTATGGAATTGATAAATCTAAAGCAATGGTAGATTATGCAGAAACTCTATATCCAGAAAGTGAATATCAATGTGGAGATGCGACAGACAGTATGACTTTTGAAAAAGGAACCTTTACGCATATTATGTGTACGAATTTTACGATATATGAAATAGCAGATAAGAGAACATTCTTTAGTAATTGTTATTTTTGGTCAGTTCCAAACGCTTATTTAATAGTACATTTAGTAGATCGCAATAAATTTAATATTACTAAACCAAAGGGTACTTATAAACCCAGATTCTTTCAAAACACACCAACAAATGGTAGAGAAATAGAAGCCACGGTTGAGTTTATAGATTATACATATTCAGGTTCTTACGAAATCCCAAAAAAAGAAACAGATAGTAAGGTTGTATTTATAGAGAAGTTTACAGATAAACAAACCAATCATATTCGCCAAAATGAAAAAACACTAACTATGGAATCCATAGATGATATAGTAGGTATGGCAACTAGCGCAGGGTACATTGTACATGCAAAAATGAATATGACGAAATGTAATGGCGACGAAAACCAATATTTATACGTTTTTGAGCGATTAATGTAATCGAAAAATATATTAGATTATGATCGAATATATTTTATTAGTAACGTTCTCAATTGTCTTTCTAATTTTTGCATATATAAAACTAAAATACCCGTTTTGGAACAATCAACCTGTATATCATACCTATGACTTTTGGCGAGTATTATATTCAATTCCTTTTTTGATTTACAAATATAGACCCATAAAAACAAAGTTTTGCGATTTTGAGAACATAAAAACTTATTCTTATTTAGACTCTACGAACGAACAAATAGAGAACTTTGTGAATATGTTGCAATGTTATTATTATTCTAGCGAATCTATTATACATAACATACAAAAAGATGATTTATATGCATATTATACTGGTCAAAATGAAGAATCCTATATATCTTTTTATAATGAACCCATATATACAGTTATAAATGGAGATGTTGCACAATCAACTCGAACATTGGGTATAATATCATCTAGATATTCTTCTATGTTGCATCGAATAGGAGCTCAATATAAAGAAACTCCAATATATTTTGTGGACTTTTTATGCATAAATCGAGAACATGATTATAAAAAAATAAGTAGAAAACTATTGCAAACACATGAATATAATCAACGTATAAAATGCCCCATAGTATCGGTATCTTTAATAAAAAAAGAAGCTGATTTGTTTGAGGGAATAGTACCTTTTATAAAATATAACACCTATACTTTTGCATTACGTAATATAAATGTCCCCCCTTTACCAAGAAATGTTGAGCTTGTTGGCATAAATAACGAGAACCTAGATATAGTAGTTGATTTTTTACATGTTCAAAAAACAGTGGATTTTAAATACTTTCCTTGTATGTTTGATGTGTTTATAGTGCCTGATGTTGGAAATTTAATTGCTATGATAAAACAACGCATTATTTTTGTATATTGCTTAAGACAAACCAAAGATGTTCTCGCAATTTACTTTTTAAAGGATACAAAAACACAATTTGAAGCTGCTGATGGCGGAACATTACAGTTGGTTGGAAGCATTTCAAATATACAATCAAATCAAACCTTTTATTTAGGTTTTTTACATAGCTTAAAGAGAACAATAAAATTAAATCCCATGTTTAAAATCCTAGTATTCGAGAACCTTGGGCATAATATGGGATTGTTCTCGAATTGGAGAGATAATCATACACCAATATTTGAGAACCCTGCTGCTTATTATTTTTTTAATTTAATTTATCCAGGTTCTCCAATTTCTAGTGAACGCGCCTTGATTGTTTTTTAGATTTACGATTTTTATTTTTATTTGGATTTCCACCAGCTGATTTTCTTCTACTATGTATGCGACTTATTGCATCATTTAAATCTTTTTTCAAATCTTGTAGTTCTACTAACAAACCACTATTAGGTTCTTTTCCAAGAATTATTTCTAAAAGAACTGCTGCTCTATTTTTAATTGCTGTTGGAAATTGTTGATTAAAATAATCATAAAAAATATACTTTAACTTAGACTGATCTCTTACTAAGTCATTAAATGTTGTTTCTACTTCATTTAATTTATTTTTTAATATTTTTTTTTTACTGATTAACACAGTAAGTGTTAAAAGCTTACCACGACGTATATTATTTCTGGCTGTCCGTATAGTATTTATATTATTGTTATTTTGTAAATTGGGTATAATGTCTGGATCTTCTAGTAAATCTTGGTCGGGGTCTTCAATTTCCTCCATTTCCTCCATTCTTACACTATAATTATAATTTTTTCACGGCACTTTATATAATATGTTAATTTACAAATATGATTCCAAAACCTTTGTTTTTATTCACATACCTAAAAACGGAGGGTCGTTTATTCGAAATAAAATAAAAAAAAATAGAAAAAATGCAATTGTTAGGAATTGGTTTGGCGTTACTAATTCCTATAGATTAGATTTAGCCCATATTCCATACATAAAAAAAGATAAATTCATAAATAATCAAACGCCTTATAATTATTATACTTATACTAGAAATCCTTATCATAGATTAATAAGCGCATTCTATTATAAAAACAAAGATAAAGATAACGATAACGATAAATGCAGTATAAAAGATTTTATAAAAAATGAATTACAATTCTATGATTTTTCTACAGTATATGATAAAAAAATAATTCATTATTATCCACAATGGTTATTTGTATGTGATGAAAATTTTAATATACCGTCACATATTAAAATCTATAAAATAGAAGATTACGAGAACCCAAAAATATATGATTTAAAACAATTTTTAGACAACGAAAGTATTGAACTAATAAATAAAATCTATGAAAAAGATTTTTTATTATTTGGTTATGAAAGTATAATGAAAACTTAGTTTCTCTTTTTAGATTTGCGTGTTTTCCGTTTTCCACCATGTCTTGTAGACTGGGATTTACGTGTACTTCTATTTCTACTTCTTGGCTTTTTTATCGATTGGTTAAAGTTTGATAATATATAGCTGTAGGGCGTTATAATGTAAAAATAGCCCTTATGATAATACCCAGTAACATCTAATGTTTCGCCCACTTCCATATCTTCTATTACTAAATTATAAAACTCATCGTCGTCTTCTTCAAAACTTAGTATTTTTATAACTCCTTTTTTATCGTAGGTCCGTGGGTTTCTTATATCATAAATTCCATTTTTTCTAATAAAATCACGCATATTACTAATATATCAAAAGAAAAAACATAAAAACAAACAAAACAAATTCTTCAATTATTTAAATCTAGCTTTAATATAAATGCCAACACAACATCTAGCGCTAGAACCGCCACAACATAACCAATTGAGCGACCAAACGCGAATGCAAAATTACCTTGATGCGTTAACCCGCACACAATACAATTTTGATCTACAGCAAACATTGTTACACAATCTATTACAAAGAAACATTAATAGTATTTATGATGCATATTTTCGTGAATTAGAAAGCTTGCCCCCACAAACGAATATTAATGCGAATGGAGAATATAGACACCCAGATAATGTTTACGATGAAGATTATAGAATTCGAGCTGCTAACATTTCAACTAGTCTTAGTGATTCCCTAGCAAGTGCAAATTTACAATATTCGACCAATTTAACCGCCCTTGCACTACAATATCACGTTAATCTAGATGAATTTAACGGTCTTCGCGCCGCACATGGCATTACTCAAAATATATTAAACAATTATTATAGACAAGAAATTATTCAAAACCAAAATGGCGGTCGTGGTGGAAAAAGAAAACGAAAGAAGAGTAAAACAAGAAATAGAAAAAAAACTAAAATGAGAAAAACCAACCGACGAATGTTATAAAAATAACACAATGATTTATATTTTTACACTGATAAAAATATAAAAGAAAAAAACATAAAAACAAACAAAACATTTAACGTCGATATTTGCCAGAACGAGCAAACGAATCTACTACAAAAATAATAAAAACACCTAAAAACGTATACAGAATAAATTCTTCAGTAATATGGCTTGTTTTCTCATTCTGTTGAGCTTCTAACATATGAATCATATAATTAATTTTTTCCAATAACTTGCTATCCGTAGTAGATGATGCTCCTATTCCCATATTGGCATAATATGGTGCATTTAATTTTTGTGGAGGTTCGTAACTCTTAGCATAATTACTATAAATTGAACTAGATGAATTGTTAGCACCGTAATTCATTTTATTCATTATATCGCTAGATGCTTTATTTGGTCCAGAATAAGAAGGCATGGGAGGTATATAAATTTTTGGATCCGTATTATCATCCATGTCGCGTTTCACATTTAAAGAAGGGGGTTCTAATGGTTTAAAATCGCCCATTTTTGACTTATCTTTTTCACTGTCACTTGAAGTAATTGTGTTTAATAGTTCATTCACGCGTTCATTTCGATTATTGGCAATTCCTTGTAGATCCGTAATAGACGTGGGTTCATTTTGTTGATAATTTTCACCAGAAGTTACATATTGTTCAGGTTCTCCAATAGATTGAACATATGGTCTAGTTTTAATTGTTTTTCTCATAGTAGGAGTCCTTTTTCTAGCAGAATTATCATCATTTGTCCAAGTAGATGCTGATGAAATTAAAGATGACATTTTAATTTAAAATACTATACTTAAAAAATGAATAGATAATAATTCCATATATTTTTATATAATTTTTTTATTGAAACGATTTGCTAAAAGAAAATAACTAGAATATATATTAGAAGATATGAAACATGTTATTTCACAATTTATTCCAATCATTATATTGTTCTTAGTATTAGCATATTCAAGAAAGGTAGCACAATTTAGTCATTCTATTTTAGGTAAAATCGTCGCAATAAGCATTATTATTTTTTATACATATCAAAATAAATTATTGGGATTATTGGCATGTGCATTGTTTATTTTTTATATTCAAAGCGATTCAGTAGAAAATATGCTAAATATAGAGGACTTGGCTTTGGATTCATCGAATGATGAAGATTTATCAAACGCTGAAGATTTACCAAACACTGAAGATTTACCAAACACTGAAGATTTACCAAACACTGAAGATTTACCAAACACTGAATATTTACCAAACACTGAAGATTCATCAAATAAAAAAAAACAAGCTACTAAAGTAAAAGAAACCATGGAAAATTATAAAAAGAGTATAACCCCAAAAGGTTTCGCACAACATCAATTCCGCGCAGAAAACTGTAAGGGAAATGTTCTCAAGTACAAAGACATGGCAGTACCAAACGATATGGCGCAACACGTATTTCCTGAATTATCTTTTGTGGACGAATTTCCATGCAATCCGTGCAATAAAACATGTAATTTTTCAATTATTGAATCAAAAATAGAAAGTGAAGAAAAGTTAGTAAAACCAATTTTTTCAGCAGACACTATGTAGTTACCAATGTACGATTTGTAATCAAATTACAAATCGTATTAAACCTCTGCATTTTTTTTATTATTTAGTATATGAATAAAACAAAGTATTTGAATATAGATACGCGATATTATGCGACAAGATGCGCATTTACAGAATATTACGTAGAATTACCACAATACATTCGAGATGTAAAATCATTATCTATAGTAAGTGTAGAATTGCCAATAGTAGTATATAATTCAATTGATTTAAGTAATAATCAATGTTATGATATGCGATATTTATATTTAGAAATCATCGAGTATGAATATAATAAACATAACAATTATTTATTTTCATCATCTATGCTATGTTCTCAAATAAGTAAATATATAATAGGAAGGATTGTTCTTGATTATAAAAATTATCCAATAGGTTCCGTATTACCAGCGAATTTATCAAATGGATTATTAATAACAACGTCTAGAATATATAAAAAACCAATAAAATTAGAGAACATGAAAATAAGATTAGTTAATGAATTCGGCATCCCTATATTTTTAGATGGATTTGATTTTTCATTTTGTATTCAATTAGAGTGTGAAGATACAACATAAAAAATATGTTATATATTTATAGAATGCCTGAAAAAAAGAAATCCACATTAACTCAATTATTAAGTTATTTACATAATAATATTCAAGCGATTAACAATAGTAAAATATTCGCAGGATTAATGATAATTACCTTAAATATTGTATCTAAATTTACTACTATTAAATTGGGTAAAACACTAGAAGCATATTTTAAATTTTCATTTAGTAAACAAATATTAATTTTCGCAATTGCGTGGATGGGAACGCGTGACATTTATATTGCGTTGTTTATCACAATATTATTTATAATAGTTACTGAGTATTTATTACACGAAGACAGTGCATTTTTTATAATGACAGAAGAATTCAAAGATTATCATATAGATCTTTTAGATAAAGAGGATTTAAATAAGGACATAGTAACAGAAGAAGATATTCAAAAAGCAAAATTGGTACTGGAAAAAGCTCGTAAACAAAAAAAGGATTTTAACATTGGTATTGATTTACTGGGGTATTCGCTAAAATAAAATTGTTTATATGCCAATAGTATATAAACAATGAATTTTGATATAGAAGCATTAAGTATCGTATTAAATACAAATATACCTGATGCAAAATATAAATCTATAAAATTTACTAGAAAACTACTGTATGATCCATTAGATAAAAAGGACCAGTCAACATTAATCTTGAATGATTATCCATATTTTACACATGACGTAAAATACCCCGATTCTAATTTGTTAAAGCTTTCGTATAAAGAAAGGGTTAATTTTTTTTTTAATTTAGATAGATTTAATGAATTATTAACGCCATACATTAATGATAAATTAGATGGATCAGTAAAAGATGATAAATATTATGAAAAACGTAGTCAAAACATAAAAGACAATATTAACATAATGTTGTTGCTTTTATTTCCAACAAAGTATCCTATGATCAATGAATTATCTGATTCTTTGAATTATGTAATATCGCCTACAAAAAATAAAAAGAAAACCTATGGATTTTTATATAACCCATTTGCAGCTCAATTGTATTCTTATTTAGACATAGGTGGAAAAAAATATACTACAAAAAGTGTAGTTTGGTTAAATGATATTATGAATCATCCTACTTACAATGAATTTTTAAGAGAATACCGAGACTTCTATAATATATCTTCAGAAGAAGAATTCAAAACAGAACAAGCCATTAAAGAAAGACTAGATCAATTAATAATTTATATAAATGCCGCACTAAGCATGATTAATTCTGTAAAAACAACGGACAATCTTTCATTGTATACGAAGAAAATAATATTATATTTAAAAAAAATCTCTGTGAATTTAGGTATTGATGTCATAAAAGATGATGGTTTATTTAAAAATGTTGATGTAGAAAAAGAGTTTTTTAATAAAGTTGATGAATATAAAATGATATTAAAGCGCATAAAAGAAATAAAATCAAATGATCCAGATTTTATTAGTTGGAGTATCATTAATTCTGGCGATAACGCGTCTAGCGAAACAAAAAAGAAGAATGCGGAGATAAAAGAGATAATAAAAAAAATTTTAAATTTAGATTTGGGTAAATATATTGAAAGATATAGCTTATTAAAGTCATTCTCTACTGCCAATTACAAAGAATTAAATTCTGTCTCCAATGATGAAGTAATTAGAAAATTTTATATTGTGTTAAGAAGAATGCGTGGCGTTTATCTTCAAACCTCAAATAAAAAATTACAAAATTTAATAGATTTAGAAGATAAAAAAGATATTCTTATGTTTCATGACCTTATGAAAACCATTTCAAAGTATATGCGAAATGAAAAAGATAGTAAATTAAAACAACCTGAATTATTAGATGTTGGATTAAGTTTTATTAATTTATCAGTAAGTGACAATAGAAAAACTCCGCGTAGAGAAATATATATTATGATAGATTTAATAGAAGGAATTATTGATGATAAAAACTGGCAAAAAATAAATTGTTCATTTTTAAACGAATACTTAGGAAATGAATTTGAAACTTTAGCTAGAAGTTGGAATATATTAGATTTTAATAGCTTTAACAAAGTAAGAACGAATGATTGGCGTATAGATAAAAATAGAATGCTTTATTCTATAGAAAAGGCATTGTTTAATGGCGCCAATGATGCTATAAAAAAAGAAATACCAAACGCCGTTAATTTTAATAAAATGCCAGATATGAAAACAGGTTTGTCTGGCAATAATGAAGTTTCATCAGGTGAGAATATATTTAAATTTAAAAACAATGAAGAAGCCAAGGAAGATGTAAATTTAGATACATTAACCTCTGATTTTTTAGGTGCTGTGTGGGAAAAAGGAAAGACCACAAATTCAAAAAAAACTGGTGATAAAACATTGCCTCAACGAATTGATAGTTTTAATGATAATTCTAAAAGATATAAAGGAGGTGAAAATGAAATAATAGATCAACAGAATCTATTGAAATTTTTAATTAAAATTAACCCAGAGCTTAAAACACTTTTGTTATATAAAGGCAATTCTACTTATGATAAGTTAAAAATATTAAGAGGATTATCTTCTAAAAATACTTATAATTTAGAGTTAATAAACGATAAATTTAGAGAAAAAGATCAAACTCAAGCAGACCAAAATACTCTTTACAAACTCTATTATGATCAAGCATTATATTTATTATTTGATAAAGTATATGATTTAATTGCGCAAAATTTAACAGAAGAGCGTGAATTGAATAATGAACGTAGCGACCAGATTAGCCAATCGGGTGGAAAAATTACGAAAAAAAAATTATATCCTTTAAATAAAACACACAAAATATTCAAATAATCTACTTCTTATAAAATGTTGGCTTTCCATTATTGAATTTCCCCACCTCATCGCCAACATCTTCATTTTCATCTACTGCATAAATAATGCCATGTATTTCATTTGTTGTATAATATGCCTTTCCTGAAATTTGAATTTCAAAAACCTCATCTTCTGCATTTTGAGCAGCTGGTTCATCAACTTCCTCAGCCTCTTCCTCTTCTTCAACCTCAGCCTCTTCCTCTTCTTCAACCTCAGCCTCTTCCTCAGCCTCTTCCTCAGCCTCTTCCTCAGCCTCAGCCTCAGCCTCAGCCTCTTCCTCAGCCTCAGCCTCAGCCTCAGCCTCTTCCTCAGCCTCTTCCTCAGCCTCTTCCTCAGCCTCAGCCTCAGCCTCTTTAATAACTACAGCATCTTCCTGTTCAAACTCTTCAACTTCCTCCGCGTCATCAAGATCATCGATTACGTAAATAACATTTTCTGTAAGTGGCTTTTGCACAAGAACAACCTCATCATCATCAATTAAAGTATCACATTGTGTAGGTTCTTGTTCAGTTTCAATCTTAATATTTACAGGCGCACGGAGATCGATCACAGGCGTCTCAGTATATTGCACAGAGCGGTCATGTTGACAGCGAAACTCGGGCAAAGAACAAATCAAATTCCGCAAAGAACGATTTTCCTTTCTCAACTTCTTATTTTTTCTCAAAAGCTCTTGCACAATGGGCAACCCCAAAAGTGCTTCGTAATTTACTTGCGCAGAATCCATTGTATTTGATATGATAACATAATCATATCAAACTTTTCCAATTTTTTATATTTCAATTCTCTTCCATGTTTCGGGAAATAAATCATTCGTATTTGCTGGATTTGCTGGACCAAACCATTTGTTTGGGTAGCAAACAAGTTTCGATTCTTCTGTATTAAATTGCGCCCCCCACCAACTAAACGAACTATTTGCAATTATATTATCAAAACAACAACTCATCAACAACATTTGTTCCCAATCCACTATTTTATCATCTACTTTCATAAACTCTATTAAAGGATACTCCTTTTGTAAACCCATAATTGTTTTTAAAACTTCATCGTTGTCTTCTTCTTCGCAAAAATATAAAACCCTAAGATTTTCTATATCTTGCCTAGCATTTACTATAAGGTTTAATGCGTTTTTATAATATTGATAAGACATAATTGGATGAACATGTTGGATATTTTTATAATCTCCCAAGCGAAAATGCATACTTATAGTGTGGCAATCTAAAAACAAATGTTCATATTTTGTTCTTATGTCAATTTGTTGTTTATGCAGACCCATTAATGAAAAAAGCAAACCTAGATTGTGTTCAAAATATTTATAACTTTGGAAATAGCCATATAACAAAGTATCTCTTTCAAACGATGGAATCTCTTTATATTGAAACCCGTTTTCTCTATACATTTGAAACGAAAATAACGTATCGTTTGTAATTCTATGAAGACTATTTCTACTCGTCAAAACATCAAAATTCTTTAAAAAGTTCTCCCAATAAGTATTTCTAGTTCTACCCGTGTTTAATGTTTCGGTATAAGGAAATATTATTTTACAATTGTGTGTTAAACTATAAGAAAGAGATGTAAATATTTGAAATAACTGGTTTCCTAGACCGCCCATTAAATAACAAGACAATGTACTCATATTCAATTTTATTATATACACCAATGATTTTTTATACCCTTTCATTTATTGATTTGAATTCTGTTGTTTAGAATCAATTTCATTTTCAAAATCGTCTAAAAAATGACTTTTTCGGTTATAATTAAAAACCTCTACCTCGTTATTTTTATAATCGCCAAAGTTTTCTACACTATACATATCATCATTTAAATCTGAATTATATTTTTTATTGTATTTTTGAGACACATCATTCATTATTCTATTTAGATAAAAAGCGCTTTTTGGTTCTTTTACATTTGTATAATCGTATACAAATAACTTTTTAACATTTAGTTTATAACTTTTTGGCCCATTGCTTCTATATTCGCCGTCTAAATACCAAAGTCGTTGGTTGTATGACACTTGGTATAATCGTTTTTTATTAATACAACAACAAAAAAATGTTCTAATAAAACAATATATTGCATCTGCCATAAAGTCAGAATTGTCATAGTTTTGTTTTGTTTCGAATTCATCTATTTTGTCTTGTAATACTTGATAACAGCCCAAACGATTCATTACATGATCATTAGACATTATTGGCATAAAATATATCCTATCAAATTCAGCTCCAAACTTTTCATATTCTTTGGCACTTTTAAAACTAACTTCGGCCTTTTCTTTCAATTTAAAAAATGTATTAATTGTTGACAATATAAAGGAAATAAACAGTATATAAAATAATTGCGAATTTGATAAAAATGTACTACTTGAACCTGTTTGTCCAGCAGATAATGCTGTAAATAAAGTAATTGTAAAATTAATAGGCGTAGTTAAATAATTCCAAAAAGCTGCTGTTGTATATTTTTTTAATTTATTAGTACCTATGCGGGCGTTTAAATTCTCTTGCATTGTTAACATTATAGCCCACATTGGTGACAAATTATCTATTTTTGTATAATTAATCATAACGCCAGAGTAATCTATTTTTTTCTTAAGATCATCACTAGATGCTTCTGTTTTAGAATCATTATTATCGGCCTTAATTGGTGGCGGCAATCTAAAAGAATTTATTCTTGGTATATTTATAACATTTTCAAGTGTGGATGTCGCGTTTATATTACCATAACTTCGAAGCGAATTGGTTCGCGGGCGCGTTTCAATGATATCACCATCTTGAGTAGCATTATTAATTTCAATCGAAATGTGATTATCCATCATTATTTTATTATAATAATATACATATAATAAAATACAAACTAAAACCCAAAATTATCTTTCATAATTTCTGTTTTTGTAGGACCCTTTTGTTTTTCGCTTTGACGTTTTACTTTATAAAATCCACCTTGATTTGAAGATTGTTTTGAAATTCCACTACTCATTAAATCTTCATTGTCTTCATGTAATTCTGGTAAAATCCGCGTCATTGGTTTTTCTATCACTAACAACATATGTTCCGTCTTTAAAAGTTTTCTATATTCTTGTATAGAAAGATTACCATAAAATTTATCTAATAAATAATGTGGATCAGGGGCAGGTTTTATATTTTTCTTATAATCATAAATTTTACTATAAATTTGATTCAACAAATGATACCTTTCAAACTTAGTAGAATCGTCTATATTTTCTTTCATTAAATATGCCGCAGCACATTCAGGTCTACAAAACGATCCATATCCACATAATTTTCCGTCCATTTCATATTTTGGTATGTAACACGTTTGATTGTCAAAATCACACGTACACCAAAAACAAGCAGATTTTTTATCAGGATTTGTGCTTTTATATAACTGCAACTTTAATTTTTTTAATTTTTGATTTACGTCTTTTATATTAATATTTTCATCTGTATAATCTTTATATTCTATCTTTATATTACAAGACTCGCAAAAATTTGATTTATTTTCATCGGGCTCATCGCAATTTTGCACAATAACCGTGTCTTTATTAAATTCTGTATAAGCAAATTTTTTTGAATTATCAATTTCAATGGCATCCACAGAATTATAATTAAAAAAAGAAGTCTCGTTGTTTGAATTATATGTCATAATGCCTGGTGGAACTTCTGGATTATATTTTAGTGGATCGCTCATAAATTGTATCTGTTTGTTATGTTCTGTTAATTCACTCATTGAACATTTCAAATGCAAAATTACATTTGCAATAGGTGTCGTTGAATTAACAGGTTCGTTTTTTTTTGATATAAGTTTTCCACCCTTTGGTTTTCTGCCACGTTTTTTTGCAACAGGTTCAGCAAAAGGTTCTTCTATTACAGCAGTAATATTTTCTACTACTTCTTTTACAACATCAACCTTCTTTTTTCTACCACGTTTTTTTTTCACTTCTGGAATGTTATTATTATCCATGAATTATTGTAAAGAGTATACGTTCATTTTTATATTGTTTCTAAAAACGTTTTTTGCAAGATTTTTAATTAAATATTACATTTTAAATAACATAAGCGGCATAATGGTTTATAATTTGAAGATCCAATAATAATTTGTTCCTTTTCTTGTGAAATTCTATGTGAAAATGGCGCAGAATTACCACAATCAATGCATTTTGCGGATAATTTTTGAACTTCGTCACACATAGGAATCAATAGCGACAATTGTCCAAAAGATCTTCGCTTAAAATCACCATCTAATCCACATACATAGACAGTTTTTCCATAAAGTTCTACTAATTCTACAACTACTTCATAAAGATCAGGAAAGAATTGTCCCTCGTTAATCAAAATTACATCTGTCGAATGATAATCCATTGCTGCTTCGCCAGAAAATATATCTCTTAATCTGTGCGCAAACACACATGGAATCATTTTGTTATTATGTGATGACAACATCGTCTTGCTATATCTAGTGTCACCTGAGAAATTTACAACATATACATTTTTTTTCATGGAATTATACTTTTCATAGACATCAATAAGCAAAGTAGTCTTTCCAGAGAACATGGGCCCAATGATTATATTCAAATAACCCGAAGAATTCATTGTGTTTTTTTTAGATGAATCAAAATTTTTCATATTTATTCAATTTTCCAAAAAATACATAAATACAAAATACCATACTTTCGTATGTCATCTTCAAATCAAAATATTCCATGGGTAGAAAAATATCGTCCTACTCAATTTGACGATATTGTTCTTGACACAATAAATAGAAAAATGTTTAAAAATATATTAGAAAAAAACTATTTTCCAAATTTGTTATTCTATGGTCCACCAGGCACTGGTAAAACTACAACTATTATTAACATTATTAATGAATACAAAAAAAAACATAACTATAATAACACAGGTTCTGTTATACATTTAAATGCTTCCGATGAACGAGGCATTGACATTATTCGTAATCAAATTTATCAATTTGTGAAATCAAAGAGTTTTTTTGAATCTAGTATGAAATTTGTTATTTTAGATGAGGTAGATTATATGACAAAAAATGCACAACAAGCTTTAAAATATTTACTACAATTATCATGTTATAATGTTCGATATTGTTTAATATGTAATTATATAAGCAAAATAGATGAATCTTTAAAAAATGAATTCGTTTGTATTCGGTTTAATCAATTGCCAAAAAACGATATTTACAAATTTATTAAGCAAATCGCTAACAATGAAAAGCTAGATATAAAAGATTCTGTTATCGATACTATACAACAACAATATAATTCCGATATTCGTAGTATGATTAATTTTATGCAATTAAATCAAAATATAATAAAATGGGAACATAATATAATAAATAATTCTATTTGGGAAAATCTAACAGAGTTATTCTTTACACAATCGGCAAATGATATTATTTCTTTTTTGCACACATTAAGTATACAATATAATGTTGATAAAAAAAATATTATTAAACATTATTTCAATTATATTATTCGAAACAAAACGGAATTAATTTCACCTGATTTATTAGAAATTATGGAAATCGTTATGCATTCTAACGATTCCAATATAGAACACGTAATCTTATATTTTGCACAAACCTTTTGTCATCTTTTCAAAAATAAGAAAAATTGAATGAATATAAAGACGGCAATCTATATATAAAAATATAACGTTATGTATGATTCTGTTGACTTAGAATGGAGCCAATTTATAATGAGCGAGTCTATAATCGAACGATCTGGCCAAATTCCACAAAAGAGTGGATCCATTGAAAATTCTGTTAAAAAAGAAATGCCTATATGTGATGAACTTTATATATCTACAAAAACAAAGGTCTTGTTCTTAAATCAAGAAATCGATATTTATGGAATATTTTGGAAGATTCCTATCATTGAATATTGGCAACCCAAGGAAGGAATACTTAAAAAACAAATGAAAATTGTTTCCAAAACGCCCGAAGAATATGAAGAATATAGAAAGAAACTTGACGGAATAGCGCATTACCGTGAACATATTATAAAACAAATTGATAATCCTAGTGCGAGACGTATTAAATTTAAAGATGAGAGAAAAATTACGATCGGTTTATCAAAAAAGGATATTATGAATTGTCGCGGAAAAGCCAAAAATGCCTTTTATAATTGTTTTGCTATTATTTTGAGATTTAAATATGAAGGTGCGTTTCGAGAAATTCACGTTAAGGTCTTTAATACTGGTAAGATGGAAATACCTGGAATATTAAATTCCAATTTACTGGATATTGTGAAAAAAATGATTCTAGAGACAATCCAACCCAATGTCGACAATCCTCTTGATTTTATAGATACTGATGCAGAAGAAAATGTTCTTATTAATTCTAATTTTAATTGTGGATATCATATTAACCGTGATAAATTGCACACTATTTTAAGAAGTGAAAAATATAGAATTGAAAGTGCTTATGATCCGTGCAGTTACCCTGGTGTAAAATGCAAATATTATTTTAATAATGAATATGGGTTTGATGAAAGTAAACAAAAAGGTCAAATTTCACCTGAGGATAGATCGATGAAAATGAGCGAACTGGGAGTAAATAAAAAATATAGTGAAATATCTTTTATGATCTTTCGCACAGGAAGTGGTCTTATTGTTGGGAATTGTACAGAACGCATTTTAAAATTTGTATTCGAATTCATTAAGCGCACATTAAGTGCAGAATATAAAGAAATATGTGTAGAGAATGAGGAGCCAGTTGTTAAAAATAAAAAGACAAAGCTTAGAAAAAAGTCAATTCAAATTACTAATAATTATTTCACAGACACTATATCCCCATCGTAATATGTATTCGGCAATTAATTATTGCGTCATTCACATATTTTATACACCCTTGAATATTTAACCACGAAATCCCTTTTTATGACCCTTGGGAGTAATTTGCTGTTGGCTTTTTGCGCCCGTTCGTCAGGGTTTTATCCTTTTTTTATGTCCAAACTCCTGTTGATTTTTTTCAATATTATTATCATTATGTGAATAATTTTTGTTATGTTTATTATTTTGATTTATTGTTTCACCATCATCTAAAAAATCTTCTAACGTGGCTTTACGAAAAAAAGTATTTTCTTGCATTATAATTATTGTAATGCTATTTTTCTATATCCAAATTAACAACATTTTAGTTTTCCAAATAAACATCACTTAATATGTAGCATATTCTTCCATGCCTTTATTCTTTGAAGTGCTTGTGAATGTAAAACCAACGACGTTCGCTTTGCGTAATCGGTTGTAAACAAATTATCTTCATTGTGTCGCAAAACTCTAACATCAAACAAATCGCTCGCGCTATGAAAAGATGTTACTAGATCTGGATCAATGTTTTTCATATTATAAATCATACATCTATCGAAATCGTACGCTGCCAATAGATCTGCTTCTCTCACAATGTTATATGCGGTTTGAAAAGGCCCCATACAAGGAAATCCATTCGCCTTTACTTTAGAATATGACATTGTGGAAATAATGAATTTCACCATAGTAATGTCATTTGGGTGCAATTCATTATCTAGCAACTTATCGATAGCGAGAATTCCTTCCTTTTCATCCATATATTTTTTATCACACATATCATGAATTACTGCCGATGTATAAATAATGAGCTCATGATCTTCAATATAAGGCTTAAGTCGAACCTCTTCTTGGTAAATAGAATGTGCAAAATGTAAAACTTCCATGCTATGACTCAGCCCATGAGATTCGTCTATCGAATGCTTTGATGAAGTAAATATTACGAATTGCAAAAGTTTATTGAACAGTGACATTTTTTATAATCACGTAAAAAATTATGTGATTATCAATTTTTTGATTTATTTGTTCCAAATAAATAATCGGCGCCTGGATAAACTATATTAAAATTAAAGGCGCAATTCTTATGATGTATTTTATGATTGTTTACTACCCAATCCGCATACACATTGCTTGTGTTTTGTAAATATTTATAGGCAAGACCTTTTGGATAGTTACATATTTTGCTTCCATCCATTTTATGAATATATGGATGATATGTATTCCAAACTAATATATTTATCCCTAACAATGAAGCACTTGTAATAATTATTGTTAACGTGGAAATATAAGGCGAAAATACAATATATAAAAACCCAGAATTTATACTTGTTAATGTTATTATTTGTAAAACATCACGAACAGAAGATACGTCTACACATATATATTCATCTCGATCACTTGATAAATCAGTTTTCGTTTTTTTATGATGATTCATATGATTATTATGCAATTCTGGTATTATATTTGTATGCATCAAATATTTATGAATGATCCACTCTTCGATTGTTGCGATAAAATAGGCTATTGGAAAAAATAAAAAAAACATTATAATAAATAGTATATAATGTTTTTATATAGGTGAATAGACCCATTTTAAAAAATCTTTCATATTTCCTGACCGAAATTTTTCTATACACAAAGTTTCCTCTATATAAAACTTTATAAAACCACTTTCTATATCAGGTACCGATTTTATTTTTTTGTTTATATATTCTTTTAATAATAATTCATATTCATTAAAATCCATACTTATTTTATGCTGCATAATTTCTAAATAACTGTATATATGCTGTGCTACATCTAGTTTCTTAAAAAAATTAAATAAATATGTGTTGCATATCCTATACCTATGTGCAAAATTTATTTTTTCATTTTCCCAATAAAATAATGCGTTTGTTAATTTAAACAATTGTTTTAATATATTTTTTAATTCTTCATCTTGAATTATAATTGGATCATTATTTATTGTCAACATGTTTAAGGACTGACTCGTTTCGTCATCTGACAAATCAAATATAGTTTTTTTATAAGAAAATAAAACGGCATCCATATTGTTTAAATCATTCGCAATAGCCAGATCTTTAATTTGTTCAACATATTCTAAATAATAATAGTATGATCGTTGTGAATAGAATTTTGCCTTTTCAATACTTTTTGTTTTCATTATTGTATATTCAAAAACGCGATTTATGGTGTTTATTCCAATACATAACGTATCAGTGAAAAAATCACTATTTTTAGATATAATTTCAAAGAAATCTTTCAAAATTAATAAATAACTATCCGTAATAGATTTTATTTTTTCATTCATAGAATTCATATATTAGAAACATATTATTCCATTCGTTTAAAATTGTATATCCAGCACATTTAGGAATTTTAAATAATCATTTTCGTTTGAATGATATAAAGTAAAATCTAAGATATATTTTATAATTAGTTCATAGAACATGGCCGAAATTGCTCAACCTACAAACTCAAATGCTGGATACCGTTTACCAGAAAATAACACACTCCAACATGCTGCTAAATTGTCTATTGTTGAAGATAAACCAATTATGATGGATTATTGGACAAACTCGTTAGATAAGTCTGTCCTTATTGGCGTAAAGGATAATCAAGAAAAATTGCTTGTTAAAAGTGAAGATGAATACACCAGTCCTATTTCTAAGATTTATAAAGTAGGAAAGGAATATATTATTATTACTGAGAATTCTATCTATTTGGTAGATGTTGAAATTCCTACGAAGCGCATTAGTGCTTAAAGCAGTCGTGCTTAAAGCAGTCGTGCTTAAAGCAGTCGTGCTTAATTCATGAATAAAATTGTAGTTTATACAATTTTATTATCATCTTTCTACAAATTTATTCATATACACACATTAGGCAACAATTCAAGATACTCGCGGTCTTCTTTGACAAGTTTTAGGTAGTCACAATGCGAAACAACAAGGTGCAGTTTTTTGCCCTGTATCGTCAACTCATACTTATAATAATTGCCCAACTCACGCTTCACAAAATAAAAGTCGTCGCGGCTCAGGTTGCCGAACCTTACAATCATGCGTCCTCCCTTAATGTATTTACTACTATTATTATAGGACTCGCAGTCCGCGAAGTCATAGTAGTCGCACTTGGTGCCGTCCTTTTCTCCAAGATATAAAACATTATGCAATTCTGGACCTTTTCCAGTAAACATGGCACGAGTAATACCTGCCTTCTTATATAGTTCCTCAATTGTGATGGGGTCTGGAACAGGAACCCATGCTGTAGTTTTGATTGTGTCTCCCATTTTGGTTGGTCGTTGATGTGTTATTTGCGATTATATTGTTTATGATAAAAAGGTTTCAATTTTTTGGGTCCGCAAAGAAAAAAAGTATTTATTGTAACTCCATTATCGCGTCAATTCACGAAATATTTATTTTTATTTTTTATATAGACACCTTCGGCAAAGTTTCAATATAATCACGGTCGTCGGGGAAAAGGCGTAGGTAGTCATAAAGCGAAAGAATAAAAGGTTGTTTTATACCCCGAATCGTAATCTCGTATTTAAAATAATGGTCCGATTCATGTTTGACAAAACGTAAATCGTCCCGCGTGACGCTGCCGAATTTTACAATAACGCGTTCGCCCTTACTATATATAGCACCCTTATCATATGGCTCGCAGTCCGCGCAGTCATAGTACTGGTACTCGTCTTTGTCTTTTTCTCCAAGGCATAAAACATTACTCAATCCTGAATATTTCCCGGTAAACATGGTCCGAGTAAAACCTTCCTTCTTATATAGTTCCTCAATTGTGACCCAGGTAGGACGAGGGAACCATTTATTTGTGTATGCCATTTTAGTTGATTGTTGATGTGTGATTTACGATTAGATTGTTTACAAAAAAAGGATTCAATTTTTTATGTCCGTTTATCTACGAAAAACGCGTTTTGTTTTTCTATTTATATTTATATTTTTATTTTTTAATTTATATTTATCTTGTATTGTTTTATGTTTAAATCTATCGTATTTAACTCTTGTTTTTTTACTACATTTTAATTCATCGTCGTCGTTTGTTATTTTATCAAATACTTTTTTTGCGTTTTCTATATTGTCGTCATTTAGAGCAACGGTTACCATAAGATTGTCATGTTTTTCTGCATATTTTCTAAATTCCTCATATGTAGAAAATTCTATCTTACCACCTGCATCTTCTGCATTAAAATATTTTACCATTAGGTATGCAGAAATTGGATTAGCTGCTTCTGACCTTATATACGCAGCGTCTGGGTGTATATTTTTACCTATAATAATAATTACGGCTCTCAATAGTTTATTTAATTTATTACCATTATGTCGTCGTTTTGTACGAGAAAAAATCTCAATCGCACCATTGTAATAGTCTATAATTATTGAAGATACGCATATATTATTTCTAAATATACACATAACCATGGTTTTGGGATACAATGTATGATGCGCAGTTACTTCTGCGTTTTTATCCATTCGGTAAAAATAATTAATATCGATTTTATAATCGCATTTTTGTTTTTTATTAAATTCTGCAAGTTGTTTATTTATTTTATTGAGTGCGTTTTTTGCATCAGCTAGGTCAATTTCTTCTTCTTCTGGGACATTCATGTTATTTTTATATTATAAAGAGTTATAAAATAAAAAATTATGTAAGTGTAAAAAAAACAGACTATGAGTAAAAGATTTTTTTATTATTTTTTATTCTGTATATAACATATTTGCACTGGTTATTTCTATATATTTGGAAGGTCTCTGGCAATCAATCTCACATAAATATATTTTTTCTGCACTTGACTTGTATAAAGAATAACTACTATATCCATCACCACCGAATATATTGTAACTAGGTACCCGCGTAGCCCGCATTTTATTATATACCTCTTTTCCATCTATTAAATCAGCAATAGATATATAAAATTCTCCAACAGTTCTTGTGGGGTTTGTTTTATTGATAAACTCGTCCAGTTTTGCACTAATAACTTCTATATTCGACATTTTGCTCAAGTTCTTTACAGTTATTGAAATTAAAAGTGAAACAATTTTTTAGAAATTCAAACTAGTATCTAAAATCCAACGCCTCTCTTTCGTGTTCAAAAAGCCCGTCCATAAATAATTTGTTAAAGTACAGAGGATTTCCGTCCTTTCTGGTCCATTCATACCATTGTTCTTTCGACACAGTAAGAAACTTTGTCTTCTTTTCATAAATTAGACCATTTACTTTTATAGCAACTAACAAAATAGTTCCACTGGGAATGTCCGTTTGCATAAGGTCAAATTCTGGATTATAAAGAACCTTGCAACATGATGCGCTAAAACTTTCCTTTTTTCCATTGGAACAAGACTCACAATTTAAATATTTTGCAACTGGTCCTACGTACGTGACCAATGGATTTTGGCTTTTGATGATGTGATATATTCTTGCGTAATTAGCTGACATTGGTTTGTCCATCAAGACTACCGTATGTTCGGTACCAACATTGAACCTTTTTTCTTTTGGTGCCTCCTTCAGCTTGCCCATTACTTGCCATACTCTTTCCATCATCTTGATAAGTTTTGGTTTTCGTTTTAGTTTTCGTTTTTTACTTATCAAAGTTTTCTGGAAATAGGATTCAATTTTTCGCTATTTTTTATTTTTACGTGATTTTTTTGATTTGTTTCTTTTTGATTTGTTTCTTTTTGATTTATTTCTTTTTTTATTAATTCCACCGCTTTGGCTAGCTGTTTGTGAGTAACCATTAGCTCTCAAAAGTTCTGCAACAGATGGATCTACTTCTATACCTTGTTTGCCTAGCAAGAGACGGGCTATTGCGAGGTACCCTCGCGTGTTAGTGGTGTACCAGTTTCTAAACGCCAAAAAGAGTGGTGAATTTCCATCACTGTCTCTAGCGTTGACATTTATATCTTGTCTTTCTAAGAGGGCTTGAACAGTCTCGGTTCGTCCAAATATAACCGCTATAATGAGGGGTGTATCCCCTTCTCCGTTGGCGGCGTTGACATCTATACGTGGGTCAGCTAGAATATCTGTAAGAACATCAATTGGAGCAGCGGGTCCTCTGCGGACAGCTCGCATGACAATTGAATTTCCAGCATTGTCCCTAGCGTTGACGTTTGTATCTTGTCTTTCTAGTAGGGCTTGGATAGTCTCTCTGCGCCCTCTTCCAACTGCCCAAAAGAGTGCCGTATTCCCATTATCGTCCCTAGAGTTTACATCTATACCTGGTACAGCTAGTAAGGCTTGGACAATCTCTTGTTGAAATGTTCTCCGGTTTCCAATGATCGCACAATCAAGTGCTGTGTACCCACCGTCGGCTCTGGCGTTTATATTAATACCAGGACTTGCTAAAATACCTCTTACTTGTGGAAGGTCTTGCATTTTGCATGCTGTAATAAGTTGAGTATCTCTATTGGTATATGACTCATCGGAATCAGTGGAAAGATCGGAAAAATAGGGATTATCTTCCATATACAATAATGTGATACAATATTTATACAATTACACTATTGTTTTGTTGTATGCACGCGTAATAAAAAAATACAAATATACAAATTTTTATTTTTTACACATCAATCTATGCATCTTCTATGCCGTAGAAGTTAAGAACATTTGGATCGTCTTCCGCAACCTTTCCATTCACAACATCAAAGGCAAAATCGAGTTCTCTCGCACATTCAAGAAACTTGGCTAGGCGTTCAACCTTGTTTTCGTTTGACTCATGGCCAATTCCATCATCGCACGGCTCATCGTCACATGACTCGTGGCTCATTCCATCACCCCTTTCCCCATTATAATCATACTTTGCACAGTTCAAACAGTATCCAATAAACACACCTTCTACTTCAACACAATTACAGCACTGTTCTGGCCCAGTCCCTTCCTTATGACTAAGCGCCCATTCTTTTGGGAAACTATTAGCGTACTTGTATGGTCCAATCATATAGTAGTCGCCACAATCAACCACTGGTTCCTCCCATTCATCTTCAAAATCTCCATTGTCACACCGAATCTCGTAAACAGTGGGTGCAGAACGGAAATCGTAGCTAGACATCTTCGTCTTGGTCTTTTATGTCGTAAACTAAATCCGCAAAAGTTTTCCAATTTTTTAGCATCGTAGTATTACCTTGAATAAGCAGCAGCCGCCGCCAAACTCCGCGATGCTAAGCGTTGTCGATGTAAATCATCCTGAGGGGTAACCCACTGTACTTTCAGTTGTTGTAGTGGCTGTGGTTGTAGGTTAATTGTAACACCAAGATTGCGGGTGTGTGGATTTTGTATGGAATAGTTTTGTATTTTGTCAATACCAGATTGAGTAAGACGTAATAAATACTCCCCGCCCACTTGATAAACGGTAGCGTCAGCTGACATTTTGATTTATTGATTTGTGACAATTATACATGACCAAAAAGTTTTCCAATTTTTCAGCGCAAATCGCCATATTATTATTATAATAATACGACAAACAGAAAAATTGAAACCTTTTCAGCAATTTATTAATTAGCACAAACCAAATCAAGACAATGTCTAAGACCATTTCATGCCATGCATGCTCGGCATCCGTAACGCAAGTTTATGAAAAAAGCATTTCTGGCTATATATATGAGTATTGTAGTCCTGCGTGCGTAGAAAAGGATTTCACTAAGTGTTCCGCATGCGGGGAGACGGAAATATCAAAAAAAGATTGCGCCACTAAAGACTTTGATTGTTGTCAGCAATACCTTGGTGGTAATTTGCAGCATTATTGCAGTGGTAGGTGCGAAGGTGAAGATACGACAGATTTCATTCGGTCATTCAACAGACCCATAAAAAAATAAATGAAATCCATATAAAAATTAAAATCTGTATAAAAATATCTATGGTAATTGGCGAGACTGAATATAATATAAACCAAGAATATTACATAGCTGGTGATATTGGTGAAAACCCAATGAATTATCCACGATTATCCAGTTTTGGAGGCGCGTTTATTGGCAGCAAAACAGGATTGTCTTCAAAGTATCCAGGAAATCATTTTGATTTTAAATTAGTTCAATATAATAATATTGATAGCGCATTAGCAAGTATTTATAGACTAATAATAACCAGGGTTTAACAAAAGGAATTTTTTCTGTCTTCGTTCATAAACATTGGGGTTTATAAAATATTCGATAAGGTTTCTATTTGTTCTGGTGTCATCTTGTCTGGGAATTCAATTTTAAATTCTATGATTAAATTTCCCACTGAACCTTCTCTTGACATTCCCAAGGACGGAACTACTTTCTTATAATTTGGTTTTATAACAGTAGGATTATTTGTATTGTTTATACTCATGCGTTTACCGTTCAGGTGACTAATTTCAAAAGAAAATCCACATAATGCCTCTTTTAATGTTATATTTTTAGTTACTACCAAATCCAAACCTTGTCTTACAAATTCTGTTGTGTTTGCAACCTGAATAGTAATTTTTATTTCGCCATAATTACCATTTATAGCATTTCCTTTTCCATGCAATGTTACTACTTCTTCATCGTTTACTCCAGGTGGTATATTAATAAATATATTTTCATTTTCACTTATTCTCACATTGTTATTTACAACATATCTTTCTATTTCAATTGGAACAGAACAACCATTATAACATTGGTCCATGTTTATTTTAATCGTTCTAGTAATAGGTTCTGCTTTTTGAACAGAATGAAACATTTGTGTACGTATATTTATTCCTGGTCCTCCGCCATGGAATACCCGAATTTCTGGCATACCATGTCCGCCACCAGGAAAGCCGAAGGGATTTCCACCGCCACCAGGAAATCCCCCACCAAACATCATATTAAATATATTATTAATATCATTAAATTCATCTGTACTATTCATACGTGTAAACGGATTCCCACTACCATATTTTAGTTCATTATCATATTCCATTCTTTTACCAGAATCACTAAGGGTTTCGTATGCTTGGTTTATTTCACGAATCTTTATAACCGCATCTTCGCTTTGATTTCTATCGGGATGATATTTCAACGATAATGTGCGATATGCCTTTTTAATAGCATTTTCATCTGCGTCATTAGAAACGCCCAATACTTGATAAAAATTTGCTTGTGACATTTTATAAATAATATATAAAAGGGTTTATATATTCTTTTTCAATAATTTATATTTTTTACATCCAAAGGCATAAATATAAAATATTAAATAAAACAATGGATAACACTTTTATTTCAAAATATAAACCGTATTTAATCGACGATTTTTGCATAGATGATGTTTTAAAAAATGTAATAAAAAATCTACTAGAGATTGATTGTTTAAATTTACTATTTATAGGAAATTCTAATTCTGGCAAAACCGCATTAATTACGGCTTTAATCCGTGAATACTATGAATTAGACCGATTTTCATCTTTCCCTGAAAATAATATACTATTTATTAATAATTTAAAGGAACAAGGTATACAGTATTTTCGCAATGATATGAAAACGTTTTGTCAATCACACACATCTATTCATGGTAAAAAAAAAATGGTTATTATAGACGACATCGACAATATCAATGAACAAAGCCAACAAGTTTTCCGCAATTACATTGATAAATATAAAAAAAATATTCACTTTATTTCATGTTGTTCAAATATACAAAAAGTAATCGAAAGTATACAATCGCGTATGCATATATTACAAATTAGTCCACCATCTAAAGATCAAATGCGAAATGTTATGGAAAATATTATTAAAAATGAAAATTTGGAAATAGACGAAGAATCTAAACAATATTTACTACTTATTTCAAAATTGTCCCCGCGAATAATTATGAATTATTTAGAAAAGATTTATTTATTAAACGAACCTATAACTATTGATAAATGTAAAAAAATATGTTCTTCTATATCGTTTCATCATTTTGAAGAATATATTATAAAACTGAATGAAAATAAACTTAATGAAGCAATAGATATATTGTATACTATTTACGATTATGGTTACTCCGTAATTGATATCCTCGATTTCTTGTTTTCATTTGTAAAAATAACCAATCTACTAGACGAAAATACAAAATTTAAAATAATACCCTATCTTTGTAAATATATTACAATCTTTAATAATTTACACGAAGACGTAATAGAACTTGCATTCTTTACAAATAATATTAGTAAATTAGTATCTGGGTAAACATGCTAGCCATTGCAACTTAGTAAATTGCGTTATTTAAGTTTAGATATAATATTTTTAGTATTTTAAAATGCGACATAAATATAAATAGACTATATACATGGTTAGTCAACTCTTTAAAAAAAATATACCAATTGAATTGTTATTTTCGCTACTAGATAAAATATGTATAAAAACTGATAAATATTATTTGATCGATCTTAATGCTTATAAAAAGCTAGTGTTTTATAACTATCATCCTGATTTTTGCAAGTCAATTATTGATTATTATTTTACAGGAAAACAATTTTATATAGAACGAAAATTGACATATAATTCGTTTACTAATATTATTCGGCAAATATGTAAACATTCTAATGTTATGTATACTTCACAAATAAAATACAACGAATCAAAGTATAATATTGACTATTTAATATTTTTTTGATGTAAACAATATCTGTAAAGATATTATACATGTTTAATTCAAAAAATATCGGCTCTTATGTAATTACTATAGGTATCGTTTTAGTAGTAAGTTATTTTGCAAATACTTTTAAAAAACCATTTGAATCCAATGAAGATGAGTATGATATGATACGTAAATATTTATTAAATGATTCTCCTCTTTATGGTTTTAATCGTCCTAAGCTTTGGATTCATACCAAATATGAAATTAATTCTAGAAAATGGAAGGATTTCTATTCTAGAAACACTACCGATTTAAATCAACCCTATATTCATCTAACCATTAAAACTATTATTAATCATTGTGGAAACGATTTCAATATTTGTTTAATTGATGACGATTCATTTAGTAAATTAATACCTTCTTGGGATGTAGATTTAAAAAATATAGCTGAACCCATGAAAACGCACTTTCGCGAATTAGGATTAGCACAATTGATCTATTTTTATGGAGGAATGATTGTACCCAATTCTTTTGTTTGTTTAAAAAACTTGAAAGGTCTTTACGATGAATGTCAATCCAAACCATTTGTTAGCGAATCCATCAATCGCACTTTAAATTTAGCCAAACAAAAACATAAAATGCTTTTTGTTCCTGATTTATATTTTATGGGTGCTATTAAAAACGATCCCACTATTTTAGAATTTGTAGAATTTTTAAAACAACGCAACAAAAACCCTCATTTTTCAGTAGAAACAGACTTTATAGGAGATTCTACACAATGGCTTATTGAAAATATAAACTCTGGAAAAATACATTTAATTGGTGGAGAACAAATTGGGATTAAAACGCAAGACCGAAAAACTATATTACTAGAAAATTTAATGGAAGAGGACTTTTTAAATTTATCTACTGAATCATACGGATTATATATACCCGCAGACGAAATTTTAACTCGAACCAAATTCCAATGGTTCGCTGTTTTGCCAAGTGAACAAATATTAAACTCAAATATGATTGTCTCCAAATATTTAATGTCTGCTGTTGTAAATTCCACCAATGAATATTACAAAAAAAATGAAATGCGTAGTGTAGTTGCTATTTAAAATATATTAAAAAAATAATATAAACAGCCATTGTCTTGATTATATTATTATGGAAAACGAATTTGTAAATTATGATTATGTCGAAGCGCAAACCGATGTTGTTCTAAAAAATAGAGAAGATGTGGAGTATGTAATAAATACTATTTATAAAAAATACGAAGACAATCCGTATATGTTATCAAAAACTCATAACTATATTTGCAATTTACTACCCAATATTTTAAATAATATTGAAAAAACACACATAGAACGTGTAAATCGAATGGAGGAACTTTCCAACGAACAAGATGAATTTATCCAATCTTTTTTATCTAACAATCAATATTTTTATATTAGCACAACGGAAAAATTCTTCTGTTATGATGGATTTCATTATTTTCTAATCAACGAAGATGACATTATTTACAAAGTATTGTCTAGTATTTCTCGCGATACACATTTAATGTCATGGAAACAACGAACTAAAATTAATATTATGAAACGCATTCGTGATAATTCTTTGTTAAAGTCTATACCTGAATCCGATACTATACAATGCATTATTGATTCATTATGTCCTACTTTATTTTCTACGCGCACAGAAGCAAAATATTTTTTGACTATCATGGGCGATAATATCTTGCGCAAGCAAAACAATTTAATTCATTTTATATCTTCTAAATCTAAACATTTTTTACAGGAATTAAATACAGTTTGTCAAATCCTTATTGGTTATGGGTTTTCTCATACATTTAAACATAAATATTATGAACACGAATATGCCGATTGCCGTATACTGAAAATAAACGAATGTGTTAAAAACGATTCGGTTTGGAATCCCATCGTTAATCAATATGCGCTTGATATTATATGCGTGGCTTGTCATTATTCACTTCGTTATAATTCCGCTGACGATTATGTATATTATTCTAGCAATGATGATTTATTAACTCATTCTGTTTTCTATTTAAAAAACACAACTCCTGACGAAGTTGTAAAAACTTTTATTCGAGAATATTTGGATATTAACCGCAATGTAGATTTAACTAGCGTTTTAACTATCGAAGGCAATGTTTATCGTTCTACTCAAATCACTTGGAAAAACATGCAATATTTATGGAAACAATATTTGGATTCTAAAAATTTACCTACCATTCTTTTTATGCAAAATTTGAAGACCATTTTGATTGAGAATTTGAGCGCGCATTATACACCTTTTAATATTGAAAATATTGAAAGTAACATTGCTGGATCACCAGAAAATCGCCGTCTAGGTGATTCAAATCTAAAAAAGCGCAAAGAAGATCAAGATACATTTGTTGGCATCTCCAGTCGTTTTTTACCAGCTATTCAAAAGTTTTTGCAATTTTGGGACGAAACCATGATTTTTGATGAAACCGAAAGTGATCTTGAAATTGAAGAAGTGTTGGTTTTGTTCCGCCGATGGAACGATTCTAGTCCAGCTATGAACGATAAACAAATTATTGATCTTATTCTTCATTTCTTTCCTAATGTTGAAATCGAACGTGATAAATATATTTCAAAATGGAGATGCTTGCTTTGGGATAAAGCGTTAGATGTTCAAATCGCATTGGCGCATTTAAAAGAAACCATTCGTGATAAATATCTCCAGAATTCGAATGGTCGCTCATCAACACCACAACCTAATGTTAATGTTTCTATTTATGACGCGTATCTGTTTTATTGTAAATATTTTTCTAACACTGATTCACCAAATAAATTAAAAGTTAGTAAATCTTATTTTGAAAAGTATGTCTTTGAAAACTTGGAAGAATTTATTGTCGATTCTAAATTTTTATCTTCTGCTTGGTATCTAGTGTAAATAATTTATTGGTTTTTATTAATAAATTATTTATTTTTATTACGCTTGTTTTTATGGCGCTGTTGGTGTTGGTTCTGCCACAGGTTCTGGTGCTGTTGCTGGTTCTGGTGCTGTTGCTGGTTCTGGTGTTTCTGTTGCTTGTGCAGCTTCCATTTTCGCAACTTTTTCATCAATTCTCTCTTCGTATTTTTCGCCAGTCTCACCATCTTCTTTAGGATTAGCAAGCATTACCTCCTCGCGTATCACAGGCTTGGGTGTCACATCACCGCCTCTCATCTTTCTACCCTTCATCTTTCTAGATCCACGTGTAGCTTTTCCACTCTTACGCGCAGTCTTCTTCACATAACCAAATTTTCCTTTTTGGGCAAAATAACCTGCCTTCTCTAAACGTTTCTCTTTCTTCGCAGTTCTGTGTTTTGCTAAAGAAACAATACGTCCCCATTTGTTCATCATCAATTTATCTCTTGTTAACCCACCCTCGGTCTTATACGCAGTTTTATTGTGAACTTGGATGCGAGATCCCATTAACATTTTATATTTATTTCCATTAATATGGTACATGCCGTCATCGTGTCTAACAGGTCTTTTCATATTCTGTATATATATACAGAATAAAAAAATAAAATAGTCAATAGTCGCCTTCCTAAATATTTTCAATCAATATAAAAATCGTCCAACAAATTTTCCATTAGGCGTTGGATTCTTAAAATCGGTATATGTCGGTGGAAATGGTTGTGCAAATTGTTGAGTTCTTGGATAAAGTTGAGCAAACTTACCCATTCCTGCATAATTATATTGCGGAGCATTTTTATTTATATCTATAACACGTCTATATCTTGACGAATTCACATATTGAGAATATAACGTTCTTTTACTTATTGTTGGATCATTTCCACTTGTTTTAACCTGTAAATAATTCACTTGAGCACATGTTTGATTTTTTTTTTGGCAAAATCTATTTATATCAAATACTAAATTCGACATCCTATACTAATCAATGATTTAAAAAATTGGAATAATCATAATCTTTGTGTCTGAAATAAATTTCTCTACGATGACCGACCTTGCTAAACAGTATCAGCGCAAAACCGACAAGCAACATATTCTCGATAATCCCGACACCTATATCGGTTCCATCGAAAATGTAGACGCGAATATGTGGGTATTTGATGAGGCGAGTCAAAAGATTCACCCCAATGAAATCGAATATATTCCTGGTCTCTACAAGCTGTTCGATGAGGGCATTGTTAACGCTAGAGACCACGTCATTCGTATGAATAAGTCTACCGCTGAAGATAAAAAGATCGTTACTTTTATTGAAACCACCATTGACCCTGATGGAACTATTACCATTACTAATGATGGAAATGGGATTGATGTTGCTAAGCATCCTGAATATAATCTATGGATTCCTGAGATGATCTTTGGTCATCTTCGTACTTCCACCAATTATGACAAGGAGGAAAAGAAGATTGTTGGTGGTAAGAATGGTTTTGGTTTCAAGTTGGTTTTGATTTGGTCTACCTATGGTAAAATTGAGACCGTGGATCATACGCGAGGTCTTAAGTATGTTCAAGAATTCCACAACAACTTGGATAAGATTGATCCTCCAAAGATTACCAAGGCCTCTGCGAGTAAGCCTTACACCAAGGTTACTTTCAAGCCAGATTATGCGCGACTTAAGATTGGCGGACTTACTCCAGATATGATCGCACTTCTCAAAAAGCGCGTTTATGATATCGCAGCAGTAAGTGACCATTCTACCAAAAAGATCAAGGTTGTTTACAATGGCGCAACAGTCCCTGTAAAGAACTTCCAACAGTACGTCGATCTCTATATCGGCGAAAAGGCCGAGACCAAGCGGGTTTATGAGCAAAGTGACGAACGTTGGGAGTATGCGGTTGCTCTTTCGCCCACCCATGAATTCGTACAGATTTCATTTGTCAATGGAATTTGCACATTCAAGGGCGGAAAGCATGTGGATTATATTGTCGGCCAAATCGTCCGCAAGCTCTGTGACTATATTGAAAAGAAGAAGAAGATTAAGGTAAATGCTTCTTCGATTAAAGAGCAAATTATTCTGTTTGTTCGGTGTGATATTGAAAATCCTGCGTTCGATAGCCAAACCAAGGATTTTATGAACACTCCATCTTCCAAGTTCGGCTCCTCTTGTACAGTCAGTGATTCCTTTATCGAAAAGGTCGCCAAGATGGGTGTCATGGATATGGCGATGTCTCTTACTGAGGCGAAAGAGACCAAGTTGGCAAAGAAGACGGATGGTTCTAAGACCAAGACAATTCGTGGTATTGCGAACTTTATCGATGCGAATCATAGTGGGACCGCACAGTCCAAAGATTGCATTCTCATTCTTTGCGAGGGACTTTCGGCTATGTCTGGCATTGTTTCTGGTCTATCGAGCACTGACCGCAACACCATCGGCATTTATCCTCTCAAGGGAAAGTTGCTTAATGTTCGCGGAAATGCAACAAAGAAGATCGCTGAAAACAAGGAAATTACAGACATTAAGAAAATTCTTGGCCTTGAAACGGGCAAGCAATATAAGTCTATCACAGATGTCCATCAACATTTGCGATATGGTAAGATGATGTTTATGACCGATCAGGATTTGGATGGATCACATATCAAGGGTCTTTGTATCAATCTATTCCATAGCGAATGGTCAAGTCTTGTCAAGATTCCTGGATTTATTTCGTTTATGAATACCCCCATTCTTCGTGCAAAGAAGGGAAGCCAAATCAAATTGTTTTATAATGACGGCGAGTATGAAGCGTGGAAGCAATCGCTCAATAATAATCTAGCTGGATGGAATGTAAAATATTTTAAGGGTCTTGGCACTTCTACTTCTGCGGAATTCAAGGAATATTTCGCAAATAAAAAGATCGTCGATTTTATCTACTCTGGCCCGACTAGTGATGACACTATCGACAAGGTATTTAATAAGGAACGTAGTGATGATCGCAAGACATGGCTAGAACAATACAACAAGGATTCATATTTGGACACCAATCGCGCAAGTGTACAATATGAAGAGTTTATCAATCAAGAAATGATTCATTTTAGCATCTACGATTGCGAGAGGTCGATTCCAAACATGGTCGATGGACTTAAGACGTCACTTCGTAAGATTCTGTTTAGTGCATTCAAACGTAATCTTACGAGCGAAATTAAGGTCGCCCAATTTTCTGGATACGTCAGCGAACATTCTGCCTATCACCATGGCGAGGCATCATTGAACGGTGCTATTGTTAACATGGCACAGAACTACGTCGGTTCGAATAACATTAATTTGCTTGAACCTAATGGGCAATTTGGAACGCGCCTTCAGGGGGGCGATGATAGTGCGAGCGAGAGATATATCTTTACTATGCTTAATGCAATTACTCGTGCGCTTTTCCCAGAGGCAGATGATGCGGTGTTGAATTATTTGAACGACGACGGTACCATGGTCGAGCCAGACTATTATGTCCCTATTATTCCGTTTGCTCTAATCAACGGAATATCTGGCATTGGTACAGGATTCTCTTGCAGCATCGAGCCTTATAACCCAAAGACCATTATTCAGTATTTGAAGCTGAAGTTGGCCAAGGAATCGGTCGAAGCAATCGATTTCGTTCCTTATTATGAAGGATTTACTGGATCAGTCACGCGAATTAATGAAAGCAAATATTTGATTAAGGGCGTTTATGAAAAGATTGGTGACGATAAGATTCGCATTACTGAACTTCCTGTTGGAACGTGGACCATGCCCTATACTAGTTTCCTGGAAACTTTAATGGATGGAGCGGTAACAGACAAAGCGGGTAAGAAAATTCCTCCATCGATCAAGGATTTCACTTCTATTTGTACAGAAGTCTCTGTGGATTTCACAGTTGTCTTTCCCAAGGATAAGTTGGTCGAACTAGAAAAGTCTGTCGATGCCAACGGAATTAACGGCATTGAAAAGCTATTGAAGCTTTCCACAACCGTGAGTACAAACAACATGCATATGTTTGATTCGAACATCAAGCTCCATAAGTATGCAACCGTTGGTGAGATTATCGATGACTTTTATGGCGTTCGTATGGCAATGTATCAAAAGCGAAAGGATCATCTAGTCAAGGATATGGAAAAGAAGTTGGTAAAGTTGTCGAATCGCGCCAAGTATATTCAAGAGACGCTTTTTGGAACTATTGATCTTCGTCGTAAGAATGCTGATCAAGTAACGGAACTGTTGACTTCGATGAAGTTTGCGCTTTACGATGGCGATTTTAAATATTTGATCAAGATGCCTATGGATTCTGTTACGCTAGAAAACGTCGAGATTATTATGAAGGAGAAGGCCAATACGGAAGCCGAGTTGCGAGAATTGAAGTCGACCACATTGGAAACAATGTGGACGAAAGAATTGGAGATTCTTGAATCAAAGTATAATTTGTATAAGATCCGACGCGAGACTATTCAAAACTCAGGTCAACAAAAGAAGCTGTCCATCAAGAAAAAGTAAATTATTGTGCCCCAGTACGAGGACCAGTAACCATGGATAATGCTTTCCTCGCCGCAGTAGCAGCCGCACCAGAAACACTTCTTCCCGCAGCAACAGCCGCATCTGCCGCTCTTCTTGCTGCTGCGCCACCCGCTTCTGCCAATCTTCTTCTTACTGCGTCAGGGATATCGGCTGCTGTGCCAGCTGCTTCGTCCAGTTGAACTATTGTTAAATTTCTAAATAATACACCACCTTTACTTTTTAACAAGGCGATCACACCGCCTTTTTCCGAATGGTTAGTTACTAGATTATCCATTATTGTCTTCTCAATATGCTTCTCATTCGCAGTTGAACCATTGTTTCCTGTAATATTTTCTATTAATTCTATTAGAATATCTTCAGGCACGTTTGAATTTTCAGAAGCCAAATAAAGTGGTGTTTTTTTACAATTTCGTTCGCCTCTTCCGTTTAATCCTTCTAATCCTTCTAGATCTTTATCTTTTTCTTTAAATTTTATATTATTTTTATTATAAACGCTCATTAATACGCGAGCTACATTTTCATAATCAGCGCTATAAGGATAACTTTCGGTTATCTTAAAAATGCTCCATTGTAGAGCATTGAAAACTATTTCAACACCATCTTGTCTGTTGTTGTATTTAAATAATAATTTTTTTGATGTCTCTTTATCAATTTCGCTAGTCATAATTTTGTTTATTATAGTAGATTCGCTTGTTAAAAATCCAAACATAATACCAATATCAAAACACTGTAAATCGTTTATATCTTTATGTGATAACAACAATTTAATTATTGTATAATGATTATCTGTTCTATCTTTGGAGGGGATTATTGCTACACTCAACAATGGTGTAACAACGTTCATCCATTTTTGTACTGTTGGTGCTACTGTAGTTTTAACAGGCATTAACTTCCAATTTTTTAAGGCTTTTAGTTCACTATCTATTGAAACTCTTAAAGCATTCTGGTTCTCTACTAATTTATTATTATTATTCATATCAATGTATTTACCAGGTTTTACTTCGTCACTTTTCAAAAAAGCATTTACATTAATATCACTTCTGGATAAAAGATATGTTACTATGTCTACGTGTCCGTTTATACATGCTAAATGTAGGCAATTATAATAATATTGACCATGTTCCCACGCATATTCGCCATTACTTGGAGCATTAACTGTACTATTTATTTGTTCTTTTAAAATAACTGAAATTTTTTTTACCCATTCAAGTAGTCCATACATCGAACATGCCAATAGGCATTCTAATAATTCAATTCCTTTAACTATATAGTCTGAATATTTTGCATTAATTTCCAGAAGTTTTTTCTTAAACGAATCATTATTATCAACACCAGTTAACCCAATAAGACATAATGTTAATATAAGTTTTATATTATGCTTATTGTCGACGTCGTGATCAATTATAATAGTTGGAGTATAAGTTTTTAATATTCTTGTTTTATAAGTTTCATTATAAGGACCACCCATATAACCACGATATTTTACTCCATATAAACCAACATTTAAAAGATTTAGTTTGGATTCTTTATCTTTATCTTTATCATAATTAAAAATTCCCTTAAAACCTAATAATATCTTTAAAAATTCTTTACTATTTTCTGGTTGTTCGCAAATTAATCTAAGTATAGATTTTCCGTCAGGTCCTGTAAAATTTATAGGAATTTCAGCAATATCACACAACGCTTTAAATGCACCTTGATTATTAACAGTTAATGCCTTAATCCATAAACTATTATTTCCCTTGCATGTTTCCAAAATAAATTGTTTTGCGTCCCCCATTTTTAATAATTTATCGAAATAATCATTGCCTACTACCTCAATTGCTTTTTCTATGATTCCAATTGTAACCACTCCTTCCTCATATTCCATTCCTGTTATTAATGTATTAAATCCAGCCATTTCATTTTTTGAAATATGTTCCATTAATTTTGTTTGAAAAGACTCTTTGGAATAAACTTCGTATTCAGTCATGTCCCCACCGCGATATTCTTTCATTAATTTTTCTCGACTACTTTGTGACAACGGCCACTTTAATGTAATATTTTTTTTTCCACCTCTTTTATATTTCCTAGATTTCATATATATTTTATAACCATTTTATTTTTTAAAATATACCATAACCACGATTGCTTACTATTTACACCATTCCACTGATAAATCGCCAAATTTTGGCGATTTATCAGTGGAATGGCAACCTTACCATGCGCATTAAATGCGCAAAGATGTAACATGTTTATTGAAATAATATGTTAATAATCCTTGTAGCAAAGCGAAGAAGAACATTACCACCACTATTTTTATCCAATCTTTTTTACTGGGTAGTTCGAATTTTGTTTCTTTATTACTAAATCTACCAATATTATAGTGAACCAAATTCTCAAAAAGGTTCACGAATATGTAGACAAAAAACGAAATTGCAATAATATGAGAACTCGCGCCTGAAAAAATAAACATTATATAATAATGAATGTTTTTTTTTCTTAAATTGACTATATATACCACAATCCCTTACGTTTCATAGCATTCATTTTTTCTTCTATCCCAACCATCCAGTTTGCATGTACAAAAACAATATGTTTTGTTTTGTTTGCTCTAAACTTGATTTTGAAATCCATATATTCTGGCGGAATTGCTATTTTATCCTCATCATCAAAATAAATCAATCCGTTTGGAAAACTACAAAAATCAAATAATGTTGTTTTAAATGCTCCCTGGTTTTGCGCCAAAAAGAAATTCACAAAATGTTGATCTGGCATATCAAAATTCATTCCTTTATAAACATGATCCACCATATTTATTGTTTTGGCACTCGAAAAATATAACATACATCCAGTACAATTCCTTACATTGTGCACATCATTTTGAAATACAATATCATATCCCTTTCCAACATATTCCAAATAGTTTTTATTCAAATCATCGAGAACTACCGTGTCAACATCTAAATACCACACCGCCTTGTGTTTTTTCAAACATTCTCGAATCAATTTATAACGTAAAAACGAGAACTCTACAAAATCTTTTTCGCCAAAATGCTTACGCGTGGTAGAAAAATCTGCATCTTCGATTAATTCCACGTGATGCCCGCCTTTTTTTACATAATCATATGTTTTTTTATCAGCAACGTAGGCCAAATAGTTCGACATTCCGCATTTTTTCAAAGATTCTAGATGATTTAATCCAAGTTCTCGAGAACCATAATCGAATACTGAAATAAATAGCAAATCCTGCATGTTTTATGTTTTTATAATAAATAATGACGAGTGGTTTTATATTTATAAATGGTAAAAATATAAAACGAATCGGTCTATAAATACTAAAATCGAGAACCTAGGATGGTTGATTATATCGAAAACGAGAATTTTTATTGCAACACAAAAATTGTTTATCCTCCTTTTAAAAATGGATTATATATGGAAGAATTTTTCTTAGATTATGTATCAAAAAATAATATAAAATATGATAAAAATGGGCGTTTATATATTCCCTGCTTGTGGACAAATTTCCAAACAGAATCGTGGTTTCGAGAACGAAAAAATTATATGCAACAGGTTCTCGATAATTGGGTTTTAGACCATCCAAACAAACCAGGATACTTCACAGTTGTCCAACATGATGATGGTCCAATGCTCCAGCTTCCACCAGGGACTTTGATATATGGTGCATGTAATGGACAGATTCCTTTACCACTTATTTATCAAGATATCGATAACCGACTTGCGTCGGTGAATAAAAAAACCTTTAAAAATAAACAGATATTGTGTAGTTTTGTTGGAAGCGCCACCCATAATGTTAGAAATAACCTCATAAATCAATATAAAAATGATTATCGTTTCAAGTTCTCGATTCGCGATGGTTGGACGAATCAGGTCCAACAAGATCACCAAAATTTGTTTGTTGATATGACCGTGAATTCCAAATTCGCATTGGCGCCCCGAGGATACGGTAAATCTAGTTTCCGTTTTTTCGAATGCTTTTTATTAGGAACAATTCCTGTTTATGTATGGGATGATAAAGAATGGTTGCCCTACCAAGACATTTTAGATTATGACAAGTTCTCTATTTCTATTCATGAAAGTGAAATAGATATACTAGATGAGATTTTAACTAATGTAAATGAAAAGAAATATAATAGCATGTTAGTAGAGTATGAAAAGGTCAAACATATGTTTGGTTTGGACTTTATGTGCGAATTTATTTGTGGAAATCGAGAACCTAGTTTAAATAATCTGATTAAAATAGAGAACATTATAAAACCCAAATCACGCGTTTTATTGGTAGCTATTTCTATTGGTGATCGATACCTGCGACAATATAATCATTTATTTCGAAAAAGCCATGAAATCTATGCGAAAAAGCATGGATACGATTTCCAGGTTCTCGATAATTACATCGAACCTTCCTATAAATATAATAAAATGTCTATTTATTATCAAAAATTCATGGTTTGTAACTGTTTAAGCAAAGATGTAGAGAACCCAGAAGAATATGATTTTATTATTTATGTAGATAGTGATATTTTTATTAATCCAGGTTCTCCATCTTTACATGATTTTTATGACTTTAAACACCAAATTGGTATTGCTGATGAATATTCACAACCCACACCCGAAGTTCGTATTCAAATACAAAAACAAATGGGCTGGGAAACATCTGCAAAAGATTACTATAATTTATGCGATTTTGAATTAGATACAAAACAGGTTCTCAATAGTGGCGTTTTGGTTATCCAACCCAAACTTCATAAAGGGTTTTTAGAGAACCTTTATTATGAACATTTGCCGAATTCTATGGTACATAAACGCGGGCCCCATTACGAACAAACATCGTTAGGTTATGAATTGCAAACGCAGAATCTTTGCAAAATAATATCAAATAAATGGAATGCGATTTGGAGTTTACATAAAATGTGTGGCGCGAATCTCGATGACTTTTTTAAAGATAATTATTTTATTCATTTTGCGGGGAATGTTGATTTTGACAAGGTTCTCGATTTATATAAATATCTATAAAAAAATATATAAAATCTTCTCTAGTTCTATATAATTAAATATGCACGTTGCCTTTATTACAGGAATTACTGGACAAGACGGTTCTTATTTGGCCGAATTGCTTTTAAGCAAAGGTTATTATGTACACGGGCTAATTCGTAGATCGTCCTCCATTAATACAGGTAGAATTGAACATATTTTTTCAAATAGAAATTTGAAGTTACATTATGGGGATTTAACAGATAGCACATGTTTAGTTTCCATATTGTCGTCTATCAAAGAAAAGTATAAGGATTTAGTGAGATTAGAAGTTTATAATTTGGCTGCTCAGTCGCATGTGAAAGTTTCGTTTGAGATGCCTGAATACACTGCAGATACCGACGCGTTTGGTACATTAAAATTGTTAGAGGCGATACGCATCAATCGTATTGAATCAGTAACAAGATTTTATCAGGCATCTACAAGTGAATTGTACGGACTTGTGCAAGAGATACCGCAAAAAGAAACTACGCCATTTCATCCACGTTCACCCTATGGTGTTGCAAAATTATATGCTTATTGGATCGTAAAGAATTATCGTGAATCATATGGTATGTTTGCAGCAAATGGTATTTTATTTAATCATGAGTCTGAGCGCAGAGGACATACGTTTGTAACACGTAAAATAACGCTCGGAATAGGAAAAATAATGCGTGGTGAAACAGATCGGTTAATCATGGGAAATATAGATTCGCAGAGAGATTGGGGACACGCCAAAGATTATGTAGAAGGTATGTGGCGTATATTACAACATGATTTCCCAGAGGATTTTGTATTAGCTACTGGTGAGATGTTTAGTGTACGCAAATTCATTGAAAAAGCATTTGAAATGCGAGGGATATTTATTTCATGGAAAAACAGTGGGGTGGATGAAGTAGGGTATGATGCTACTTCGGGAAAAGAATATGTATTTATTGATCCCAAATATTTTAGACCCGCTGAAGTAGAATTGTTGTTAGGAGATCCTACGAAAGCCAAAGAAACGCTTGGATGGGAACCTAAAATAAAATTCGATGAATTAGTAAAACGAATGATGGATAATGATTGTCCAGCTCACAATGTTAATTAACACCATAAAGTAAAAAATCGAAAAAATAATGTGATCATTAATACGATCACATTATTAAAATGGAAAAGTCGCGATCAATTCTTTTGGTTATTTCACAACTATTGGAAGTGATTCCTCCAACAGAAACCGAATTAATCCAAGATATTAAAAACCACAAAGAAAAATTGTGGAATCAAGCGCCAGAAATACTCGCGAGCAGGGGCGATTTAACCAACGCACTTCCAACCCATTATTGGAGCGACTTGGGAAAAATCTTAGGAAAGCATGTGCGGGCATTCGACCATAAATGGCAAGAACAACTGCTCGCCATTTTCAACAATACTATGTAAAAGTATTTAATCCATAAACAATTCTTAGTAAAACTATTGAATATTACATAGTTTTACACAAAATAATATCTTAAAAAAACAGGGAAAAAAGTCGGGCTCAATTTTAAAAAAAGGACAAAAATAAATGTCCATTTTTCTTTTTTGGGCCTTAAATGTTTGCAAAAACATCGATGAAAGCATAATGCAGCAAAACTCGTTTTTTGACGAAAAAAATGGCTGCATAATTTTTGAATAGTTTTACGCAAAAAGGGTTTAGAAACATTTCTCGAAGTAATCTATATTGAACCAAATTGAACCGAAATTGGACAATGGATCAACAATGTTATTATTGTGAAAGATGTGATTATAGATCGAGCCGAATTAGTGAATGGAACCGACATTTAACTACCCGTAAACATCAAAAATATGCCAGTTTGAATTTTAAATCTCCAAGTAGTAAAATTATAGATAATATAGAGACGTTAATAGCTAATAAATTAGAATTAATGACGAATAAATTTGGCTCGATGCCCGAAACTGGACAAAAATTGAACCAACCCCCCCAAAAAATCACGGCTGCAAAAAAGCAGTATATTTGTGACATCTGTAACAAATTTTACACAGTAAAAAGTAGTTTATGGTATCACAAACAAAAATGTAAGGTTATTGAAGAAGAACCTATTAAATTAGAAAATAAATTAACGCCCGATCCAGTTTCTCCAGATCCTCAACAAGATAATTCCAATATAATAATAGAACTATTAAAACAGAATCAGGAATTACAGAAACAAATTATAGAGATGGCAAAGGAACCAAAAATAACAACTATAACTAATAATAACAATCAATTTAATTTAAATATGTTCTTAAATGAAAACTGCAAAAACGCAGTAAATATTATGGATTTTGTAAATTCTTTAGATTTATCTATAAAAGACTTGGAAGAAACGGGACGACTAGGTTATGTAAATGGTATTTCCAGAATATTTATAAATGCTCTTAAAAATATGGATATAACAATGCGACCAATACATTGCACAGATATAAAACGCGAAACAGTGTATGTAAAAGACAAAGATACATGGGAGAAAGACAATGAAGAAAAAGAGAAATTGCGAAAAGTAATTGAACAGGTTTCGCGAAAAAACCTGAAATTATTACCAGAATGGCAACAACAGAATCCCGATTTTCGTCATTTAGATACGCCAGAAAATAAACAATTTATGAAAATATCGCTGAGTTCTTTAGGAGCAGAATATGAAGATGATCAAGTAAAAATGGAAAAAAAAATATTGAAAAATGTAATGAAAGAGGTTATATTAGAGAAAACGCAAGGATAAATATTATCAATACATATAATATTTATTACCAATAGAGTAGAGTTTATACCCATTTTTTAAGTTCCAATTGTTTATATTGACGATCGTGATGACGAGGTAGTTCTAATGGAACAACTAAGGTGCTTTGATCTTCCATATATTTAACATATCCAGTGGCTTCATTAAAAACTGTAGGAACTGCATAATCTAAAACTAAACGATTTAATTGTTTTATTTGTCCAGTGATATCGTCAGGTAAATGTTCGGCATATTGTAGATAAATACTGCGCATAATTATTTTTAAGGTGTCTACGTTTTGAGGAGAAATGACAAATTTATTACCAGACATGGTGTAAACGCCAGCGCGCAAACCATTTTGAATAATTTGAATATTTTCTTTTGAAAAATAGGCGGCGGACAACACATTGTCTTCCCAAACACCACTTAATGCGTCGCGATATTCAGTGGTTTTGTTTTTAACAGCAATGCGTTCTTGCATTTTTAATTGAGTTTCAAGAGAAGGAGGATCAATAATATTGACGCGACCATTGTATTTTTCATTGTTTAAAATCGTAGTATTATAATCTATATATTGAGGACCAGCATTAAAAATAGACATCTTCTTATAAAGTTAGAAAAGAAATAAATCACAGGATTTCATACTAAATCATAAGTGACTAAATATATTTAGTAAATTATTTGTAGCGTTAATATATAATGGATATTTTTTATATAATCGTATTAGTGATAGCTATTGTTGTATTAATATTAATATTAACATTTATAGGAATACAAATGTCAGATAAAAAAGCATCAGCAACCGCTTTTCCTCCTGTGGCGAGCACATGTCCAGATTATTGGAAAATAGCCACAGATGGAAAATCTTGTCAGGTTCCAACAAGTGGAAAAAATTCAATAACTTCTGCCGTAGCAGCAACAGCGACGGCGGGTTATAGTTCAAGTCCTCTACAAATAGATTTTACAGACGCAGGTTGGAGCGCAGGTGGTGCCTCATCAGTTTGTAAGCAAAAAACATGGGCAAATAGTAATAATATTGTATGGGACGGAATTACAAATTACAACAAATGTTAAGCCAAATTTTACATAACATAACCAATGTTATGTAAAATAGAAAATTTATTTATTAAATTTAATAACGCGAGGAGGTTCGCTGAACGTATGATCTAATTTTTGCAACGAAATTGGATATTGAAACAATATATGTTGTCCAGATGAAGACTGGACAATTTCATTAATTTCATTTTTAAGAGTAAAAATTTTTCGCAATTCAGGGTATAATTCATGTATTTGTAATGAAACGGCGTCTCTCAAAATTTGAGGATTTTGTGTAGTTTTATATTCATCTAACAAAACATGTATATTTTCATTTAATCTATAATTTTTATTTTGAATAGTTTCAATAATTTCTTTTGTATGTTCATTGAAATATAACTCATCGTTTTTTTGTAAAAGAGGTTTTAATAGACTAACGTTTTCATTATACGTTTCTAATTGTTTTTTAAATAATTCTACAGATTTTTCTTCATTAATATAACTAAAAAGGGTATCTAATTTTTGTTGAATAATGGCATCTTTAATATTATCAGTTTCTTCTTTGAAAACTTCTATGGCAAAGGCGAAATTTCCAACGTCACCAGTAAAAATCTGTATGTCTAACTTGCACGGATTTTGAGAATCACCACAAATAGCCATATACCTATTTTCCTTTTTTGAGAAAAGTGTCCCGACTGGTCGTTTACATTTAATACAAGGTGGTTTTAAAGAAAGAGAAAGACGTTTGGCAGTTTTTTTAGAGGAATGATCATTAAATATTTTCTTTTTCATTTTATGAATAGAATCTTCATAATTAGTTTTTAATTTAAAATATTCATTTAATGCTTCTATGTAATCTTTTTTTTGAATAGCATCATCGCCGCTTTTTTTAAGCATTTCAGTATCAATTGCAGTAGTATTGCGGAATTCAATGCTGGGTGTATTTTCGATGATTAATTCGGCAATATCGTCAGGTAAATTTTCAATAATAGTAATTGGATTGTTAGAAACATTTAATTTATAAAGCACAGAAGCTCCAGATAAGTTCAAATATGGTAATTTATTATTGGAGCAATATATTTCTTGAATGGAGGTAGGTATGTTGTCTAAAGTCTCAAGTTTATTATCTTGAATATAAAGAAATTTTAATTGGATAAGATCTTTAAGATCAAGTTCTGTTAAATAGTTATTTTCCAAATGTATACTTTCTAATCCTATGGGTAAATTCGTCATAGAAACTAAGAGATTTCCAGGACAATCAAATGAAAGTAAACCATCAGGAAGTCCAACAACGCTAGTAATTTCACCAGGACTAAGCGTTAAATGTTTTAAATATTCCATGCCGTAGTCCTTGAGAATTGAAAAATCAAGATCACCATACAAAGGTTCTTGGATATGTAATTTTTGAAGAGATTTATTTTTATCTTCTAAAATAGCGAGCAACCGTGCCTGAGCAGTGTTGTTACTTAAAATAATATCTTCACGTTTTTTTTCAATAATGTTCATTTATGATATTCTTAGATATTTAATGAAGAAAAATAACTATATATTATAAATGGGAGATAGGAAGACGATACAATATTTTGTTGATTTTTTTGAATCTAAAAAAAATAAAGATGAAATAGAAACTGTGACAGAAACTGATACAAGTCGTCACAATATAGATTATTACGTTGCGCATAATCATGATAAATCTAACATATATTCAATAAAATATAAAGATGATACCTATTTTTTAGGTTATTTTGATTATATTAAAGTCACAGTAAAAGTGCAGCCAAGCGCAGGAAATATAGATTGTTGTGTATATTTTAAAAAAGATGAAAATGATAATATAATAACTATTAATATGGATACAGATGGAACAATTAGCAGTTTTAATTTGAAAACTCTTATTTTACTTCCAGATGATTTAGGACGTCAATTTAAAAATATTTATCTTATACCAAAAGATACAATATTTAAAATTGGCGTGCGTGAACCAGCGAATGAACCCGAACCGATATCAACCACAGAATGTGTAGGAACAACAGGTTGCGGACGATGGTGGGGAGGTGGAAAATCAGCAAAAAAACAAAAGAAAAGACGTTCCAAAATAACTAGTCGAAATAGAAAATCTAGATCAAATAAAAGAAAAATAAAAAATTGATCTCTTTTAATATACATTTTTTATATTAAAGTGTAAAACAATGAGACGAAAGCGCTGTCAGGGTGGTTTGCAAGACTGTAAAAACTTGGTGCCTCTAGATTACAAAGACGTCGATGGAGTGGGATGTTGCGAACAATGTGATAAATATGTAGACGACAATCCATACGACCCGTATTGGGAACAAATGCAGGATGCGTTTGGAAATACAAAAGAATATAAGGAATTAGAAAAAGTGGGGTTATTGGAAGACAATGATGCATATGAAAAAGCATTTGAAAAATTTCAGGAAACGTATGAACCATGGCCAGTTATGAGAAGGCGAATGGCTAAATGTAATAATAATAAAATATAAGTCTAATGAATCTATTAAAGCATGGGCAACTCAGTAATGTTCGAAGTTTGAGATTCTTGACGTTGTTTTTTATCTTCTTGGTAATATCGTATTTTTGAAAGAATATATTGTTGGTCTTTAACCATTTTTTGTTGTTTTTCATGGTCGGATAATTTTTGACGACTACAGAAGTATAAAAATCCACCAAAGACGATAAGAATAAATAAAAAAACGCCAATGTTTAAAGCATAATAATATATGGTAACACGATTATTATGGCACTGTTGTAATGTATTAAATAAATAATTTTTAGTAGTATATTCAATAAGTCTGGGATAGCTCATAAAATAAAATATATTGTATATATTTTATTTCTAACAAATTTTTTATTATGGTTACGCGTGGGTTACATATATGCTAAATAATAAATAACATACAAATAACACAATATAGCGAGAACGATAGCAACAATCCAAATAGGAATTACAGTTTTATTGCGGTAACCAACGCCAAATTCGCGGAAACTGCCATTTTTATTATATAAAAGCCCAGGTTTGGAAATATGAATAAGGGAAAACAAGAGAACAAATAAAAAAATGGCAATATTAAGTTTATTAGAATAAATAAAGTTTTTATTAATCAACATAATCTTATAATACAATTATAAAAAAATAAGGTTAATCATTTGCAAAATCATCGCGATCTTCTTCATAATATTCACCATCCATAAAATTCTCACCGACGCCTTCTAAATTAAATCCCATTTCATCATCTGGCATGGCTGCGTCTAATTCTTCTAATTGATATACATCCAATAATTCTTCGCGTGTGTCCAATGTTCCCGTTTCAGCTTCGCCATATAATTGCGTGATTAATTCATCACGTTCTCTATCATATGTATCTTTATCGTAACGGATAAGACCAGCTTGTTGGCCAACGTTCCATCTACCCAATCTATAATTTTTAAACATGTTTTCAACACCACGTTCTTCGATGCTCATGTCGCCTAAATATTTAATAATGTTTTGTTTTTCTTTTTCTTTAGAACGGCCAACTTTTTGCATAATTTGTTCATATGAAAAATCCACCTTCTTTTTATTGGTTTGTTCTATATTTAAAAATGTAACAAGAAGCGCTGATGTGCGCTGTTGTAAATCGGTAACGTCAAGCGCTACTATATTTATTTCACGAATGTCTTCATTTAAATCCTCGCCAAGCTCGCTTATAGTTTGTAACGTAGTAGATGCATTTTTGGTTTCTTGTATAGAAGAGCGTCGCTTTTGTTTTGTTTCTTGTACATCGGCTCGCAATAATGTAACATCTTCACTAGCTAATATATATTCATAAATAGATGAGTAAAAACAATAGGTATAAAGTTGATAAGTTGTATATTTATCAAACATGGAATGTAAAGTAGTAGTAGTTGGTTTAGAATCTTGGTCAACTGTTTCTTTCACGATGTCTGTAAAAAGTGGAATGTTCTCAACAAACGTGTATAAATCTTTTAGTTTAATATTTACTTCTTGTAGCAATTGCAGTAATATAGGGTCTTGTTTAAATTTTTCAATCTCTTTATAATAAGTATCTATGAATTTTGTAATATCATCCTCGTGTTTTTTAGAAACGCCCCAGTGCTTTGGTACATTTTTAAAGAAGCCAGAATCATTGATTAACACACTAGGATAAACTTTGGAAAAACTATAGATAGCATTTTTAATAAATTGCGTTGCATTATATAATCCATCATCGTAATAACGTTTAGTTTCTGCCATAGGTTTATCTAAATTCCATTTATGAATATTTACCAAGAAAGACATTAAATTCTCATATTCTGTATCGCTCAACAATGTCGCAAATTTCTCAAAAAAGTCGCGAATGCGTTTATACAATTCATTATTTACGCCATTTAGATAATCGCTTAATTCGTTCAATTCTTTAATAGGTCGATCCATGTAAAGAGCGGGGTCATATTTATCCATAATTTTATAAAGAAATTTACGCAACGGTTCTTCTACAATCGTAGAATTTCCCATATCTAAATTTTCGACAATTTCTTTTAAAACATCTACTTGATGAAAAGATTTGGCAGGTTCAATGGTTACAATATTTTTATTACGAACTAAAGTCATTAATTGATGAAGAGTGTCTAGATCAAAACGTTTACCTTCGCCCTTCATAAATTCTATTTTCTCTTGAATGGTCCAGTTTGTATTATAACCAGCGGGTTTTTCTACTACAATTGATTTATAATCTTCTGGAATAGGTAAATTTACGTCAAAATTACAATAAAGAAAAACAGCAGAATAAACAGTTTCTTCTAGAAGTCCAGCAGGAACAATAACACTACGCAATCCTGAAAATTCGGGGAAATAAAACATACCTGGTTTTGCTGAATCAAGGATTCGTTTTTTTAAAATATCTGCTAATTTTATTGCCGCGTTGCGATATAAAGCAATATTATTATCTTCGTTGTTAAAATAGATAAGTGGGTTTGTAGAATTAGCACTATCATTACAGCAGGCATTTTCTAAGAATGGAATATTTCCTGATGTTTTAAGAAGGGTATCTTTTTTCCTAACAATTCCATTAATACATTCAATAATGCCATAACCAAAAAATAAGATTTTACTTTTTACTATATGAATAGAATCAATTTGTGCACGACTACCTTTGCGCATTAATTCGATCAAATCAGTTTCAAAATCACTAGCAACATTGCGAATTTTCTTTTCAATAGAAAAATTTACTATAGGTGGTAAAAATTGTGTCCATTTAGAAACATTATGCTCAGCGGGCGCAGTTAATTCAGGGTTTAAAAGTATAAATTCACGTTTTTTTACATAAAGTTCTAAGATATCGCTACGATTCATAATATTTTTTTCTAATACCTCCTTTATTCGTTTCGCCAACGTATCCGCTTTATAGGTTTGAATAGCAGTCCACGGACTAATTGTACTTTTTGTTTTATTTAACACGCATGCTAAATACAAAATTCCAGTAGTGTCTTCGATTCCACTCATGGGATAACCACTGAATGATCTTACACAACCAGGGTGGGTGCGTTTTGTTTGAAAAGAAGGAATTGCGGTTTGGATAGCAATCAAAAGAATGGACGCAATAATAACAATAGACGTTTCATTTCTATAATTTTCATAGGTGACTTTAAAAGGTTTTCCAGTTTTTTTTAAAGCAGCCTCTGATTTTTTATTGTACGATTCTTTGCTTAATATTTCTTTTGTAATGAGTTCATTAGATGTGCGTAAGACAAATTCACTAATTGATTCAATAGGGATATCAATGTTCTCGCATATAGCAGAAAAAACATTATAAATCATTTCAGTAGTTTCACTTTCAAACACAGGTTTTTTGTTTTTTGCAATAGCTTCCATTACAACTACGCCCAAGTCTTTTTCCATAATTTCATGCGTAGTAATTTTAAATCCAGCATCATCACGACCCTCTTCATTACTAAATTCCTTTTTACAAATGACATATCCACTATATTTATCTACATAAGAGTCACCATCTCCACTTAATTCACCATATTTATGGCATATTTCTTTAAGTGTTTTAAAATAATTTTCACCAGAAATGAAAGCGTTAGCAAGTTGATAAATAGATTGTGGGAATAATTTGAGATTCGTATCTTTGCAATATTTCCAATTTGGATTTTCATCCAAATTTTCAATCATAGGATCACGACAATATTCATCTACAAACTTGCAAATATCACGTTGTTTTTTAGAGAAGTTGTTTTGACCCATAATCAAATCGCGTAATTTTATATGAGGCGACATTAGTAAATCTTCTGTGTTTGCTAATCCACCTAAAGCAGAAGCTAAATTATTTTGTTTATATAATTGTATTTCACGTAAGGCCCTGGTTTTCTTTAAAAGTTTTAAATGATACTCTATGTTTTTATCAAGTGTTTTTTCTAATTCTTCTACGGAAATTTCGTAGCGTTTATCAAATTCGTTTTTCAATCTATTTTTAGTGATTTCTTTTAATCTACGTATGGATTCATCGTTAGATTCACAAACATCATTTTTAGTGTTTTTAAAACAAGACGCACTAACGTTGCAAAAAAGTGTATTTGTATCGACAAAACCAATATCGTCCATATCATTGTCGCTTACCCAATTATTTTTAAGACGGCGGTAATATTGTGTTTTTTTACGTATTTCGGCTTCATTTTCAACAGAAGTCTTTTCGTCGCTAGTTAAATCTCTTTCATTTATGCCTTCAGGTAATTTGGGCTTAGATTCTAAAACAGCATAATCGCCATCACGAACCAATTTTCTTTTTGCAATTATGGTAGCGGCCAAGTCTTTTGCTAATTCTTTGGGACAATCGTGTTTGTGTATCAAACTTTCTTGTAAGAACTCTAGAAACAATTCGGGCAACATGCGTTTTTGTTCAGCGTCATATTTTTTTAATAAATTGTAAGGCGTTTCGTCAAAATCTTTATCATAATAAACTTCTGGATCATTATTATCTTTTTGTAGGTCTTTTAAAGATGTATATTTTTTTGCCAAATAACGTCGAGTGCAATCCGTGGGTTTTATTTTTTCTAGGTCGCCCATGTCTTCCATATCATTTGTAGAGAGTGCTTCCATTAGATTATTAGGAGTCATAAGAGATATCATTATAGAAGTGATAACATTTGAATAAAGTCCGCCAGCATCCATATCTAAAATTTTATTTAATATTTCTTCAGCAGATATCTTTGAATCGAGTTTTCCATCTTTGAGCAAGAAATCATAGTTTTTAAAGAAAACTTCAGCCAAATCGGGTTTTTCGCTTAATATTCTAATAACAGTATTTGCTTTTGGTGAAACGGCATATTTTTCATTTCGCATAAAGGAAAATTCATTAAATTTTTTTTCATAATCGATGATAAATTCGCGAATGCGTTCTTTCATGATATATCGAATATCTTTATATTGACTATAGGTGATATCATTAGGGTAAATCATAAAAGGTTCTAATTGTTGAATTACGTCAACGTACGAAACTTTATTTTTTAAATATTTACGAACCAATTGAATAAGAGTCTTTGTTTTTGGAACAATAGCCTCTAAAAAATTATTTAATTTTTCATTTGGCTCACTAAAAAGTTCACTGTTTAAAGAAAATTGATGTATTTTTGAAAAGAAATCGTCTCCATATTCTTTTGAGACATTTTCGTAATCAAATTCTTTGGATAAATCATCAATGACATGTGGAATAATATCAGTATGTTTATTTAATGTGCGGAATAACATAAAATAATTTTGATGAAGTTGTGACTTATTCAAAATACTGGTTGTAGGCAAATCAATGGCGGAAAATTTAACAATAGAATATGGTAACATTGCGAATGATTTTATATACATTTTATCATTGGGTGTTAATGGTCCACGAATATATAGTTTTTTACCAGATTTCATAATTTGTTCTTCTAATTTTGAGAGACCAAGATTATAACGTTGAATAACGTATTGTCGACTTTTTACACCAGACGAACTATATACATTGCTATAAAAATCTTCTAGATTATCAACAATAGTATCAATATTTGTTAACACAGTAACAGAATCTAAACAATCTGCGGGATTTTCGGGTGTTTCAAAAGGCACAGTAAAAGAATTGAATCGACCATATATATTTTTATATTGCAACGATTCGTCAGTAGAATTATTTTTGTAATATTTTAATTGCGCGTCTTCGTATGCACGTAATTCTGGTCCAAGATTTTTAGCAACGCCATCGGGATACTCAACTAAATTATCAGCGTCATATATTTTTCTACGGTTTTTCACAATAGGGACTATCCATTTTAATCCACGATCTAATTTTTGTAAATGTTTAACTAAGGGTTTATAATACATACCATTAATTTTAGCTTCATTTACATTTTGGTTGGAATCGAAGTTTGAAAATTGATTTCTTAGTTCTTTAAATCTTTCAATCAAGAGGTGAATTCGATCAAGAACCGTCGTGGTTCTTTGATAATTGGGGATAGTGGAAAGAAGTTCGTCCATTAAATCATTTACCTGGGCTTCTAGGCTGTAACGGCGCTCGCTTTCAGGAACTTCTACTAATTGTACTATATTTTCAAGTCGTTCTCCAAAAACAATAGACGTAGCGTCAATGTATAATTCTTTTAAAACTTCACCTACATTTTTATCTGGAATTGCGCCATCGGGTATAGTAATTTTTGATTCACCAGTATCTGTAAACATAATAGATGCTAAACGGTCTTCACGATTATCTAAAAGTTCGCCTTCTTCTAACCCTTCTTCTAATTGTTGACGAATGAGCGATAATGATCCAAATTTGAAACTTTCAGGTTTATCACGAATAACAATTTTTTCAAGTGGTATATTTTCTGGAATGCCTTGATACCCAAAATTAATATAAATTACACGAATATCAGGATAAGTAGTAATTTCTATCATATCTTCTTCAATGTTAGTAATTTGTCCAGTAACAATGGCAGGAAAATCGCCACCAAAATAAATATCAATCCAAGTTTCTAAAACAAGTCCATTTTGTTTGGAAAATCCTTTTTCTTCGCTTCTACTTAATAAATAAATATCGCTTATAGATTCATCGGTTAATGTACCTTGTTCAGTAATATTTAATTGGTACATTTTAGAAGTGGCTACGTCAATTAGTTTTATTTTTTGTTGATCGATATAATGAATTATTGCAGTCATTTCATGAATATCAGGATTTGTAGGAGCAGAAAGTTCAATAATATCTCCCAATTCGAGAGTCATTGAATTTTGATCATCGATTTCACTTTTCTCCTTTATTTCCTTATCTATTGCTTCCATGAATTAAAATATATATTATCTGTCTAAATTATATTTTGTGTTATAATACAATAAAAACAATCTAGAAACCTAATTCTAATTTTATTACTATGCAAGAGGATTTAAAATCGGTAATTTATAATGTGAATTTAGATAGTTTAAATGAAAATGTAATTTTGAAAATAAATAAAACATCAACCAATATGTATTATATTGCAAATTATAATAAAAATACCTTGAATTTTAATGATACAAAAACTGGACAATATAGGTCTGTGGTGTTTTCATTTCCCGATAAAAAGGTTCTCAGTTTTTCTCCACCGAAATCGTGTCCGCCTATGGTATTTATGAATAAATATCCTAATGTAAATAATAATATGTTAATTACAAATGCAATGGAAGGGGTGATGATTACATTATTTTATGATCATGCCATAAAAAAATGGGAAATAGCAACTAAAGGAGCAGTAGGAGGAAAATATGGATATTATGGTAACATTATAAAGAAAACACAAGAACAACGATTTGAAACACCATCATTTTATAGAATGTTTTTAGATGCTTTGCGTGCAAATACAAGCGAAGAATTAAATGATTTAGCAATATTAGAATATTTTCCAAAAACATCATGTTATAATTTTATATTACAACATCCAAAAAATATAATAGTTTTACCAATAGAATCACCAATTGTTTATTTGGTTGGTGTATATACGATAGAAAATGAAATTATACATTTTATACCACAAACAGAGTATGCAAATTGGAGTGAATTTAAAAATATGGCAGGAATAATAAATTTTCCAGAAGTTCATAAAAATTTATTGGACTATGACGATATGGAAAAAATATATGACGCACATTCCACTGGTATTATGGTAACAAATATGGAAACAGGAGAAAGGACAAAAATATCTTCAAAAAAGTATGATCAGTTGTGTATATCAATAAAAATACCAACAAATACTCAATATTTATATTTTTGTTTAAGGCGTATTAACAAAATAACAGAATTTATAGAATTTTACCAAAAATATAAAAAAGTATTTTATAAAATAAGGAATGAATATGAGGATTTTGTATCATTTGTTCATACGTTATATATGGAGATTTATGTTTTTAAATTAGACATTCCAACCACAGACGAATATTATAAAAAATGGTGTAAAAAGATACACGAAGAATTATTTATTCCTGCGATTTCAAAAATTATACCTTTAAAAGTAACTAGAAAAATAGTAAAAGAATATTTTGATAAATATGAACCGAGAGAATTGTTATATATAATAAATTTTGAATTTAGATAATGTACTGTATATATATATAGACAATGTCGGTTTGGTTGGATTTTTCTAATAATGCCAATAGCTTTTTACCTATTTACGTAAAAGGGTTTGTTGACGTAAGTGGTGGTGATATAACCGCTCGTACAGGAAATTTATGGGTTGGTGCAGATGCCAATCTGCAAAATAGAGTGTTTGTTGCGGGCGATATTTCTGCGAACAACAGATTATTTTTAGCGGGTGATGCGTCTTTAAATGGAGATTTATATTTAGGAAAAGATCTTATGATTAATGGAAGATTATATGTCCAACAATATTCCAATGTTAATATTATAAACACAACATCTACAAATTATACGTTTATAGTTGCCGAGGATATGTCAATAAATGGTAGTTTATCAGTAAGCGATGATGTTTCATTAAATGGAAATGTTTTAATAAAAAATGATTTATCGGTAGATGGTAGCATTTATGCAGTTACACAATCAAGCAGTGATAATTCAAATAAAGTAGCAACTACTGCCTATGTAAAAACTGCTGTAAATTTAAGCGACATAAGCATAAATACAAACTTTTACAATAAGAGTCAAATAGATCTAAGTATCAATACTAATTTTTATAACAACCTGGAAATAGATTCGAGCATAAATACAAACTTTTATAATAAGAGCCAAATAGATTTAAGTATCAATACTAATTTTTATAACAACCTCGAAATAGATTCGAGCATAAATACAAACTTTTATAATAAGAGCCAAATAGATTTAAGTATCAATACTAATTTTTATAACAACCTCGAAATAGATTCGAGCATAAATACTAATTTTTACAACAAGAGTCAAATCGATGTAAGCATTAATTCTAGTTTTGCAAAACTATCAGGAGCGGCTTTTACTGGCCCAGTAATTTCAGTAGGCGATTTATCATTAAACAATCGTCTATTTGTAGCCAGAGACGTATCTATGAATGGTAAATTATTTGTAGCCAGCGACGTATCAATAAATGGAAATCTTTCTTTAAAATCGGGCTCGCTTTATGTGGGTGGAGCTTTATTTAGCTCTGGTGGTAGTAATTTTTCAAGCGATGTTTCTATGAATGCCCGTTTAATAGTGGTGGGTGACGTATCATTGAACAATCGTTTATTTGTATTTGAGGACGTTTCATTGAATGATAATTTGTTCGTCGCAAAAGATGTATCATTGAATTCTAATTTGTTCGTTGCAAAAGATGTATCTATGAATAGTAAATTGTTCGTGCGCGGAGACGTATCATTGAACAATCGTTTATTTGTATTTGAGGATGTTTCATTGAATGATAATTTGTTCGTCGCAAAAGATGTATCATTGAATTCTCGCCTATTTGTTGCCAACGACGTTTCAATAAATGGAAATTTATTAGTATCTAAAATATTAAAACCAACAACAATAAGTGAACCATTTATTACAAATACAGGAACAACATCTCCATATACATTGGATTATTCAACAGGAGCAACTTTTTACATAACGTTGCCACCAAGTAGTAATTTTACATGCAATATTACAAATGTACCTAGTGATATTAATCGTACGTATGTAATAACACTGATTATTACTTCAACCACAAATAAAACCTTCTGTAATTCGGTTCAAATAAATTCAAATACGGCCATAACACCAAACTATGCAAATGGAATACTAACATCAATAACAAGTGGAAACGTAATAACACAATCCATAAGCGTCCAACGAATAACTAGCGGCGACGTGGCAGCAAATGTTACAGTTTTATCATCGGTAGTACCATGGTATTAATAATAAATAATAATTAATAAATAATAATTAATAAATAATATATTGTTTATATATATTATGTATTCTAGCTTAAATTCATTTAATAGTTTGGTAAAATATAGCAAGAAGCCATATGTAGCACCAGTTAGTCCAGAAGAAGATGTACTCTCCATATCACCAAAGGCTATATTTAGTAACACTGCGTGGACGCAGTTATCAACTTGGAGTGGTGGATTTGGGTCCCAGAGTTGGCAAGCGCTGGCTGGTCATTCAGTAATAGATATGAATGCAGATGGTTCTGTTATATACACATATGGAACGAATAGTGGAATGATTAAATCAACTGATTCGGGAGTTACATGGGTCCCAGGCGGTGGTACTAATCCAGGGGGATTGCCAATCTCATCAATTGTTGCTTCTACTGATAGTAGATATATTATGAATAGTCATTCATCCTTTTACTCAGGTTACTATGGTTGTTACTCATCGAATGACTATGGTGTTACGTATGCGCCCGAAGCTCCAAGTATTACTTTTGAAAAAAAAATAACAAATATTGCCATGTCAGCAAATGGTCAATATAGATTGCTTCCATTTGGAGGTAGTGATCGTTATGGAGGCACACAGTCAGGATATGTATATGTTTCCAGTGACTACGGAGCAACCTATAAGATACCATCTTCACTTAGTAGTTTAAATAAAAGATGGCAAGCTGCTGGAATGACACAAGATGGTAGTATAATGTGGGTTGGTAATTGGGAAACATATCTTTATAAATCAACTAACTATGGAGTAAATTGGGTTTATGTAAATATACCAAATTCAACACCAGATGTATATTCAACAACCGCTAGCACATCACCATCAGTCTATTCAAATAAAATATCTCTATCTCCATCGGGAGCTATTGTTGCGTTAACAACAAATACAGCTTTTTGTGTATCAATTGATTATGGAAATACATGGACAGTTAGGGCGTCGGGATATAATACAAACTACAACAATGGTACTGGAGGACAGAATAAATCATTTGGAATAAGTATGAGAAGCGATGGACTTGTAATGGTAACAACAATGTACCAGAATTTCTCGGCGAATGATATTTATTATTCTACAGATTTAGGAAGCACATGGACTTCATACGTCGCAAGTGGTAGTCCTTATCGAGCTGCTTGTTTTGCTATTTCACCAAATGGTAATGTTATATATAGTGGCAACGGCAATAGTGGAATTACTGGCAGCGCAACTGCGACGTTTAGAAAAATAACTGCGTCATAATTTATCAATAACCCGATACGTTTGTTCCGTTACGCAATAATTATTTATTTATTAAAACTAAATAATTATTCTAATGAATCGTAGGCAACCGACAATTTGCTTAAATTTTGAATATATTTTGTAGTATGTTCCTTATTCGCATCATCCATGCCTTGAATAGGTTTACGAATTTTATCTATAATTTTCATAATTTCGTTAGCATTGACTAACGTCGCTAAATCTCCACTATAATCCTTTTCAAAAAAGAAGGAAATATTACCTTGATCAATAACTTCTTTGTATGGAGAATAAACATACAAATACCATACTTTTACAATGGCGGTTGGATTTGCACGTTTAATAGTATCAAATGATACTCTTGCGGACGAAATTTCATTGTTTTCAGGATAAATCGATATAATATCATCCATAAAATCAAAAAAATGTGTATTAAATGCTCTCATGATAGATGTTTTATTGCTCATAATAAGTATATAATTAATTCCGCATAGTTTTTATATTATTTTAGCGTAATAGTTTTATAGAACAGTTTGAGTAGATAATTCATCAAGTCGTTTTTGTTGTAAATTATCGACGGTGACATTGTTGGATATTTTATCTGGTTTATAAGTATCTGCTGGGGTGTTTATAAACTTAATATCGTCGTTTGCGGATACATAATTATAAATAGGACGAGAACCACCGCGACCCTTTGCACTAAGTTCATCAGGAGTTAAACTATAACTAGTAAATTTTTCACTCATAATATTAGAATTTAAGGTTAGGCTTCCTAAAGGATATCCCATTGGTTCTCCGTTAAAATTGGTGGCTTTTTCATTTGCAGATTTTAATTGAGGATGAAAATATTGCATAATTTCATCTCCCATAATGACACGATAGCGGTCTTTTACTAATAAAAGTGCGGGAACGCTATGAATATTGGGAGGCATAATAACTTTGCCACCATTTTCTAAATGAATGTAATGTTGATTCGTTTTTGGGTCTTTCGATCTTTTATCAATACAAATGCAACTAATTTTATCTGCAAGATTTCCCTTAGTTAATGTTTGTATTAATTTTTGTGAATGTTTACAATAATTGCTATAATATAAAATATCCATCGATTTATATTATATAGAATAATTCATTTTTGTTAAATTTAACGATGTCGTCTTTTTTTGTTGGTTTTTCTTTTCATTGATTTTTTCATTGATTTTTTGGAATTTTTTCTAGATCTTTTCCTTCTTTTTCCACCTGCAAACTTTCCAAGATCTGTGATTTGCAGCTGCGAGCGTATCCCTTTTTCTTCAGGATTACCATGTGTCCAAGCTCCTGCCTCGTCCAGCTGGTTTTTAAGTTCTGGTCCAGTTACTGGCACACCATCGCCAGCAAAAGTTCCTGATGGAACTCCTAAATGTCTTTCTACGCTGGTTTCAGCCTCAGCAGCAATACTATTTTGGTGTTCATTTGAGGCAGCCCATGTGTTAGCTCTTCTTTCTTGATCTGTGGCACTAAGTTGTCTAGTCATATTAGCCCTTTCGTTAATTTTTACACGATGTCCACTCATTCTATATAAATATAAATAGAAATATAAAAAATCTATTTAGTTTGGCACATAGTGTGCAAAAGACGATTTTGGAAATAAAAGATAAAATATGTTAATGATGCTACAATAATAGCAAAGTAATATTCAATTCCTCTGCGTTTATTAAGCCCATTAATAAAGGCCACAAGTATAAACACGGCGAACATTACAAATCCCCATATGGATAAAAAGTAAAACCACAAGCAGTATTCTTTTGAAAGAGGTCCAAACAAATAATCAACCGTGCTATTCATTATATAGTATTCTAAGAAAAAATTGCTAAATACTTGTGTATAAAAATAATATGTTAATATTATAACTACAAAATTTAAAATGGAAAATCAATCAATTGTATTAGATGTTACTGGACAAGCATTAAGTGAATTGCCCCCATTTCCACCAGGATTAACAACATTACATTGCGATGAAAATTATTTAGAATCATTACCTGAATTACCCGACACTTTAGAAGAATTGTATTGCAATAGTAATTATTTAGAATCCTTGCCAAACCTCCCTAACAGTTTAGAATATTTGTTTTGCAATAATAATAAATTAAAAAGTCTTCCCACTTTATTACCATTAGTTTTAAAAAACTTGGATTGTCAAAACAATTTGCTTGAATCTTTACCCGCTTTACCAAGTAATATTGAAATATTAATTTTTAGAAATAATTTGGTGAAAACAATACCAACTCTTCCTAGCAATCTTATTGAATTAAATTGTTCATCAAATAAATTAAAATCTCTTCCTCACTTGCCACGCACATTAAAAAATTTGTTTTGCTATAATAATTTATTAAGACAACTGCCAAAATTGCCGCCAAAATTAAAAAAACTCGGTTGTAAAAACAATTTGATTATGAGATTTCCCAAGTTGCCTAAATCATTAACTCATTTAATTACTAACTTTGGCTTTTTGCATGACGATGCATTTAAACAAATATTAATAGAATTACAAATAGCTAGAAGAGGCAACAATGCATTAGATAAAATGACACAATGTAAAATATCTAAAGAATTAAGAGAGCGAACGCGGTTTCATCCACAATGGCGAGATTTTGTTGTGCCTGATTTTTTTAATCCAACATTAAATGGTTGTCGAGAAATGTTTGCTCAACCAGAATTTAATGATGATGACGATGATGACGATGATGATGACGATGATGATGATTTAGATGATGATTTTGACGGTGATATGGATGAAGATACTGTAATTGATGATGTCCATGATGAAAATCCAGTTGATCATAGTAAAATTATCGAGAACTTGCCAGATATGAAATTGCAAACAAAAGGAATATTTCTTATTAAAAAGAGTGCCGTTGGTGTAAATGTAATTGATCGCACACCAGATGAAAATGTTCTCGAATTCTTAAAAGAACCTGATAATGTAGTTTTATATTTTAATGAACAATACTATTTATTTGACAGAAGTTATTTTAGGATTGTTCCAGAAAATTTAATATATATATGTAAACAAGTGTATGCAGATTTATTTAATGTGACAAGCGATAAATTAGAAGATGATACTATTTATTTCAGTATGCGTAAAATTGGTTTATATGGGATAGTTCCTGCTCATCAAATCAAGCAAATTATAGAAACAAAATTACAATTATTTGTTATAGAACCAACCGAAAAACAAGCTCCTTCTACTGCTGCTTATGAACTTGTTGATAACAACGGTGCAAATATTGTTAGTCGTGCTCATTGTCAAGACGGCCAAGGCGATGATGTATATAGCGTATACCAATGCGACTTACAAGCGACAAATAAACGAAGCGCAAGTGGTTCGAATGAACGTGCTGTTATTAATTCTAGAGAAAGATCGCGGTCGCCGTCACAAACAAGAAAAAAGAAAAAGTCTGGCGCAGTGACACGGTCACAAACAAGACAAAATACAACTTCTGGCGCAGTGACACGGTCACAATCGCGAAATATAAATAGAGGCGGCACACGTAAACAAAAACAACCGCGCAAAAAAAAGGTATAAACAAATCTGTATATATAAAATATTCGTGTTTTATATATATAATGGATGATTCAACTGTATGGAAGATAATAAACAAATATTTTGAAGATAATCCTCAAGCTTTAGTAAGACACCACGTTGAATCTTATAATGATTTCTTTAAAAACGGTATTTTCCAGATATTCAAAGAAAAGAATCCTTTAGTTATTTCCACGCGGTTTGATAAAGATTTGGATGAATATCGTTCTCAATGTATCATGTATTTTGGTGGAAAAGATGGTTCAAAAATATATTTTGGAAAACCAGTTATCTATGACGACCATAACAATACGCATTATATGTATCCAAATGAAGCGCGGTTGAGAAATATGACGTATGGTATGACAGTACATTATGATATTGATATAGAATTTATTGATATCTTAGATAAAGGCGAAGTGCCAAGAACACCATTAGATGAAGAAGAAATATTAGGTGGGGATATTACGACAGAAATTTTGGATAATTTTAAATTAAAAACTAGTGAAGATTTAGAAAAAGAGCGCGAATTGTCGAAGCAAATTGGTGGTGAAAATCCAAATTCAAAACAGAAATTAGAACAAGAAATGATTGGGGGAGCACCAAAGCCCACTCAACGCCGAAAACCCAAGAGAAAGGGGGATGTAGAAATGACTCCAGCAGAAATGGCAATCTTTCGCGAAGCATTACAAAAATCTATGATTACGCCAAATAAACAAAAAACCGAAACGGTGCTTGAAAAGATTTTTTTAGGTAAATTTCCTATTATGGTTCAATCTAATTATTGCATATTAACTGGATTGCCCAGAGAAATAAGACATACAATGGGCGAATGTTTAAATGATATTGGTGGATATTTTATTATTGATGGCAAAGAAAAAACTGTGGTAACTCAAGAAAAATTCGCAGATAATATGTTATATATTCGCGAATCGAGTGACGAAAAGTATTTATATTCGGCTGAAATTCGATCTGTCTCTGAAAATGTATCCAAACCTATTCGAACTCTTTCAGTAAAAATTGTAGCTCCTACTCCATCTTATACTTTTAAAAATATTGTTGTTAATATTCCTAATGTCCGTAAACCCGTTCCTTTATTTATTGTATTCCGTGCATTGGGTATAATAAGCGACAAAGCAATCATTACAATGTGTTTATTAGACTTGGACAAAAATGAAAGTATGTTAGATTTATTTGCACCATCGGTGCATGACGCGGGTGGAATTTTTACACAAACTATGGCGCTCACATATATTGCAACTTTTACAAAAGGTAAGACAGTTTCACATGCGCTAGAAATATTAGCCGATTATTTTTTTCCTCACATAGGTGAAATAAATTTTATTCAAAAAGCATATTATTTGGGATATGTAGTAAATCGTTTATTATCTGTTTATAACGGTACAGAACCACCTACAGATAGAGATAATTTTAAATATAAACGCCTTGAATTGGTAGGTTCTCTAATGTATGATTTATTTCGTGAATATTATACATTACAAATGAGACAAGTACATTTAGGTTTTGAACAAAAGATTACTTACAATCGTAGTATTTATGAGAACAATTTACAGATGTTAATAAAGCATAATTATAAAGAGATTTTTAGAGAACGAACTCTTGAACAAGGATTTAAAAAGGCGTTTAAAGGAAACTGGGGTTCTCAATCTCACACAAAACGAATTGGTGTGGTGCAAGATTTAAATCGTTTATCTTATAATTCGGCATTAAGTCATTTAAGAAAGACAAATTTACCATTGGATGCTAGTGTAAAATTAATAGGACCTCGTGTTTTACATAGTACACAATGGGGATTGTTTGATCCTATTGATACACCCGATGGTGGGAATATTGGCATCCATAAACATCTGGCGATAACTGCATATGTTACGCAGGGATATTCTAGAGAACCTATAATTACTTGGTTGCGTGAAAAAATAAGAATGCGATTAGTAGAAGAATGTAGTCCTGCTCAATTATCAACATTAACCAAAGTTTTTGTAAATGGATATTGGGCAGGAGCTATACAAGACCCAATAGAATCTGTAGAAAAAATGCGTCTTTTTAGACGCAACGGACTATTGCCAATTTATACTAGCACTACATTTGATATAAGGCAAAACACGGTTTTTATTTATACAGATGCGGGGCGTGTATGTAGACCAATATTTTATCGCGATACCGAAACAGGTAAAATGTCTTATGAATCGAAAGTTATTCAAAAAAAATTAGAAGATGGTGAATTTACGTGGAATGAATTGATAAGTGGGTTTAATAAGAAAAAGGATAAGACATTTAATATAAAAAATTATAAGTTGTACGAATTAAGTGAATTATATGAAAATATAGATGCGGAATCGAATCCAGCAAAGTTAAAACGTTTTTTAGTTGAAAAGGCAATAATAGATTATATAGATACGAACGAAACTGAGAACACACTTATTGCAATGAATAAAGAAGAGATTGAAAAAAATAAAACAGTTGTTCATACACATTTGGAAATACACGAATCTTTAATTTTTGGAATGATGTGCAATTTAATTAATTTCCCAGAGAACAATCCAGCTACACGTAATTCATTTTCTTGTGGTCAAAGTAAACAGGCATGTTCTCTATATCATACAAATTACCAAGTAAGAATGGATAAAACCGCAGTGGTTCTCTCTTATGGGCAGGTACCTTTGGTAAAATCTCGTTATTTGGAACATATCAATCACGAAAGTAACCCTTATGGTGAGAACACTATTGTTGCTATTATGTGTTATACGGGGTATAATGTAGAAGATGCTATTTTAATTAACGAAGGTTCTCTAAAACGTGGACTTTTTCAAACAACTTATTATAGCACATACGAAACACATGAAGAAAAAAGTAAAACTGGTGAATCAAACCTTGTAAAAGCATTTACGAATATTGAAAGCGATGCGATGGTGGTTGGTACAAAGCCAGGATATGATTATAGTAAATTAGATAAATATGGTATGATTCGAGAGAACACACCAGTTACAGAAAAAACAGTATTAATTGGTCTAACTGCGAGCGATTCGTCGATGAAGGAAGTAAAAATGGATGAATCAAAAACGCCAAAAAAGGGGCAATTGGGTATTGTAGACAAGTCTTTTATTACAGATGGGGAAGAAGGCCATAGAATTGCAAAAGTGCGTGTCCGTGAAATACGTATTCCCAATATTGGTGATAAAATGGCTTCTCGGGCTGGGCAAAAAGGAACTATTGGTCTAGTTGTGCCAGAGTGTGATATGCCTTTTAATAAAGAAGGAATTCGTCCTGATATTATTGTAAATCCACATGCGTTGCCAACCCGTATGACGATTGGACAATTGGTAGAAACCATAACTGGAAAAGCGTCCGCATTATATGGTGGATACGCAGATTGTACTGCATTTAATAATAAAGGATCTAAAATACGTGAATTTGGTGAAATGTTAACTCATGTTGGGTATCATTCAAGTGGAAATGAAATTTTATATAATGGAATGACTGGAGAACAAATTGGCGCAGAGGTTTTTATGGGTCCTAATTATTATATGCGGTTGAAACATATGGTAAAAGATAAAATTAATTATCGTGCGCAGGGACCCAGAACTGCACTTACTAGACAACCAGTTGCTGGAAGGGCAAATGATGGTGGATTGCGCATTGGAGAGATGGAACGTGATTCCGTAATATCACATGGAGCGGCAGAATTTTTAAGAGAATCTATGATGGAACGTAGTGACAATTGTTTTATTGCTATCTGCAATACTACAGGAATGATGGCAATATGCAATCCATCGAAGAACCTTTTTATGAGTCCTATGGCGGACGGACCGATAAAATATGTGGGATCTATTGAAGGAAAAAACATGAATGTTGAGAACATCACAAAGTACGGTCGTGATTTTAGTATAGTTGCGGTGCCTTATTCATTAAAACTTTTATTGCAAGAATTACAGACGATGAATATTCAAATGAGAATTATTACAGAAGATAATATTCAACAAATGGAGAACCTGATGTTTTCAAAAAATATAAATAAATTAATGTTTTCTAGTACAATTAACCCAAAAATGATTGTAAAACAAATACAAGATACATTAATAAAATCTAGAAAGCAAATCGATGTTTATAAAACTCCACAACCAGAAAAGAGTCTTTCGCCAGATTATCCCAATGTATCTCCAGCATATCAACCAACTGAAGACGAGTTAACACAAATGTTTGCTAAAGCAGAACAAGATAGCAATTCACCAGCTTATTTACCATATTCTCCAGAATCACCTGGCTGGAACGAATTTTTAAAAAAGGTTGATGCGGGGTATTCTCCTACATGGGATGAATATTCAAAAGCGGTTGATGAGGGACGTTATTCTCCTACATGGGGCGTCTATGCAAAAAAAGAACCTAATTTTTCACCACATAGTCCAGAAGAACCTCCACCAGGATTCGAAACAGAACAGAGGTTTTCACCACACAGTCCAGATTTTTCTCCACCAAGGGAAGGTGATGAAAATTATGATACTTTTTTGTCAGATCAAGCGCAAAATTACTCCTTGGGAGAAAAAGTATATTATAGAGGTGACGTAAATCCTGGCCGTTTATGGACAGTAACGTATATTGGAGATAGATTTTTGAAAATAGAACGAGAACCTGACAAAAGTAGTGATAATAATGTATTAATGGTTACAGCAATGGATATTTATAAACAAGGAGACTTTGTACATACGTCAGCAATGGGTGAATCTATTCGAGGTGGAAATTCAAATGCTTTTACAAACGCAGCAATGAATCCATCGTCACTTACAAATCCAGCAATAAATTTTGCACCTGTTTTTAAGATAATGAATGGAGGAAATGATTTTTCTACAGAACCATCTGGACAATCTAATTTGACAGATGGAACAAATATTATAAATAATGCTTTAGGTCTTCCAGAATTAAAAGTAAAAGATACGAATGAACCAGTAAAGACAATGGAAGAACTTCCTGATAAAATGGATTTTAGTAAACTTATTATAAAAAAATCATCCTAAAAGCGAAGTGATTAAAAGCGAAGTGATTAAAAGCGAAGTGATTAAAAGCGAAGTGATTAAAAGCGAAAAATTGAATAGAAAGAATATAAAAGTATAGTGAGTAAATATATACAGATGGCAAATGCAAGTAACCGTATTTTAAGTATTTATAAATCAAGAATTACTATTATTGATTTAATGAGTAAGTTGGATTTCGATATGACAGATTATGCAGATTTTAGCATTAACGAAATTGATGCTATGCATACAAATTCTCAATTGGATATGTTAATTACGAACACAACGAATGAAAAAAAGGCATATATTAAATATTATTTGAATGCAAAACAGTTACGCCCACAGAATTTAGACGATATCATTGAAGATTTATTTGTTATAGATAATATATTATCTAAGAACGATACTCTGGTAATTATTGTAGAAGACGAACCGAATGACACTATTATAACGCGTATAAAATACTTGTACGACCATGATGGATTGTTTGTAGTCATTCATAACATTAATCGTTTGCAATATAATATTACGAACCATAAATTGGTTCCTCAATGCAATATTTTGAATTCAATGCAAGTTGATGAATTGAAAAAGAAATATAATGTAACGAATTTGTCACAATTTCCTGAAATATCTAGATTTGATCCCCATGCTCTAGCAATGTGTTTACGGCCAGGGGATATTTGCGAATTCAAGAGAGAAAGTGCAACGGCAATGTTTTATTCGTATTATCGCGTATGCATATAAAAAAATATTTACTATATTTATACAATATGGCAAATAATATAATAATTGGATATAGTGCAAATGATTTTTTTTATTCAACAGCAGGAGATATGCCGAAGGATGATGTTTGTTTATCTTCCTACGGAGTTGATATGGACGGAAATGAAAATACGAATGGAAGTGCATTGGCTGACATGAAAGATGCCGCGGGAAATTTATTTACGTCATGGGATGATCCATGCAATGACCAAAATTTTATGGATAATAGTGGAAATTGTATAAAAAGACAATTGTGCATAAATAAACAAAACGTAGATTATTTAACAGAACAAGAAAATACACATTTAGATGCTGAAAAAAGAAACAATGACATAAATGTAATATACGATCGCACCATAATGGATAGTGTTAATTTAGGAATAGGTATTTTGTTTATCTTATTTTTTATTTATCGAAATCGAAATATAAGATAATTGTATATGGGTCCTAGATTTAGTAAAGATTTTGCACAAGCAATTAAAACACAAGAAGATAATAATAAAAAAGAACGTCCTGTGCCTCAAATACAACCTAAGCCAGTTCCAGAAGCAATTCAACCTAAGCCCGCCCCTGTGCCCGTTGTTCCAAGCGCATATCCTGATTTAGCAAGCACCACGTCAACGACTACGTATGATGAAATTCCTATGCGCGAGGGATGGCGGAGTGTAGCACAAGGAGACGGCGATCCACAATTAACTGATGGTAATTCAGTTTACAATAAACAGAATGAGTTATTGAAAAAAATTGTGGAGTTTAACAAATTATACGCACGATATATTCATTGTCAAACCCCCGATCGTTCCACAGCTTCGTCATCATTAGGAAATTGCTCTTCAAACCAACCAAATGATCCAAATTATAGTCCAAATCTTAGCGAGTTAACAACAAAACAAAGAGAGGTAGATACTGCTATCAGTTCACTCGAAAATACTGGATTTGGAAAAAGTTCAACAACATTTCCAGTATTGTTACAAAATAACAACGATATGTTGGCGCTTAGAAATCAATTAGACATAAAATTAAAAGAACTCTATCGCACGGAAGATTCATTATCGAATGAATACAAAAAAACATTTGATTCTACTATATACGCCGAGATATTATTATGCACTTTAGCGACATCAATCTTATATTATATATTTGTAAAATTATAAAAATATGATTATATAGTAAATATAGAATCATAAAAATGGGTCGCAATACCAATTTCATACCAATACGAATATTACCATTGCGAGATGAAAAAAAGAATATAAATTACCAGTTTACGTCAAATACTTTTACTCTTACTGAAAATATAAAAGAAGATAATTATGCATTTAATCATAAAGGAACTTATGTTGTAAAGTCTTCCTCATGTATGTACGATAATGACGACGAAGAAAATTATCCACACTATGGACCATTTGTAGCGTTTAATAATTATAATCAAAAAACAAAAAATGAAAATGATTTTTTTATTTGTGACGTAAGTGGAAGTGTAAACCGAACGAAAGGAAATTTAAAATATCCAGCTTATACACGAAATCCATATTCATATGCTTTTAGTGGGCCAGGGACATATCAAGGCGGAGGCACTGCAAAAAACTTTTGGACAACAAATGTTATAACGAATGGAACAACGCAATCTATAGGCGGGGAATGGATTCAAATAAAATTGCCACTTGCAGCTTCAACCTATTTATTTAAATATAGTATATTGGTGCCAAATAATTGGAAAGAGTCTGTGTCATTTCCTAAAAAATTTATGCTGGTGGCTAACAATGACGCAGGAGATAGCTGGGAATTTTTAGATCAACAAAATTTACAAACCGAACCTGATGTTGGTTCTCAAACCCCTATTGAATTTAATTTGAACACATCAAACAAATACAGTTGTTATAGATTAATTGTTACAGATATATTTGCAAATCGTGTGGGTGTTTTTGCTATAAAACAATGGGCAATTTACGGAATGAATACAGTGACAGCAAACCGCGAAGTTTCTAATAACGCTGAAACATTTATGAATATGAATTCGTACGAAGCATATTCATTAGAAAATAATTATTCGCCATTTTCATTATCAATGCCATTATTAGAAGTAGAAACAATAAAATCAAAAACGATGCTCATAAATAAAAATACAGACGTTACTGATATTTATATTGGGTTATCTCTTGTGATTTTAGCAATGGGACTTTTAATTTATTCCAATAAAAACAAATAAAAATATATATTTTATTATATACATTGATTATAAAATATATGGCGACTGTTCAAAATAATGATGCAATAAATAATTCTGCCGCATTAGAACAATCATTAAATGATGTTCCTACTACATATGAGTTTGTTTATTTTCAACCTACGCCTAGTTATATTGGAACTGCGGATTTAAAAACTTGTTATAACAGCAATTATAACGGTTCTATGAAAAAAATAGGAGATGTTTTAGGAAGTACAAATGTTATGCATACCAGAGATACTTGCAAATTCAATGCTGGTATGATTCAAAATAAAAAAAGAATGAAAGATCAGGAAATGATAAAAAATGCAAATAAAACGCCTGGATTATCTTATAAAATAGTTAATGGATATTTTAATGATGATCCAAATTATTTTTTAAATACTACTGTTTCATCGAACGGAAAATCGAATGATTTTAAAAATATAAGCGGATCTACAAATAATATGTTAATTAATAATGATGTTCCCGATTCAACAAATGTATTTTCTGTAGAATGGTATGGTTATTTTATACCATCAATAAAAGGGGATTGGACTTTTGGAGTAACAAGTAGCGATTCATGTTTGTTATGGATTGGAACCAACGCTGAAAGTGATTACAACAAAACAAATACTTACGTAAGCAATGGTGGATTACATGATGTAAAATATACTGAAAAAAGTAATAATTTTAAAAAAAACGCAACTTATCCTATAAGAATTCAATACGGTCATCATAGTAGTAACTATAATTTCCAACTTATAATAAAAGATCCAAAGGGAATAGACGTCACTAATTCTGTACTGTTCATGATACAAAAACTAGACGGAAGCATTTATGCTCCAAGTTTGACATATTACTCTTTAGTAGAAAGAGACGCAATTGATACACAGGCTGGTTTATTCGATTGTTATGTAAGCGACAATGTTTCAAATATGATACAAGACACATCGGGTGGATGTTCAGGAAGTAGCCAGGATTCCAACGGAAATTTTATTTACACCACCGCTAAGAATTGGAAAAATGGGCAACAATATTATCCTTATCGCATTCATGCAGACCAACATTTAGATAATTTATATTTAGCCAATGTAAAAGATAAAACATTTATGAATATAAAAAAAGATACTTCTACAACACTTTCTAATAATTTTATATTTTATAAAAATTTTTATCCTGAACCAACCGATGTAAAAAATGCGAATAAAGTTAACAGTTTAAAAGACGCAGAACAATCCTGTATAAATGATTCGTCGTGTAAATATTTTTATTATTATCAAGATAAAAATAACAATAATTATTGTATTAAAAAAAGCGATTCCTATGTTCCAAATCAATTTATACCACAACAATTGAATGAAAATATAAAATCGTCTGAATTATATATAAGAAATTTAACAATGAATATAACTGACAACGTTCGTAGTAAAATTCCTAGAAAAAATGTTTTAGATTATAAAGCTTATACTGATTATGAAATAATACCAGATCAATTTGATGTTGTAGATAAGTATAGTGGGTTGTCAAGTGATCTTGTAAATCAATTAAAGAAACATTCTGCATATTATGAAAACTTTACAACGAAAGAAGGTTTTGATGAACATGGGTATAGTAAACCAAACAACGTAGCACAAGAAGTAACCAGTGGTCAAAATAGTAATTATATTGACCAGGTTAAAGATAAACAGGTAACCCCATTACAAGAAATAACAAAAGATTATGTATCAACGATTACACAAATTACTCAAAAATATAACGACATTGGAAGTAAAATAAATTCAGTAAATAGTAATGTTACTACATTATCGAGCAATGCTGATAATAAATATGATTTTAATGGTGACACTTTGCCATATTATAACGGCCCAGGCGGATGTAATGGAATTGATAAAAATGGTAAGTCAGTAATTAAACCTTGTGGAACAAAAGTACCAACATCAAAAGATGCTATGGCTGAAGATATTAAATCTATTATTTTACAACAAAATACAATTTATACGTTAGGGTCAATAACAGCAGCGTCTTTATTAATTCTAGCAATTTTTTTGGCAAAATAAATTTAGTATATTGTTATAATATACTAGAATGCCCGATTATACCAATTTACCCGATTTATTAACTATAGAAAAAGATTATTTAAATAATTTACAAGGCAGAACTGCTGATCCAACTGTAGGTGGCTTAGTAGCAAATTTGTCTTCAAAATTAGATGCTTTAAAAAATAATTATAAAAGCGCTTTGGCAAATAATAATGCTACATTAACACAACAAGACAAAATAAACCAAATTCTAGAAACTGAAAATACTAGATTAACTGACAAAAAAACTTCTATTCAACAAGCACTCGATGGTCAACAACGAATCGTATCATTAAACGATAGTTATCGTTTAAAATATGCCCAATACATAAAAATGTTATTAGTAATTATAATTGCATTAGTAATATGGGTGATATTAAGTAAATTAAACAGCATAGGTTTATTGCCCGACGCAATATATACCATCTTAATTATTTTAGTTCTTGTTATTCCAGGCTTTATTTGTTATTTTATTTATTTAGACATTTTAGGCCGAGACCGTATGAATTTTAATGAATTAAATATTCCTCCTCCAGACAAATTAACACCCGACCAAATAAGGCAACGAAAAGAAGCAGCGGCAAAAGACGGCGATTTATTAGGATCAATAAATTTCGCAGGGTGTGTTGGTTCAGAATGTTGCTCCGATGGCACAAAATGGGATGAAGGAAATTCAGTATGTTTTGGTAATTCATTGGCATTTGGTAGATCCACAACATTCAATGGCTTTTCTACAATAAGCGTATCTTATAAAAATGGAGAATTTTTACCACCCACCACACCAAATTCCCCTGACGAATTTACGCAATATTCGAAAGTATAAAATATATTTATATTATAACTTATAATATAAATGGGAAACAAAGGATCTAGTGGCGGTTGTCCGTATACAAATCAAGGACAAGCCATTGACAGAGAAAAAAATAATATTTATAGATTGTTAGATGATATGCGCAATAGAATGAATTTTATTGATAGTAAAAATATATTCAATTTACGTAACCAGGTAAATGGATTAAATTCTATGTCAAATGAAATTTCAACTTTGTATCAAAAGGCAAAATCTTTAGAAGATATAAGGGATGCTACTGCTAATCTATACGAAAGAAATTTAAGAACCGCTATTGCAAATCTTTCAAGTGCCGAGGAAAGAAAGTATTATGAAGATATTCTTTTGAGCCAATCTGTTTCTACGTATCGTACAAATATAGAAAACGCAGCGAGAACTAAAGATGAATATCAAGACACATTGTCACAAAACAATGCATTTCAGCAAACAATTAATCAATATACAAAATCTTATTATGATTTAATTTTTGGTCAAAATTCCAAGTTATCAAATAGAAAAAATGATACGCAATATATAGATTTTTTTTCACCCGATGGACAAAAATCTGGTTATGTTAGCAACGATAATGATTATTTAAGAGCATTGAATTATGTGTTTTTAATTGTATATTATATTTTAGCAATTATTGTTTTGTATATTATTTATACTTTAAATATGACAAATTTTTCAAAGATAGTTATGTCGGTTATCATTTTATTATATCCTTTATTTATTTATAGTCTACAACATACTCTCCATTATCTTTGGGTAAATTTCAATACAACGCCTTAATTATACGAAAAATAAATATATTGATAATATAGAATATATTTATTAAATGGCAACATACGAGAGTCAATTGCTAGAATACACAGAAATCAGCAATAATAAAAATTTTAAAATAAGTGGAACAGATGTGAATGCGGATGTAACTCTAACTAAAACAACAGACTCAAGTGGGAAAAAAATTTACAATAGAGCACCAACGCCACAGGATAAAAATCTTGCAAATGTAAAACCAAGAAAAAAATTTAAATTTACCTATGTTCAACCAAAAATCATTAATTTTAAACCAAAAGGCAACAGTTCTGTGAAAGAATCCATCGATAACTTAAATTCTATGGTAAATTCTTATAAGCGAGATGATTTTAACGGCTATATGAGTTATGCGCGTAGAGAGGCAGATGGGTCAGGTCACGTCTGTGGCCCAACCCATGATGAAAAAGTAAAATGGCGTTTGAGAGACATCCAAAGTCAGCAATTGGGTCCTAAGCAAAGTGCTATTATTAACGTTGAAAATAAAGTTAGGGGCGAACCAAGCCTTAACGAAGGTTGGGATTTAAATACTATAAATACAGATTACGCAACTAGACTATCGTTTTTAAAAACATATATATCCAATCTTGGAACAGAAGCTCAAATTAAAAAAAGTATAAAAGATTATTATCAATACCTTATTGATGCCGTAAATACAAATAGAGCGATAGTAGAAGATCAAACCGATATTATTGTTTATACAAATTTACAATATGATAACGCAGAAGGAACACTCGCTCAAAATGAAAAAATATTAACCGCAGCATTAACTGTGGCAGATAATGATTTTAGTAATTTATACACAGCTTCTATAGATAAAACAAAAAACTATTATAAAGAAATTTTATCTCAAAACGCAATAGTTACTCAAAAAGTAAATAACGTTAAGGATTTCGGAACAAAAATGGATCGGGAATTTGATTTTCGACAAGGAAATATTACAACAATAGATACCACAAAAAAATGGCTTTTTATTATTTTTTATGTTTTATTGGCGATATTATTAATTCTATGTTATTTTGCGAAAACGAGATACGAATTAATGGGACGCATTTTTATTATTCTATGTTTAGGTGCGTTTCCATTTGTCGCATATACAATTGAATATTACCTTTATAACGGTTTAACTTTTTTATATTCCTTTATATTAAATAAACCCTATAAAAATAACGAAAAAGACTATGATCTAACAAAAGGATCTCCTGTAAATGGTGATATTTTATCTTTGAATAAATTAAAAACAACCGATGGTAAAGAAAAAGAACTTATTGATCCACAGAACAATTTTGATGACTTAGAAAAATCAAATTATAATCTTTTATCTAGTAGATCTCTACAAACATTTTTTAATGATACTTCTGCTTTCGTTAATAATTTATTTAATGGTATAAATACTAGCAATATTGTTAATTCTTTGGCAAATGGTCAATAGATTATACACTTTTATTAAAAAAGTGTATAATATGTAATTTATACATTATTTACAGTATCAATTACAACAAAAAGTGCATAATATGTAATTTATACATCATTTACCGTATCAATTACAATAAAAAGGAGGGGGTAAGGGGGAACTATGGGTTCCCCCTATTATAGATCATTTACCGTAATATCATCATCGCCACTAAACTCATCTTGGTTATCATCATTGTCATTATCATACTTAATTTTGACACCAGACCAGATTTGGTTGTGTTGACGGCCAAATTCCTTATCCATATACTCATGTAAATCCTTTGGACTAGGACCACGCCCACCATGATTTGCTGCATACCACATCGAAAATTCATTATTCAACTCCATTTTCTTAATGCGACCACGAGCATCCTTGGTGATGCGATCATGAATGAACTCTGCAATGTAATCCTGGCTTTGGCGGTACTCGTTGCTCTTTGACATAACAATATCACAATCTTTGACAATTCCATTCGTTTCAAATGCGCGGACGACCAACATCGCAGCAAAAACCTCCTTCCATTCTTCAAATTTCTCGTCAATGTATTTATCCAGCTTAAATTGATAAGGCTTATCTTTATCTCCCTCTACAGGATTCTCAGTAAATAGTGCCTTGAATGGAACCGCACGAATACGACGCCAAGTTCCGTGATCATTTGCCTTGACACCCATTAACGCATTACAAGTTACAACAAGCTTGAACTGGGGAATAAACGAAACTGTCTCTGGCATGTAGGGTGCTCTTCCTTGAATAGGATCCTTTCCACTCGTTAATTGCTTCATAACGCCCTCATTAATCACATCGCCCTTCGATGGTTCTTGCATTACCGCATAACGCTTTCCCTTCAATTGCACGATTTCTGGCGCCAACCCACCAATCTTACCACGCTTATCTGTAACCAAAGTCAATGGCACATCGCCCTTGTACTCTCCTAATACTTTCTCCATCAAATTCACCAAAACCGACTTTCCATTCGAACCGACGCCAATATACATGTTAAACGTTTGGTTTGTAGAAGTTCCAATCAATGTGGATGCCAAATGATCCCACATATACTTACATAATTCCTTTTCTGGGAAAAGCTTATCCATAAACTCGTTGATTTCGTCCATAATTTTTTGATGAATCGTGGGATTCAAAGGGACATAGTTGATTCCTGTGCAAATCGAAATATTATCCTCAGGATGACCTTTCCTAAAAATCTTATCCTTGAAATCAATGACACCATTCTTAAAACACAACAAATAGTGGTTTGTATTGAGCTTTCCTAAAAAGGTTCCGTCGTAGAACAATTCCTTTGCTTCCGTCATAATATTCTTCTTATCATTCGTATTTGCCAACCTTTGACAAATATTCAAAATCCTGATGGATCTTGGTTTGACAGCCTCCTCTTCTGTTGGAGGAGTTCCATTGTTCGTAATCGCATCCATGCTGCCAATCGTTTTTTGGTTATACAAATCACGCAATTGAATTGAAATAGCCTTTCGAAGTGTGGTTCCAGAATCAATCTCCTTCCAACGATTGTTTCGATATTGATACCAAATATTAGCCTTTACACTTACGCAAACAAATTCGTGTTTGTAAAGCTGGTACAATACATTCGCCAAATCAAAATCACCACATCCATTTCTATCACTATCCTTCTTCGACGTGGATTTTATCGTACGTTCTACATAAAAGTCGATTGTGTTTCGACGAATCGCTTCATATTGTTCAGGAACATCGTTTTTCACCCAATGGATAAGCGAAAGCTTGGTAAGACCACCGTGATTCTTCACATCGAATTTTCTCCACATTTCACAGAGTTCTGGAACCGAACTATATTTGAATCCAGTGGCTTTTGCACTAAAAGCAATCCATACAACCAATAGCTTAGGGCTTGTGTTTTTAAGACACCATCCAACACGAATCCACTTACTATACGAGCCGTCTTCGTAATAAGTAGGGGGCAAAATCATAACATATTCATAAGTAGACTTCAAATCATATTCTGTATGAGAATCACTAACTGAATCCAAGAATTGATTCAATACATAATCGAGTTCTTCTGCAGTTCGAATCTGCGAGATTGCAGAAGAGCTATCAAACATCATTTCTAGTCCACGAGGACGGATTGTATTAACGAGTGCATTGGACGGTTTTCCACCACCAGCTGCTCCACCAAGACCATTGTTCTTCTTATATTGTTCATAGATGGTAACAAATGCATTCTTCATAAATAAACTAGGATGGCCTGAATATCTGGCTGACAATTTCGGGAAGTTTGCTTGTACATTAAATTGGGCCAAAGAAGTCTCTCCGCGCATAATTTCACCATCAGTTTCATCGATCGATATATCATAAACATGAGTCAACTGATAACGATCATAGTTTGGCTTTCTAGATCCATAGAGCTGCCAATTCGAGTGGCCCTTTGATATTCCAGCATCAAATACATCTTCCCAAGTATTCTTAGTTGGAAAATCTGCCCACATTTCCTTTGCTCGCTCGATCATTCTCTCGCGTAAATATAATTGCACAACGCGATCTGCTTGCAGTCCAATTATCAAGTGGATTCCATCCTTAGTTTTGTTGTCGGCCTGGATGCGATTTACCGCAGGCTTTTCGAGCACAAATATAGGAAATGTGGTCGATTCATCAAACTGATAAATTTCTTTCAATTCGTCTAAATAAGCATCTACTAGGTCCTCTACATGTTCTAGTGTATACTGCCTTTCGTCCACATCATAATCGTGTCGAAAATCTAAATCTACCAAAATAGGTCCATCATTTTCTCGCTGTTTTTCCGTAAAATACTCCTTCTTTTTTGGAACTATTACATCACGATAATAAAGTGTCAAAAACGTACTATATTCAGCGTCTGGAATGTTATAAGAGCCGCCATAGATATTGCTATTTTTGTCACCGATTCTTGTGTTTGTACTAGGTTTATTGGTTCCTTTTGGTATAATATGCTTTGCAATAAAGTCATTAAAATCTTTATAAGTACATTGTTTTGGAATTATTGTAGATTCGCTCGCTGCAACATGATCATTTTCTGTGCCAACTTTGGCCATTGTCTTTGGATATATAACTGAGATATTTTTATTAGGTTTTAAATTATTCAATTTTTCAGGTCTTTCGAAACTATTTATCTACGCATAGTTATATATACAACATGAATTTGTTACTCATCGATTCACGTGTTCCAGACAGTTCTTTCGTAGTGTCGTCTTTGTCATCCACTACTCAATACGTATTGTTTGATTTTCAAAACGGTACATTAGATGATTTGAAAGATAAAATAAACAATTTAAACGTGAACGTTCTTAGTAACGTTGGCATATTCCAACACAATTATAATCAAAGCGGATATAAATTTGTAGTAGGAGAAGATGGAATTTTAGACAATGTTAGAAATTGCGATAAAGAATTACAAACGTGGAAAAGCTTTAAGGAATTTATCAAGTACTTGGTAACAGAAAAAAAAACCACTTATTTGGATTTATTATCGTGTAACATCTTTGCAAATTTTAATTGGCGCTACGTCATTGAGAAGTTGCAAGAAGATCACAACATTAAAATAAATGCTTCTTCCAATAAAGTAGGTTACACTGGAAATTGGATTTTGGATTATGGGGCTGTAGATTTAACAGAAGTATACTTTACAGACGCCATAAAAGAATGGAAATTTGATTTGTCAGGCAGCACCATTAGCACAAGTACAAGTTTATCAGAATTTTCGGGATATTCTTGGCCGATTACTGTTTCTGGCGGTTCTATTTCTAATCCAACTACAATATCATTAACAACCAATCAAGTTGTTACTGCGAGTTCTCAATATTTCATTGTAGGATCTGCTTACGTAACCATCGATGGTGGCAATAATACAATTTTTATTGGAAATGTTACTAATTACGCTGGTTTAGTCCGAAACGGAAACGCCACTTTAAATTCTTATAGCAATGTCACTGTGCAAAACATAGTAATCGATGCATCCACATCCACATTAGCAAATGATCCATCGAATGGTTGGATAGCGCAACGTTATTTTAAGAAGGGTGCTACAAATAATTACGTTATCAATTGCAGTCAAACTACAACAACAAAGAGCAATATTGTATGGAATAAAATCACAGGAAACATTACGTTGTCTAATTTTGATGATTATTATTGGCCAGTAACTGTAAGTGGCGATAGCTGGGGAAATAAAGTGAATGTTGTTATAGCGCCTCCCGCACAGAGTTCATATTATCCATCCATCAACGTTGTTGATCCTTCATGTTATTTTATAATTGGTGGAAAAGGTAATGTAACATTAAGAGGCGTTAATTTTACAACGCAATCATTACATGGCGTTTACGGAATGAATTGGCTATATAGAAGTGAAATTCCTATGGGTGTGTGGGGGTATACAGCAATGTCTGCTGACGGTCAATACTTAATTACTATGGGAGGTGGAAACAACGGTTATTATTATATATCCAGCGATTATGGCGCAACGTTTTCAGCTAAGTCAATTACTCCGTATACGCAATACGATACGTTTATAACTATGTCTGGCACTGGTCAATATTCTCTTACGGCTATAGGCTTTGGAATTTATTATTCTAATAATTATGGGCAAAGTTTTACTAAATCAACGTACTCAACTACAGCTGGAGCATGGATGTATTTTGCTAATTCTTACAGTGGAAAATACGCTATTTCTGCGTCATGGGCTGATGCCATTTATTATTCCACTAGTTATGGTGTTTATTGGACAAAATCTAATGCGCCTAGTCCTCAATGGTACGCATGCGCTATGTCTTATAGTGGACAATATGCAATTGCTTGTGCTGGTGCTGGAAGTTATATTTATTATTCAATAGATTATGGTGTAACATGGACGGTAAGCAATTCACCAGCAGGTGCTTGGGGTGGTTGCACAATGGCTGGTGATACTGGAATTGGTTATGCTGTTACTATAACAGGAGGCAATTTTATATACAAAACTACAAATTTTGGTGTGACTTGGACTAATATTTATACATTAGCAACCGCACCAATTCAACCAACACAAAATATTACGACTTCTAGCGATGGATCATATATTGCTCTTATTGATGGAGCAAGCAATATTGTATTTTCTACAAATAGTGGAAATACTTGGTCTATATTTAATCTCATTAATTTAAGTTGGGGACGCTCAATATCTATGAGCGCTGATGGAAGTAGAATGTTTGGATGGGGTGGAAAAGGTTTTATGACTATGATGGCAGGATTTTCACTTTCGCTTCAAAATTTGCAAAATTACCCAGGGCTTGTTCAAAACGGAACATCAACTTCCAATGCACAAAGTGATATTACGGTTGCGGATTTATTAATTGACGCATCTTCTTCTACTTTGAATAATCCTACACAAAATGGTTGGTATGGTCAGCGTTATTTTAGCAAACTAGCTAAAAACATATTCGTGGGAAATGTATTTCTTACTAAAGCAACTACTCCAACAAACATAGTATACAATACCATTAATGGAAACACTACAATCGCAGATCAATTTGATGATTATTGTTGGCCTATTACTATCAGTGGCGATTCTTGGGGAAACAAAACATCAGTAACTGTGACAAATCCCATCACTTTGGTCGATGCGTCTCATTATTTTATTATCGGAAGAGGAAATGTAACATTGGACGGCCAATCCAATACGTTTTCTATTCCTAATGTTACAAATTATACAGGTATGATGCAAAACGGAAGCGCAACAGCACCTGCTTATAGCAATGTCACTGTGCAAAATATTGTAATTGACGCATCCACATCCACATTAGCAAATGATCCATCGAATGGTTGGATAGCGCAACGTTATTTCAAGAAAGGTGCCACAAATAACTACTTGATTAATTGCAGCAAAACTACAACCACCTTAAAAAACGATATTGGTTGGAATAAAATAACTGGAAACATTGCGCTTTCTAATTTCGACGATTATTATTGGCCTGTTACTGTGAGTGGAGATAGTTGGGGAAATAGAGTGAACGTCAACATTATATCTGCGTCAGGAAATTATAATTCTATCAATATTGTAGACCCTTCTTATTATTTTATTGTTGGGGGTAAAGGAAATGTATCATTGAATGGTTCAAATTTCACACTTTGCACATCATACGGTTCCTCATGGATACAAAGTAGTTTGACTAGTTATATATATGAAGGTATATCTATGTCAAATAGTGGTCAATATTGTGTTGTTGCGACAAGTAATTCTGGCGTTAGATATTCTACAAATTATGGTATGAGTTGGGCAACTAGTACAAATGTTCAATCTGGATCAGGTCAAGCAACAGTAGTAATATCTGGAAACGGACTAATTTCATTCTCTACCACAGGTACCATGTATTATTCCACAAATGGTGGAGTAAGTTATGTTGCAACTTCGTTTTCTATGCCAGCGAATGGCCTCAGTATTTCTTACACTGGACAATATGGGATTGTTTGTGGAAATGGTGGATATATTCATTATACAAGCAATTACGGATTAACTTGGACACAATCCAACACCATAAGCGCAGCATGGTGGTCGTGTGCTATATCACAAACAACTAGCAATGCCATTGCTTGTGTAAATGGTGGCTTAATCTATTTTTCAGATGATTATGGAGGAAGTTGGCGCCCATCAAATGCTATTAATGGGATTTCTTTGTCGGCTAGTTGGCAAGTGTGCGGTTTATCTAGCGACGGTTCTGGTGTAGGATATGCGGCAATTAGTCAAGGCCAAGTATATAAAACCTATGATTTTGGTAAAACATGGGCATTATTGCCAAATAGTATAGGCGGATCTATTGTTTCAGTTCCCTACAATGTTTCTGGACAAATCGCCATGTCTTCAAACGGTGAATATGTGTTGTTAGGAAATGGAACATCTTTTGTATTCGCATCTACCGATGGTGGAAACAGTTGGAAACAAATACCTTTCGTCGGCGGAACAATCAATAATATTTCCATGTCGGCTGATGGTAAATATGCAATTATTTCTAGTGGATATGTTTATTACATGAATTTTGGTTCTCAAATATCTATTCAAAACATAACCAACTATCCAGGATTTATACAAAATGGCACAGAAACAACATCAGGTCAAAGCAATATTACTGTTCAAAATATAGTTATCGATGCATCTTCTTCTACATTGGAAAATTCATCTCAAAACGGGTGGGTCTTTCAACGTTACATTAAAAGTGGTGCCAAAAATGTCTATGTAAATCCAAATAATACATTGTTAACTTCTGGAACTTCGCCAAACGCATTGGCTTACAATACAATCTATGGAAATGTAACATTAAGCGATTTCGATGACTATTATTGGCCCGTTACAGTGAGTGGCGATTCTTGGAATAATAAAACAACTGTTTCTATTGCAAATCCTATTGCAATTATCGATGCGTCTGCTTATTTTATTATTGGACGAGGAAACATAACCATCGATGGACAATCTAATTTGCTTTCTATTACAAACGTAAGTGGATATGCGGGTTTTGTTCAAAATGGAAATATATCTATGAATGGTTATAATGATGTAACTGTGCAAAATATTATTATTGATGCGTCTACATCAACGTTATTGGGAGATCCTTCAAACGGTTGGGTAGCACAACGTTATTTCCAAAAACAAACAGTGAACACCTTTGTAATAAACAGTAGTATTACTACAACAACCACAAGAAACAGTGCAATTTTGAATAGAATTACTGGAAACACAGTATTGTCACATTTTGATGATTATGTGTTTCCAGTAACCATTAGTGGTGACAGTTGGAATAATCTAACAGTCGTAACAGTGTCTGGACCAATTAACATTGTAGACCCATCACATTACTTTATTATTGGTCGTAAAAATATTAGAATGCAAAACAATCAACCAGTTTTTAATCCATTGAACGGAACAGGTACCACAACATGGGTAAGAAGTGAACCAAACAATTATTTTTGGTATGATGTTACGATGTCTAGTACTGGACAATATGTAATTGCTGTAAACTCTGCTGACAATAATACTGCATATACATTATGGCATTCAAGCACTTATGGGTTGTCTTGGTATCAAACGCCAACTGGCGGGACAAACAGTAATATGAGTGGTGGATACAATTGGAAATGTGTTACAATGACACCAAATGCATCAATAGCGTATGCAGGAGCTATAAACACAGGATCTTCTGGACAAATTTATGTATGCAATACTTTAACAATAAATAACCCAAGATGGAAGGTTTTACCTAACTCACCATTTGCTATTTGGCGTTACATGGCAACCTCCGAAAACGGTCAAGTTATTTTGGCTAGCACAAATGGTGGTTATTTGTATTTATCTATTAATGGTGGGACGAGTTGGAGTACAATTGGTTCATCCACTTTTGGAGCTGTACGTGTTGCGGTTTCTACAGACGGAACAAAATTATTAGCAGCAGAATATAATGGTAATTTATGGGTTTCTACAAATATGGGAAGCACATGGTCAAAAACAGGAATTAGCACTACATGGCAAGGCGTTGCGATGACTCCTACTGGATCCATAATGTATGCCACCACAGCTTCTACAAGTTTATATTATTCTAGCAATTATGGTGTAAATTGGCAAACCTATCCAAATTGTCCTGCGTTGGATTATCGTTGCGTAAGCGTAAGTAGTGATGGAACTAAAATTGTACTTCCTCAATTTAATGGAGCATTTATTACGAGCACAGATAGCGGAAATTCATGGACTGCTTCTAATAACTATGGAAATCAATGGATGGGTGTTGCCATGTCATATAATGGTCAAACTGTTATAATTGTAGGCGGCACAAGTCAAAGCTTATATCGCTATAATTTCTTCCCAACTTATATTAATATTTGTAATCTACAAAATTATCCTGGATTAATCCAAAACGGCACCGCTACAACAAACGCTTATGGAAACGTTTACGTTCAAAATATGTTTATTGATGCGTCTTCTTCTACAGTGGCCGCCAATAATGGATGGATAGCGCAACAATATTTCCAAAAAGGCCCCAGTGCAGTAGGAATTTTTGTTACGGGAACATTGTTTACTGCGTCTACACCTAATCCTAGAGTTGGATATAGTACAATCAACGGAAACATTGCATTATCAAATTTTGATGATTATTTATGGCCCGTCACAGTAAGCGGCGATTCTTGGAATAATAAAACCACAGTCTCTTTAACAAATCCAATCACAATTATAGACGCATCTCATTATTTTATTATTGGACAAGGCAATGTGACCATCGATGGTCAATCTAATTTGCTTTCTATATCCAACGTAAGTAGATATCCTGGATTAGTGGAAAATGGCAATGTTTCTATGAATGCTTACAGTAACGTTACTATTCAAAATATTGTGGTAGACGCATCTACATCTACGCTTATGAATGATCCTTCCAACGGATGGCTAGCACAACGTTATTTCAAAAAACGTGCTGTAAATAATTACGTAATAAATTGCAGTAAAACTGATACCACGACAAAAAACGATGTTGTGTTTAATAAAATACTAGGAAACATTACGCTTTCTAATTTTGATGATTATTATTGGCCGATAACAATTAGTGGTGATTCATGGGGAAATAAAGTTACTGTTACCTTATCTGGATCACTTACAATTGTTGATCCCAGTTCCTATTTTATTGTTGGAGGAAAAGGAAATGTTACTATTAACTCAACACAATCATCTAGTGGGCGTAAATTAACCGATAATTTTGCATGGAACGCTACTGGCATAGCTACGGATTTCCGTGATGTTGCTATGAATTCAAATGGTCAATATGGTATTGCGGGTCGTTATGCGTATAATATGTATTATACTAGCAATTTTGGCACTAGTTGGGTCACATCTACTTCGACAGCAAATTGGATTGGTGTTACTATGTCACAAAGTGGTCAATATGCAATGTCTGTTTCTTACGGTGGTCAAATTTGGTTATCCACCAGTTATGGTGTTTTTTGGACTGCGTTGTCAAATTCACCAATACAAACCTGGAGTTATATTTCTATGTCAAGTAATGGGCAAATTGCTCTTGCAAGTGTTACAAATGGATATTTATATTTTACAACAAATATGGGGAATACATGGACACAATGTGGAATATCTGCTAATTGGAATAATGTAAAAATATCTGGCGATGGAACAAAAGCCGTAGTTTGTACTGAAAATGCACAATTATATTATTCCACGAATTCGTTCGCCACATTTACACCAACCAGCGTTTCAGCAGCTTGGCGAGGTCTTGGAATGAGCACCGATGGAACCAAAGTATTAGCTGGAGGTTGGGGAAATGGTTTATATTTTTCCACTAACTCAGGCGTAACTTTTGCTCAATGTCCAGGTATTACTGGTGGATATCAATACCGCGGAGCCGAAATTAGTGATGATGGACAAACTATGATTGTATCAATGTGGGGGCAAACTTATAATAGTGGATCGATCCTAATTAGCACAAATGGAGGAAATACATTTTTTTCAAATACATTAACTGGTATAAATCAACAATTTTGGGGATTGGCTCTTTCTCGTGACAATCGAATTGTATTTTCTCCTTCACAAAACCAAAACCTTTATGTTTTTCAAAGAAACGATGCTTATACGTCTATAATTGGAATCAATAATTACCCAGGATTTATTCAAAATGGCACTTCAACAACAGATGCCTATAGTAATGTCTCTGTAAACGGATTGGTTATTGATGCATCAACATCAACATTGAATTCTACAATCACTGACTCATGGATTATGCAAAAATATTTTACAAAAAACGCTATCAATATTACTGCGAGTGGTGATTCGGTGCAACCTTATACAAATGGCTTAGCATTACCAAATGTAATTTATGGAAACACAACATTGACTGATTTCGCAGATTATTTTTGGCCTATCACCATAAGCGGTGATTCGTGGGGAAACAAAACAAACGTAACAATAACATCAAATATTACAATTGCTGATGCGTCTCATTATTTTATTATTGGACAAGGAAATGTATCGATAACTGGTAATGTAACAACGGCTGGTGTAAACAATAGATATTCATTTAACGTAAACGCAGTTGGTCATCCATTTTGGATACAGACAGTTCCAGGCGGATATAGTGAAGAAAATATCTATAACACTGGTGTAACAAACAATGGAACAGAAAATGGTACTATTACAATTGAAGTTCCATATGGCGCACCAAATCTTTACTACGCTTGTCAATACCACTCTTCGATGGCGGGCTCTATTGTATTATCAAATTTAGGTGAAACCGTAACTTTAAATGTTACTAATTCGGGTTCTGGAGCTTACACAATAAATGGTTCGGACAACGCAAGTCTCTCTTTCATTCGAGGCAATAAATACGCATTTAACGTAAGCGCTAGTGGTCATCCGTTTTGGATACAGACAGTTCCAGGCGCGTATAGTCCAGGAAATATCTACAGCACTGGTGTAACAAATAATGGAATAGATACTGGTATCATTACGATTGACGTGCCATATGACGCACCAAATCTTTATTACGCTTGTCAATATCACTCTTCAATGGCGGGGTCTATCGAAATATCCAATTTAGGCGAAACCATAACTTTAAATGTAACTAACTCAGGTTCTGGATCTTACATAATAAATGGTTCAAACAACCCAAGTCTCTCTTTTATACGAGGAACGGCTACTGTTAATAGCGATCCTATAATTTATATTAACGGCGTTAGCAAATTTCCTGGTCTTGTTCAAAATGGAACATCCACTAAAAACGCATTCAATAATGTAACTGTAAGCGACATTATTATTGATGCTTCTACATCGACTTTGGCAAATGATCCTTCCAATGGTTGGATCGCCCAGCGTTATTTCAAGAAAGGTGCAACAGGCGTTTTCGTGAACAGTTGTAGCCAAACTACCACAACTACCAAAAACAATATTGTGTGGAATTCTATTGTTGGGAACATCGCAATTTCAAATTCCAACATCGACGATTATTATTGGCCAGTAAACATTGGTGGTGATTCTTATGGAAATTATTCAACGATCACACTCTCTGGTTCTTTAACTATTATCGATCCCAGTTATCATTTTACCATAAATAACAACTATGTAAACGTGAGTGGAAGTTATTTTAAATTGCCAATTACAGCACAGACCATGGTTCAAACTTCTTCTACAAGCAGTTCTTGGTGGAAGGTAGCATCTTCTTATAATGGTCAATACGCTATAGCGACACTTTATGGAAATTATACATATTATTCTAATGATTATGGTAACACATGGACTGCAGCTACAAATACAGGAGGCATATGGGCTCGTGGTGTAGCAATGTCCAGCAGTGGACAATATGCTGTCATGAATGCTTATAATAATGGATATATGTATTATTCCACAAATTATGGACAATACTGGTCGATTGTACAAAGTTACGCAAACGCCAACTATCAAAATACAAATTGGAACAATGTTGCCATGTCTAGCAGCGGACAATATGTGTATGCCATGTCTTGGGGATGGTACCCATCTTATTCTACAAATTATGGGGTAAATTGGACCCAAATGGCTCCTTCTCAATTAGGCGGTATCAATTCTTATGGTATTGCAACATCAGCAAATGGACAATATGTTGCATTTTCTAGTTGGGGAAATTCTGGAATGTACGTATCAAGCAATTATGGCACAAGTTTTGTAACAATCGCTGGGTTTGCAAACAATGGACAATGGGGTGGTATATCAATGTCTTCTTCTGGTCAATATATGGTTAGCGCCACAGGACAAAACAACGGTTATATTTATTATTCATCAACGTATGGTTTAACTTGGGCACAGAGTGTAAATGGTCCTTATATTAACTGGTGGGATTGTGCCATGGACCAAACGGGTCAATATTGCGTAGCAGCACCACAAGCTAGTTATTTATATTTCAGTAGTAGTTATGGTGTTTATTGGCAACAGTTTACTACTTTCACTGCAAGTTGGCAAGGCGTTACGATAACAACTAGTGTAGCTGCGCCAAGTGGAACTGTAACTGGACAAATTATTGCTGTATGTAATTCGGGATATATTTATCGTTCTAACTTTAATGGAAACTCTATAACAATAAGTAATGTCACCAATTATGGTGGATTAATTCAAAACGGAACCGAAACAACAAATGCTTATAACAATGTTAGATTAAATACATTATTTTTAGATGCCCCCACATCGACTCTTTACAACGCATCATCAAATGGATGGATAATGCAGAAGTATTTCAAGAAAGGAATCACAACGGAAGGATCTGTTACTGTTAACAATATAGCCATTACTTCTAGAACACTAGGTTCTGCCTTTGCTAATTTGATTACAGGAAATACTACATTGTTAAACGAAAATTTGGGAGATTATTTTTGGCCAATCAATGTGGGCGGCGATTCTTGGGGAAATAAAACCACTGTTTCTTTTGATGGTCAAATAAATATTGTAGATGCCTCCAATTATTTTATAGCAAGCGCTGGAAATGTGACAATCGATGGTCAAAATAATTCGGTAACTATAAATGGCATAACAAATTATCCTGGATTAGTGCAAAATGGAACATCCACTACTAACGGTTTCAATAATATTGTTGTTCAAAATATTACAATTGATGCTTCGTCATCTACATTGGCCAACGACCCCTCCAATGGTTGGATTGCTCAACGTTATTTCAAAAAAGGAGCAACTGGTTCATTCGTTAACAATTGCAGCCAAACGGTAACAACAACAAAGAACAACGTGGTATGGAATTCAATTCTGGGAAACATTACTCTTACAAGTTCTAACTTACATGATTATTACTGGCCAACAGACGTAAGCGGTGATTCTTGGGGAAATAAAACAGTAGTTACTGTTTCTGGCCCCTTGACCATTATAGATCCTAGTTATTACTTTAATATTGTGGCAAATAACGTTTGTATAAGTGGAAATTATATACAACCAATGAGTTCCAGTTTTATTCAAAGGAGTCCTCCTAGATTATGGAGTGGAATAGCAATATCTTCTACAGGGCAATATAGTGTTGGTGTCGTTTATGGAGCAACAATTTTTAGAAGTAGCGATTATGGAGTTACATGGAATGAAAGCGCAAGTTCGGCAGCATTGGGATTTTTATTATGGACTAGTGTGTGTATGTCTAGTGATGGGGCAAAATGTGTAGCGGCTGTTCAAAATGGTTATTTATATTATTCTTCCAATTATGGATTAACATGGACAAAAGCAACTACACCAGCTTCTACATATTATTGGACAGGATTGGCCATGTCTAGTGATGGAAATACAGTTTATGCTTGTGTGGATAACACTTGGGTTTTCAAATCAGTCAATTCTGGTGTATCTTGGTCACAATCCTTAAATTACGGATGGGGTTGGCGAAGCATTGCATGTTCATCAACTGGACAATACGTTATTGTTGCTTCTAACAGTGGTATATATTACAGTATAAATAGCGGTTCTTCGTGGGCTTATAGTAGTGCTGGTCCAGGTAGTTTATCTATAACGATGTCTACAGACGGATCAAGAATTTATACTCAATCTAGTAGCTCTGGTGCTATAAACGCTACTTGTTTTATTCATATAAGCACTAATTATGGAGTTAGTTTTTACCAGAATGTTTTAACAAACACTATATCAAACGTATCTTCAATAAACAATGCTATAGGAAATATTTATACAATAGGAAATGGCGCTACTGTTTATATGACTTTTACTGGCTCACAATATACTCCGTATAATTTACCTTATTTGATATCAACAAACTATGGCGTAAATTTTACTCTTGTAAACAATTACATAGACGCAGTACCAATAATGGGTTACGGAATACTTGCAACAAATAGCACATCAAATATGATTTATACTAGTAGAGGGTTTCGCATATCCACTGCTAATAATTTAGAAAGTTCTAATTCTTTAATAAGCATTAATAGAGTATCTAATTACGAAGGTTTGATTCAAAATGAAAATTCAAACACGGGCATTTCAGTAACAAATATAATCGTTGACGCATCTTCATCAACATTAAACAATTCAACTTCGAATGGTTGGATTTTGCAAAGTGGATTTGAAAACGGATTATCGACCTTACCAACATTAACCAATTTATCTATAACAAGTAGCACTACTAATAGTGCTACTCCAATTGTCTATGGCAACATAACTATTGATAACGAAATGATAAATTATGTTTGGCCAATTACAATAAGTGGTGATAGCTGGGGAAACAAAACAACGGTTTCCATTAATTCTTCTATGAATATAACCGATGCTTCTCAATATTTTATTATTAGCCGAGGAAATGTTACCATCGATGGTTTATCAAACACATTCTCTATTAGTAATGTAACTAACTACCCTGGTTTGGTACAAAATGGAACTGCTACAACAAATGCTTACAATAATGTGACTGTTCAAAATATCATAATCGATGCTTCCAGTTCTACCCTTTTTAACGACCCTTCGAATGGATGGATTGCGCAACGATATTTCAAAAAACAAGCGGCTGAATGTTACGTTATTAATTGCAATAAAACCGACAACAATACAGAAAATGATATAGTTTGGAATAAAATCACAGGAAATATTACATTATCTAATTTTGATGATTATTGTTGGCCAGTTACTGTAAGTGGTGATAGCTGGGGAAATAAAACTGTAGTTACTGTTTCTGGTCCCATAACTATATATGACGCAAGTGCTTATTTTGTAATGGCACAGGGGAATATTGCTATTAATGGAAATTGCAGTTTGGCCTATGGCGACTTTGCTGAATCTTGGAATATTATTAATGATAATACAAATAAATATTGGAATGGTGTAGCCGTAAGTCGTTCTGGAACATATGTCTATGCAGTAGAATATCAAGGCTATATTTGGGCATCCTCAAATTCTGGAGCGAATTGGTATACAGTTACTACACAAACAGGATTATGGAGTGGAATTGCAACATCAGCCAACGGGCAATATGTAGTAGCAACAATGTTATCAAATACATTCGGCGGTTATACATATTCCACTTCTGGTGTTTTTTCTACCAATTTTGGCGTGTCTTGGTCAAATTGCACATCGTTAGGCGGAGCTGTTTATTCTGTAGCTATGTCTTCCACTGGTCAATATGTGTATGCTTTCTATAGAAGTCTTGGCACATGGATGAGTACCAATTACGGCGTTTCTTTTTTTGCCACTATTGGAGGTGGAACAACTAATGCATATGCAGCCGTTAATGATGATGGCGCTGTAGTAATGTTTCCAATCTATTCTAGCGTAAATTATGGGAATAGTATTCAGTATTCAACTTTTTATAATTCTACAGGAACTTCAACTATATCATTTACTACACAGACTCAATACTCAACGCTATCACGCTATCATTTATCTGTTTGTGTTTCTGGTAATGGAAGCACTTCGTTTTCTGCTGGTATCAATACACAAATATTTAGATCTACTAACTCTGGAGCGACGTATTATGCTTGCGCAAATAGTCCAACTTCTCTATGGAATAATATGGCTTGTAGCAGCGACGGTACTAAAATTGTCGCCACACAATTCCCTGGATATATTTACTATTCCACAGATACAGGAAATACATGGAATCAAACTGCTTCTAATGGGTATTGGACGTTTATTAGTATGAATAGTGATGGAACAAATATAGTAGCTTGTCAAATGAATGGAAAAATATACCAATCCTCATTTAGCAACGGAGTAATGATCTCGATAAACAATGTAACAAATTATCCTGGTCTTATTCAAAATGGTTCTGTTGATACGGGTGGATTTAACAACATTACTGTAAATAATATCATTGTTGATGCGTCGACTAGTACAGTAGGTAGTTCAAATGGATGGATAACACAAAGTTATTTTAAAAAAGCGTCAACAGGATCATATGTAAATAACTGTGGCCAAACATCAACAACTAGTAGCAATTACGTGAATAATTCGATCGTTGGCAATACTACTATTTCTAATCTTGATGCTTATTATTGGCCATTGACAATAAGTGGTGACGCATGGGGAAATCAAACAACAGTTACATTGCCAAATTCTTCTATGACTGTAATTGATCCTAGTTATTATTTTATCATCGGTGGAAACAATATAAGTGTTGATGGAACTAACCAAACCATTACATATTCTAATGTTTCGAATTATCCTGGTCTTTTCCAGAATGGTTCTGTTGGAGTGGCGGGATATAACAATATTACAATTTCTAATTTAACAGCTAGTCAAACAGATTCTACACTGTCCTATAACGCAGGTTGGATCACACAACGTAATTTCGAAAAGAACGTTTCTAATATTACCTTAACCAATTTAACAGCTACTTCTGGAAACATTTCATATTCTTATTCAAATACAATTTCTGGCAATACAACAATTACTAATTTTAATTTATACGATTGGCCAGTAAGCGTAAATAGCGATTCGTGGGATAATAGAACAACTATCACTTTATCTGGATCAGCATTAACCGTAGTTGATCCCAGCACAACATTTATTATCAATGATAATAATATAGTAATTGACGGTTCTGGCAATGGAGTAGTTACTGGCGCTGCATTTGCTACAAATAACTTTACTAAAATTACATCTGGATTGCCCCAGGATTCAGCAACAAGTTGGACACATTGCGCCGTATCTAATACTGGTCAATATCAAACTATGGTAAGTACTACGAAAGGAATTTATGCGTCTACAAGTTATGGAACATTTTGGACAGCATCGACTTCCGCTAATGGACCCAGTAACGCGACATCATATTCATGGACTGGTATTATAATGAATAGAAGTGGTCAATATCAAATCGCAAATCCTAATAGTGGAAATATTATGTGGTATTCTACAAATTATGGAATGAATTGGATAGCGTCCACAACAACTGCCCTACCAAGCATTCTTACTGCTGCAAATTATGGATTTACATGGTATTCTACCAATTTAATTTACATTGGTCCTCTTTTTTCTACAAGTGACAATGGAAAAATACAAGTATATAATAATACGATTTCATTTAATGGAGGATTTACATTCTGCTCAATGCGTCAACACCTTAATATAATAACTACCTCTATATGGGGAACTATTTCTGGAGTTGCAGTATCTTCTTCTGGTAAAAATATCACTTTTACTGCGAATAGTATATATACTTCTAGCGACTATGGCAATACCTTTTTTAATACCTACAAATTTAACTATTCTGCTGGATATATGGCATCTACTCCAAGTTCTACAATTAGTTTTGGAGGATCTGCTATGTCTGCGAATGGGCAGTTACAATTAGTAGGAACTCAATATAATCTTAGCACTTACGGAGCAGCACTTGGACTCTATTATTCCACAGATTATGGATTCAATTGGACTCAAATTAGCCCTAGTTTAGGATTAACTGGTGGCGCATGGAGAGCAGTCGCATTATCTGGAAATGGATCATACGGGTTAATTGGTGCTTTTTTGGCGAACTCTTTTTACGGCGCATGGTCGTTTTCTCTTCCAAATTCCGTTGTTATATCGATTCCCAGCATAAAAAATTATTCTGGATTGATTCAAAATGGAACTTCATCGACAAATGGATACGGAAATATTTTGGTAAGAAATATAATCGTTGACGCATCTTCATCTACTTTATACAATTCAACAATAAATGGATGGATAGCGACTCCCTATTTTAAAAATGGCGCTGGAAATGCATATGTTACTAATGTAGAAATTGCAAAATATACTGTGAATACTGCAACCGCCAGTATTATTTATGGAAATGTTTCTATTACGGATTCCAATAAAGATTCTTATTTATGGCCTATTACAATTAGCGGCGATTCTTGGGGAAATCAAACAGTTGTTACCTTTAATAGTCAAATTAATATTGTTGATGCGAGTTACTATTTTATTATTGGACAAGGAAACGTATTAATTGATGGCCAAAGCAATAATGTAACAATTAGCAATGTAACAAGCTATCCTGGATTAGTTAGAAACGGAACAGCTTTCGCAGATGCGTTTAGCAATGTGACAGTACAAAATATTGTTCTCGATGCATCCAGTTCTACATTAATGAACGATCCATCCAATGGATGGCTAACCCAACGTTATTTTAAGAAGAATGCGACAAATGCTTATGTAAACAATTGCAGTCAAACTACTACAACCACAAAAAATAATATTGTATGGAATTCTATTACTGGAAACATTAGTCTTTCTAACTTTGATGATTACTATTGGCCTGTTAGTGTAAGCGGAGATTCTTGGGGAAACAAAACAACAGTAACTCTTAATGGACCTATCCTAGTATATGATCCTAGTTCTTATTTTATTGCAGTACGTGGAAATGTAGCAATTAATGGAACAACATCAACAATAGGACAAAATCCTCTTCCTTTTAGTATTAATTTTGTGAATGTTCAAAATTATCCTGGCTTAATTCAAAATGGAACAGCTACTTCCAATGGATATAATAACGTAACTAGTCAAAGCATAAATGTTCGCGCTGGTTGGTCAACGTTAGCATCTGGAACAAATACATGGATAACACAAAATTATTTTAAGAACGGCAACACGGGTTCTTATGCATTCGACAGCAGTGTCAATAATATTTATACTAACACCTATGTATATATACCAACTTATCGGTATGGTTCAATTTCTTATGATGGTCGATATATGGTAGGCACTATGCAAAATAATGTGGTAATGTCTACAAATTATGGATTAAGTTGGAATTCAACAATAATACCAAACAATAATAGTTACAATAATTATTATAACTCTATGTCATACAATGGCCAATATATGTTTGTAAATAATGGCGCTGGATATAATGAATGGGGATTTGTTCTTTCTACAGATTATGGCACTACATGGTATAATGTTCCCTATTTTGTTGAAGGAAGTTCATGGTATAATTCAACTGCGTCTGGCACTACAATGGGTAGCGCAATTTTAACACGCCCAAATAATTATCAGCTTTATACTACTTACATGTCTGGCAATGGTCAATATATGTTTGTAACATCAGGTCCAGCAATTTACATGTCGACCAATTATGGATCAAATTGGAGTAGAAATGTATATTATCCTGCAACTGGATTAAATGGCTTAAATTTTGCAGTAAATTATACAGGACAATATCAACTTTATTATGTTAATATTAGTGGCGTTGGTAATTATTATTTGTCTAGCAATTACGGTGTGAGTTATTCCGCTACAAATATTACAAATCCCACAACGGGATATACTACATGTGCGATTTCATATTCTGGACAATATATGTTATTAACAGTAGGAACAAGTCCATATTTATACGCTGGTGGCAAACAGGTTTTCATGTATATATCGAATAATTACGGAACAAGTTGGACACCAATTACCAGTTCAAATGGATTGACAAATCTTTATTCTACATACATAGGATATACTTATGCTACTATGGATTCTACTGGACAATACATGGCAGTTGCCCTTACCAATAATACCACTTTTATTGTATATGTTTCTAATAATTATGGTCAAACGTGGAGAACATTACAAAGTGTTTTTGGAAGCACAGCGCCATCTAGTTTTACAAGTTTATATACAATTGTCATGTCTGGAAATGCTCAATATATCTTATTTCCGTCAGCTAACCAATCTATTGAATATATACTTAATACAAACCTTGCATGGTCTATGCCTGGTTTGGCAAGCAATAATATAATCACTGGAAATACTACGATTGCTGATTTCGATTCTTATTACTGGCCTGTTACCATTAGTGGCGATGTATGGGGAAATCCTATAACAGTAACATTACAAGCAAATCAAACTATTATTGATGCGTCCTATTATTTTGTTGTGGGCAGTAATAATGTAAATATTAATGGAAACAATTATACAATTACTATAGGAAACGTATCTGCTTATCCAGGATTAGTTCAAAATGGTACTGCGTCCACAAATGGTTTCAATAATTTATCTATTTCTAATATTAATGTTTCATTGTCTGGAACCAGCGCGTTAAGTGCATCTACAACAGGATGGATTGGACAAAGATATATACAAAAGAATGCTAAAAATGTAAATATTACTAATTGCACAGTAACTCCTACTACGAAAGGAAATGTTGTGTACAATACTATATTTGGTTCTAATACGTTACAAAATTTTGATGATTTCTATTGGCCAGTAACACTTAGTGGAGGAACTTACAACACTCCCGCAGTAATATGTTTATCAAACGTATTAATTACGGACAGCCAACAATATTTTATTATTGGTTCTCCTTATATTACCATTGACGGTAGCGTAAATCGTGTAATAAATTCTGTGGTTGTTGGAAATGTTATTAACTATCCTGGTTTGATACAAAATGGAAACACAAGTGTTAACGGTTACGGCAATACTATTGTTAGAAATATAACTATGAATTATATTGGAAATTCGACACTAGATTCAAACGCTGGTTGGTTAGGACAATCCAACTTCGCTAATGGCGTTTATTCCACAACATCTATTATAAATTGTAGCGGATCGTCTCCATTATTACCGCCATTAACTAGTGATACAACCATTACTAGTGAAACATTATCAAATTATTTATTCCCATTAAGCGTTGGAGAAGGAACAACATTAACTTTTGGAAGTGATATTTCTTTATCCTCCGTGAGTCAAATTATACAAATTGGCGGCGCGAATGTTACCATAGACGGTGGTTCTTATAATGTTACTATTGGAAATGTAGTAAATTACCCAGGTTTAATACAAAACGGTGGCGTTACAAAAAATATGAATATAAATGTCGAATTGCCTCTTTATTTAAATTCTGCTTACGGAAATCTAACAATTAAAAATATAAACATGAAATCTTTTGGCAATACTAGGTTGGCACAACACGGTGGATGGATTGGTCAACAATATTTTGGAACAAATGCTGAAAATATTATAATACAGAACTGTGACAATTATGCACCCATTGACAATTCATTCGGCGCTGGTATAGTTGGATCTTATGCCGCTAATTATGGTGGAAGTGTCACAATTGATAAATGTAATAATTACGGAAATATAAACGCAAACTATGCTGGATCTATTGCTGGAGCGTATGCTGCTTATTATGGTGGAAAAGTGTTGATTACAGATTGCTCCAACACAGGAAACCTTTATTATTATTCTACAGGTGGAATGTTCTCTACTTGGAATAACTTTTCTACTAATCCTGTAATCACTGGGAACGTTGCTGTGTCTACGATTAACCAGAAATTAGCAATTCAATCAGGTACAAAATACTGGAATATAAGTATTCAAAACGGCCAGGCAAATGTTTATCAATAAATTTAAGGGACTAATATGATTTGATAATATTAAAAATAATTATTATCAAAAAATTGAGTATTCAACAAACTAATACAAAGAATATATTCATACTCTATATAAATGAAATTCTGCGTAAAATGCGATAACATGTATTACATCGGCGTAGACGTTGATGATAATAACAAACTAATTCATTATTGCAGAAATTGCAAATATAAGGACGAAACCCTTACGAGTGAAGGTGCGTGCGTTCTAAATTCACAATTAAAAAAAGGGGAACAGAAATTTAACCACATTATTAATAAATATACTAAGCTAGATCCAACACTTCCAAGAATCTATAATGTAAAATGCCCCAATGCAGAATGTAAAACAAATAAGGAGGGAACGCCGACCGAAGTTATTTATGTTCGTTATGATGATGATCAGTTAAAGTATTTGTATATTTGCTCAGATTGTGATACTACTTGGAAAACAAATGACAAACGATAATAAAAACAAAAAATTGAGGAATAAACAATTTAGAAATATCATCTTATATTGTATCAGCAATGGATGAAGATTTAGAAACTGAACCGTTTGAGCAAGGGCAAATTGACACAGAAATGGACCCAGACGCAGACCCAAAAATAAATTTGGATATGAATATTGACGAAACTAATGTTGAATCAGTTCCTGAGGATGAACCAGAAGAAGATGAAGAGGAGGAACAGGAAGAGAAAGAAGATATTTTAGACACAGAACAAAATATACCTCTTGTCACACAACCTTTTATGAATAGCGACGACGAAGAAGACGAAGGCGAAGATGAAGATGAAGAAGATGAGAATTACTTACAAAAATTTGATGAAGTGTCTCAACAAAAAATTATAAGTGATTTTCATCCAGAATTGCATTCTCACAATTATCATGAAATTGATATTTTAAGTAGAGTTGTAAGAGATGAAACAGGACAAATTATAGATCCGTTGCATAGAACACTTCCTTTTATTACTAGATATGAAAAGGCTAGAATTCTGGGCGAACGAGCAAAGCAAATTAATGGTGGTGGTAAACCATTAGTAGAAGTTGAATCAACCGTTTTGGATGGATATTTGATAGCACTAAAAGAATTTGAGGAAAAAAAGATACCCTTTATTTTGAAACGACCTTTGCCAAATGGTGGGTGTGAATATTGGAAATTTAGTGATTTGGAGATTTTGGCATAGACTTGACTACTCATACAAAGTCAAATCAAAATAACTAGCAGATTTTTTTATTCTATTTTCACATTCTAATTTTTTTTCATAATAACGTTTCCCTATAAGTTGACTTAATATAAATGGTGGAATTTCGTCATTTAACTTCATATTCGTAGTTTTAATAGATTCCATTACTGCTACACGGATCGGGAAATCTCGCATATTTTTAGTAAAGTGATTCATATATGTGTAACTGTTAGGTGAAAATCGCAACGGGCAACTAAAATAAATTCCTGCCTTTCCTTGCACTACATTGGATATAACAACACATTGGTCTTTTACTGGTACGTTTGGATTCATTTTTTTACATAACATTATGTAAAAAAAACATCTTCAATTTTTTATGTCAATTTTTTGTGCATTCAAATTGTTTACATCTTCCAGTTTTTACCACAATCGATACATGTAATGAAAATTGTTGCGGGCTCATCCGCACTCCTAGTTTGCATCTCATAAAATGTACACTTCTTCGATTTGCACTTCTTACAAGTAAACATATCTGTGGATGCCTGAACATTTGTATTGAACTTGTTCGCATCTCTCTTGGCCTTTTGTTCGATTAGTTTTGCCCAATGTTGCGGATTCATCTCTTGATGTGTCATAAATGCCAGATTTTGCGGCGTAATATCATGAGATTTAATTTGCGATACTAGTTCACTGTTGTTTTTTAAATTCAAGTAAATGCTACGCAATCTATCCAAATAAAGTTGTGCGAAATACGGGTTTTCCCATTTCTTTATGATTTTCTTACTCGTTGCCTCTTTAATTGCATAATTGTATACTCCTTTTTCTAGGTTCAAAGATGCCTTTTCATCGTCCACAAAAACCTTAAACTTACCACTAATATTTTTACGGAAAATTTCAGGATTATCTATCTTATACATCGTTTATATATTATAAGCCACGTCTTTATATTTTTTATATTCAATTTTTCGCATCTTTTTGATAAACAACCAATGCTTTCGGCCAATCTTGATTTTCATATATATTTAAATGCATCCATTCTGGTCTCTTTGCATAACACTGAATATATACATGTTGATCATCGTCAGTAACGTTACGATTCAACATTTCAGTAACACAGTCATGATATAATTCTTGAAATGGAATCATTAAATCAGTAGGACCTGCGTAAAATGCTCCTATGAATACTTCAAATGCATAAAACATAGTATAAATAATATTTTTATCTCGTTCATCAATTGATTTTCGTAAATTAAAAATGATTTTTGTAGGATGTAATTTATTTATATCTATGGTAGAATGCGGTAATGGACTATCATCGCTATGATATGTTTTAAAATAACCAAAGTCACTCCATGCAGTATATTTTGTATGAATAAATCCATTGTTTATAGCATATGCTATAAAGTCTATTTTGGAATGGTTTACTACATTATATTCTGGAAATACATTTTCTGGACATAAATGATTTCGCACATTTGTTTCAGGAATTCCTTCTGGATACATTAACTGCAATCGATTTTTCATAAAGTCTTTATATTCTTCATTTTCCATAATAGCACGATCACGTTCGACATTTTTCCATGCATGAATAGTATTATCTAACCATTTTCTATTTATTGGAATGAATATCTTGTTTTTATGAGGACTTTCTGTATACTTTTCGAGAACCTTATCTATATATCGATCATCTATAAAACACACCATTTTATATTCATAATTTAAATATGTGAAAAAAGAGTCTATATAAAAAGATATGTCTCTTTTAAATTCTCCTTCCCAAGTATGTCTTCCAATATCATAAAATGCAGTCACCAAAGTAATAGTATCATTGTTTTCTAACTGGTTCATCAATATCTAATAAATGATAAAAAAAATATTTTATATCATTTTTAGTGAAAATTAATTACTCAAAATATTCTTCCTCTTCAAGTTCGCTTGTACAATCCAAATAACTTTCAACAAGAGCCGTTGTAGAAGTAAATACATTTTCTGGCTTCTTGCTCTTCTTTGGCTCTGGCTTCTTTGCCTTTGCCTTTGGTTTCTTTGTATATACTACCTCTTCCTCTTCGTCTTCATCTTCCTCTTCTTCTTCGTCTTCTTCTTCCTCCTCTTCTTCTTCATCGTCGTCTACTACAAAATCGTCTTTTACATAACCCGTCTTTGTTCTTGGCAAACCATCCTCTTCATCATCACTCTCTTCTTCATCATCGTCTTCTAAATCTTCAAAACCACCATACAAATAATTATATACATCTTCCCATTCCTCCGCAGTAATACTAGCTGCAACTCCATTTACCTTGTTTACAATAATACAACTTCCAAAAAACAATGTGGTGTCAATGGGTGGCGGAAACTCAAACTTATTCTCCTGGTTTGCGCGCCCACTTACCTTTCCAAAAACAGAAACATTATATGACTTTCCACCTATATCTTCTACATTCCATTGTGCGTGTTGCTTAAATCCGTCTGGTATCTTTAGTCCTGCCTTCTTATAAAGCTCGTTTTCATCATAAGACTTTAATTCAACCTCTTGAACATTTCCAGACTTTTCTACTACCAAAATTGTAACCCCAGTCATCTCGTTTGTATTTATAAACAAATGTTTTTATATCGATTCAATTTTTTATTTCTATCACTGTAATTTTTATTTCATTTCGAGAACCTACATAAAAAATAAATTCCATAAAATATAAAATGGAAATCAAATACATCAGTTTAGTAGATTTCGTTTCTAGTAAATTGTTTTCACTAGATAAAGTTAAAAAAGCATATTTGGAGTTATTATCCATGCTTACCGACGCACCAGAGATAACAAATTTAGTTTTTATTAATAAAACCTATGAAATTGCAAAAATGGGCGTTGTTTATATTGGCTATTATTATGATGTAGAAATTCAAGAAATTTTTATAGTGGGTTCTGGCACTGTTATTTTTGAACCAAAATTTATTCATGGTGGTAAAACTGTTGGACATGTAGAAGATATAGTAGTTCATGAAAAATTTAGAGGCGCTGGTGTAGCAAAAACTATTGTAGATCATTTAATAAATTTAGCAAAAGAAAATAAATGCTATAAGGTTATCCTCGATTGTAAACCCGAAATCGAGAACCTATATATTAAATTGGGCTTTGAAAAAAGAGGTTCTCAAATGGCCAAGTATTTTTGTTATTAATATATATAATGAATCGAGAAGAATTAAGAAGAAAATTAAAACTATATGAAAAACATACTTATAAAGACACAGTAGCATACAAAAACCACAATAAGAAAATAAAATCTATGGACGATGGAGAAGCCAAAGATAAAGAAATAAAGTATTTAAAGGAAGAACTAATTCCATTTTTAAAATTGGCAATAGATACATTTAGAACGTCTCTTGAAAAAGGTCTTCGATCACCATCTAGATCACGATCAAAATCGAAATCGAAATCGAAATCGAAGTCTGCAACTGAAAACATGGATATAGAAAAAACCCAAGAAACAGATGCGGCTGAAACATTAATTTCAATGAGCAAACGCACTAACCCTGACACGCCTATCGAAAATCCAAATTCTAAAAAAACAAGGTGGGAGGGTGGTTATAGAAAAAGAACATCAAAATCTATTCATAGCAAAATAAATAAATATGTAAAATTATTCAGCGTATAAAACCACATAAATTCAATGTTTTTTTTATATATATATTAACAATGTTCTCGAATCTATGGTTTTCAATTGCTATCAACATCTGCATTTCACTATTTTTGATCTACGGAGTACACTTTTTTTGGAACCATATTAAGGACAATTATAGTAAACCCAAAACAAAAAATTTAGTAAACTCACAGATCGAAAAATATAAAAAAATAATAGATGAAATACAACAAGCAAAACCGCCCAGTGCACCAATAAATAAAACCGAAGAAATGTATAATGAATTAACTGATTTTATGAATACAGAATTATTAGTTCAAGATTAATGCCCATAATTTTTGTAAAAAATCGAACGAATAAGCAGAAAAATATTTAAAAAACAAATATAAACACTATTCGTGATACAATATTATCCAAGCAACATGGAACATGAGACTATGAAGTTAATGAAAAGATTCCCCGAATTTGAACTTTCCTATGAAACAATTTCCCATAAGAAAGTTTCCACTGAATATAATTTAGCTGTTGCTATTCCCAATGGAAAAAAAACGTTTGCTTGGTTTACTTTTCAACAAGATAAAGACGTATGTTATTTATTAGATATAAATAAAGATAAAAAAATTACCAAAGAAACATTGGTTCCCGATTTCAAATTTGATGGAAAACTTTCGTTGGGTACAATTTTATATGGATCTCTAGTTATCGACGAAATCTCAGGAATTCAACGGTTTTTAATCGAAGATATCTATTTCTATCAAGGAATTTCACTAACTCGTACGAATTATGGTGAAAAATTATGTTTTCTGCAACAATTTATGGAAAAAACGCCCACTGAAGTGGCAAAACCCACCGATATTTTGTTTATTTTGCCAATGATGTGGGAAATTACATTAAAAGATGGAGACGAGCTACCAAACACAATTCCAGATGATATTTCAAAAGCAATAGGATATGTGGCGCATCATATACAATATCGCCCAACTACAGTAATAATGCCATATTTAAATGTGTTTTTAACCCGTAAATTAAATATTGTGCAGTTGCCTCAGGAAACAAAAAAGGTATCTACACATAAATTTGAAGTAGTTCATATCAACATGGATTTTTCAAAACCACAATACAAATATCCCACTGTTTTTCAGGTTACTGCCGACATACAATTTGATATTTATCATCTCTTTACGTTTGGTAAAAATAAATTGCCTGTTTATTATAACGTTGCTTATGTGCCAAACTATAAATCCAGTTGTTTTTTGAATAGCGTATTTAGAAAGATACGTGAAAATAAGAACCTGGATTATATCGAGGAGAGCGACGACGAAGAGGATTTTCAAAATATGGATGAGGACAAATATGTCGACATAAATAAGGTTGTTTTAATGGAATGTGTGTTTTCGCAAAAATTTAAGCGATGGATTCCCACGAAGATTGTGGACAATGGTAGCCGTGTTGTTCATATGAGTAAATTGGCCAGGAATTATTATTAGTAAAACTATTTACATATAATTTTCGTATTTTATTAAATGAACAATACTAATATTAAAAACGATCATACAATTATAATAAATCCAATATATTGCGAAGATGTTATTCATGTGAATAATGCAATTCCAATAACTGACGACAATCCTTTTACTATAGCTATAGTATTAGACGAACAAGAATCTATAGCAGTGCCATGTTTACATAAATTAAGGCATTGTGCAATAATAATATGTTTTATGGGGACCTCATGTTTTTGTTTTTTTATGATTATTGGTGGCATTGGGTTTTTCTTAAACCTTGACTAATAACAACATAAAAATATTTCATTATGATATATCAAAATGAAATTAATCAGTATTATATTTTTATTATTTACGTCCAGTGTATTATCGCAATTTCATTATGTGCAATTTCATTATGTGCAATTTCATTATATAGGTAATGTTTTTGGAAATACTAAGGACGTGGGAACTAGAATTTTTAAAGCAGTTCGCAGCAAATTATTGAGAACTTTAGCAACGACCCCAATTGTACCAGCACAAGTTCACGCACCAGTTCACGCATCCACTGACCATAATTTTAAAAAACAATTCGCTCGATCAAAACTCGCCAGAGGCAGTGCTCTATCTAAAAAATGCAATTCTAGATGTTCTGTAAAAACGCCATGTAATAAACGTTGTCAGCTAGCTAGAGACCGCTATCAACTAGCGATTGCTAAAGCTAAATATAAAAAAGATAACGTAAAACAATATACATCAAGTCAATTAAATCAACGTTATTATAGTGGTCAAGTTTCAAAAGGTTCTTGTAATTCGCGTTGTCAAGCTGCCAAAGCAAAATATCAAAAACAGAGAACCCAATATATGAAAACTTTTCATGAACCATGTCAAAATGGTCATATCAAAAACACAGACACATCATTAAGTGACCAAGGTAATCCTAGTGGCGACACACCTGGGGATAAAACCACTGTGGGTGGGTATGGCGGGGTAGCAAAAGGAAGACCATTGGGTGCACCTGGCGCAGGACAAATAAATTGGTCGAATTCTGCAAAATATAATTGGAGAACTGCGTGTAAAAGTTATTCAAAAATTCTTGGAGCAACCGCGGCTCCACCTAGTAAAAACAAGATTCTATAAATTAAAAAATCGAATATGTTTTTATCGAATATTGACTCGATAAAAACAATGGAAATAGAAGATATAGTTCCACTAAAAAGCTATCAATACAATGATGAAACTATAAAACCATTAGTAAATGATCTAGTTCATGTCATGGGAGACCCTCAAACAAACCCATCACATGAAGAAATTCATAGTCAATATAATTGTCTAATGCGAAAATATAAAATTCAAGCCACAAAAACACAAATTCGCACTGTATATGAAAAGCATTTTAAAAATATCCCTATCAATTCGGCATTAAAACGTTATTTTATTAAGCGTGTTGCACGTAGCGAGTCAGGTGTTCTGGTAGTAACTATTGTTACTAAACCAGGTGAAAATATCAAGTTTTCATGTCCAGAAAACTGCGCATATTGTCCTACGGAAACCAATTTGCTAGGTGAGCCGACACAACCTAAATCTTACATTTCTACAGAACCAGCGATGTTGCGTGCAACCCGTCATAAATTTGATATTGGCGATCAAATACGTGATCGTGTAAAATCCTACTTTTACACTGGCAATTTAAGACGCGATGAGAGTAAAAAGAAATTTGAAGTGATTTTGTCTGGTGGAACATGGGATGTTATGCCAAAAAAATATCGCGATCAGGTAATAAATGAAATCTATTATACTTTTAATACAATTATTAGCAAAGATCGTCGACCCATGCTCAGTATTGCCAATGAAATTGCTATAAATCAAGTATCTATGTTTGGCGTCATTGGACTGACGATTGAAACGCGACCAGATTACGTAACTAATAAAGCGCTAATAGAATATTTGGAATATGGTGTTACGCGGGTTCAATTGGGAGGACAAAGTACCCATGATGATATTCTTTTGAAAATCAAACGTGGTTGTACAAATAAAAATATGATACAAGCCATTCGTAAACTTAAGGGAATTGGTATGAAGGTGGTTACGCATTGGATGCCCGATTTACCAGGGTCCTCTGCAAAACGTGATAAAGAAATGTTTGATGAACTTTTATTAAACGGGGATCTTCAAAGCGATGATTGGAAGATTTACCCATGTGCTGTTGTAAAAAGCGCAAGTGACGATTTGATAATTAAAAGTGAAATCAACGATTGGTATGAGGACGGGTCTTACAAACCGTACTCAGAAACAAATATAGATGCACTAATTGATGTTTGTATTTATTTTAAACAAAAAATAAATCCATGGATAAGAATTGAAAGACTTGTGCGCGATATCCCAACGAAATCTATTGAGGCGGGTTATACAAAACTTGTGAATATGCGACAAATCATTAAAGAAAAAATGAATAATATGAATCTAAGCTGTAAATGTATCCGTTGTATGGAAATAAAAGATAATGCACACATGATCGACCAAGGTAAATTAGTCGTTCGTAAATATATGGCGTCTCAAGGCGTAGAATATCATATTGGTTTTGAATTAGAAGAAAATTATTGGAACATGGCATATATTTGGTTTACTGTTTTTAGAAGCCTATGTAAATGTATTGGTAAAACAATTTATTATGGAGGAAATACACAAGAATATAAAGGATTGTTTGGGTTTTTGCGATTACGAATTGACCCGCAACCAGGTCTTGGATTAGTAGAAGAATTAGAGGGGTCTGGATTAATTCGAGAAGTGCATGTGTATGGTATGTCAACTAGCGTTGGAAATGTTCTCGATAAATCATCACAGCATAAGGGCGTGGGACAACTTTTAATGAAAACTGCGGAGGATATTATTAAAAATCATGGTCTAACAAAGTCGGCGGTTATTGCTGGTGTAGGTGCCAGAGAATATTATAAAAATAAATGTGGTTATGAATTGAAAAAATATTATATGTGTAAAACACTAACATTATAAACATTTTTGAATATTACGAAAAACTAGGTGCAATTAAATTTTTTTTTGTGACCTCCTTTTATTTTTATTTTTCTTTTTAGTTAATCTAAATTTTCTCCTTCTTGTTTTTGATTTTTTTCCACCAATCATTCCTTCCTTTGCTTTATATTCGGCTAATGCTTTACTGCGATCATCTTTAGTGACAGCTTCTAATACTGCTTCTAATTCTGGGGAAATTTCTGTTTTGTCTTCAGGAATCTTTACGTAATCATCATCCCTAACTTTATCATTAACAGTAGAAAATCTTCCTTTTGCCGATTGACTAACTAACAGTTTGTTTGGAGAATTGGTAGCACTCACAGCATACGCAGATTTTATATTCCTTTCCATTATATATTAATTAAATATATTTACGAAACAATCAAATATTTAATAATTGGTTGCAAAAATTTTTGCAATTTGGAGAACCTAGACCAGTGGGTATATCAAATTTAGTTCCACAGCTATAATTTGTTAAATCATCTGAATTTCCTGATACAGATCCTTTTACATCTCCATACAAAATATCATAAAACGTAGCTGCATACAATGACGGATTCTTATAAATAGTATTGTATAAATAATTTTGAATATTATTAGATGGATTGTTTGTAAAGACAGTAGTGAGTGGACCCTTTCCTTTATTAAACCGTTGTTGATTTGCTAATGATATCATGGCTGCTAAAATAGGGGTCGCGACTGATGTTCCACCGATTCCAGACCATTGCCCCTTATATACTATATATACAGCAGTCAAATTATTTGCTATTAAACTTACGTCAGGAATAACACGGTGCACATGAGTGATTCCCGAAACTTGTTGTTGATAATCTGGTTGAGGAACACTAATCGAATAACCGCATCCCGCACTTTCCCATGAGAATTCTGTTCTAGGTTTTGCTGTGTTTGGTGTCCATAATAATGTAGTTCCACCTACAGAAATACAATTGGATAAAACAGAAGGCCATGATGCGTTATTAGTATCTCCACTTGCAGCACAATAACATACAGATTTGTTTGTAAAATGAGAACTATAAGGTGTTAAAGCTAGATTATCGTTCATACCCCAAGACATTGATACTACGTCAGCACGAATAACATTTGTAGCATGATCAACGGCCGCCAATAAATCCTTAATGGTGTCACTTTTTGCTTCTACTATATAAACATCAGCATTAGGATTTGTTGTACAAACCATTTGAACGTCTAAACTTTCCTCTAATGCCCAACTATCGTTAAATGTTGCGCCTGGCATAGTATAAATTGTTACTTTTGGTGGAGTTGAATTTTGACCAAAATTAATACTATTTTTCCAATAAATGTTTAAATCATCTAATACTCCAGGATAACTAAACGCAACAACAATTGCTACCTTTACTTTTCGTTTGCTAGTGTTAACGACTGCTGGAACATTATAAAGATTCAATAATTGTGAACCGCTAAAATATTGTGGTGGAAAATTTAACATTGCTTTTACAGTTGCCATTTTATCCATATGCTTAATTAAATATGGTCTTAATTTTGGGGGTTGTTCTACAGGTATGGGCAAAGGTGCGGGCACGGGCAAAGGTTTAAACGATCTTAATTTAAAAGCAAGAGACATTTTTTTATATATAAATATAATATATAATGTCTGCGTTAGGAAACGGTTCTCGTTTTAGTGATTTTAAAAGTGATTCGGTTTTACCATCTTCATTACCATCTGCTACAACTGGTGGGTCAACACAAGTAAATATGCAATCTAAATTAGTTGGTGGAAAGAAAAGAAAGTCGGCTAAAAAAACAAAGAAAACGGCCAAAAGAAAGTCGGCCAAAAGAAAATCTAGCAAAAAAAGCATTTCAGGTAAAATCAAATCTATGGGTAAAAAGTTAATGTTTTGGAAATAAGTTTATAGCTACGCAAATTTATAGCTACGCAAACATAGACGGATCTATCATACATTGTATTTTTTTTGCTTCTTCTACTGCTTCTTTATGATCATTTTGCAATGCGCAATCTTTTGGTTCATATGTCCATTTCCATGTTTTATCATTGGACCAATCTAGTGCCATCCCTGAATATTTAGAAGATTCTATTTGTCGAATTCGATAATTACATTTTTTGTAAAATCTCTTTCGCTGTGCCCATTGGTTTTGAAATATTTCATGAGCATCTACAATATCTACTACAATAGGATTTGCATGTTTTACACGCAATATACGCCCTATTGATTGCGTAATATCTGTTTTTGGTGTTACCATAACCAATGTTGAAAGAGATTTTATATCAAGAGCCTCAGCTGCCATTGCATAAGTCGCCAAAACAATTTGTTTTTTTTCAGTTTCTTGGAGTTTATCTTGTTTCATTCCACCAACATAAAATCCAACGGTAGTAAGATTGCGATGACTAATTGATTCAAATAAATATGTCAATAGCGATCGATTATGACATAATATCATAATTTGATTTTCTGGTTCTTCTTCTAATAAATCTCCCAAAACTCGAACGATAAAATCACTACGCGGACCATATTCACATAATTTAACAATCATGGAACTATATTTTGTATTTCCACGGAAATCTACTTCAACTTCATTAAATGCAGAATCATTCGTTTGATATGTAATGGCACGAACACACACAGCATCATCATTCTCACGTTTTTCCTCATAAATTTTATCGCCAATAAACATGTATAATACATTTGTCAATTTATCTTTGCGCTCTACTGTAGCAGAAATACCAAGCATATAGGGAGTAATTGTTTTAAAAAGTGTTCGTGAAAATTGTTCACTTCCAATTCTATGAACTTCATCAATAATGGTTAAACCAAAACTATCAAATGTTCCGCCAGCATATTCTTTATCGTATAAGGTTTGTATCATACCAATTACGATATCTTTATTTTCAATATCAAAGACCGATGCCTGTATTTTACCAACTTTTGCGGTTGGTAAGAATTCACCTATACGTTCTATCCATTGATTCATTAAGAATTCCTTGTGAACTAAAATTAACGTACGCTTTTTAATTAGTGAAATTATTTTTAGAGCCATCACAGTGTTGTGAGTTACTGTAAAATCTCCCAAAACGAATCGTCGATTTCCATCAATCTCGAAGCCATAATAATTACCTTCGCCCAAATTTTGTAATTTTATTCTATATTTTAAAGAATCTCTTATTAACTTTCTTGCATTTGCTTTTTTACGTTTACACTTAACAGGGATATCCTCCAAGCCTTTACCATAAATATTTGTCTTGAAATATACACTTGTTTTAGGACCGTTTTTCGCGTTTGTACAAGTTTTATTCGTCTTTGTTTTAAACGCCGCAAATCCCAAAGATCTTGCTATAAATATAATATCATCCAAAATAGTCTCATTTTTCTGTATTATTTCATAACAATTATCATAATAATATCCATCCGAGTCTATTAATCCTGCCAATAATTCTAATTGAATTTTTCTTGAATTCAATTTATAATCATTTGGAATATGTTTGTTATTTAAAAGATTATTTTTTCTTAAGAAATCCATCATTCTATTTTTGTGTGTTTCGGTAGAATTTATTCTATAATCGTACTTCGAACCAGTATATTTTAAATAAAGTGTTTTGTGTTTTTCTTTAAAACAGTCAACTATGTATTTTATAACAGAAGATTCTTGTGTAGTTATCAATGTTCCTTTTGACGCACCGTCGCCTATCCAGTAACCGAGTAAATAAGGATCTAACTCGACATTTTTTTCTTTAAAACAAATAGGAACGCGATAACCCAACAACGGTCCACTTCGACCATGATAATATTTGGGAAGCTTCAAATATTCACTCACTGGTATATCTATAATTGAATTTTTTTTTATTTTTTTATTCATATCTATACTTGATTTTAATGATAATATATGACTTTCGTTAACAATATAAGGATCTCCTTTTTTAGGAATAATTTTGTACATTGTTTCTCTACCAGCACAGATAGTAAGAACATGTCGCGGATTACTATCGTCACCCATAATTTGATCTCCCACGACAATATCTTGAACCATTTTTATTGAACCATCATACATCAATATAGGCGTATCTTTTCCCAGACATTTGCCACGTCCACAAGGCACTTCAAGAATGCCACCACCACCATTTACCAAAGCCCCTTTGCTTATTGGGGAATCCACATATTTCATATAAACATCAATGATCTTATCTTGATAATCACGCAATGGTTTTGTAAATTCTACGGAAATATCTGTACCACTTTCAATTTCACAACGATTCGGTAATCCGTACCGCTTTACCCCATAAAATCTTGGCAAATATAATTTGTTTGCATTTTCACGAAATACTGGAAAAGAATCGCCAACTGGGGCACAAACTCCAAAAACCATAGGACGAACATACAAATCTTTACGCAAATAATCCTCATCCTCTTTTTTTAAAACAGATCTAGGTATAGTATATCCCTTTTTACCCAAATAGGAAGCGGCTCTTACAGTTTCAACATATTCTGCTGTTAAAATGGGTGTCTCAACAATGCGCTGTTTCTTTTCATTTTTTAAATAGTAGAAGGGTCGGCGACTCATTTTTTAAATACAACAATCAAGTTTAGGAGCTTTCAATTTTTTCATAGTACTAAAAATATATATTCCTATTTTATACTGAAAAGATGCAATTATTCAAATTACCACAAATAAATGTTTCTAATCCATTCAAATCCCTCAACAAATTAGAACTCACTTTGTTAATTATTTTTGTTATATATTTAGTATTGCCCATCGATACTCCTGATTTATTGTCTGGAATTATAGATTCTCCTTTAGGTATGTTGTCTTTGTTTATCCTAGGTGTATATTTGTTTTTCTATACAAACCCGATTTTAGCAGTTGTATTTATATTGTTTGCTTATGAATTATTGCGTAGAAGTGCTAAAAAAACAGGACGACAAACTATTATTAAATATACACCTTCTCAAGCTAAGAAAGATGCGCAAATGAAAGCAATGAATCCACCGAAAAAAGAAACGTTAGAAGAAGAGGTCGTTGATAAAATGGCACCAATTGGTCATAGCGATCCCTCTGTTTTTACAGAAAGTGCGTTTAAACCCGTAGCAGATCCCCTTCCTAGCGCATCTATGTTTTAGATATTTTAGCTATTATATCTTTATTACTGTTGATATTATTTGCAATATAATAATATCAATATTGTTTGCTTAGTAAGAATAATTATTTTTTATCAATCATTAATTTTATAACTGTAGAAACTGGAAGCATAACTATGGAACAAATCGTTAAAATGTAACTAGCGGATTTGTTTGTCATAGAACCAGTTAACAGTGGTATAGATACCAAAACAATTAATACTAACATAATCGCAAAATAAAATTGACTTACTTTTCGTAGTAAATAATTAAATCCTTCTCCTAAAAACATAGCGAAATCAGTAAAATCAAAGTTAACTAAATCGGCATTTTCTATACATTTCGTTTTCGCCTCCCATTCAGATACCTTTTTATTTTGTATAAGAACAAATGAAAGAATATAAATAACAAATAAAAATAGACCTGTGGATAACAATTCAGTTTGTTCTGAAGAAAATCCTTTAAAAAAACAAATTAATATAGTTAATCCAAACAAAAAAGATAGAAAATAATCTATTGAACGAATTCTTATGCATTTATCTTTATTTCCAGATAATTCTTGTTGTTTAAGAACTATATCAATTACAATACTATAATATAAATTAGGCATTGTAAAGTATACCAAACCTATCAATATGACGAATACAAAAAAATTTACGGTTGTTTTCATAAAATCTAATTTTCCCATACTATTTGTCATTTCACTATTAATGGGTAGACTATACGTTTTTATTTCTTCATCGGAAACTCCAGTGGGTTGACAATCTATGTAAATATCACTGTTGTCAGAATTTAATGGATTTTGACCAATTATTGTATCATTTGGTGGGGTAATACTAAACAAAGGATTTCCGTTTTTATCTGTTGGTGGAGAAGAAGAATATGCCTCCACTAATCTTGCATTTCCAGATTTTATTAGAATAGGGGTTAAATAAATTAATACAGCATTATTTGTTATTGTGTCATTATAAAAAATATAATTATTTTGTGTAGGAATAGTGGGCGTTGTTTGTGCAGTTCCAGTTCCGCCAGTTGGACTCGGTGGTGGACTATTGTTTATAACACTAAGAGCAATGTTGAAACTCGCAACATTAGTATTGCTTGATTTTGGCCAATTTATAATATTATCAATATCATTGTTTGTTGCAGTTGCGCCAGCACCAGCATCTTCTTGTAAAAAAAAACAAACATATAATTTTGATCCATTATCATTACTAACAGGAAGATGTTCTATAATTAATTCTCCACACATTTGATTATCATCTGTAATGTCAGTTATATTGTGATGAACGACACCAGTGACATAAGCATTTGTAGTAGTCCAATAATTATTATTGTTTATCATAGACACATAAACACTATTAGGAGAATTAAGATAGGGAAATTTTATATATGATAGATTTTTTGAATCGGATATTGTAGACAAATCTGAATTGTATAATGTATAATTATCATATCTATAATTTAATTTCTGTTTATTTACAGGGGCTTCGTCACTTGTATTAAAATTTACCATGGCTATTATATTATGACAATAAAAAAACTCTAAACTACTGGCAAATAACGAAATAAATTATTTTCATAAATAGTTGCTCGAAACGTATCATTATATCCTTCTACATAAACAACCGCTCCATTACTAATATCATCACAGCCATATTCACTCGTGCAACTTTTACCATTCACACTTACTGGTAATTTTGTACTTAAATTTCCTGTATTTGACATGGTATAATATTGCCATTTATCACGACCGCTCATATTTCTACGTCCCATCAAAGGCAATATCATATCGCTTTGGCCATTTACACGTGTTAAAATTCCCACTTGTTGATATCCAGTAGAAATACCACGCGTTTCTAAATTAATTGGCACAGCGACTGGTGAAATCATACCACGAACATCTCCAAAATCATTTGGATAAAATAAACCATCGCTTTTTAATGGAGGTGCATATGGATCTAGAAAAGGGTCGCGGCGCGTAGCAATTCCTCCTAAAGGCGCATGAATTTGCGTAGGAGGTGAATTCACAACTATTATTTTTGAAGGTTGGTTTGAATTTGTTTGGGGTCTAACGTAATGCGTATGCCAAAAATAAATAATAAGTACTAAAATAACAAATAGTAAAAACAATGTCATATTTTCTATACAAAAAACACCTGGAATACATTTCTTTCCCATTTATATTACAAGCATAAATAAAACGATCCGTAAACTTATCGAAAACGATCCGTAAACTTATCCAAAAGGATTCATTATTTCTTGTGCTCCTTGCATAACCAACTGTATTCCTGGCCATATTTTTGGTGCAACTTTATACATAAAATCATCTCCTAATTGCTGTGCTTTATTCACCATAACCTTTACCTTTAATCTCTTACAATTATAACATTTATTACGAACATATGGTGGCCAATATATTAAATCAAATCCAACCATACCATACACAAAATCATTAAAATCTTTTGCCAGTTGAAAAATCCTATCTTGTATTGAATATAAATTAATACCTATAAATGTTTTAACCGCCCACAAAATTAATCGTATTGGTAAATATATCAATTGTATTATTGTATCAATAATATAAAAAAATATGCATTCTGGCAATGATCCTATACCTCGAGCCAGACATATTATATTCGTCAGTAGAAAAGTGCCAAATGTTATTATTGCATCAAATATACCTGGAACAATTATATCTAAACTTTCTAGTGTGCCAACAAATGCTTTGCCTAATCCAACTATTACATCAACAATGCCGCGAAATTCCATAGCAACTATTGGCACAGCTGCTGCATATGCAGCAGTCATAAAAATTCCTTGTAAAGTTCCTATAATCGCTTGCGCTGCACCAAGAGGCGCAAATATATCAGCAATAATTCCAGACATTCCTATATAGTAATGACAATTTTTATTGAACGTTTGTAACTTTTGTTACAAATGTTCCAATGAATGTTATGATGTGAAAAACTTGTCTAAATCTAATTCATATTTTTATAAGTTTCGTACTTTTCAATAAAACTTTCAGCTTTAGATAACATGGGTTGTAATTTCTGGATACCATTAACTAAATCTCCTTGTACTGATTGAAATTCTTTTAGTCCTTCCATTAAATCATCCTTTGCTCTTTTCTTTTCATCACTAGATTTTCCTTTTGAACCAACCGCGCTCTTTGCGCTTACTATGTCCTTTGAACCGACTATGTCTTTTGAACCGACTGTGTCTTTTGAACTAGAGGAATCTCCAGAAACCTCGTCTTTTGAATCTTCCATAGTTGTTGCGCCTTCTTTTCTTATCACATTTCCAGTTCCATATTTTATTAGATGTCCAACTGATAACGCTATGCATAATATAACTATCATATTTTTACTAAAAAACGATGTCAAAAATCCAGTTAAAACAATAATGGTAACTGTCATAAAATCACGTAAATTTGCCAAATAAAATAAATCCACAACTGTTAAAAAAAAGAAGAAATAGAGAACCATACGGTTTTGTAACAACGGATTAAGATTATAATTCATTTTTAATAACCCTTTTTTTGAAAATAGATTCATTGCTTATAAAGTATATAACGAAATTATTATTATCCTAAATATTATCCTCAAAAGTGTAATCTTCTTCGTGATTTTGTATATATTCTGTTGGAACGTCTCCACTATAAATGTCAAGAACTTCTTTTACTACTTCTTCTCTCTGTATATCTTGCCGTTGAAATTCAAAACTTGTAATACTTGATGATCTCTTTCCCCTGAATTTGTTTAAAAAATCTTCTAGACCATTTAATTCATTGGCACGATCATGTTGATCTAAATCTCCCGTTATGACTAATCTACTATTTTCACCTAGACGCGTTAATAACATTTTCATTTGCGAAGTTGTAGAATTCTGCATTTCATCTGCTACAATCCAACAATTTTTAAACGTTCGTCCTCTCATGTAACCTAATGGTGAAATTTCAATTATTTTATCTTCCATCATCTGCGTAACTTCCCGCGGACTTATAAAATTATATAAAATATCATAAATAGGTCTTACCCATGGCGCCATTTTTTCTTCTAATGTTCCTGGTAAATACCCCAAATCTTCATCCACTGACACCGATGGTCTGGTAAAAATAAGTTTTTCATACGTTCCTAATAAGAAATTCTTTACGCCAAATTCTGTGGCGAATAGTGTTTTGCCTGTTCCTGCTGGACCCGTCGCGACAACAATTTTCTTTGATTTTTGTTTTAATAAACGATAATATTCTTCTTGACTACCTACTTTGGGTTTTGTAAATTTATCTTCAAATTGACTGCGTTCACTATAAGATAAATATTGCATGTTTTCATAAAATTTTCTTTGCTTTGTTGCGGATTTTTCTTTTTCTCTTTCTATTTCGTTATGATATTCTGCCATTATTTCTTTATCATTTTGTTTCTTTACCTTTCTACCTCTACGTTTGGGTTCCGTTCCAACGGAATCTTCCGTTACAGAGGCGAAAGTGGCTGATTGTTGTTTCATCTGTTTTATATTACTATAGGAAATTATATGGATCTATTTATCTAATTCATCCATAGCTTTTGGAAAAAGCTTTTTGTCCAAACCAGTTCTTACACAAAATAATCTGTGACTAAAAATTCCTACCAAAAATACTATTACTAAAACCTTCCAAAACGTATAGCCTGAAAAATAAGAAATTAAATATGCTCCTAGAATTGTTACTACAGTATCCATCACAGCTATGTCGAATATCCTATATTTTTCACGTAAACCAGTATTAGGTTTACCAATTATATCTTTATATTTGCAAAACGGATTCGACATATAATAAAGTTATTGATTTTATTATGGATTTTTTTGCACAATAAATAATGATTCTAATATATTTTTTTCAATAGGAATCCAACACATAAATGGTTTGGTATCATATTGTGTTGTACATTTTGCGAAATATCTAAATTTTGCATATTCTTTTTCATATTCAGTTAATTTTTCATAATCTTCTTTTATTTCTAAAATATCTGTTGGCACCATCGCATGTAAATATGTTTTTTCATACCTTCTTATAAGATTACCATGCATATCGTTTATGTTCCAACAAATACCATACGAATATCCGTCATTAGAAATTGCCATTTATATTTTCGTAGTATAATAAATATTTATCGCTGACGTGCGTTTATTTTCACTGTTTTTTCTGTGCGTTGCGGCGTTTTCACTAATTATTTTATGAAAAGGAGATAAAATCTAAACAGTATATTATTTAGGAAAAGGAATGACCGAGCCATCATTCGTTGAACCCATTTTGAAACCTGACGATAACCGTCACGTTATGTTCCCAATTCAACACGATGATATTTGGCAAATGTACAAACGACAAGTAGACTGCTTTTGGATTGTAAATGAAGTCAACTTGGCACAAGATTTAACAGATTGGTCTAAATTAAATGAAGATGAAAAAAAATTTATTAAAATGATATTGGCGTTTTTTGCAGCCAGTGATGGTGTGGTTGCTGAAAATTTAGGTGTGCGCTTTATGAGCGATGTGCAAGTTTCAGAAGCGCGCGCATTTTATGGTTTCCAAATTGCTATGGAAAACATTCATAGCGAGATGTATAGTCTTTTGATTGAAACCTACATCAAAGACGCAGCGGAAAAGAAAATGTTGTTTGAAGCTACATCTAATTATCCATGTATAGCAAAAAAGGCAAATTGGGGAAAGAAATGGTTAGGCGATAATCGCAGTAGTTTTGCATCTCGCTTGGTAGCTTTTGCTGCCATTGAAGGAATTTTCTTTAGTGGATCCTTTTGTGCGATTTATTGGTTAAAGAAACGTGGATTAATGCCTGGTCTCACATTTTCCAATGAATTGATCTCTAGAGATGAGGCACTTCATACTGAATTTGCGGTGTTATTATATTCGAAATTGGTCCGCAAATTGAATAAAAAGCGTATTTATGAAATTATTCAAGAAGCTGTGGAAATTGAAAAGGAATTCATTACTGAAGCCATACCTTGTCGTATGATTGGTATGAATTCGAAATTGATGTCTCAATATATTGAGTTTGTGGCAGATCGCCTATGTTTGCAATTGGGATATGATAAAATCTACGGATCTACAAATCCTTTTGATTTTATGGAATTAATTAGTATCGAATCGAAAGTAAATTTCTTTGAACGTACAAATAGTGAATATGCGTTGGCGAATAAAACGGTCGATAAAGATATCTTTGAATTAAATGCTGACTTTTAGGAGGATTTTTTTATCATTATTATTTATTACAAGAATGAATAAAGAGAATAAACCTACACACGATGGTTTGAATAAACCTACACACGATGGTTTGGATGCGTTTTATATAGGAAAACCAAAAATAGCCCGTGTTCTTGAAACTAGGGTTGCCAATTCGCCGAGGATTAAAGACGAAGAATATTATGATCCCGTCGAAGCCCAAGCCGAATTTGAAGAGCGTTTAAAAAATGCTTCGATAAATACAGATTATGTGCCATCATATCCAATTCGAACACCTAATGAATTAAACGATGATGTAGCTATAAATGCTGCTTACGAAATTGAAAAAGAAACCCAACGACAAAAAATACGGGATAGAATACTAAGACAACAAGAAGAAGAAGAAATTAGTAAAACTTGGATACCAACTCATAGAGCTGGTAGAAAAACGAAAAAGAGAAGAAAACATAAACGTACTACACAAAAACGCAAGAAGGCGCGTAAAACAAAACGTAGCAAACGTTGATCGTTTTATAAAAATAAAAATATTTTTATAAAAACTATTATTACACTAGTCCAGAAAGAAAAGTGAGAGTTGTCTCATTTTTCTTTCTAGACGGTGTAATCACTTTTTGCTACATTATAAATTGCCAATGTTCTTGCACTTGCATCGCTCGCGTTTACAAATTTAGGCATCCAAAAATATGGTAGGATATCACCAAACCCCGAATAATGCTTTTCAAAAAGAAAACGATACATAAATTGCTCTGCGGTCTTTGGTATTAAATGTCCATTTATACATTTCATATTTGGATGTAACTTGCTAATATGTTGATACACGCGATCATTATTTTCTATATGTTGATACTGAGGATAAATATTAGTAGTAAACCAATTTGTAGCATGTTCCTTTATGATTTCATATAACGATCTCGTTGTTTTTGAAACACCATCACTAAACGCCTCTTTTCTGCGCCATAATACTTCATTGGGCAACAATGGATTTCCCTCAAAATTTAAATAATTATCCACACTAAACGATTGGCGTATTAAATACTTTTCAATTTGATTATTCTCCCAATGAGAACGAATATCTATAGGAATCGACATATAATAATGCGTCCATGCTCTATCTAAAAACGGCGTTCTTGGTTCTAGACCATGCGAAGAAATCGACTTGTCCGACCGCAATACATCAAACATATAAATATCGCCCAAAAGGCGTCTACATTCTTTATCGTATTCTATTTTATCGGGCGCATAGTTCATATATAAATAACCTCCCGACATTTCATCACTACCGTCGCCATTAAAAATCACCTTAGCTTCGCTATTTGCTTTAATATATTTTCCTAATAACCAATTTCCAATACTTGCACGAACTGTAGTTGTATCATAACTTTCAATCGCATAAACAACATCAGGAATCGCATTTAAAAAATCGTCTTCTGTTAATAAAATTTCTGTATGTTTTGTTCCCAAATAATCCGCGACAATTCGAGCATATTTTAAATCTTCTGAGTCGGCTAACCCAATACTATATGTTTCAATCGTAGGCAATCCATTTCGCTTATGATATTCGTTTACCAACGCTGCTATTAAACTACTATCTAATCCACCTGACAACAAACATGCAATTGGTCTTTCAGTCGTACAACATCGTTTTTCTACAGCATTTATTAATTTTTTTTGTATATTCACATACATGTTATTTTCGTCAAATGCATCCAATGGACACATAAATCCTAGTTTATGATAAGATCTTTGATTCTTAATTAATCGCCATCTAGAATGCGCTTTAAACTCTAATTCAAACATACTATACGTGCCAGGCAAAAAATGGTCAATTGTATATTCAGTGTTGTCGTTTTGGTTTTCTGTTCGTGAGTTTAGTTCTCCACATATCCCAAATAACATCTTTAAATCACTACCAAATGAAAATATATCCTTTTTTTTTCGATCATAAAAATCTGGTTTATTATAATCATACTTCAATGGTCGCAACATATATAACGGCCGCACGCCATAAGGATCTCTTGCTACATATATTTTAGAATCGGCGTTGCATAAACGATAGTCCACTAAAACAAATGAAAATACCCCATCTAAAATGTTTAATGTATGTTCCATTCCATATTTTAAATAACAATGAATAATTACTTCACAATCCGAGCCTGTATTGGGCTCCACTTTCATATCCTCATATAATTTTTTATAATTGTAAATTTCACCATTGCAAATAACAGCCACATCATTATAAATAATAGGTTGGTTGGATTCTGGATTTAGTCCATTGATTGCTAATCGATGAAACCCAAAAAATGCATTTGCCATAATTGATCTCAGAGTTGAAAATTCTGGACCACGTCCGCTTCCTAATTCAAAATTTTTTTTTATAAATTCCAAATGCAAATATTCACTATTGTTTAATAATGCAAAAATGCCGCACATTCTTTCAATAATATTCTATTTTATCTTTATACCGTTTCATAATTTCGTAATTTTATTTGTATTATATTTATATAGATTTAGTAAATATGTCTTTACCCCCTGCGTCCACAAGCCATCCTACACACATTCCCATCGGGTCCAAAAAAAAAAGTTATATAAGTCCTTATCATTTTTTAGAAACTACTTTTTCAAAAGAACCAACCGACTCCACATCGAATAGTAAACCACCTACTATACCAGGAAATGATAGTACCTATGTTACTCCTAATATTGATAAAATTTCTCAAGCAATCGATAGTGAAGATATTGCTACCTTAGATAAATTAATTTATGAACTCAATGGCGAATCTAATATTAATAGAGTGTTTTTAAATTCAAATGAAACGAATTTACTTAATATGGCAATGCATAAAAACAAAATGGGGGTTTTTAAACATTTATTAAGTTTAAAAGGAATTGATGTAAATGCACCAAACGAGACGGGAATCCCTTCAATACATTTTGCTGCACATATTAGCGATACAGATTATATAAATGAATTATTGCGACATGGAGCTAATATAAATTCTAAAGACGTCAATGGTAATACTCCTCTTCATGTAGCAGTTATTGCTAGTCATGGTGAAAATCCAGAACCAAGATTTGCTGTCGTCAAGTTTTTGTTAGATAATGACGCGGATATTAATGCAAAAAATAATCATGATGGCACTGCGCTTGATATAGCTACTGAACTTAGCAAGCATAGTATGAGTGAAGATGTAAATAAGATTAAAGCACTTCTCAATTGTAGATCTAACGGAATATCATGCACAGTAATGGGTGGTCGTGCGTCCCGCAAATCTAAAACCAGATCTAAGCGTTCCCATAAAAAAATTCGTCGCCGCCGCCGTTCTAAAAAACAATTATCAAAAAAATAGGATATAAAAATATGTTTATAAATTATATTCAATGACTGAAACTGAAAAAAAACCTAGAAAACCGCGTCAACCAAAACAAGCGCCACGTTTAGTAGAACCTACTGAATCTAGTGGAGTAAATTTAATTTACCCTTCGTCTTTAATTGTCGGCGACTCTACCGATATTCTTATGAAAAGCAATGATGAATTAACAATAACTCCACACGATGATACCATTATTGCATTAGTGCCTGATCATAACAACACGAATTTAAAGGAAGCATCTGTTGCGCCCACAGAAGATTCAAAATCTACTTATAAAATGGACACATTAACACAAATTTACGTAGGTTCTCTTACCGTTGTTGGGTTATATGTTGTTTACCGTTTAATTAATAAAACGCGCTAATAATTTTATAAACGCTAATAATTTTATAAACCCTAATAAATTATAAACCCTAATAAATTATAAACCCTAATAAATTATAAACGCTAATAATTCATAAGTTTACGAAAACTTATGAATAAATTATATTTTGAATCGTTTGTACAATTCAAGCGCAACTAAACCACCAAAGATTTGCGCTAAACAATAAGGAATCAAATCATTTACAGGAAGTTTTCCAGCCGAAGCCATAGCAATTGATACTGCTGGATTAATATGACCACCTGAAATTTTAGATGTTAATAATATCGCAAATGCTAACGCAGCGCCTATCGCCAATGGATTTCCCGTAGCCAAAATAATATATACGAAAAACGTTGTTCCTAAAAATTCCGCTAAATAATTTTGCATTCTATATTGTAACAATGGATAATTTTTCCTTTTTCTTTTTTATTAACAAATATTATATCAGTACGTGAAGTCATATTAATGGTATAAATATGGAGCTCGCAAACCAAATATTGGTTTTGTGATTGATGCGGCTACTGGCGCAAAAGATGGACTAGGCACATATGTCGCACTCTTGCTAACATTCTTTTTCTTTGGCGCAACTGCTCCTCCGCCACGGACTCTTCTCAATGCATCATTTACAGAATTTGTTTCTACATTGGAATTAAAAGACATAGGTTTACCAACAGCATTCAAAGATCCCACACCAACTTCATTATTACGACGATTCGCTGTTACTTGCGATGCATCACGATTTCCGTACCATTTTTTTGTAGCCAAACTTGTAGTTTGAACTCCTCGTTGTCCAGTTCTTTGATCGTAAAAAGGAACAGAATTAGGTAACGGATTGGATGGAGTCACATAGGTCTCCACATAAGTTTTACGATACATTGCAAAAGTACTATTATTATCACTCGTTAAATTTTTCATTGGCATTGCTTTAGTGCCTGATAATTTATTATTATTTATGTCTTGTATAATTGAAATTGTATTGGATTGAAAGTTCATTATGAATATGATTATATATCATATTCATAGAAATTTATTAAGATCTGCGAACGGCCATTAAATTTACATAAGAAGCATTGCTTTGGTCTCCGCCATTTTTTAAATCATTATAATTTTGACTAAGCGCACGTTGTTTTTTAAAGGTAATATAATCAGAAGAATCGGGAACAAATTTATTATTTGTCACAGAAGCAGCAACACCAGTGCTATCGCAGTTAGAAAGAATAGATCCAATGTGTCCCTTCCAACCAGGTTTGCTCGAATTTACTTGATTTGAACCTCCGCATACATAATTTTGGCGACTTAAATAATCACCTAAATTGTTTACGGCACGAAATGGTGTTATAATTCTGTTTTTTCCATTGATGCTATTGTTTACATTTGTATTATTCCATGATCTGCGCAATACGCCACGAATCATAGTTTGTTCGCTATCTTTAAAATTATTTATTGTTTGTTTTGGCGAATAACCTTGGTAAGGTCCCCCTCCCAATGAAGATGGCTTTACTGACATTTTCTTTATACCATATCTATATATTTTTTATCATAATTATATATAAAATTATTTTAAATATGTCATTGGAATCACTTATGGATTCAAATTCGAATGATTTAGAGAACTTAATAAAACAAGAAAATATTATTTCCTATAATCCGTTATGTGTTCGAAAAAAATCAAATTGGAGTGTAACTTCTAACGAATATAAATTTGATCATGAAGACTTTTCACCAGAAACATTACTAAAGGATACGAATGACCATTCTCCAAAATTAAAAGCTTTACTCAAAAAATTAAAAACACTAGACGCAAACGACTATAAAAAACACGGAAGGTTGTTTAAACATTTTATTTTTTCCGATTTAAAAAATGGCAATTATGGTGCAAAATTACTTGCATCTGCTCTTATTGCCAATGGAATGACTCTTGGTTATACCGCAACGCCTAAAAAAACCACTAAAAAAACAGATAAACGCTATGGAAAACTTGAATTATTGAGTGATAAAAAGTTATTGGAAACTGAAGGAGAGAACTTTTATTTATTATCTTCCACACCAGTATTTGATCAACCCATTTCCGTAATTACCAAAAAGGAGATCTTGAAAAGGTTTAATGCACGCGATGATAATATTTATGGAAAATTTGCCCGCGTTATTATTATGGATAGTGGTTTTAAAGAGGGTATTGATTTGTTTGATATAAAATACATCCATATATTTGAACCGTCTACTGTTTCGGCCGACCAAAAACAAGTAATTGGACGTGGAACGAGAACCTGTGGACAAAAAGGGCTTGAATTCCATCCCACACAAGGGTGGCCTCTTCATGTTTTCATTTATGATTTATCTATCCCTGAAAAATTACGCGGTAGCTTTTTAAATTCAGGTTCCACCATGGATCTTTTTTTTAAAGCAATGAATATCAACGTGCAATTAATAAATTTTGCTAGTGAAATTGAGAACACAACTATCTACGGATCGGTTGATTATGAATTAAATAAAAATATTCATAGTTTTTCTATTGATTTTCATGATAGTGATGACGAAGAATCATTGGATAGCAATGATGAATTTGAACTTCTTGATGATGATTCCGCAATGCCCATCGAAGGGCTTCGAGAACTTGGACAACGTAAAGCTGGACGTAATGGCAAACTTGATTGGCAAAATATGGAAAGTCAAATTGGTGGTGGACCTAAATTAAAAATAAGAAATAGAGAACCTATAGTAATTTTCAAATCACAAACCGAATTTATACCTTTAAATTTTGAACAAATGCGTAAATATATTCAAGATCACTTTCATCAATATTCTTGGGATGCTGTTAAAATGGAGAACCTATGTGTACAACGTGGCGGTTTGGCGAGGCAAATTGGCGGTGCCCCCGACCTCATTAAATATACCCCTACCCAAGATTTTGTTCGTAATTATTTTACGTCAAATAATCCTTTAAAAGGTATGCTGTTGTTTCATAGCGTAGGAACAGGCAAATGTCATGCAAAAGATACACCTATAATTATGTATGACGGTTCAATAAAAATGGTTCAAGATATTTGTGTTGGTGATAAATTAATGGGTGATGATTCTACGCCAAGGGAAGTTCTTTCTCTGGCTCAAGGAAAAGACGATTTATATGATATAATACCTGTAAAAGGAGATAAATATACAGTAAATTCTGAGCATATTCTTTGTTTAAAACCAACTAGACTTGGCGCCGTTCATATTTCTAGCCAAAAAAATTATCCATATTCTGCAAAATTCTTTAAAGAAAATGGAAAAATAAGTGCCAAATCTTTTAAAACAAAAGAAGAAGCCGAATTATTTTTAGATGATCATCATTCTAAGAATCCTATTATTGAAATACCAGTAAACGAATATTTAAAATTATCAAGTTCGTCAAGAAAAAATTTAAAAGGTTATAGAACGGGTGTCGATTTTGAAACAAAAACTATCGATTTTGACCCTTATATTATTGGGTTTTGGCTTGGAGATGGTTCAAAACGAGGACCAGTTTTTACAACTCAAGATGCGAAAGTTTTATATTATTTATTTAAAGAGCTACCTAAATATAATTTAACATTAAATTATCAAAGTGGTTATGATTATAGGGTTTCTTCCGTAATACCAAGGGGCGAAAATATATTATTAAAAGCTTTGCAAAAATATAATTTAATTAATAACAAACATATACCGAATGATTATAAAATCAATGATAGAAATAATAGACTATTATTATTGGCGGGATTGATAGATTCCGATGGGTGTAAAGATAATGCTGGTATTGAAATTACTCAAAAAAATAAAATATTAGCTGAAGATATTGTATTTTTATGCAGATCTTTAGGTTTTGCTGCGTATATAAAAGAATGCGAAAAATCTTGTACATACAAAGGAGAAAAAAAAACAGGAACTTATTATAGAATACATATTTCTGGAGATGAATTAATAGATATTCCTGTAAAAATAGATCGAAAAAGAGTCGAAGAACGAAAACAAAAAAAAAGTGTTTTAGTAACTGGAATAGAAGTATCTTGGAACAAAAAGGGAGATTATTATGGATTTACATTAGACGGAAATAATCGGTATCTATTAGGAGACTTTACTGTAACACATAACACGTGCTCGGCGATTGCAGCGGCAACTAACACTTTTGAAAAAGATGGTTATACGATTTTATGGGTAACTAGACATACGCTTAAAAACGATATCTGGAAAAATATGTTTGACCAAGTATGCAATGAGAATATTCGCACAGAAATCGAGAACCATGATTTAAAAATTCCTGCGGATCAAAATAAACGTATGCGTCTGTTATCTAAATCATGGAAAATACGCCCTATGTCCTATAAACAATTCAGTAATTTGGTCTCTAAAAAAAACGACTATTATAAAAAACTCGTACAAATCAATGGAGAACTTGATCCTCTTCGTAAAACCCTCCTTATTATCGACGAAGCTCATAAACTCTATGGAGGAGGTGATCTTTCTAATGTTGAAAGACCTGACATGAATGCTTTACATAAATCATTGATGAATTCTTATACATTGTCTGGACGTGATTCAGTTAAATTGCTTTTAATGACTGCTACACCCATGACAGACGATCCTATGGAAATTATAAAGTTATTGAATCTTTTAAGACCCACCGAACGGCAAATTCCTGATGATTTCAATAGTTTTTCTACTGAATATTTAAACGAACACGGACAATTTACCGAAATAGGTCGCCATAAATATTTGGATGATATTGCTGGTTATGTTAGTTACTTAAATCGAGAACGCGATGCTAGACAATTTGCACAACCTATTGTGAAACATGTTCATGTACCTATTACTGAAGATATTGAATCCGTGGAACGATTCGATAAGAAAATTGTACGCGATTTAATGAATACTGATATTTTAGATCTTAAAACTCAAATTATTGAAAAAAATAAAACGATACAAGGAGAACTTAGTGAAGCCGATAAAAATATGTTCTCGTTTTTAAAAGAAGAAACATGTGGAGATTTGGAAGGTAAGCCACTTAAACTCTGTGAAAAGGTTGCAAAAGCAAATATTAAAGAATTAGTGCAAGAAGCCAAGGCTGAAATTAAAAAAATACGTGAACAAATTAAAGAAATTCGAGAACTTGTTAAAAACCGAAATTTACTTCGAAATACTGCTTTAAATGACGTAAAAGAAAATGTCGCTAACAACGAAAAGGATTTTGAACGTTATAAACAATCGGTTGTCTATAATATGAAAAATAAATGTGGTAAAAAAATATCGGGCAAAATTCCTCTTAAAGAATTAGCTGAAAATGATCCTCAAACGCGCCAGTATAGCGAAGACATTTCTGCGTATAATAATAAAATTGCCGAACTACAAGACCTTTTAAAAACAGATTTGGAGAACCATAAAAAACGCATAGATCATCTTAAAAAAATACTAAAAAAAGATCTTAGTGAATTAGAATCTAGTGTAATAAAAATGACTATCGTTGATGAGAGAAAAGCTTTTAAAACCGTAATGAAAATTAAAAAACGCGACGCTACTAAAACCCAAAAAGATATTAAAAAACAAATAGGGGTACTTGAAAAGAGTAAAAAGAAACGCTTCCATCAATTGAAAAAAACAGTGAAAAACATGGCGAATGCAGAAAAAAAGAAAGAAAAAAGTATTGCTCGTGCTGAAAAGAAATTGCGTAAAACTATGCGTAAACAGGGTGAACTGCGAGATGAAATTAAACATGGTCTTTTAGTGAATTTAGTTGATAAATATAGATCTAAAATCAAGGATGATTTAGTTGGGGTAAACGAAGAAATTCACCATAAACAAATGGAAAAAGAAAATACGCGGTTAGAGAAACAAAAGGAAAAAGAGAAAGCAAAAGAGGATACTCGTCGCATAAGAGCTGAAGAAAAAGAAAATTTACGTAAAACTAAGAAGGCGATTAAAGAAAAGGAGAAACAAGATAAAAAAGAAACAAAGGAACGGACAAAACAAGAAGAAAAAGAACGTAAAGCTAGAGAAAAGACTGTCGCTAAAAAATTGAATTAATGTATTGTTTTTATTTGTTTCATAAACACAATATGGAGGCAGAACCTCTCCCAAGAAATGCTGCTGTTATTGCTTGTGAAGTATTTCAGCAAATACCTGATACAGAAAGTGAATTTAAAAACGAATTGATGACTTTCATTACTGGCGATCTGGCATATAGAGCTCCTGAATTACTAATTCATCCCACTATTTGGTTTTCTTTTGAGAAAATAATTAACAAGCACATTAAAGATACTGATTCACCATGGAAAAAGAATTGCATTGATGTTTATTTGGGAATTCAAAAACAGTAATATTGCACATGAGATTGTTATATATTTATTTTTTCATACTATTATTATATGGAAGATACTGTTGAAGACTTACCACAAAATCCCAACATTGATAAGCTGACCTTAGAATTGTTTATGAATCGTAATATTTATAAAAAATATGTTGCTAAAAATGAACCTGAAAAATATGAAAAAATGATGATTCATCATCAAAATATAAGAAAATATAAACATCGCATTTTAGATCTCACACAGCAACTTTTAGAAGATCCTACAAAACAAATTACTACAGAGACTAACGAAATTTTTGATGCATATTCGAGAACATTAATAAGACACTTTCAACAGAAAGATATAGAAAAGGGTACAGAAAATTATCGTGGGTTTCAGGACCAAGACGACGTGCTTTTTGATCCTGAAATAATGGAAGATCGCCCTGTTGAACCTACGCCAAGTTCATCCTTTTGGGGAAAGGACAGAGTTGTCAAATCACAAACCTCTATTGCTCAATACGATATGAATATGTTTGGAATTAAAAAATAATTCTAATGTTTTTTCTATACATAATATAGAAAAAACATGCCTGTTTACAACAAAACGCGAAGAAATAAAAATAAAAATAAACTGAAAAATAAGAGGCAACGGGCATCAAAAACTTTTCGTGCGATGAATTGTAGTCCTGCAGTAAAAGGAAAAACACCAATTAAAGGCAGTTGCTTTACACCTGACGTTTTATCTCAATTAAAAGAATCTTATAATAAATATCATCCTGAAAATGTTATAACCACCGCAGATAGTATTGAAATATGGAAAGAATTAAAAAGCCGATTATCTACATGTTCAAAAGAAGATTGTTGGTTAGACACTATAGATGATAAAAATATACGTGATAAAATAGATGAATTTATATTTGCCCCTGATCAACCTGGCGATTGGGATAAATACGACGGTTGGTTATCAAATTTTGATATTTTAAAGGTTCTCAAACAATTTGAAACATCTCATAAAAACTTTAGAGTTATTGGTCCAACACCTATCGATTTTGATAGCAAACCAAGAAACAATTCGTCAAAATGCGTTTGGAATGATTTGTGTGATTTTGACGCACAGCAATTTATTTCAACGGGAAAAACCAAAATAGGTATTGTGTTTAATTTAGATAAACATTATGGAAAGGGAAAACATTGGGTTTCCATGTTTGTTGATTTGGATGATTGTTTTATATTTTATTTAGACAGTGGTGGTGATAAAGCACCAAAAGAAGTAAAAAATTTAGCAAACCGAATTATGAAACAATCTTTAGCTCTTCCTGAGAAAAAAAAAATACATTATTATGAAAATTGTCCCATTGAGCACCAAATGGGAACACGCGAATGTGGTATGTATGCTCTATTTTTCATAATTACTATGTTAACTGGAGAAGCTGATGGAAAACAATTGCCAACATATATGGATAGAATTAATTTTTTTAAAGATAAAAGAATACCTGATTCTTATGTTAGAAAATATAGGGAAATTTATTTTAACGCACTAGAATAATTTATAGGAATATTATAACAAAGTATTTTTTATAATATGGCAGGCAATTTAAAAAATTTATTACCAGAAGAAAAAATAGAGATTTCTTATCAGTTATTTCCGTCTAATGATATAAATCGAAAGGGATTTCCATACGGATCGTTTAAACTTAATACTAGTTCTAATTTACAGAAATTCGTAAGTCCAGAACATCAAGCACATGAATCATTATTAAAATTATTTGCAATTACAAAAGATGCTGCTTCAAAAAATCCAACGGACAAAGATAAAATAAATGATAAATATTTCCCTTCTCAAAAGGAAAGTTTTTTTGTATATCCCATTATGGACGAAAGACACTTTGAAAATGGCCCTATAAAACAAGCTAAAGAAATTTTGGGATTTGGAAGTGGCGATTCTGTTGGATATAAAGATTTTGAAATTGTTTTGGCAGAAAAACACAAAGCCGTGGAAAAAAAAATAAAAGAGCGAGTTGATCATGATAAAAAAGAAAATGAGAATTTAATTCTTAATTACGATGACACTATAGATAAAAAAAAAAAAGAAAAGGAGAAATTTGAGAAAGAATTAAAAGGTAAAAATGATGAAAAAGACGCCTTGAAAAAAGAACTTGACACATTAAACGACGAAGCAGCGACACTTGGAATTATTATTAGAACAAAAATGGAGGGCACTAAAGAATTGTCTGCAGATGAATTAAAACAAAAAAACGTTGAATTTGATGCGAAAATGAAGGACATTAAAGATAAAAAAACTAAAAAAAACGAGATAATGGCAAAAATACATGAAATAGAAATTCAAATTATGATTTTATCTAGAGATATTCGATATTTAACGAAACAAATAGAAAAACTTAAAAAAGAGAATGAAAATTTAGATAAACAATTTATATATCTAGATCAATCTGTGAAGATATTAAAAGATTTCAATGAAAAGAAAATGAAACTCAGGGCAAATTCTGCGGAAAAACAAAAAAAAATGGGTGGATATCAACCACGTAGATCGCGCCGCGGATCAAGAATTCGTGGCGGTTCTCGAAAAAGAGAACGATCTAAAAAAAATAAAACACGGCGCACAACCATATAAAAATATACTTGGTATTTACATAAATGGCTCTTTATGTAAATGCAGAAAATCAAACCTTATTGTGGAACGTTGTTCATACCCATAATTTTGCTATTCAGTTTTTTTCAAGAATAACCCCATCTCAAAAAACAGAATGGTTTAAATCGATTATTAAAAGATTTTATGATCAAAATGCAAATAGAGATCTATCGCCACAAGACTTACAACAATTAAACAAAACGACTCTTTCCTATATGTTATACACAATGAAATCGCCAATTGTGCAAGAAACAATTCAAACTTATACAGAAGACCCTCCAAAAAACGCAAAGGAAATAGCATTTTCACAACAATTTGATATGAAAAAAAAAGAATATGAGTCTTTGTTTGAAAAAAAAGTACCAGAAACCGTAGATTTTCGTGAAAAAGTAGAAGATGGTGCAATAACAAATATGGATGATTTAATACAAAATCATATTCGTGAACGTGAAGAAGAATTGCGGAAATATTCTCAACAAACAAATCTGGTTCCACAATCTTTAAACACACAACCATCAAATGTACAATCTTTAAAAATAGATTCAAACGCCACTGTAAGCACCGAAATATTAAATGCACAGGTTCTCGACAATGAAGAAAAAAGACAGAAGAAAAATGTTACATGGAAGGTAGATGACCCCGAACAGACCTCCATGTTGCTAGAAGATTTTGAAGTGTTTAAACAACAAACTCGAGAACAATTAAAATTGTTACAAGACCAAATCCACGAATTACAAAAAATCACTACTGTGGTTTTGTAATTCATATTCTGCTCTACAAATGAAGCAGAATCTTATATTTTAGGATATTTTTTTGTGTCGACAATATATAAATAGAATATTCTATTTCATGGACTATACCGACACTCATGAATCATTATCCCATCAAATACATGAACTACATCAAATGGTTTCATCGTTACAAAAGCATATGTTGTATGTTAATCAATTTATAATGAATAAATTTGATGCATCTATGAACACCAATAATATGAATGTATCTTTTGTTAATCTTAATACTTACGATGCGTCTGGCAATTTATTATCTGCTGCAACTAGTGACATTTGTGGAAATTTTGTTCCAGTTTATAGTGTCGATTCATCTGGGAACATGATTCCTTGTATATTACCACCAGAATTATCAAATAATAATTTATTTACTCGTGGCGTAGTTCCCATTAAATCGCAGGACAATTCGCGTGGCTTTCCATATTATGGCTGGTATCCTTATTACGGGGGATATCCTTATTACTGGGGATATCCTTATTATGGAAGGTATCCTTATTATGGGCGTGATGATTATGATTATAGATCAGTAGACCCACATTCCAATTCACCACACCCACAACCCGATGTTAATTCGCCATACCCAATTCCACCTGTAGCATCAAGTCCGCAACCTATTCACCCACATCCTATGCCAGTGCAACATATTCATATTTATCCTCCTAGCCATCATTAAATATATTATATTTTACATTAAAGAAACGATATAAAATTTATTTTTATATAGTTTATACAGAAAATGGATCTATTTGAAAACACACTTTTCATAAACCTGGAATCACGAAGTGATCGTTTGGAAAAAGTATCGCTTGAATTTAATAAAATGGGAATAAAAGCAGAACGTGTGAATGCTGTAAAAATGAAAAATGGCGCAGTGGGATGCACAATGAGTCATATTAAATGCATTGAACTTGCAAAACAACGCGATTATGAACAGGTTTTCATATGCGAAGACGACATTTGTTTCACGAATCCAGAATTATTCAAACAACAACTTGACAAATTTGAAAAGGATGAAAATATAATGTGGGATATTCTTATTATTGGTGGAAATAATGTCCCCCCATATAACCAAGTTGAAGAATATGCGGCTAGAATATTTTATTGTCAAACCACTACTGGTTACATAGTTAAAAAACATTATTATGATACACTTTTATCAAATTTCAAAGAAAGTGCGCAGAATTTAATGCGATTTCCAGATCGCAAAAAGGAATTTGCTTTAGATATATATTGGAAACGATTACAAATTCAAGATTTTTGGTATATGATTACTCCACCCACAGTAACACAATTTGAAAGTTTTAGCGACATAGAAGAACGAGCAGTTAATTATGACTTTTTAATGTTAGACATGGAAAAAAAATGGTATATTGAACAAAACGAACGATTGCGTAAGATGGGAATGCAATTGACATGAGTGCGAATAGCAAAATCTCAATCTAGTTCTCTAAAAACAGAAAATTAGACAATACCGACTTATTTTTTTCCTTGTATTGAGAAGTTTTTATTTTTGCTTCATATTCCTTACGCATCATTGTTTCTTTATATACCCTTTCTTGTGCGGCTAACATTTGTTCCGCTTTTTGTTTTTCCAAAGGATCCATTGGCATTTTTCCACGTTCTCTAACATAATGATCTACTGAAGAAAATTTTGGAATATTTTTATAATCGGTTTCACTAACCGCAAATACCGTTTGATCTTTATGCACTTTTCGTAAATCATCAAATTTTAATTTACTAAAAGGATCACACTCTACATAGGAATTGTCTTGTTCATCCACATCTTCGTATAATTTTGCCCCAGAACCACTGTTTACATATAAATTCTCTACACCACGATATTGAGATAGCGCCGTACTAGCTTGTTGAGTCTTTACTTTTTCAAATACCTGTCCCATGTTTTTTGTATTTACCTGTTCCTGTATTTCAAAAGAAGGATTTTGAGATTGAAACCATTCGTTTCTACTTGTATCAGGCTTTGATGACATGTTATCTTCAAATAATTTATTAAATTTATCTTGAAATTCACGAGAAGACATTTTGTTTATAGTTTCGCTTACTCTTTTGTTTGTTGATTTATCCCATTCATTTTGTTTTAATGGTTTATATTCAGGTTCTTCGGTTGGCATAGCAACATTTATTTTCTGTTGATCCTCATAAAATCGATACACGATATCAAATGCTTTTTTATAAAATAAAAAATACTCAGGACCTAGTTTAGATTTATCAGGATGTGTCATTAATACTGTTTTTTTAGCCTTTTTTATATCCTCAAATGATATATCGTAACCTAGTCCAAATAAATCTAATATATCATTAAAAGTATACATATGTATATTCAAATTATGAGAGTTCATTAAAAATTATATAGAATCAATATAATTTTTTGAAAAGGAAATAAACATATATGCCTATAATTATATATATGCCACTTCCTATTATTACTAAAATAGAAAACCGTGTCCATTTCGCAGAATTGCTACAATCTAATCCTGGTGTGCTGATTATTAAATTTGGCGCAGAATGGTGCGGCCCTTGTAAATTTATTGAACAGGACGTTATTCATTATTTTAGTAAAATGCCTGATAATGTACAAGGAGCAATTATCGATGTCGACGATTCTTTTGATGTTTATGCGTTTTTAAAAAGTAAAAAGATGGTGAATGGAATTCCTGCAATGTTAGCTTATTATAAAGGAAATCTTAATTATGTTCCCGACAATTCGCTTACTGGCGCAGATAAAAAACAATTATTAATGTTTTTTGAAACTTGTTATAAAAAGGCAACAAACGGATAATGTATTAATGTATTAATGTCTTGATTTTGTTCTTTTATGTTTATTTCGATGACGTCTTTTTGTTTTTCCACCAATTTTTAATTGTGGTGGACTCGGTCCCAATGGATTAGAAGTAGCCTGAACAAATTGTGGACTTTGTGGAAAAATACTATTTGTTGGTGTTCCTTGTATAGGTTGCGCAACAGGAATTGATGGTGACGTGGTAGTTGATGATAAAGTTGGCAAAAAGCTACTTGTACCTGACGAAGATTTATTGTCTGGACCAGTGTCCATAAAAGTTGCATAAGCCAATACTAAAGTTGTGATTCCTATAAATCCGTATGCTAATAATGGAATGGAAGGATCTGTCATTTTAAAAATATCAATATCTATACAATATTGATATTTTTATCCAATTCTTTGTCACTAAATGTTTTCACCACTAAATATCTTCCCAATCTTTCATTAGACCGCCCGATTTTATATCAATTGCTTTTATTGATGGTTCTATACTTTTTTTATATTCTTCTATCAATAATATTTTTTTTTCGATTGAGTTATTGTTGTCCTCTAATGTTTTTAATAAATTCATTTTCCTATAATTATTAGCTATATTCAATAATAAAGTTGTATTCAATGTATCATTTCGCGTATGGTCAGCACCATCACTATATTTTGCAGTTGATTTCCATAAATTATGTATCAATTCATTATTCGCAGAATAATCCATGTTTTGAATGCAATTTCTTTTTATTATAAAAAAATTCTTCTTGTTTTCAAACAAAAATGCCATTATAAACGATCTCCAAAACATCTATTTATATACTCCTCTTATTTTAGTCGGTCTCTTTGTTACGCTTTCTAATTTCCATGCACTTATCTACCCATTTCGATTTTATAGCCACATCCACAGTTGAATGCATATGGCGTTCATATTGTTCTGGACTATCGAAGAACAACGTCATTCCTTCACTTCCGCAACCCAATGCTACATAACGCACCTTAAAAAATTGATATTCGTCACTAGATCCTACCCTAAAACTCGGGTCTTTTGCACCAGTGATCGCATCACGAATCATTGCGCCAGGAACTGATGACGAACTGTATACTTCAACGGACTTTTTCAATCTGTTCGCAGTTATCGAAAGCTTGTGATAACCCTTATCTATTTTCTTCATGTCCTCCAACAGTTTACGAGTTCTCTTTCGAGCACTATTTACTGTACTTGCTAACGTGGTGACGCTTACATCGTCGTCACCAACGTAGTTGTATCCATATTGTTCCATGGATTCGTCGTCATTCACGCCAATTTGTTCAACATATTCATTATGCATTTTAGCAAAAGCCTAATCCAATCTAAACTATCTAGTTTACTACTTTATATAAAGATGTTATGTTTATATTCTTTTTAATATTGTTTATCACAATGGTTATAAGATGAATAATAATTTATAAAGAAACTATATATGTCGTTAACTCCAGAAGAATTAAGAGAAATATTAATTGAAAAATTTATGGGACCGCAATTAGCTACTTCAAATGTCGAATCTAGCGAAGAAGATGAATCTAGTGACGACGAATATGATGAATCAATTGTTGAAGATGAATCTAGTGAAGATGAATATGATGAATCAATTGTTGAAGAGGACCCTAGCTATGAATCCAGTGAAATAACGACTTCTGTTGAACCTAGCTATGAATCCAGTGAAATAAAGACTTCTATTGAACCTAGCTACGAATCCAGTGAAATAAAGACTTCTGTTGAACCTAGTTACGAAGAAGATGATACAGCTACATATCGTAGTAATTTTTTGACACCACAATCTAATAAGTCTACTGAAATAGATACATCTTTACCGTCACCACAAAGCATATTAGATCATTCTCAATCTACTGTCAAGCCTGAAGAAAATTACTCGGGATTTTTTTATTTGGAAGATGATCCATTGTCTCGAGTGTTTGGCCAATCGCGGGATTATAAAAAAGAATACAAACTCTCACTTGTTCTATATAAAATTAACGATTCTTTAGAAATACCTTTTCTAGAATTTTATTTTGAAAAAATAAATGGCGAATTCAGTTTTCCTAAAAAAACATTAAATATGAATGAATTTCAAACCATTTTAAATTCCGTTAATAAAATATCTCCATCTGAAGTAGAAGAAAACTCTAACACAAACGCAGTAGACACCAACACAGTAGACACCAACACAGTAGACAATAAACAGCCATTTTTTTTAGGAGGCGATGTTGAAGAATCCAATGAAATTGAGGACGAGTTTTTAAATCAATGTTCTCAATTTCTTATAGAAAAAACAGGAATAGAACGTGAAAATTCATACATGGGGTTCTTAGAAAACAATGACAATACCATATTTGTTTTTTTTGATTTTACATTGTTTGATTTTACCAAAGGAACGTGGGGTATCATGGATGAAATTATAAATAAACATAGAATTGATGATACTGTTATAAATGAATCTGATTACAAATTATTTTATGAAAACCCCCCCCTTTTATTTATTAGAGACGACCGAAGAGAACCCATGGAGATTCCTATTTCAGGTTTTTCATGTTTATTAGACGGTTCAAACGCGTACCATAGCGAACCAGACGGTTCACAAGTTTCCATTTCACTTATCAGTGAAAAGGTAGACGATCCTATTTTTAAAAGTGTATATTTGTTTAGCTACGAACCCATGTTGTATGAAAATTTAGATCTTATTAAACGGTATGCTATTTTTATTAAAAATTCGGTTTATTTTTTAAACAAAGGATTTGAATTAACTCCTGAAATGGAAATTAATGTAGATGATGAAATTTCCATATCTTTCTATAGAAATGGAAAACCTTTTTGGGCAATAAAATCCGTAGAACGCTTTACCGAATTATAATCCAACCTATTATATTTCTATCAACGGAACATTGTTAAATTTTGAAGCCATAAACGAGAACCCACTTTTTGATGCAATATAAATACTCTTTGATTTAGATAACAAATAAAAATCAGTTACCGTATCCATTATTTGTTTTTCTCCAGTATTTAATAAACTGGTATGACCAATATTGCATTGCGTAATCATAACGTTATTATAACTATTTTTTATTTTTAATTTATAACTATTATTATCGCAAAAAAACAAAATTGGAATATCTTTATTTCTTTCTATAAAATTTAATAAACTTTCTTCACTGTATGTTCTAATATCATCTTTGCAAATAACAAACGTTTTATCTGTTTCTAAAAATTTATCTCCTAATCTTAAATGTATTGATATATAATTTGATACATTTTCAAAAAATATATTCTTACTATTTTCTTTTATATCATCTGTAAATTCAAACACGTCGTTCGCATTTATATCACAATCATAATTAAAATCTTTATAAAATAAAAAAGGACTAACAATATAATCAACCTCATCGTTTAAATTATTTATCAAATTCAAATCATTTATATTTTCCACATTATGCACCGCCTGGATATACATTTTTTTATATTTTAATTTAATATATTTTTCTAATAGCAAATTATTCTTCTTATAATACAATTTAATATTGTTTTTTATACATATGTTTAATGCATGCATAAAAAATTTAATACAATCGCCTATTCCACCATATCCCAATTTAAAATCATATATAATTTTCTTTTGAAAACCATCATAATTATTTATATAATTCTCCATAATATAAATAATCCATCCCCGTTTTAAATCTATTTATAAAAATATATTTTTATACCGAGTCCATTACATATTCCTCCAAAAACCTTGTTAAAATGCTGCTATCTATTTCATCCTTTTTATTATCGTAAATTTCATCTTTCATTGGTTTGCGCCCACGCATTTTCTCAAAATTCACAATATATTCTTGGATAGTATGAACATTTTGTTTGTATAGATTCTGTTCTTCTTCAATTTTCCTTTGTTGATTTTCTAGTTCACTTTGTCTCTGTTTTTCAGTTTCAGCTTCTTTTCTTGCCTTTGTTTTCAAGGCCTTTTCTTTTTCATCAATTACTTTCTTTTGACTATTAATTAACTCATCCTTTTTACTTAATGATTCGCTAGGATCTTCAAATTGTTCTGTTTGTTTATACCAAGTATGTCGGGTTTCATTCGCACTTATAATGATATCACAAATGTCTGGTTTTTTAAGATCTTCAAAATGTTTTCGTTCAATCGTACCATCCTTTCCTTTAAATTTTGATTTAAATTCCTCAACTATTTTATCATCTATCATAGGACTTGTTTCCATTAATCGATCAAATTCTTGACGATTCATCTTTAAAAAAGAACCTGCCTCCATTCTTTCGTCAGGATGTTTCGCTAATTCTATACGAATATTTCTAGCAAATTTATCCCATGATATAGAAGATACTCTATGTGCTTCATTTAACTCAGATATTTTTAAATATTGTTGTACGGTTGTTAAAATACCTATAAAAATATTAATTGCTCCAATTGCCATAGGAGAATACACTTGATAATCTAAAGGTAAACTAGTCTGTGCAAATGATGCGGTTCCACTTATTGTTGACAATACAATTGCTGGTATCGTATACCATGCGTTTTTAGATTTATATTTGGCATGTGCTTTTGCATGTAACCATTTATAACATTGCGCAATATCACACCATTCTACCATAATAGTTTCATTTTCAGGAGACCATTCTACTTGTTTTGAAGTATTACTCCCACTTAAGCTTACCGCGTCGCTTGGACTTTCTTCTTTCTTTTCTATTTTTGTTTCATCCTCCTGGTGTTCAGTCATTATATACTATATAGTTATAAAAAATTAAAACGCAATATTTTTACATTATTGATATTGTGTTTTTTCTATTTTTTTTCTACTTCTGTGTCTACACTTTCAGCCTCTACTATTTCTGCAGTAATAGTTAATTCTTCAGTGTTCTCCACTTTACTATTATTCTCTATTTTTTGAATAACTTTATCCGTCCCATCCATTAAAAATTCGGTATCCTCCAAAATGTTCTCCAAAACTACTTCTTCGCCTATAATAAAAAACTTATTTAACTTATCCTGATCCTCAATATCCTCAATTGAGAAAGTACGATTTATATTTATATTCTCATCTACTTCTCTATAAAAATCCTGCATACGAGAATGCAACCTATTCAATTGCCTCTTTTGAGAAATATGAAAAAAAGATACATAGTTCATATAGAGCGAAATCTGCTCTCTCAAAAGTCTATTCTCATATTCTAACGTATTTAAAAAATTAGAAATTGAGAACCCAACTTTATGATTTTCATTATAATGCTGTATAGAATCCTCTTTTGTATATGTTTGTTTATATAATTCCGTAATTATGTGCAAAATGTTCTCATGAATATCTTTAATATCTTCCGTTTTATATTCTTGAAACGGTTCTAAATCTTTATACGATGGGTACGTCTTGAATTCTAACTGTGCTACGTCCATATCTCCCCTGTTCTCTTTAATGTGCGTTACTATTATATTGTATAACTTATAATAATCACAATACATGCGATTGTTCATTAATGCTCTATGACGATCTATGTGTTCCATCTCCATTGCAAATGTTTTATATTGAAAATAAAACGAATCTAAACAAAACAAAAATATTTTTTTATTATTTGTTTTTATTAACTCGTTATATACCTCTTTCAATTGAGTTAATTTATCAACAACTACTTTTTTTACCTTCGCTATTTCACGCTTTACTGTAATTATATTAGAAAAATCGTTTGCTAATTTATCTACTTGAAATGCATGAAGATGTGCCATTAATATATATTATTGAGAGAAATTTATATGCGTTTCATGAAAAGTTATAAAAAATTGGAAAGTAACATTCAATAATTGAATATGATAAAGCGCTGGAAAATGTCGACCATCGAGTACACCGAAATACTTATTCACAACAATTCTGTTTCACCTCCATTCCCACTTCTAGGCGAGGGCGAGCAGTTTGGTATTCTTAAAATTAAAATGAAGAAGGTAAAGATGACAACAAAGTCTTTGTTCCTTCTGTTCACAATTGATAAGACTGGTTCTATGGCCGAACGTGCCTCTGGAAATACTACCAAAATGGATTTCGTAAAACAAACCTTTTCCAGCATGTTGACATATTTGTCTAGCATCGATGTTGACATTTACATTCAAGTCAATACATTTAATACCAATGTTGATTTCACAATTACACCCGTAATGCTATCTAAAGATAATTTGCCCGAATTGATTTCTATAATTCAATCTATACATGCTGACAATTCAACTGATCTTGGAATTGCACTAGAAGCTGCGAAAACATCTATGCTTGATTACGTCGTCGCAAATCCAGATCATGATGTTGCACACATCTTTATGACAGATGGTCAGGCGACAACTGGCCAAACTTCGCCCAGTGTGCTCAATGAATTTGTTTGCGATTCTTACCCCAATATATTTGTCGGGTTTGGGTTTGATCACAATGCCACCGTTTTGCGTAAATTTAGTGAGAAAAGACTGGCTGAATATCAATTTGTAGATAACATGGAAAACACTGCGCTCGTGTATGGTGAGACAATTCATCGATTCTTGTATCCAGCAGTAAAGGATGTTCGCATTGACGTTTCCCATGGAGTTATTTACAATTGGCGCACTAATGAATGGACAAGTCAAATCACAGAAGACGTATTCATTGGGGAAATTGAGAAAATATATCACGTTAAAACATCAAATCCTGATAATTTAGAGGCGAAATTGTTTGGCATAGAACATGGCGACGAGGTTCGACTTCTTGATACCATCTTTGTTATGCCGCCTCTCATTGACATGGAAACTCATCAAATATCAAACAACGATGAAGATTTGACGAAATATTTGTTCCGTCAACGCGTACAAGAAATGCTTTATTCTGCCAAAAATAGTGTTATCAATAACAAGACCGATTTGCGAAAATCTTTTCGCATTCTAAGAGATTATATGCGAACCAACGACTTGTTAGAGGACGCATTTTTGAAACAACTTTGCGATGATATTCACATTACTTATAGGACGTTTGGAACTCGTCATGCGGATATGTATTCTAGCGCTAGACAAGCGTCACAAGGATTGCAGCGGTCATACACAGCATCAAGAGCACCGACACAACAATATGGAACAGTGCTACCAAATGCTTATGGATTGCGCCGACAAAATGCATTGGGCGTTCCACGTAGCACCGCCACTGACGAATTTGATGATTTCAATTCCATGCCTCCTTTCCCAGAAATTGATGTTTCTGTTACCGTTGAAACTGATGATGAAATTGATAATTATGTATCTGTAGACACCAACGTTTCTTGTTATACAACTCCATCTGCGATTCAAACTATGCGTGGAGTTAGCAGTGGCGCCACACAAGAAATGTAAACATTATTAATACCTCACTTCTACTTTTATAATCTTTACAATTTCATTCCACGCTTTGCCATGCTTTTTCATTTCATTTTCTACGAGAGTTTTATATTTTGTTTCAAAATCTAATTTGTTCCATTGATTCTCATGATTGTTAAATATAATAATTGGTTTCATTCTTGGCATTAATATATTTTTTATATACTCATTCATTTTTTCATCGTAGTCTTCTTCATCTTCATCATATATATCTTCATAATAACAGCGAATTCTATCCAATTCCACCTCTAAATACTCATTATCATTATAATAAATGTGTAATATTTTTAAAATATAATAGTCGCACCCCATTATAATTAAACTAGATATAAAAATAAATTTCCGTAAAACCATTTATTACAAATATACATACTATAATTTTTAGTTATTTTACGTTAAATATTCTCTGAACTATAGAAAAAAAAACGGGGTTGGGTTTTGAAAAAAGGACAAAAATAAATGTCCATTTTCGGAAAAGGTCGATGGACTTTTTGAAAAATGCTCATTGAAAGCATAATGCTGTAAAAACCGATTTTCAGTGAAAATTTTGGCTGCATAAATTTTACATAATTTTACGCGAAAAATTATTAGGGATTTTTCTGGTTCTCTGTTTTTAGAACCAATTAGAACCAGAAAAACTCAAAAAAACTCAAAATGTTCTTTTTTCAAAACCCAACCACAATAGTGCTTTCAACCTTTAATTTTTATTAGTTTTTATTTAGCTCGTTAAAATTGCGTCAGTGCGACTTAGAACCAATTAGAACCAAAAAAACTCAAAAAAACTCATTAATATATTATGTTACGTAAAACGCAGACAAAATTTAAAAATAATATATATTTAAAAAAAGAATTTAGAGTTTTTTCTGGTTCGATGTATATAGAACCATTTAGAACATGGAAAAACTCAAAAAAACTCATACATATTCTTGTGAAAAATGCTTATTTGTTACGAGCAATAAAAATGATTTTCGTCGGCATGAAACCACATTGAAACATTTAGCCAATGTGAGTTCGAACCAAATCGAACCCGAAAAACTCAAAAAAACTCCAAACCATGAATGCAGCAATTGTAATAAAATATATTATTCAAAGAGTGGATTATGGAACCATTCCAAGAAATGTAAACCAGTTGTAGAGAACACTATGATTGTCTCTGCTCCTGCGCTTGACAATTCAGCAGTATTTGAACTAGTGCGCCAGAATCAAGAATTCAAAGAGCTGTTAATAGAACAAAATAAGAAATTACAGGAGTTATCTAGAGAACCTCGTATAAACAATAATAATTGCACTAATAATACCCAAAATAATCACTTTAATCTACAATTCTTTTTGAATGAAACGTGCAAAGATGCGATTACTGCGGACCAATTTATAAAAGACATCCAGATTAGTTTCAATGATTTAGAGAACATTGGAACATTAGGATATGTACAAGGATTTACTGAATTAATTATGAAACAATTGAGAACTTTGGATATTACAAAACGACCACTTCATTGTACAGATATAAAGCGTGAAACCATTTATATAAAAGAAGCCGATACGTGGAATAAAGATAATCAAGAGAAGACCAAACTAAAAAATGTAATAGAGACAGTTGCAGCAAAGAGCAGGAAAAATGTCACAGAATGGCAACATTCACATCCAGATGTACGGGTTCTCGATTCGACTGATTATGAGATGAATCATAAGATTTTGAGACATACTTGGGGGGATGGAGATACGGAAAAACTACAGGAAAAAGTAATAAAAAATATAGCAAAAGAGGTTCATGTGGATAAATAACAAAAAACTTTGTTGGTTTTTGTTATCAGTGATATGGATGTTCATATTGACCAGTGTAATAGTTGAAAAGAATTAGGTCTGTGTCGGCCAATGGCTGCCTGGGAAATTGTTTACTATTAAAAACATAGCGCATCCAATAAGAAATCCCTGCTTGAATGTTATTATTAATAGGATTTTTAATTAAAAAAACAAAATAAAGAATTCTATAAATTAAATTATTTAAAATGCCTGGTCTAATTCTATATGGATAATAACTTCGATAAGAATGAATGAAATTTATAATAAAAATATCAAAAAATTTATCTATTAACGGGTTATATCCTAACATTTGATTCCAACCTTGCCAACAACCGTAAAAAATGTTATTGTTTAAATCATTAATTAAATTAATAATTCTATTTCGTGCAAAATTAAAATATTGTAAAGATTCTTCTGTTATGCGCGTTTTGGTGAAAAATATTCCTAAAAGCGAAATATTTATATCCTTCAATTCTTGATAAATTAACGGCATAACATCATGGTAATAGTTTTCCCACAATTGTTCTGTTTCTTGATAATTTTGAGGCGGGATGGCGGCAGCTTCATATTCGTTATATGGCAGATTTTGTACAGATCGATCAACATCATCGTTTTCTGGCAAATATTGAGGTCGATATATAGCATCTGGTGGTGGAGGTGCATCAGGTGATCTTGCAACGGTAGATTCAATGATTTCTAACACCTCTTGTATATTTGAAGGTATGGTGGCGGGGGTTTTACTTCCCCGTGGTTTACGTCTCTTCCTCCATCTCCGTCTATTTGCATTTTTTTTAGTAACACTTGCCGTTTGTCCTGGTGGCGGAGATGGTAATGCTGTTTCTTCTGTTGCTGAGAGAGGAGCTGCTGAATCTTGTTCTGGATCTTCTGGTTCTGGATCTTCTGGTTCTGGATCTTCTGGTTCTGGATCTTCTGGTTCTGGTTCTGGTTCTACAGTTGCCAACAATGGACGTTCAGCGGCGACTCTTTCTAAAGTAGTCTTATCAAATTCCTTTTTTTTATCCTTATAAAATTTTTTTAAATTTTCCCATATTTCGTCATATTCATCTTTAAAAATTCTAAGAAGCAGTCCATTTAATTGCATAAACTTATCTTGATCGTTTGGATCAGTGGTATTACTGATAAAAAGAACGGATCCAAGTAAAAGTATATTTTCTTTAAAAATATCAAGGAATCGTTCTTTTTCACCTTTAATTTCATCCTCTAATATTTTTTTTGCTTGATGAAATTCATTTTTTTTTTCACTTATTGCAATTAATTTTGCTTCCCTTCCTTCTTTTATTGACGTAAATTCATGTATTTTTGCCAATTTTATTCTCCGCTCTTCTTCTAGACGATCCATAACTTTTGAAGGATCATTCGGCCTGTTTTTAGCTTGTTCTATAAGTGTTTTTTTCATTTTTTCCGTAAATTTTTCATCTATTTGCTTAGATTCTATTCTTTTTATTAACTCTGCGTTATCAGCAGCATACTCGTCAATTTTTATTTGTAAATCATCAAAAATTGTTCTACTATAATTTTTTTCTATATCCTTTTTAATAAGATTTATAGCTTTAGTATCAGTAATTATCTTACCCGTTAAATTCTGTCTTTCAACTGAATCGTCTATTTCTTTTATAGAAGTGTTTTGCTCTTCAATGGATTTCATTCTTGTGTTAATTTCTTGACCAATTGAAGTTAATTGTTCTAAAACCTCATCAAAGGGATCGCCGCCCCTTTGTACTTTGCGTCTGTATGATAGTTTATGCTTTCGCGTATGTTTTTTTACTAGGTTTTTCTTTCGTCTAGTACTTTTTTTCTTATTTGCTTTTCGCGTATGTTTCATCTAAAGTATAATTATATTATTTTTATTATGTCGGTAAAAACTATATAAATAGTATAAAACACCATTATTATATTTAGAAATGGCGAATCAAAAAGAAACCATAGTTATTCCTGAGAATTTTCATTCTATCATTATCGATTTTTCCACTGATCTATCGGCAACCTTTCCAGAATATTCTTATTTATGGTCAAAATGGATAGATCCTGAAGTAAGCGATGTTGAAATAAGTTCTTTGTTCGAATATTGCCTCAAGGTATTTCCCGAGAGATTTTTTGATATTTTATATCAAAATGATGATATTTTTAAACCAGAGGATGAGACGAATACCTATTTTTTACCAAATGTGAGTTTTAGATTGCTTTTTAATACAGAAGATATTGGTGAGAAAACGAAAAAGGCAATGTGGAAATATTTACAATTGGTTTTATTTACGATTGTTGGTAGTGTAAAAGACAAGTCAACTTTTGGTGATACAATGAATATGTTTGATGGAATCGATGAGAGTGATTTGCAAGAGAAATTAAAAGAGGCTATGGGCGGAATAAGTGATTTTTTTATGAATATGGAGAAGGAAATGGGCAAAGAAACAAAAGAAACAAAAGAAACAAAAGAAACAAAAGAAACTAAAGAAAGAGACGAATCACAGGAAGATGGTGGGGAAACTAAGGAAGATGATGAAAGAATGGGCCCAGAGGATTTCAAGAAAGTATTTGAAAATATGCCCAATATGGAAAAGATGCAAGAGCATTTAAAGTCGTTGTTTGATGGAAAAATCGGTTCATTGGCGAAGGAAATGGCAGAAGAAATTGCTGGTGAATTTAGTGATCTTTTGGGTGAAGATTCGGGCAATATCAACAACACAGGAGATGTATTAAAAAAGTTGATGAAGAATCCTAAGAAGATTATGGATTTAATGAAGACCGTGGGATCCAAATTGGAAAACAAGATGAAGAGTGGTGAAGTTTCGAAGGAAGAATTAATGAAGGAGGCGAGTGAAATGATGGGAAAAATGAAGGACATGGGCGGTGGTCAAGATTTTAATCAATTGTTTAAGGAAATGGCAAAGAACATGGGCGGTTTGGGAAAGAATGTGCGTTTAGATACGAATGCTATGAATAGAATGACCAAAATGGAAGAAAGCAAGGATCGTTTGCGCAAAAATGCGGAATTGAAAAAGCAACAAAAGGCTGCGGAAATTCAAAAACAATTAGACATACGGCGTGCACAAGTAGCAGCACAAGCCGCCGCGCAAGCAAAGTTTTCATTAAATCCTACAGAAGCTCCTAACAATTTTGTATTTAAATTAGACGGAGAAGATGCACAAGAAAAATCGTTTATTCATCCAGACTTGTTAAAGGAATTTGAGGATAAGAAACCAGTTGGTGGAAGTGGTGATAAAAAGAAGAAGAAAAAGAAGAAGTAGATTTTTATGTAAATAAAATATATAAAATGGGAAATTCTATGGCAAAGACGTTTAGAAAAAAACATCCTGTAAAAAAGTTCAAGCACAATACTAGAAAACATCGGCATTCTAGACGAAACAAGTTCAGTAGAGGCGGAGGTCCTGTGCGTGGGGTTTTTACAACAGGAAAAATGAGCCGCGCGATTAACGCTGAGAATAACTATAAATTAGCCTTAGATAAATTAAAAATAAGATTCACTAGAAGTAGACAAGCTACTGCCGATGCAGCAAAAGAAGAAGCGGTAGAAAGTAAAAAAGCAACAGGACGTCCTCATTATTCTGATTTAAATTATTATCATTAATAAACAAAATATCTCATTTATATAAGTATAAATAAAATGTCAATAGTAATAGGGGAAGGAACATATGGCTGTGTTCACAAACCTAGTTTAAAATGCATTCCTGGAACAAAAATAAATTATGATAATCAAGTATCAAAAATACTTAAAAAATCTGCTGCAAAAGAAGAGCTTAGAGAATATAAAAAAGTAACCAAGGCCGATAAAAAAGACGAATTTTATTTAGGTAAACCAATAACTTGTGAATTAGATAACACGAATGCAGATAATTTAGAAGCGATTGATAAATGCAAAATTGGTACACAAGCATTAAAAAACTTGGCGAATTATGATCTTATTGTAATGGGTGATGGAGGAGATAATTTAGAAACTTATTCTAGAAAAGTACGAAGTTGGCCAATATCGGAGATGAGCACAGAACATTGTGAGAAATTTTTATTGGAAATTCTAAGACTTTTTGCTGGTTTAAAACGTTTCGAAGAAAACGATCTTATTCATTACGATTTAAAACCGCAGAACATAGTGTTCAATGAGAAAACCAAACGTTTAAATTTTATTGATTTTGGGATCATGCAATCTAGGAAGAAAACAATAAAAAATTGCAATGCGTCGAAACATGGATGGGCGTTTTTTCATTGGTCTTATCCATGGGAACTGGAAGTTTTAAACAAATCAACTTTTGAACATGTAAAAAGAGATTGGGGACGGCTTTTTAATAGAGTAAATAATGAATTATCTGCTCAAGCTGGAAGTTATTATAATAACGTTAGAGATTTTTGTGTATTTTCTTTAAATAGGAGCAATGATGTTGAATACAGAGCATCTTTTAAAGATTGTGTTCGAAACTATCAGGACACTTTAAAAGATGATATGGGTGGATTAGGATACAATGAGTTTTTAAAAAAATCCGTAGGAACGATTGATGTTTATGGATTGGGTATTGCTTTAAATTATTGGTTTCATAGCGCAAAAAAACATTTAGATGTCCGTCATGCAAATTATCTATCTTATTTTTTTAATACATTGATTAGTTCCAGATTAATGGTTCGTCCTACTATACTTGAAGCATTAGAAAGCTATGAAAATTTTATAATAATTTCACAATTATTAGATAAATACGGAAAAGAAATAAAAGATCATATCGTTGTTGATATTAGTTTTGCACCAAGCGCAGCAGTCCCTAGGACAAGACCAGAACCTAAAATTTCAATATTAAAAATAGAAAAAGGTTATCGACCAGACCCTGATGTAGTAAACGCTACACCAAAACCTTGTCCAGATGGAAAAGAATTAAATCCTAATACGGGTCGTTGTGTAAAAATAAAAACGCAAAAGGCTACGGATTGTCCAGCGGGAAAAACGAGAAATCCAAAGACGGGTCGTTGTGTAAAAAACAAAACGCAACGCACAAGAGATTGTCCAGAAGACAAAGAAATAAATCCTAAGACGGGCCGTTGTGTAAAAAAATGTAAGTCAGGATATTTAAGAGATGAGAACTTTAAATGTGTAAAGAATGGGAAATAGAATGTTTTCTATGGAATATATATCATGGGGATTTTTAAATATATAAATTTTCCAGTTTTTTTCTTTGCTTTAGTATTTGGACTTTTTGCAGTTTATATGACTATGCCTGATACAAGAAAAATTTATGTGTATCCCACACCCGAGAATGTAAGCATATTGCAATATAAAGATAAAACAGATACATGTTTTTCATTTAAACAGGAAGAAGTAAGTTGTCCCAAAGATAGTGAAATAACAAAAGTCTCACCGCAGTCTTAACAATTTATTGTTATAGCATCGCAGTCTTAACAATTTATTGTTATAGCATCGCAGTCTTAACAATTTATTGTTATAGCATCGCAGTCTTAACAATTTATTGTTATAGCATCACAGTCTTAATCGCGCAGTGATTATAGCATCACAGTCTTAACAATTTTATCAAAAAAATTAATAAATCATATATATTTTATAATCCCCATATAATATATACTCGAAACATAATAACAAATGAATTTAAAAAGATTAGTGGGCACCCCTTTAGGTAGGAATGTAATTTCAATAGTATTAGGGTTAGGTTTAGCAACTCTATTCCGTAAAGTTTGTAATGATAAAAATTGCATTGTGTTTAATGGTCCAATTATTACAGATATAGAAGATAAAACATTCAAGCATGGAGAAAAATGTTATAAATATAAATCAACGCCCGATCGTTGTGATACTACAAAAAGAATAATTAGTGTAACTGATCCACTAGATTTGAATGCTATAAAATAATTCGTAAACTATACAATATTTAGTTGTTTTCTATTGTATAGTTAAAATGGAGAACACAATGACAAGAATAGCAGATTTACCTATGGAAAATGGTCAAAGTGCATATAGTCCAATGGTTCCAACAGCAGCAGCTTCAGCACAACAAGGAAGCACCCCAACCAATTACATTCCTATAAATGTTCATCCAAATCCTTATGGAATATCAAATCAAAATCCTATTATGCCAAATCCACAACAGACAAGCACCCCCCAAAATCAAGCAGCATTACAAAGTCAATTTATGCCAGATGAACAACAGCAATTATTATCTCAAATGCCTACACAAAGACTTCCGTCTAGGGATATTCCTAGGGATCAGAGCGAATATTTACATGATGATCAAGTAAAAGTAAATTATATACCACAAAAGAATGTTTCTAGTGATTATGTGCGCGACTATGAAGATATGACTGAAAAAAATCGCATAGAATATGAAAATAAGAAACGTAGAGAAAGTAAATTCGATATAATATTAACAGAATTACAAACTCCTATATTTATTGCGGTATTATTCTTTTTTTTTCAATTACCAAGCGTGAATGCATACATATTTAAAAAATTAGCATTTTTATCAATTTATAATACGGATGGGAATTTTAATTTTAGAGGACTTTTATTAAAAAGTTTGGTATTTGGTTCTTTGTATTATATTGTAATAAAAACAACCACATATTTGAGCGAAATCTAATATAGATTTTACTCTAGTTTACGAGCGAAATCTAATATAGATTTTACTCTAGTTTACGAGCGAAATCTAATATAGATTTTACTCTAGTTAAAAACTATTCGACCGTTGTCGCAATTTACGTAAAAGATTGACTTTATTTATTGGTCGTTCTTTGTTTTTGCGGGTTTTCTTCTGTGTTTTTTTTGATGTAAATAGATCAAATAAAATACCCTGACTTTCATTATCGTCATTGTTTATTTTTTTATCAATGTTTTCGGGTTCATCTAGGTTCTCCATTTTGTCTTTTTTATTTTTTTTTTCTTCTGCGTTTTTCCCTTTTGTCTTATTTTCTTGATCAGGAACATATTTTAAAAACCACATTTCATATTGATATTTGTCTTTTCCACCTTTTAATTCTTTATATTTATCAGCTTTTTCTGCGCGACTGCTTTCCAAGGTAGGTTGTTTACCGTAACAATCTATACTGAATCGTTTTAATAGACCACGTTGTTCTAATCTATTTTTTTGTTCTACATCAAATAAGAATTTTGCCATACAAAGTAATCGATCTTTATCATAATAATCCATACCAGCATAAATAAAACTTAAATAAAATGCCAAAATAGTATCAATCGTAGCAATATTTACTTGTTTATTATTAACTTCAATTGTATTATAACTATGACACGCAATGGGTTTATAAATAAAAGCAAGGATTTCTTTATCAACTTGAATTTGAATATGTTCAGGAACGACTTCACCAATAGCTGGATGTTTTATTATTTTTATTTTCTTAAAACGTTCTCTTTGTAAAGTTTCCTGAATAATCATGGCGCATTTTTCTGGATCTTCGCTCAATACATCAAAATCTGGTATTTGTCGCACTAAATGTTGTTGTTCTTGTGGCATATATTTGGAATAAAGACTTGTGGCATATCCGCCAAAAAAAATGACACCTTGATCAATAAAACTATCTCTTACAGAAACATAAAGACGCTCAGAGTCTTCAATATTAGATTCCATTTTACGTTGAAAGTCTACTTGATTACACTGGGCTTTTGTTTCTAATGGGTAATATTTATTTAATAGCGTTAGGCGTTTTAATACCTTTTCCCAACGCGATACATCACCAGCAGGACGAGATAATTCCAAAAACATAGACATTCTTAAATAATTAGGAGGCGCATAACGAACCCCAGCAACTAATATGGATTCTTTAAAAATAGAATTGTATAATTCTTTATGCATCATTGTAATATCAGCAATGGGTATAAAATTAACAAATACTTTGAACGTTCCATAATGTACACCAGATTTTGCTTCCACATCTACATAACCATGTTTATAATAAATATCAGCAAGTTCTTTGGCATCGTCTAATGCATTTGATGAAAAAAAATCATAATCTGGTATTTCGAGATCTCTATCATAAAATTGTGCGTGAACAGGCAAAATGTTATTAATAGCAGTGCCGCCATAACAAACAAGTTTTTTATGAATAATAAAATCTTCTACTATTTTTAACATTTTTTTAATGTCATCGCTACTAGCAATAGCAGCGCCTTGAATCTTTTCAGTTTCATCTACAGCATGTCTCAATATTGCCAATTCGCATTCTTCAAATGTTAAATCGTTATCACATAATTCTGTTCTAAATTTATGAGCAGTTTTATATCTAAATTTTTTTATTGTTTTTTTATTCCATTTTGGCATTTTTATTAAGTTTTATATATAATGATATATAAAAATTATTATAAAGTTACGGTTTGAATTTGAGTTTGTTCAAGTTTTTTAAAATAAGTAATCGCAGCAGATAATAAAACAATTCCTGATTGATTATCATTAAAAAACTTTTCATAATTAACTAATTCATTATCAGGCGTTGGTTTGAAATAATAAATATAAGGTATAATTTGAAATCCATATTTATATACTAATGTATTAAAATAAACATTTTTTTTTTGGTTTGATATCATATCTGGCAATAATAATTTTATTTTTTTTACATTTGTATTTAAATTATTATCACTTATCGTGATAGGTATAGAACATTGATTATTCATTTCACTGTAATGGTATAAATTCATTAATTCTCCACCAGATTCTAAATTTGTATAAGAGGTTAAATCATAACATTGATTATCCATTTCTTCACAAACCGCATAGTCTAAATATTTATAATTAATTGTTTTATCAATTAATAGTACTACTTTTCCCATAATATTTTTTAATTTTGTATTTTTATTTATTTTATCCTTGAATAATTTGTTTTTTAAAGAATAATCTACTGATTTAGCTACTGCATGATAAACATCAGTGTTCGTAGCTTTTATGCGTAAATTTATAAAGAGAGGATCATTGTTATTGGGAGAAGTAGATGAAAATGCACTAGAAACAGCTGTTGTTAATGCATTGTCTAATAAAATGCTGCTATTGTTTATAATAGAACCAGATTTTGGGTCATTGCTAACGCCAATAACTGGAATCATTAAATTTTTTTTATTAATATAATATACCTCAAAATCTAAAAATCTACATCCGCGCGATAATACATAAGATATCATGTCCAAATTTACATAATTTCCAGTCCATGCAGAATTATATGCTCCTTTTATGCAATATTCTTTTAATGACAAATCGGCATATTCAGGATTTATATTTTTTATAGAAATAGGAGTTGTAGCGTCTTTTATAGTTTTAAATTCAGCATCTATAGAAGGAAGTCCAGGAACAATTGATGGTACAAAATCACTTAATGCCAATCCTTCAATGTTTGATTTAACTTCACTGCGTTGTTTTATAAGTCGCCATAAAATATAAGTTAAAAGAATAACTATAATAGTAATAATAATTTTTTTTGTAAAATCCATATATACAAAGAATATATATAAAAATATGTTCCTTTTATATAATAGTTTATGCCAGGTGGATTACTAAATATAATTGCCATTGGTGATTTGAATGTATTTTTGACTGGAAATCCTAGCAAAACATTTTTTAAAGTAACATATTCCAAATATAGTAATTTTGGTTTGCAAAAATTTAGAATTGATTATTTTGGCACTAGAGATCTAAGATTAACAGAACCATCTACGTTTTCATTCAAAATACCTCGTTATGCAGAATTATTAATGGATACCTATATAGGAATAACTTTACCAGATATTTGGAGCCCTGTGTGTGAACCACAAGCAGCAAACAATTATCAATGGAGTCCATATGAATTTAAATGGATAGAAGACATAGGGACACAAATGATTCAACAGATTACAATTACATGTGGTGCATTGACATTGCAACAATATAGCGGTCAATATTTAAAAGCTATGGAGGAAAGAGATTTTACAGCCGAAAAAAAAGATTTATATGATAAAATGACTGGAAATACGAGTGAATTTAATGATCCCGCAAATGCATTTGGACGTAAAAATGCATATCCATCAGCGTCTTATACATTTAATACAGCTGGTGCGGAACCATCAATACGAGGAAAAACATTATACATACCTATTAATGCGTGGTTTACATTAAATAGTTCATGTGCATTCCCATTAATTGCACTACAATATAACGAATTAAATATTAACGTTACATTAAGACCTATACAAGAATTATTCGTTGTGCGTGATGTATTTGATATTCAATTTAATCATCCATACATCCAACCAGATTTTAACCAACAACAATTCCAAATGTATCGTTTTTTGCAAACACCTCCCACACCGTTTTGTAGAAACGACGATTATGGAAACAAAGTATCGGTTTGGAATGCTGATATACATTTAATGTCAACCTATTGTTTTTTATCTAAAGATGAAGCCAAAATGTTTGCATCACAAGATCAAGTATATTTAGTAAAAGATGTATTTCAATATTTTTTTGAGAATGTAACGGGAACATCTAGAGTAAAATTAACATCAAATGGAATGGTTTCCAATTGGTCTTGGTTTCTTCAACGTAATGATGTAAATTTGAGAAATGAATGGAGTAATTATACGAATTGGCCATATAGTGATTTACCTTCAAATGTTGAACTTGCTAGTAACGACCCCTGGGATCCAGTGCTAATACAACAACGTTTTCCAAATTATAAATATAAATTAGATAATGGAGAAACATTAATTTATGGAATAGGTGTGCATCCTGGTGTGGGATCTTATGGTTTAAACAGTGGCATTACGGTAACGGGTGACGTACATCCTGAAAATGAAAGGGAAATATTAGATTCTATGGCGATTTTATTAAATGGCGAATATAGGGAAAATACATTAACGAATGGCGTTTTTAATTATATAGAAAAATATACTAGAACCCCTGGATCAGCTAAGGAAGGTCTTTATTGTTATAATTTTTCATTAAATAGCAGTCCTTTCGAATACCAACCATCGGGTGCATTAAATTTAAGTAAATTTAAAACAATAGAATTAGAAGTAACAACAATTATACCACAATTAAATCCCAATAATAGTTATGATATATTATGTGACGTAAATGGAAATCCAACAGGCATTCGAAAAATGAATTGGCAACTTTATAACTATAATTATAACATGACTGTATTTGAGGAAAGATATAACATATTGTCTTTTGTTGGAGGGAACTGTGGAATGATGTACGCGAGGTAATTTAGCCCAATGCGTCGACGAAAATTATATTATATTATAGGTATATAATATAATTATATATGGAAAAAGAAGATAAATTTCAAACATTAAACATGATCTATAAAATAGAAAAAATAAAAAAAAGAAAACAAAAATACCCTAAGAAAATGGACATGTTGGATACCTTAGAAAACCCTAGTGCGAATATAACAAACTCAATTTTGACTGGTGATTCAAATGGAAAATCAATAGTTGAACCCTTTGATCAAAATAGTTCCGCTGAAAAAACAAAGATTATTGAGCCCATTATAAATCTTAAAGATAAGAATAATTGGGATCAATTAGAAGATATTCAACGCAAGAATATTAATAATGGAAATGAAAAAAGTTTTAATGAAAACATGAAAGATAGGATAAATAAAGCATACGCAGACATGACTAGTTTGAATCGGCATATTGCAATTTTTATTGCTATAGCAATGAGCGGACGCGCGCCACAAGAAATTGGTTCAATAAATAGTGAAAGAGAGTGGTGGGGTTTGCCAAAAACGACTACCTTAAAAGAAGATGTGGAAAAAGAAGGATTTTCTTGGGATAGTGACGTAAAAGATTCAACAGATTCCCGTAAAGACACAAACATAGATTATAAATTACAGACTGAATTAGAATTAGAAGCCCGAACAAAAAACGATGAATTCGCACAAACAGAAGAATATATAAAAACGGCAGCAAATAAATTATTAGGAGGTGAAACTATTGATGGTGGGGCTTCGAGACAAGATATAGATTTAATACAAAAATATGTAGGTTGGTTTGAGGCATTCATGTTGGCGTCTTATTCTGTTTATAATTGGTATTTTTTAATGTTTAATTTAGAAAGGGGAAAGGGGGAAAATGATGATCCAAAAAAAGACAGAAGATACAGACCAACAAGAAAATATTTTGATGATATTTATAATGAACGGGTGCCCCCTCAATTTATAGGAACTACTGGTGCTTATATAATTTTATTTTTATTTGAATTTCCTCTGTTTTTCCCAGAAATGTTGGATAAAATTTTATTTGATATTGTTCCAAAATATAGTAAAACTATATTGAATGGGTCCTTTTGTTTCATCATACTTTTATATTTATTATTTTATGTATTTTCAAATTATTTAAAAACATTCAAGGATTGTTTTATTGATTATTTGGATGGTAATTTAAATAACCCAATCTTAGGAATAATACTGTTTGTTATGATATTTTTATTTGTGATTTCATTGTTTAAATTTGGAAGCGCAGGCGCATCTAAAATTTCTAGTTATTTAAACCAAAAACCGCCAACTGAAATGAAAGACATGATAGCATTTACTCAAGTAAAAATGATGGATGAGGCAAACAAAATAGCAACATCTGCAAAAAAATTTAATTTATTTTCAATAGCCAATTTCATTATATTGGATACAATAGTTAGATTAATAATTTTAATAATTATAGGCGTGCCAACTGCCATTTTCTTAATAGGTATTTATTTAATAGTTTATTCCCTTTTTGGCATTTTTATTTATGATAGCCCATTGAAAAAAGGACCAGGTGGATTTTGGAAGGCAGACAATAAAACGACTTTTGATAATATTATTGAACACATAAAAAAGAATTCAGGCAATGATTCGTATGAACCAGACCCGACAACCTACATGGAATATTTCAATAATGTTTTAGTATTAATGAATAAATTATCTATAATAACATATGATAAGATATTTACAATAGGATATTTATTGATTTTTATTATTTCAGCCATAGATTTTTTAAATTTATCAAATATTAAGAGTGTGTTTCCCATCAAGAACTTAAAAATGAAGGAATTACTCATTGTATTTATTCTAGTTTTATTTTTTGCAATAGCCAGCTACGCGTATAACACAATTAATTTTGAAAGTATTAAAGAAATTTTAAATCCTAAAAACAACAATGCAGATAAAACCGATACAAAATATGATGATTTTTTAAAACAACAAGAAAACTATAAAGTAAAACAAAATATAGATAACACTTCTTATATTTTAGAAAGAGAACGTTTAGAAAGAGAAGGAAACAAAAATTTAAATATATTAGGATTTAGAACAAATGTTAAAAAACCATTGGGACAAAAATTATTTGACGTTGGAGAAGAGATCAATTTAACGAATGTAAATCAAAACGCAACAGTATTATTAAATAAATTAGCACCAAAAGTTCCATAACATTTATATGATTGCGTGAAAAATATATAAATAATTTACGTTTAGTAATATATCTATGGCAAATAATAAGAAAAAGCCTCTTCTCCCTATGGTTTCTGTTTGCACACCTACGTTTAATCGCAGACCATTTATACCTATTATGTTTGAGTGTTTTCGTAACCAAACCTATCCAAAAAATAGAATAGAATGGATTATTGTAGATGATGGTTCGGATAAAATAAAGGATCTCATTGAAACTGCTAACATACCTCAAATACGATATTTCGAGGTAAATGAAAAAATGACTTTAGGAGCAAAACGTAATTACATGCATAAACATGTTAGAGGTGATATTATTGTTTATATGGATGATGATGATTATTATCCACCAGAACGTATTTCCCATGCCGTTGAACGTTTAGAATCTAATAAAAATGCTCTTTGTGCTGGAGCAAGTGAGATTTATATTTATTTTAAACACATTCAAAAAATGATTCAATGTGGTCCTTACGGACCCAATCATGCGACTGCAGGAACTTTTGCTTTTCGCAAAGAGTTGTTAAAAATAACTAGTTATGAAGAACATGCTGCTGTGGCAGAAGAACGTGCATTCTTAAAAGATTATACGATTCCTTTTGTTCAATTAGATCCTTTAAAAGCTATTTTGGTATTTTCACACGAACATAATACATTTGATAAACGCAAAATGTTAATAAATCCCCATCCAGATTATTTAAAAGAATCTCCAAAAACGGTAGATATGTTTATTCGCACGAAGGCTGAATTAAGAATTAAGAACTTTTTTATGAATGAAATTGATAAACTCTTAGAAAAATATGAACCAGGCGAACCTAAGATGAAACCTGATGTATTAAAACAAATAAAGGAAATCGAGGCCGAACGTGAAAAAATGATACAAGAAGAAATGGAGAAAATGAAACAGAAAAATAATTCACCCATTATGTTAAATCGTCCTGGTGAAGAACCTGTGCAATTGTCTAACCAAGATGTAGTTAAAATTATTACTCAACAACAAGAACAGTTAAAACAATTTGTATCTAAAACACAAGATTTAGAAAAAATGGTGGTTAATTTACAAAAACAATTATTAGATAAGACCAAGGACGTTAAGGCATTAAAAAATGAAATTCAGGTGTTAAAATCATCTGCTAGTGCCGAAACTTTTACACGTATTCCCATAATCGTTGACGAAGTTACCCCAGAGACTTCTGCGCTTGTAGGAAAGGGAGAACCCGAAATTTCTATCGATATTAATGCATAATAAAATATAATTTTAATATAAGATAGTAAAATTATATGCCAACCCCATCAGTTAAAAAGTTATTAAAAGCTATACATAGTCTCAATGACGAACTAAAAAACATTTTACAAGACGGTGATGCTATTGCTCTACAAATTGCTGATATAGATTATACTACAGTAACTACTGATATTTCATTAGAAGGAAAATTAATTGATGAACTTGAAAATACTGTCATAATGATGGATCAAGTAAGAAATATGAAACAAACTGTAGTGCAAACTTTGCAGTCAAAATTAATACGAGATATAAACTTAAACCCTCCTGGTTCAAGAACAAGAAGTTTATCAATAAGTAGAAGAAGTAAATCAAATCGGTTTGGTAAAACAAGGCGAGTAAACAGTATATAGACATTTAACCATACAATTCTCTAATTTCTCCGTATGACATACACCTTCCTGTTTTCACAATAAACTCTTTTTCACCATCTTGCATGATTTTCATGATATCGTCTATTTTTGTTGTAGCCACCTCTAATTTACTTAAACCTTTATTCGAATCATATAACTTTTTGAGTTTTTCATCTCCTTCTTTTTCTAATTTCTTTTTCAAGCTTTCCAGATCCATTATATTATAATCTATAATATAATTGTTTTCTATATCAATTTTTTTATTCATCTTCGTCATCGTCTTCCCCTATTACGTCTACTTCCTTTTTTATATTCTTATCTAAATATCGATACATACGTTTTACATCTAATTTCGTTATTTTATAATTCTCAAATATTTTATCAAATTCATTTAATAAGTCAGTTTGATTCATATCATCCTTAGTGAAAATTCTTAATTCTTGAAATAGCGAAATAACGTCACGTTTGTCCATGTCCAATTCTTGACATAAATTAAAAACAAATAACATATTATTATATTCTGTTGAATATTTTGTTAATACTTTTGTAAAACGTATTTCGCTAGGAATATATTTATTTTCTTTAAAATTTTCATGATATAGTTTGTTATTGTAAAATGTTTTTATCAAATATGTCATTTCGTTAAATTGCCATATTTGATTTTGAAACGTAATTCGATCCATATAATCAGCAAAACATATATTATCTAAAATCATAGAATAAAAGGGTATTGTTTTTTGAATAGGATGATTTGCGAAAGCATCTACTATATTTTCATGCCATAATAGAGCGACTATGGTTCTATCAGTTTCGTTCATTACAGACGCATTATCTTTTAATTTCACATCATTCATAATTAATTGTTGAGTTATTTTTTTTGAATCCTCGTTGTATGATTTTCTATGAAAAATATTGCTAAGCGTATCTTCATTTATTAAATCTATTTTTTTTGATAACATTTCATAAACAAATGATAATTTTCTCATATCCCCTTGAATATAATTCATCAATATGTCTATGTATCTAGCACTTTCGTTCTTTAATTTTGGTATTATAGAAAGCATTACAGTTTTCATTTGTTTTGTAGTTGGTGTTTTTATTTCAAATATATTACACACCTTCATCAATTCCTTTATTTTTTTATCAATGTAATAATTGCCTATGCAAATTATAGGATTCAACGAAACATTTTCTAGTTTCTGTTTTTTTGTTTTTTTTTGACGTATAATTTTAATAAGTGCTGTTATACCTCCTTTATCACCATTGTTCATTCCATCTATTTCATCCATAACAATTGCTATCTTTTTTACTTGTTTTGTCATCATTTGTAATACATTGCGATTCGATACATTGTTACTGGTAATTGTATCTATTAATGCTTTGTTTCGCACATCTCCCGCATCATATTTTATAACATCATAATTCAATTCATTCAATATGGTCGTTACAAATTGAGTTTTTCCGCAACCAGGAGAACCATAAATATAAATACCTTTTTTATAATTTATATTTTTACAGTTTTCATCAAAATTCAATAATATATTTTTTATTTGTTTTGATATTGCTTCTCGTTCAAATATTGAATTAATATTTAATGTTTCCATTATCTTATTATATATCTATGTTTTTATATTTGATTTTTTACGAATAAAATAATAGATTTTATTATTTTATTTTTACGTCATAATGCTTTATTTTATTTTACTCTGGTCCATTTTATTTTGGTCCATTTTATTTTGGCCTATTTCATTTTGGCCTATTTCATTTTGGCCTATTTCATTTTGGCCTATTTCATTTTTGGCCTATTTCATTTTTGGCCTATTTCATTTTGGCCTATTTCATTTGCCAAATTTACTGAAATCCGCAGTAACTGGTATAAAATTACTGGGTTTTTTAGCAGGCAATGTTCCATAATATGAATATTGATCGCTATATTGATTTTGAGTTCCCAAAACCATAGGTGCATTTATTTGATTTCCTGCTTTATTTATAGTAGTGCCATCACTAGATGTATCCTCACTAGTACTAGCATCATCATCGTTTATTCCAGTTAAATCAATAGCACCTTTTACTGTTTCTTTCGCCAAATCCACTGTTCCACCAACTATTTCTTTTCCTAGGCCTACTGCCCCAGACGCCGCATCTTTAACAAATCCAGCTGTTCCTGAAGCAGCATCTTTTACAAATTCAGCTGATCCTGACGCTGCCTTTGTTGCCAAATTAGATGCACCAGATCCAGCGCTTTTCGCCAAATTTACTGCACCAGATCCTGCATCTGAGGCCAAAGCGCCAGCTTCTAATGCTACTCCACCAGCCAAAAGTCCAGTTGTTACTATTCCAGTCTTTGCAGTACTTGCGACATCACCTGATATATTAGAAACAGCATCTGCTGCATTTGTACTTACGTTTGTAATGGCTCCGCCAGCATTCGTGTCAGCAACCATTGATCCACCCCCACTAGACATAGTGCCTGATCCACCATTACCACCGCAATTAGTGCATGCTGAGCCCCCTTTGCAAGCGGGACAAGCTGGGCATACTGGTGGTACTATTTTTGTTTTTAACATATAATCATTTGACATGGAGCCATCACCTCCGCCAGATTTCCAGTACCAATACCATTTATAATACTCAGAAATTGAACTGTCAGTTGGTGGTTTATTACTATTTCCATTATCTCTATCACCATTTGATCCTTTTACAATAAAAGTATCATCAAATCTACAAACATTTCCTAAAGAAAAATTTTTCGTTGAAGCATCATATTTAATTAATACAACAACTGTTTTTTTAGCAATGGCCATATATAAAACCATCGTTTGTCCACATGCATCAAAAACTGAATAAGAAGTGAAATTGCTCACATTACTAACTGTTCCTACCGTAGTAACTGATAACGGCGCTGTTCCACCAGTAACAACTTCCGCGGTAGCTCTACCATTAATATAATTACGATCATAAATAGATAATGTTCTACTTCCACCATCGCCTTTTTGTATAATTAAATTTGCATTCGATAAATCGTATTTTACATATTTACCAATTTGATATAAATTTTTATTTGAACTATACATTGATTCTGCTACCATATTATTATTATTTGCATCAACATCATTATAAGTTCCTGTAATTGGAATAGTAGGACCACCCGTTCCATCGGCCCCTACTAATAATTTACTAAATGTACTATTGCTGCCTTGGCTAAACAAAAAGCTTCCTATTTGAATAGGGGTAGACGGCGTTTTATTCAAAATATGGACATATGTACTATCATCAAATGGAATGTATGTAACAAAATATTGATCTGTATTGTTGCATAGTGTTTGATATGTCCATGTATTATAAGCTTTTGGAACAATTGTTCTTTGACTCAAATCTACATTTTGCGGGACAACAACTGTACCAGTTACTCTAACTGAATATGATTTCGCATTTGAACTACCTTCTCTAGGGGTTACAATAACATTAGTTATACTATTACCGATAAGATCTACATTGCCATTATATCTGGATGCATCTAATTCAATTAAATTTGCATTCCTTTGATCAAAATATAAACTATCCCATAATTTATAAACACTACGTGTGGCATAACAGGGTATTATATCATAATCTAGTGATTGTTTTTGTTGCTGGTAGGAAACAAATCCTTCTTGTGTTCTATAGGCAAATATATAACTTATCACTAAAACTGCAATTAGAATTAAAAATAATACTAACGGACTTATTTTTATAGATGACATTTTTATTACAAATATACAGTATACTTCGAAAAAGATTGCAGTTGATTAAAAAAATTGGCTCTTTTATTAGAAATATCATTAAAATAAACTATGACCGATTCGTTGCTACGTTTTTATGATATAAATAACAAATATGAACTTTGCATTGACGAAGCAGGAAGAGGATGTATGTTTGGAAGAGTCTACATTGCATGTGTAGTTTTACCTAAAGACCCAGAATCCTTTCATGGAAAGGATGTTAAAGATAGTAAAAAATTTTCAAGTAAAAAAAAAATAAACACAGTGGCTCAATACATTAAAGAACATGCTCTAGTTTGGCATATTGCGTTTATTGATGCCAATATTATTGATGAAATAAATATTTTACAAGCTGTTATGAAAGGAATGCATGAATGCATTCGATCTGTTATTCAAAAACTAAATGATCTTGCTGGTGAAATTATATCAATCAATGATTTTATGGCAGTTGTAGACGGTAATTATTTTACACCGTTTTTGTGTTTTGATTCAATTCAACAATGTATATGCGAATTGCCACATGTCACTGTTGAACAAGGCGACGCTAAATATATGGGAATTGCTGCAGCTAGTATTTTGGCAAAAACAGAACGAGATAATTACATAGAAGAATTGTGTGTAGAATATCCAATTCTTGCTGAAAGATATGCTCTTAATAAAAACATGGGATATGGAACAAAGGCACATATGGAAGGCATTGAAAATAATGGAGTTACTCAATGGCATCGTAAGTCATTTGGATGTTGCAAAACTGCAAAATTGAATGAAATTGAAACAAAAAATTGACATGTTTTATATCTTCAATGGTACAAATTAAAATGGAGCCAGTTCCACGTCCAAAACTAATGCGCGAAGCTGATCATAGACGGAGAGCACAAGAATGGTATGAATCAAGTGCCGAAGAAATGAAATATGAGCACGTATCAAAAAACATTGAACAACAATATAATGTTATTTGTAAGCATCATGGTAGAATCGAAGATGGTTTTATTATTGAACATCCCGATTGGCTTGTTACTGAAAAAAATCCCCATTTCTATGTTTACGATACTACATTTGTTATTATTTATTGCGCAGGTGGTGAATATGTAAAACTAAGCCTAGATAACTATGACAAAATAAAACTGTTTTGTCGTGATATAAATGATTACCTTCTTTTGCACATAGAAACCAACGATGAAAATGAAAAAAAAATGAGGGGTCGTTGTGGAATATCTAGAAATAACGCCGCTGCAAATAAAATGCTTTCATCCATATTTAATAATGAAAAAAAATGGTATCAATGTTTTTACTTTTAGTCTAGACAATGTATTGTAATGTTCTTTCTTGGTTATAGTACATCTCACAAAAACACCCATTAATGTAATAATATCCAGTCCAAAAGTTTCCAACACCTTTATTAATTACCATAAACTTATTATTAGGAAATTTGAACCATACACTTCCTATTTTAGTTTTGTTTATTAAATCCAAATTTAATTGCCGAATCTTGGGAATTTTTTTTAACATCGCATAACGCAAATCTTCTTTTAGTATTCTATAAATATTTACATATCTGCCATTGCGCCACTCTCCTTCGCCTGTATACAATTTCACGTGATCTACAATCTCCACAGGAAGCTTGTAAATTAACAAAGATGTCATTTTATTTTCGGTTTATCAACAACAAATACGCAAAAAACTTTCCAATTTTTTACACTATCTTTCTTTTTGGAACCACGCTATCAAATAAACAATTTAATTTTGTAATTTATACACGATTGAACATTATAAACCGCACAAAGTGCGGTTAGTGTTCAATAGCAACGTTACCGATAAATCAATTAAGACGCACACAAAGTGTGCGAACTTAAATGTTCATCGGTGTAAATGCTTTTTAGCACATGTATATAAATTTCTCCGTTTAATTTATAAATGAAGAAATTTCATTACCATTCTGTAGAAAAACGCAGTCATAATGGAAAACATATGACAAGAAAAGTTATCATCAAAGGAAACAAAGGTCATAAATCTATAACTTATAAAAAAGGATCCAAAAATCGTACAATTAAACGATTATTAAAATATGACGAAATCGAAAGCATTAAACGAAAGAAGTTTATTCGTGGCCTTTTTGTTGATTGTAAATAATAAAGTGTTTATACCAGCGAACATTTAAAATGTCCCATTTTAATTCTTCAAGGGTTTAAAACAAAGCATCCATCTTGCTTTTTGGAACCATAATATATTTTGTTACTCTATCAAATTCACTATATCCAATTAACAATGAATCGTTTTTTTCCAAATATACAAATCCTAATGTATATTCCACTGCATTTTTTCCAAAAGTAAACAATTCGGTATATCTTTTTAATTCATATGTATTTACATCTAAAACTACGATAATATGATAATAATATCTACGGTCTTCGTAGCTTACCAAGTGACAAATAAACCATACTTCATTTTTAATTCTAACGCCATTTGTTGATCCACGTAATTTTTTGAATATGCTTGGAACCTCTACTTCGTGTGTAATAATTAGCTCATTCCAAGGTTGCTTAAATTCGTCAACTTTTGAGTTTGAATGTGTCCCATAATCGCCTATTTTTATAGGATACCAATTATAAATCATTTTGTTTTTATTATTAAAATCCTTAAAAATGACCCAGTTTTTTTCTATGGTATCAATGTTCTCAATATCTAATAAATTTGATGTTGTTTGTTTTGTTAAAAGAGATATTGTTCCGTTCTCAATTACCATAATATTACCCTTATTCAAACATCTATTTGTATTAAATTCAACAATATTGTTATCTAAAAATAGACGAACGTCTTCTAACCCATAATAATAATCATCATATATGGTATTATACTTTAATTCAAATTCATCTAAGATAGCGAATGAATTTGCGTGTATAATTGTAATTATATTCTTAGTAATAATTTCATCTAATGTAATATAATTTCCATATTCGTCAATATTATAATTTACATATCTTTGACAAACGATAAATCTATTGTTTTTTTTATCGTGTGCGATTGATGGTGTGCTTTTATTAAAAACACTCATATCAATATTCATTTTTTCGCCAACAGAATCCAATGCCAATTTTAATTTTGAATCTTTTTCAAATATATCAAAATCACTTATTGCTTTTGTGTAAAATTTATAATTACTAATCACATTATCTAAATATTCACAATCTCCATCATTTATTATTTGTCTACAACACTCAAACCCAGATGATTTATCGTTTGTGTAAAACGCAGACACAGAATTGTTATATTCTAATTCATAATTATATTTTGAATAATCTATAAACAATTTATCTAATGATGGATATGCGTTATAATTTTTATATTTATGATATAACGCATTTACCATTACATGATTATCTGTTTTTCTCAAATGAGTCATGGCTGATACTATTCCTTCTATACGTTCATCATCATATTCAATTGTTTTACACCAATATAATAATGCATTTTCAATATCATTTGTTTTAAAATATAAATCGCCTATGGTTAAACATGCATAATATTTTTCTTGATTCCAGTTGTTTAATAATAAACATTTTTTATACCATTCTATTGATTTGCTATGATATTCTTCACCCGCGTCTTTATAACTTTGTGCGCAATAAAAAGCATATCTATTTGATAATCCAATGTCTTTCGACTTTTCGATTTCGAATGCGTTTTCTAATATAATTGCATCGTTATAATATTTTTTTGGATCTTTGCTACGAAATCCTGTTTTACCAGACTCTATATAATAATCACCTGTTATTTTTTCAGTAGTAGTATCTTGTCCTAGGGACTGGTGTTCTTGTGTTGTGCTTAAAAATTCATGCAATACTCCACGGAACTCCCATTTTATTCGATTGTTTATTAATAGTGGGCGTGTATAAGAAAATACGTCTCCAAATTTAAATTCATATTTATCAAAAGTTAATTCATTTGGTAATTCCATTTCACCATATATTCTATCGTCTGCATCGAATATTAATAAATAATCTGTTTTATTATAAGCACTTTCTAAAGCTTTTGTTCTATTAAATCCAAAGTCTTCCCAATTGTGTTCTACTAATTCACCATCTATATTTTTTTCTTTAAAATAATCAATAATCAATTCTTTTGTATTATCTGTCGAACCTGTATCTGAAATTACCCAATAATTAAAATCTACATATGCACTTAAGTTATTAAGTGTTTCTATTATTACATGTGCTTCGTTTTTTACTATCATGTTTAAACATATTGTTTTTTTGAGCTCATTCTGTGAAGATGTAGGCATTTTAGAACCTTAATCTGTATATTATTAATTATATTTTTATTTATTTACATAAACGTATTTTTTTCAATGTATATAGTAAATGGCATTTACAAGATTTCATGATGATCCTTATCGTATTAAAAAACAATTAGAAGAAAGCAGTTTTGCAGGAAGATATATGTTAGACGCACCAGGACCAGGTGTTGGCACTGCTTTTTTTGAAGATCCTCAACTCCGTTTACAAAAATGGGGTGCTAATTTGAGAACCAATACTATAAATTTAGAAAGTGATTTGCGCGGATTAACGCGAAAATCAAATCGCGATATTATATCTTTAAATAATTATAAAGATTATGCTGTAACTGCACAAGAAAACATGTATCGAACTGAAAAACCCTTTATTGATGAAACCAGAGCCACACATCCAGCATGGATGTATAAAGATTTAGAACAAAATCGATGGGAAACTCCATATTTAAATCCATTAAATGGACTTGAAAAAAGATTTAATGAGAACATTCAAACCCGTATTTTAGAAAAAGATTATTTTGTTCCAAAAATACCTATGGTAAATAATGTGAATGAAAATGATTATTATTTAACTGGTAAATCCATTTGTGTTGGTGGAGTAATAGAGTCAAATTTGAGTTGCCCTGGAACGTTGTATCAAAACCGAATTCAATGAACCGATCAACTTGTTAAATTATTATATAAATGTATTATAATTATATAATAAATGGAATTGGCTATCCCAGGTGTTGCACTTGGACTATTATATATAGTCACAAATCAATCTAAAAAAAGCAATGAAAATTTCTCTAATCGTTCTCAATTACCAAACGTAGACGTTCCTAATCGTAATTACCCTGGAGAATTTCCTATTGTTTCTACTGACGCTGACCAAACATCTCAATTATCTACAGTAAATAAATTCGATAGTGCTGGTGGCGTATATACAGATAAATATTTTAATCCTAATATAAATAATCCACCTGCATCAAACCAACCGAAATATTATTCTTTAACTGGTGATAAGGTTGATTCAAACTATTTTGAACACAATAATATGGTTCCTTATTTTGGTAGTAATTTAAGAAGCCAAGTCGCTGATTCTAATTTAAGCGAAGGAATTTTAGATAATTATATGGGCGCTGGTTCTCAAAATATTAGTAAACGAGAACAAGCCCCACTTTTTAATCCCAATGAAAATATGCAATGGGCACATGGTGCACCAAATATGAGTGAATTTTATCAATCTCGCGTTAATCCTAGTATGCGCATGGCTAATACAACACCCTTTTCACAAGAATCTGTGGCGCCTGGTCTTGGTTTAGGTTACACAACCGATGGTGCGGGGGGTTATAATTCTGGAATGTTAATGCGCGACCAATGGCTTGATAAAAACGTAGATCAATTGCGTGTGGCTACAAATCCTAAAGCGTCTGGGTTCTCATTATTAGGACACGAAGGTCCATCAAATAGTGCTATTAAAAAAAACGCTACTACTTCTCAAATGGGTATTATGGAAAAACATTTACCTGATCAAAGTTTTGAATTGGATAATCGTAGATCTCCTGATGATATTGGGCGTTTATTTACTACTGGTGGTGCTGAAAAAGGTCAAACAATGCGTGCTATTCCAGTAGAACGATATGTTTCACGCCCTGAAACCGCAGTTTCATATGCTGGCGTCGCTGGATATCAAAATTCTGCCACATATATTCCTGGTGAATATATGCCCACCCATAATCAACAATTTGGAGAAATTCCTCTTGGTGTTGCTAATGCAGGTGGAAGACAATATGCTAATGACGGAGATTATGGAATTAAATCTAAAACTGCATATCCCAATAATCGTACTTCCAATCAACAAGATAATTATTTTGGCTTAGTAAGTGGTAGTTTGGGGGCTGCGATTGCACCATTATTAGATGTTTTGCGCCCATCGCGCAAAGAAAATGTATTGGGAACTTTACGTCCTTACCAAAATCCAGGAACAACTGTGCCCCAATCTTATATTTTTAATCCTGCAGATAGACCTGGCGCAACTATACGTGAAACTACTGAAAATTCAAAATTTCATTTGAACGTAAATTCAAATCAATTGGGTGGTGCTTACCAAGTAACGGATCATCAATCTGTAGACACATATCGTGCGGAAACTAGTGATTTCTATTATGCTGGAAACGCATCGGCTGGTCCAGGAACTCGTCAAACAACATCCTATGATGCTGGATATAACCAAAGAAACAATGACGGTAAGTCCAGCACAATTCAAGGATACACCCCCAGTGGAAATATGTCATTATTAAATAGTGATCTCAACATGCGTCAAATTAGCCGTGACGATCGATTAAAAAATAATCGTGCTGTTATTGGAACTATGCCTTATCAATCACCAGATATTACAAATATGGGAAAATTAGCTGGTGCTAATAATTCTTTATATTCTGGTATACAAATGGATCGCAATACGCCTGATATTATGCACGCATTAAAAGGCAATCCTTTCGTAGTGGATTACAAAAAGTCTCTATAAATTCATAATAATTAACATTATTATTATGAAAAATTGAATAGTTAATAGTTAATGCTATTACTATTAACTAAGAAATGACTGCTAACGCCGAAAACACCTCGTATTTAAAATATAAAGATAAATATTATAAATCTACGCGAACTACAACACGGAGTGGTTTTACTTACAAATTAACTAATCCTCTAAACGATAACGATCAAGGGAACAGTTATGTCGTAAGTATCATAGATAAGAAAGATGAAATACCTCACGTGAAATTAAGTGCATTTATTAGTGTTTTAGATATATGCAAACGTAATAGGGAAGAAACGGTAGAATATGTATATGACGTACTATATATTAAATACAAATTTACTATTCAAAATTTAAAAAAAATCGATCATATGTACATTATCTCAAACCGCGATCCTATATACAAGTTATCTAATATAGTTAAAAATCCGTTTAATTTTATTACTGAAGCCTTATCATTAATAACATTCAAAAAAGCAGAAGAAATAGCAAAAGGAGAAGGGTTAAGTATTCCATTTCGCGAATTATCTATGAAATGGAGTTATGATTCAATACGATCTAGTAAGATGGGATATGTACCAAACGAAAAATTTTGGAAAGATTTTGACATATTTTGTAACGGAAAAGACGTTGATAAAAATAAATATCTGTCTATTGTAGAAAATGTATGTACATATGTATTTAATGAAAAAAATAAAAAATTTATAACAAGCGATTATTATTTAAATCTTGAAACAAGTGCGGGCGATAGGGTTATGGATAAAGTTCAAATTGATTCTGAAAAAGTCGATGAGTGTGATATTCTCGACATGATAGGAAAATATGAAGAAACAAATAATATTAAATTTAACAAAGAACAAAAGCAGGCAATTATTAATGGCATAAACGAAAATTTCAGTATAGTGATTGGATATCCAGGAACAGGCAAAACCACAATAGCTCAATGTATCATTTGGATTTATCAAGAATTAGGATTTGATAAAAAACATTCGATAAAGATCAGTGATTTTTATGATCATACTCATCGTAACAATTTGGAGTATGAAATATTTGCTAGCAACCAATTTTATTCAGGAATATCTGTTTTAGCACCAACAGGAAGAGCAGCACTTAATTTAACTAGTAAGTTAAAACATTTTGGACTTGATCCTGAGTTATCGGGAACTATTCATAAAAGTATTTATAGCACATTCCCTAACATTTCTAATATAAAAACCTCTTTTGATAAATTGGTTGAATGCGCAGTTTTAAATGAAAAAATAGATAGAAATTTTGTTAATAAATATTTATTTTCGGCATTAACAGACAGAGAACGCATTTTTAGAGGAAATTCATTGGAAGATAGATATTATAAACAATTAAAAGCATTTGTCAATAAAAATTCTTTAAAACATAAGGATTGGTTTAAAAACAATAAAGACTTTCTTACCAAAAACGTTAACTTTATAATAATCGATGAAGGGTCTATGATTGATACATTTATATTCAGTGAATTATTAAAATGGATTACATTGTTTGATTGTAAAGTATTGATTCTTGGTGATGAAAATCAACTACCTGCCGTTGATGGTGGTGCTGTTTTGGAACAAATGATAAAATCTACACTCGTACCTTTAACTAGATTGACTGAAATAAAAAGACAAGAAGATTCTGGCGGGGCACTAGTAGCCGTTATTAAAAAAATGGCAATTGGCAAATTAGTATCTATTCAAGAATTCGATAACAAAACAATATGTTTTGAAGATATGAATCAATATTTAAACAGTGATAAAACCTATAATTTTGATAAACTGAATAAAGATTTGTTAGAAAAATATAATGTTACTATGGACAATAGCAAAATATTATCCTATTTTAAAAATAAAAATTACAAATTCTGCACCCCCGATATGAATAAAATGTTACAAAACAAATATAATAGTTCTAATGTAATACAAATACCGATACCTTCTTTATTTATGTATAATAAAGAAGCTATTCCATTTAGAGTAGGAGATAAAATAGTTAGACAAGTCAATGACTACACAGGAGATGGAAAACTACTTGCAAATGGAGAAGAGGCTAATATTATTAGTTATAATAAAGATACATTCGAAGCCACTATTAAATACGAATCTCTAGAAAATAACACAGTTATTTCTACAGATGATTTGTATAGTGATTTTACATTAGCTTACGCAATAACTATACATAAATCTCAAGGAGGCCAACATGATACTATTTTATTCTTTATACAAAATGACATGCCTGTATTAAATACTAGAGTTGTTTACACTGGAATATCAAGAGCAATTAAAAAATGCATTATAGTATCAACACCTAAAATATTTAAACAGGTTCAATTGAATCCACCTGAAGTAAGAATGTCATTGTTTATGGAAGAGTTTAATGATTTTGTGTTAGAATAAAATAATGATGAATACATATATTTCATAATTATTTTTTTTCGATTGCTGCAGAAATATCTATTGGTTTATCTGGCAATCTATATTCAATAATAATTCTACCTATATTTTTTGCATCTTTTAATGCTATATTTAATATGTAAGGATTCTTAGAACCAGGATTCAATGGATTTGAGTCACCCCTATATGCGGTACCTATATTTTTTGAATTATCATCTAATATTTCGCCATTTCTAACTATGATAATTTCATTTCCCGATAAATCGCTTGATGGCTTTACTGTATTTTTAGCATTGCCAGTTTCAGTTCCACTTTCTTTGGATAATATGTATTTATCTTTTTCATTATCCATCATTATATCTAATGTAAATTTCTCTGGAAACATATCTGCTTTATGTACATCATTATTCGAGGAGTCTTTTGTGCGTTTTGCTTCTATTTTTAATACTGTTATTGCTGCAGATGCATCGAATGGAAACGATGCGTTCAATTCTCCCGATTTTAATTTTGGGTAAGGAATCGTTAATTCTTCTTTTGTTGAATCTTTCTTTATGTATGTATAAACATTAAATATGCCGTATGGATTTGGGTCCGTTGTGACAAGTGTGGTATCCTTTAAAATAATATTTAATGAAATATCTTTTGGTTTAGTTGCAACGAGCCCCTCAATGGCAGATGGTTTTAAAAATAACATAGATAAAATTATAAATACAAGGCCAAAAATAATATATATTTTATAATCCCAACGGTTGATATTTAATAACTTTGAATAAAAGGATTTCATCTATTATAATATCAACAGATTTTTCTAAACAGGTGTTGTGTTTTTATCTATCGCCACTTGTTTGGCAATGTTTTTAATTATTTTTTCTTCTAATCTGGTTTGTTCATCCCCTAATTCACCTAATGAATTTCGCATCATTTTAATACAAAAATCATATTGCTGGTTCTCGGGATCTTTGCAGTCTGGATTACGTTCTCTCCATTCGGGAATTTTTCTATAGTTTTTATTTGCGACCGTCGTAATCATCTTTTTTAGCTTTGCTTTATCTTGATCATCTTTATTCCAAGCATTTTCATCCTTAATATAGAGAACCTCGCGCTTGACATCTGTGCAATGTAGGGGTCTTTTTGCTATATCTAATTTTTTTAGTCTAGATAGAATTATGTCTGTAATTCCTGTTACATATCCATTGTTCGCCACGTTCTCTAATTCTTTCATTTGTATCTCCAAATCTTGCAAGAATTCCGTTATATTCATCGCATCCTTACATGTATCATTCAAAAAGATATTTAAATTGAATTGATTGTTTGTTATGTTGTTTGTTGTGTTTTTAATAGTTGTCAATGCATTTGTCGTTTTATCGAACGCGGTTGTCATTTTATTAGTAGCTTCTGTCATTATATTAGACATTTCAATCACTGTTTTGCTTTGTTCTACTAGATATTTGTTTTGCTCTACGAGTTGTTTGTTTTGCTCTAACAATGCCTTTTTTATGTCAGCGCTTTCATCCAACATCTTAAATATTAATCTTTTATCACTGTTATCGTCTGGGAATGCGTCCCATATAGATGTGTTTGTTGTTACTGTATTTTCTTTTTCTTTTACTGTACATACTATCTTATGCCTTGATAGTCCCGACCCATACTTGTACGTCTTACCACAATTGCAAACAAAAGTTTTGGCACGATTTTCGTTATCATTGATTATCTTCTTGTGTTTACGGGTGGTGATGTGCGAATCCCAATTGCTTTGTTTGCTGCATTTAAAGTTGCATAATTGACAATTAAATTTGTCGGCATTTATTGGCAGGTTTTCGTTACCATTGGTTATCAGTGTGGTCATATGGTTTAAAAACAAAAAGGCTTTATATATATTTAATAGATAATATGCTTTGATAAATAAAAAATAAAGAGTCGGCATTTTTTATTTTAAATAATGATAACAAAAAAATGCCTAAAGGAATTTTATGCAAAATATGTAAAAATATTATGCAGCCATATTTTTCATTATTTTTTTGGCGATAAAAGCATTTGACTGCATAAGTTAAAAACATAGGGTGTTTTCAAAAACTATTTGGACCTAGACAAAAATGGACATTTATTTTTGTCCATTTTTCTTGAGCGAGGTCGTTTCTTTTTCTGATTTTTTAAGGGTTTATTTTGTGTAAAATTACTTAATATTCGGTATTTTTACGTGAATTATGTATTTTAAAAGGGCGATAGTTTTTTTATATTTATAATATAGGAAAACCATGATTATAAAAACAGAAGAGAAAAACGGAATTAAGGTTTATACCGTGGGAAAAGAGTTTGATGATGCAAAAATGGGCGCAAAAATGAGTAAATATATAAAACCCGATCAAATTCATAAAATAATTAATCACGATGCGGATGTTTATACTGAAGAAGGGAAATTATTGCTTCGATTTAGAAAGAATGCATTGACGGATAAAAACATTGATATTTTTTATGAGAACATTTATAGTTTTGCTAAGAATGTATCAGGACTTCGTGGAACTGCATCAGGGGGAAGAAGTAAGACTTTAGGTAGTATTAAACAAGTTATGTCGAATATTTTTGGTTATTTTGATAAATGGTCTCCTTCGCACAAACTTATATTTAAAAAACTAGGTAAAAAACCTCAGGTTAATGTTCGCGAATGTCGGTTTAACCAAGATTATCCTGAGAAATATAAACAAACTATACCTTTAATACAAGAGATTGACGCTTTGTATGCGAAACTTACACCCGAACAATATAAAGAACAACGTAGAAAGGCAAACCAAACGTTTTTTAAAATACCCAATACGGCATTTACTACGGTAACTACAAATGTGAATTATCAAACGTCTATTCATACGGATAAAGGTGACGATGATGAAGGATTTGGTAATTTAGCCGTAATTGAAAGAGGTGAATATACTGGTGGCGAAACCTGCTTCCCTCAATATGGCATTGGCATTGATGTTCGAAATGGTGATATTTTATTTATGGATGTACACCAACCTCATGCGAATTTACCCATTCATAAAAAAAATAAGGATGTTGTGCGATTATCGATAGTTTGTTATTTAAGAAAGAATGTATGGTTGAATAGTAGAAATAAAACGCGCAAGTTCTATGAATCGCATTTAAAAATGATGCAAACAATGAGAACAACACAAAAGAAACGATAGATTCGGCACAAAGAAACGATAGTTTCGGTTCAAAGAAACGATTTTTATGTAATAAAAATATTACATAAAATATTGGTTGCGCTAAGAGGGAATCGAACCCCCAGTTCAACCTTGGAAGGGTTGCGTGTTACCACTACACTATTAGCGCTGAGTTGTTGTGTATACAGAATAATGTTTTTAGTTAATTCTTCATTTTTAATTCTTTGGTTTAAAATTGAGCAATCTGCTCCATTGGCAAATACCGAGGATTGTCTAACTGCTTGAGTAGATTCTTGTAAGGCGTCATATCCTTGAGTGCATCCAATCCCATTTCACAGAACATATTGAGAATAGTAGGGTCGTACCCACTCATCATTGAACAACCAGCCTCTTTAGAAAGTGCTGGAAAACCACTGGTGCTTCGCAAGTTCCAGAACAAAATGTGAGGAGTATTGAGCGGCTCGCCATACATGCGCGTACCAACTTCTGCATACTTCTGCTTGATATTCTCATGCATGACTGACCACTTATTGTATGCCTGCTTCTTATGCTGCTCAGTGTGTGCGTAGGAGTTAGCACCCGCTTGTAAGCAAAGACAGTCATCAATCTGCATATCGCTGAAAATCACGAGAATCATATTCTCCACGTCCGCTGGAGGAACGCGATGCTGCTCGATGGCATTAAGAATCAAGTCTAGAGCCTTATAGAAGTCTGTGTTGAGACCAGCAGTACCAGAGTTCTTTAAAATTTCTCGCACCATATCAGTAAAGTTCGTCTTTCCCTCCAAATTTATCCATGCAGGCTCAGCTGAAAATGTCATAACCCTAGGTCCCAACAACGACTTCTCAGCTACGCGACAAGAAAGAGCGATCGCAGCATGTAACGGATCACCAGACATTGACCCAGATAGATCACACATCGCGACCATTGGACCAAGACCATTTGCGTTCTTTTTGTTACTGTTATCACGCCACTGTGAGTTGAGGATGTCTACCTCCTCACTGTTTGTTACAATGTATCGGGCGCAACCCGTCATCGCCTGCTTCGTAAAATCAGGGAGAGACACATGCTTACCCTTTACCTCCTTCCCCTCCTTCTTCAAACTCTCCAGATATGCCCTAAGATTATCCGCACACTCAATACGGTCAGGGTCATCTAATTCATTCTTATTCAAGAACGCCTTTCGTTGCTTAGCCATTGTAATTGAAGTGGTCTTTGAGTGGTCAATAGACGCCCACGACTTGGCGCACTGCTTGATCTGCACAGTGTCTATGTGTCTGTTCAGCTTACTACAAAGCATTCGATACTGAGCCCGACACTTGTCCAACGCCTTCTTCTTTGTTAACTCGCGGCACTGAACCGCCACATAGTTAGCACTCTCAATGTAGCGCGGGAAGTAGTTTGTTGCTAGAGCGTCATAAAGGAAGCCGAACTTCTTGGAACCCTCTCGTGGAACCCACTTGGAAACTAATGTGAGATTTTTCTTTTCCTCCGCACTCGATGCAGTGTTGTAGAGAGAATCGTCAAACCGAAGAGTGTTGTTGATTCTCTCGATACATGAGATTATCAAAGGATGCTCCATTGTACCACCGTTGTCTAGAAGATACTTGCAGAAATACTTCATGTCCTTCCAAGAACCATACGGCTCCTGAGAATCAAGTGTTGTTAAAACTTCATTGGGATCCATGACAAATAGTTGAAGTGCAGACAATGAGAGCAAAGGAAAGTACTTGTGCCAGATAATAATCATCATGTAGGACAGGGTATATTCTCCCTTACCACCGTTGACGTCACGAGTCTTTGCAATCAACTTGAACAATGTTGTCAAAAGCTGCTTGCGTTTAATTTCAAACACAGGATCCTCATAGACAATAGATAGCTTTTGTAGCAGATCGTCCAGAATTACAGAAAGCTTGCTTACGCCGTTGCTATCAGTGCGCACGCACTGAAAATCAAACTGCACAATTCGATCCTCGATGTCACTGGACCAACCGTACTGTTCGTGCTTGTTCTCTCCAAGAACAATCTGCTCAGCTGCATCCTTTGCCTCATTCAAAGGCAAAACTGCACGGTTGATTGCACCAACGACTGAATCAAGTGCGGCGAAAAGTGACATTTTCTGGGGGCGCTGAGTTAACACTAACTAAAAAGTAATGGTGATTTATCTTTATATAGTTTTCGAATGCTTTATTTCAATTTTTTAGCAGTTTTGCTAAGTTTGTTTTTTATTGCCTTTTTTGTTTTTTTGTGCGCACTTTCAGTTTGCGAAGCCACTTCAGTTTGCGAAGCCACTCGTGCAGGTATTTTACGCAAACGGAATTCAGTCATTCCATGTTTTTTCGTTGAAATTGCACCATATTCTCCATATTGTTTTAATAATTTTTGAGATGCTTCTAACATTGGTTTTAAACGATCTTCGAATGTGCCCAAACCACCAGATTTGCCATAATATTTTGTAACAAATCCAATTCGATTAAATCGTAATACAATTCCGTCTTCTACAAAATATTTAATAGTGCGCTCAACATCTTCTTTTTGACCATTTTCTTTTGTAATCGTAAGTTCGATAGCCTTTAATTTTGGGCGATTTATAATACCATAAAATGCACCAACAATATAATTTAAACAAGTTGTTAATTCGGGGCGACCTTTGCGGAAGAATGGATTAAAAACAGGATATACACCCCATATGTAAGATTTATGTGTTTTACATTCTTTAAATGCTTCTTTAAAAAAGTGATCGAGGGTTTTTCCTTTAAATTGCTTAGACATAGTTAAATCTACAGACTGAACATCATCATCAAAAAAAACAATGGATTTACCTTCTGGCCATTGTTCCATGATGAATTGGCGTTGAGGTACTAAACCTTTTAAACCAACCACAAGTTTATTAAAAAGTTTAGAATCGAGAACATTTTTATATTGATCATGTTCTTCTTGATTTGCCACATAAACATATATTTTTGATGCGGGTATATTATTTTTTTTTAACATAGCCAATGTTTTCTCATTACAAATTTCAGCTCGTTTATAAGATGGAACACATACTACATAATCTGTCATTTTTTATGGTATATATAATAAAAATATTTTTATTATGTATGGTAGAAGTTTATGTATTATTACTAGTTTGGACATGTTGTTCTTTTAGTTTTTACAATGATCTTATTGAAGAGGGGGAAGAATTTTGTTAAACCATTTATTTTTATAATTGCGTTATATATATGTCATCAACTATCTATATTTTATTTGGATCACAAAAAGGAAATGCAGAAGAAATATCTAGGAATCTTTATTATTTATTAAATGAAACAGGACATGAATGTAAATTGGCGTCATTGAATAACACCATTAATGGCGATAGTTTTACTTTTATTAATAATGATAAAAATTGTAAGATTATTATTGTATGTTCTACAACAGGAAACGGAGATGCGCCAGAAAATGCGAATCATTTCTGGAGGAAATTAAAAAACCAAAAAAACTCAAAATCTTTACTAGATGGAACCGAATACGCAGTGTTAGGTTTGGGTGACACAAATTATGATAAATTTTGTCAAATGGGAAAAAATCTGGATCGCCGCTTTAATGATCTAGGATCAAAACGTTTTTTAGAACTTCATTTTGCTGACGATGCGGTAGGACAAGAAGACGTTATAAATTCATTTATTGAAAGCGTTATTGCATATTTACAAAGTTAAAAATATAAAAATATATATAAAACCAGTGTTTTTTATATATAAATGAAGGTTCTCGTTTCTGGTGGAACAGGTCTGGTTGGGTCAGCAATTCAACAGGTTTCGTCGCAGTTTTCTTCAGCAGATTTTGTATTTATTTCATCCAAAGATTATGATTTGACAGATTTATCGAGAACCAAGGAAATGTTCGAAACACATCGACCAGATTATGTGATACATTTAGCTGCATGCGTTGGTGGTTTATATAAAAATATGAATAATAAAGTAGAAATGTTTGAAAAAAACGTGGCTATTAACTATAATATAGTAAAATGTTCTCATGATTATAAAGTAAAAAAGCTTGTGGCATGTTTATCTACTTGTATTTTTCCAGATAAAACTACATATCCTATTAACGAAACAATGTTACATGATGGTCCGCCACATTTCTCAAATGATGCGTATGCTTATGCGAAAAGAATGTTGGAGGTGCATTGTAGAATGTATAACGAGAACTTTGGAGATAATTTTGTATGCGTAATACCTACAAATATTTATGGTAAACATGACAATTTTCATTTGGAAGATGGTCATGTTTTGCCAGCATTAATTCATAAATGCTTTTTAGCAAAGAAATCGGGTAAAGATTTTGTTATTAAAGGTTCTGGAAAACCATTAAGACAGTTTATTTATTCGGTAGATTTGGCAAAATTAATACTTTTAGTTTTATTTAATGAGAACATCTCTAGTGATTCTATTATTTTATCTGTGCCAGAAACCGCCGAAGTTTCTATAAAAGACGTTGGTTATTTTATAGCAAAAGCATTTGAATATGAAGATAGAGTAGTATTCGATGAGAAATTTGCAGATGGACAATATAAAAAAACAGCTGATAATTCAAAATTATTAGATTTTTTTCCAGATTTTCAATTTACGCCTATAGAAAAAGGTATTCAAGAAACAATAACCTGGTTTTTGGATAATTTTGAACATTCAAGAGTATAAAAAATGTAATAAGTGTAATATATTCTGTTTGTAATTTTCTTACGCGTCCCATTGGCCATTTCTGGCCCAATCAGGCATTTTTAATCTACCATTGTATTCCCATTGGTTTGCACCTTGTATTCCATAATCAAACGAATTCCCAGAAGTTCCATGGTTTCGAATCCATTTTTCTCGCTTCCAAAGTCTAGTTGAGACTTGCAAAAAATTACCACGATCGTCTTTTTTTAGACTTCCATCTACTGCGAGGCCACATACTTTGTTTGCATTTACAGCAGTAGCCATTGCTAAACAATTTAATGCGGGTTTTGCTCCGTCATTTGTATTAAGAATCGCTTCCTGTATAGAACGTTTTGCTTGACTAATTGCAAAATCTTTGTTGCTGGCTAGTTTTGTGTCAGCAGCCTTTTTTATTATTTTGCGGGTTTCTCTTAAACTTGCTATTAAAGCTTCTTGTTTTTTGTTGGCGTTTACCAATGCTACCGCATTTTCATATTCCGCTTCGAGTTTTTCGCGCAAATCATTCATAGCGCGCTCATGTTCGTCAAGCCCATAATCTTTAAGATTTATTGGCCAGTGCACACGACCAACGCCCATGCTAGGACCAGCACCAGCACTAGCACCAGCACTAGGACCAGCACTAGGACCAGCACCAGCACTAGGACCAGATGGTGCTGTTGTCGTAAGAGAACGCCCGACCTCAGTTTTTTGTTTCTTGGATGGCGATGGGGATGGCGTTTTAGATCCCCCCATCATTCTCTTGGTTTTACGCAAAAACTTTCTAAACCTTTTGATAGTTTTCATTAACATCTATAATATCTAGACAAAAAGTTTTCAATTTTTTAGAGAACAAACACTAGTTCGAGAACAAACACTAGTTCGAGAACAAACACTAGTTCGAGAACAAACACTAGTTCGAGAACAAACACTAGTTCGAGAACAAACGTAACATGTTTATCGCCTCTAGATTCACCTCGGGTTTCTTAAACAACCTATCAATCATGGAATCATCACGGAATCGAATCGTATAATCTTGTTGAATGTTATTTCTACCAATGCGTCCCATTGCTTGAAGAGTTTTTTGTTGAGTCATGTTTGTCAAATCCTTTCCAATAAATCCATGACAAAACTGATAATTTGTACCATAAATATAATCTGTAGATGCAATAATAATAAACAATCGTTGTTGTTCCGCCAACTGCTTCATAATTTCCATATATTCTACATTTAAATTGTCAATAAACATACCAATTCCTAACAACAATAATACTTTCAAATGATTTTCAATATTAAGCAACATAATGCGTTTTGCATTATCTTCGCCAATATTTGATACAAATGCGTTCTCATGAATTTGTGAATCTGTGCACCATATTTGTTGATGAGGTTTTGTATTAGGAACATACATGGCATCTAATGAAACTAAACGAATTTCTTTACGCAACTTATTAATTTCATCCATCATTGCCTGGGATTCCTTAGAAAGTCTGCCACTTTCTCTAGCATCACCACTTTTTTGTTCCGCTTTCTTTCCATCAACTACAGTAACCATTTTACTTTCTTGTGCCGTAATTGTAGATTCTAGGTCTTCCATACGTTTAATAATTTCAGCATTTTTTGTGATTTTCATTAATATATTTTGAAAGACAGACGGTGCAATATTGGATTGTTGTACATAAAAGCTACCAATTTTTGAAACGTCGTCTGCTAAGAATATAGTTGGACCATCTGTCAATGTATATGCATCTTTGGTTGTTATCAAAATCCCACTACTAGTTTGACTTTGTGGCAGCTTGAGCTGAGCAACGGTTACACTATTTGTTCTCGATAATGCAGATCCAGCAAGACTTTGTGATTCCACGCTCTTAGATTTACTAAATACCGTTGATGCAATATCGTTATACTTCCTTTTTTTATTGGATGACATGTATTGATATATACTTGGCCATTTCTTAGCATCAATATGAATTAGCAAAATTAAATAATATTCTTTTAGACTATTCATTGTAATATCAGTAATATTTTTAGAGAAGTAGGAATCGATAGAGTAAATATCATCCACCATTTTGTTACTATTTATGTATTCAATAAATCGAATAATTTCGCGCAAATCAAAATAACGCAATAATGTTTTATTTTTCTCACAATATTTTGCACATTCAATCATATCTGTATGTTCGCTGTGCATAAAATGTGGCAACATACAATATCCATCCTTGTTTAAAATAGGAATTGACTTTTTGCAATCAAAGCTTGTAATTGTATGCACTTCTGCACCATCAAATTTTTCACGGAAATCATCAAATACTGGCTGTATATCCGCAAATTCTGGCAAAGTGGCACAAGAAAGAACCATGGTAGGTATCTTATTTTCAGTCCAATTTCTATGAATTTTTTCGTGCAATTCATGAGTTTCATAATCCATTGTAATTGTAGGTTCATCCCAATATGTAATTATGTCAATGGCTTCATTAAACGCAAGCATATAATGCATAGCAGTAATATAAGATTGAACATCGCAAATCATAATTTCAACATTATCACCAACACTGTTGTCTACCTTCCCAATTCCACCAGAGCGGCGGTTTTTTGTATATTCTAATGCTGAGAAATAATGAAGACGCACATCTGCTGCAGATTCACAACCAAATGCAAACGCTACCTTCTTTTCCATTGAAATTGCTGATTTTGCTAACGCAAGACCAATGTGTCTAGCGACACAAACAAAGATAATTCTATAGGAGACACTTAATCCCAATGGACTCATTGTCTTACCTGTGCCAGTTGGTGCTGTATATAAAATCAGCTTAGGAGTATCCTTATTTTTACAAATGCGATAGAGTTCTTTTTGATGAGGAAACAATACTCGATCTTCATATTTTAATAAATATTTATTACACTCGATAAATTCATACGCATTTGCAATAATCTCACTAGTTTTAGTAAGACTATTTGCATAGGAAATAGCAGTGTCAATAAACAATGTGACGTATTCATTTATATTATGAATGGATGCTTTTTTTAATTGAATAAGTGTATACAAATAGAATGCATATTTTTGTTTTTGTTTATATATTTGTTTTATAAGATCTTTTGCCAAGTCTATCAATAAGAATTCGAAAATGAATTGCTTATTAAGTTGAATGGTGTTTTCCAAATTTTGCACACGAATGGAGTCGGCGCTTTTTAGAGATTTCAACTCTTTACCTCCCAATTTACTTTTAAATTGTAAGGATTGTAACGGCGTTCCCTTTCCATATTTTTCTATTGTGCCACAAATAGAGTCTTCAAAATATTTCTTAAATAGAAAGTAATCCATTTCACCACTTGGCTCGATTTTTATATGGCTATATAGCGAATGTGTCTCATTATATCTTATATTTACATCATCGAATCCTTTGATAATCATAGATAGAATTTTTTTCTCCTCGTTAGAAACAGGTATTTCAATGGTTTCCCATTCACGCTTTGAAAGTTTGCTTTGTGTTAGGTCCATGATGCCTTGTTTTTATTACAATGTTTTAATTGCTTCGGCTATTTCCAATTTTTTACTTTGCTATACAATTTGTTCTATTTTATCACATTCAACGCTTTTACAACTTTCAGTATTATCTTTTACAGAAACAATGAAAAATGGCATAAAATGTGTATGTAAAAAATACAACACACTAGCAGAAACACAAACACACGCTCCAATACAAAGACAAGTAGACATTTTAATATATTCTTATAATATTTTTCTAAAGAATTGTAACTGCGCAGATTATTATGCAGTTACAATTGTAAATCAATACATTACCATTTTGATTTTAATCGGTTTAATTTTTACGCCAAACGCGATTGTGCCCGACAGCATACAAATGAATGAATTCAGGATTACTATCCAAATTATCAATCGCTGCTTTTCCTACATCTGGATGACCCAAAAAACTTCCATACGCGTCTGTTAAAAATAAACTTGCATCATCCATAACTAAATACCCTCCACGTTTAAGCATACTAGAATAATTATGTATATCAAGACATACATTTTTATAGTCGTGACAACCGTCTATGAATATTATATCATAATACATATTTTCTTTTGCTTTGTTAATTACATCATCGTTTTCTGAAAACCCTTGAATAATCTCTGTATTTTCAAAAGAAGCATTACTATTCACGAACGAAGTTTTAATAGCATTTAAATAGTCAGTGTTGGCATAATTAGAATATTTATCACCAGCGTCACAAAGAGGAGTAATTCCCCATATCTGTGCGTTTTTATTTAATAAATTGCTTAGCATTTTAATAAGTGATAAAACTCTGCCCTTATACACTCCTATTTCCAAAAATTTAAAATTTGAAGGCATTTCATTTACTAACAAATACCAATGCCATGAGAATGGTAATTCTCCAAATCCTAAACAATTATAAAACTGTTCTTCTAAAACACCATTGTTATAATTTTTTACATTGTGGTTAAAGGTATTATAAATTTCCATATGCGTGTTTTTATTCATATCTTTATAAAAGTGAATTACTTCATCTAACGTTTGTAAATTCATTATAACATAAACGAATAAATAAAAATAAAAAAACAAACGACTTTTCAAAATCTTCAATGTGTAGTACTTACACTTTTTTCATTTCAAACTCCAAAAAATTGAAATGCTTTTATTACACATATCAAATAAAAACAATATCAATCATGTCTGTTTTCAAAAGACTTCCTGTGGATGTTGTCAAGTATATTAGCATAGCCGTTTTGTTTTTAGAAACGGAAAAATAATTCAAATCAATAAATTGGATATGAATAAATACAAAACCGCTGCTTTGAATTTATTACTCTTAAAAAAACCGAAGATTGAGCATTCTATAGCATCATGCTATTATTTCAAAGGTTTAAACATCACCTGGATTTACAAATTGATCAAAAATACATACTATATTTGGCAATTGATAATCATTATCGTCTGTCAATTCGTTGGAATTCATATCAAAATAATTATCTTTTTCATCATTTTTACTGTTATTTTCAAAAGATAAAAATGAATCTATATTATTTCTAATTTCATGATCTTCTTGTCCTAGGGACTGCTGTGCTTGGTTTTCTTTATATAAATTTGGCTGTTGGTAAAATTCATCCTCATTTCGTTCTGCGAAATATTCCATAATTTGACACAACATTTCTTTTGGGCATTCTTGTGTGGGAATTAATATTCCAGTTTCATCATGAGTAATATGGATGGATGGTTGATAATTATGTTTTAAAAGTATTTGCCAACGGTCATTATATCTACGATTTTTTTTAGATCCGTGAAAATAATGACGAATTACTCCAGGAACATAACCTAATCGCAATGTTTTTACTCTGTTTTGAAATTCAAGAATAGAATTCTTATAGTCTTCTGTAGATTGGTCATTTAATGATTTCAACCCTTGTTGAATTAGACACAATGCCATAATATTATCACCAGAACCTAAAACGCCACCTTCATACAAAGATCCCATTTTTTCATAAGCTTTTCTAGTACAAGCCCATGCAAATCCAGGATGCCAAAATTGTATTAATTTTTTAGAATAAGGTAATTCTTTGGTATATTGATGGCCGAAACTGGTAAAAATATTCATAGCCTTTTCGTCTTTATCCATATCAATGCAATTACTAAATAGTTGAACAATATCTTTTGTTCCGTTTAGTATTTTTAATGTATCCAATGCCCAAGATGGGTTCTCGAATTCAATGTCAGAATCAATCCATGCCATTGCCTTCCAATTCTTAGGTAATAGTTTTTTAACTCCTATATTAATCATATTTTCTTTATGCCATAAAGGAGTTTCTGTCCGAATCTGTAGATGTCTTTTGTTTTTAGCATTGGTTATTATGAATTTCTGTTTTTTATAAGCAAGTTCAACGACATAAATGAGAACATTTGTTTCTTCTAATTCCATACGATTGATAAACTCTTTTATTAAAATATACCGCCTTGCATACAAACATGGGTTTGAAATGCATAAAATAACATGGAGTTTATCTTCTATGGGATCATTATTTACAATCGCCTCTTTTATAATATTGCGCTTATATTGAATGTCATCAATTTCAATATTATTAATAATTGTCATTATATATATTATTATGAAAATTTCTATATGTTTTTCATTAAAAATATATAAATGTGTTATTATAGAGTTAAATAGATAGAAATGTTCTCAAATTTATTCCAAAAATCAATTAAAAAAATAGGATTTGAAGATATGCAATGTTTAATAAAAAATAGGGGACAGTTTATAGTAATAAATACACTGCCGATGAATGAACAAGACTGTTTGATAAAAAATACAATTTCATATCAAATGGAGGAAAAGATCATAAATAGTTTGATGGAAAAGTTGGAATTTAAAAAGAAAATTGCTGTGTATGGAAGAAATTCAAGTGATGAAACAGCTGATGCAAAGTGTAAACAGTTAATGGGATTAGGATTTGTAGAAGTATATGTGTATAGTGGAGGAATATTTGAATGGATGATATTGCAAGATGTTTATGGAATGGATGAATTTCCAACGACTAGCAAGGTTCTCGATATATTGAAATTTAAACCGATTAGAACTTTTGATTTTGGGTTTTTAGAGTACTGATTCGTGCATTATTTAGTCTATTAAATAATGTTCGCATAATATAAATGTTACAACATATTTATAGAAATTTAGTCCTGTCCGCATTAATATTGATAATATTAATATTATTAACATTGTCTTATTTTTTATACAAAAAGCAATTTGATAATTCTTCTACTAAAACCCCCATGGACGATTATTTTATTATAAACAAACCAAGACCGAATTTTGACTATATGGATGGAGTAGATATCATATATTGGATAAATTTAGATCGATCTGCAGATAGACGAAAGAAAATGACACAATTGTTTCAAGATCCTGTTTTTCAAAATGTTCAATCACAAAGGGTTCCTGCCATAGATGGATTGATACCAAAACAAGTTTATACAAAATTAAATTTAATGAATAAACAAAAAAATGATTATGAATATGCGTGTATGTTATCTCATTTAGAAACTATTCGAAGATTTTCAAATACAAATTTAGATGTTGCTTTAATTATGGAGGATGATATTACATTAGAATATAAAAAATATTGGCGAAAATCTGTACGTGAAATCATAGATAACGCACCGCCTGATTGGGAAATTATTCAGTTATGTTATATTAGTGTCAATTATAAACCTGAAATGTTCAATTTATATGAACCAAATCACCGTAATAAATGCGTAAGCGCTGCTGCATATTTAATAAAAAATAGCGCTGCTAGGAAATTAATAAATGGTATTTATTCGAATGGTAAATATAACTTAGAACATTATATTATTCATCATGCAGATTGTTATTTATTTACCAAATTAAAAACATATACTTATAAATACCCACTTTTTATTTATAAAACAAACAACGATTCGCTTTTGCACCCAGAAGATTTGATGGAACATGAGTATTCGAAAATGAAAATAGAGAACATGTATAATAAATTAGTTATTGAATAGGATTTTATGTAGGTATTTATATAATGAAAAAACGAAACATTAATAAAATTATAATAGGAGTTCTCATTTTAATAAACATATATTTGTTTTATAGTTACGTACAACATAATTCAATATATGAAGGAAATGAAAATAAAAAAACAATATATTTAGTTTGGAGAAACAAACGTGGCGAAACAAACCATGGTTTTGGTGATAAATTACGAGGCGCAATATTTATGAAACAATATTGTGATAAAAATAATATAAATTTAGTTCTCGATGCAACAGATGATGTGGCAGGAGATTTTCTTAAAAATGTAAAATCTAATGAATATGATATCATAAAAACAAAGGAATTGCTTTATATCGATAGTGAAAAGGACGATAAAATCGAAAAATTAAATGATGCTGTAGAAAAAACAGATGAATTGTTTATGTATACTAATTTTTTTCCATTGGATAATTTATCTAATGATGATAAAGCATTTGCTAAAAAAATTTTAGAGCCGATAGATTATTTTGCTCAAGAAATTGAAACCAAAATAGTAAATTTACCAAAAAATTATGGAATACAGCATTTTAGATTCCCAGACAAGGTTTTTGAAAACGATTATAACGAAAATAATAGTTTGTTTAAAAAGTATTTTAATATATTAAAATCAAACTATAAAGAAACCGATTGTTTGTTGACAAATTCATTAAATTTTAAAGAATATGCAAAACAAAAATTGAATATAAAAACTATAGAATGTGGTGAAGAAGTGTGCAAAGTGCAACATATTGGTAAAAATACCGATTACAATTCTGTTAAAAATAGTTTTATTGAATTTTTCATCGCGACTCGATCAAAATACATAAAAACGCATTCCACATATGATTGGACGTCGGGTTTTGTAGATTGGCCATCGAAAATATTTGACATTCCGTTAGAGAACTTCCAGGAAAAGGAATAAAGTTTGAGATTTTTCAATGTAAAAATGCAATAAAGAATAAGATTCTAAGATGTATAAAATTCTGTGTTTATAAATAATTTACCACCTTTTTTTTTTATACATTTGTTAAAGTTAACATGTTCACACATTTCATCGCCGTTTGGGTATTCTCCTTTGTATCGACAATCTTTAATAGATGATATTTTATAAATTGCTATTCCACCAAACGCAGAGTCAACTTCAACTAGACCATTTTTTTTATAATGTGTATTGGTAATAATATTGTTAATATTTGATTTTTGATTTTCGTCTTTTGCATTATTTAATTCACGCCAACAATCATAATCAATTGTATTTTTTTCTCTCAATGCCCAAATATCATAATATTTAGTTTGTTGATTTCCCATTAAAGCATCCCAATTTTCATATTTAAAACATGTATCTATTGTTTCAACAAATTTTCCACTATCGTTTACATCATCCATATCTAACATTATTAGGTAATCAAAAGAATTATTTATATTCAATTCGTTCATTTTATCGATAATTTTATTTCTCCCATTTTCTAATCGAACCGTTCTTTTTGATTCCTTTACATTGTCTTCTAATATATAATAATAATTGTCTTTTTTGTTTTCATTTAAAAATGTTCTTGTTTTATCATTAGAATCATTTTCATAAATAATTAAAATATAATTGTTAAATTTTTCTCCACAAATATCTATGTGTTTTAAAATATTATTAATATATTTTTCACAATTTCTTACTGTTCCAGCAAATATCACATTATAATTATATTTTTTGTTTTCCAACATAGATTCTTTAAAATTTAATATTGATTTTAAAAATGTAACTAAAACAATTAATAGTAATGCTACAATTATATATTTATAATAAACTCTTTTCATTATAAATAATAAATATATCTTTTTTCTCATCCTAATATATATAAAACTAATCCATGTCTGGATATATTCAATTTACAAATCCTGTTAAAAATATTCAATCCAATATTATGCCCACAGTCAAACCATTCTCCATGAAAAGCATGTTCTCTAATAATGCACAGGTTGTATACAAACCTGGCACTTTAGCACCTGGTGGTGTAGGAACTGTGAAAAATTCACGTATGAAAGCAACAAAAACATAAACAATCTAATATGAAAAATTGACTTTGATTATAATAATTTTATTGTAATCAAAAAGAACATTATCATGTCGCAATTTACAACTGTTCCCATCATTGTTTCCATCGAAGGCAACATCGGCTCTGGAAAATCTACCATTCTAGATGCTCTAGAAAAACATATGAAAAATGGACCTTTGTCTCAACGCGTTTGTTTTATAAAGGAACCTGTGAATATGTGGGAAAGCATTAAAGATGAGGCGACTGGTGAAAATATCCTGCAAAAGTTTTATACAGACCAAGCGCGCTACGCATTTCCATTCCAAATTATGGCCTGCGCAACACGTCTTTTTATGCTTAGAAAAACAATTCGTGAAAATCCCGATTGCCAGGTTATTGTATGCGAGAGATCATTGGAAGCTGATAAACATATTTTCGCAAAGATGCTTTTCGATGAAGGAAAGATTGAAGATGTAAATTATCAAATCTATAATCTCTTTTACAAAGAGTATGAATATGAATTTGGTTTGAGTGGCATTGTTTATATTAATTCCACTGCTGAAACAAGCCACGAGAGAATCGCAAAACGAAGTCGTGATGGGGAGTCGGGGATTCCGTTGGAGTACTTGCAAAAGTGCAAAGATTATCATGATAGTTGGCTAATTGACACTGAAACCCCAGTTCTATGTATTGATGCGAATGCTGACGTAAACTATGATATCACTAATCCAGAGGACCAAGGATTGGAATGGCTAAAAAAAATTAATGTGTTTCTTGATGTGTTTGTTCAAGAACGCGATGATTATGTAGAATGGAAGGCACGTTAAGTATCAAATATATATAATACAAAATTTCTTTTTTTTACACAGTAATTTCATATCCATCTCGCCAAATTAACATCGAATGAATATCGCCAACTTTTATATAATATTCAATTGTATTTAACATATATCCGCCATCGTCTTGAGTAACCCGTAAAGTTTTTATAATTTTATGTTCATCATATTCTATTTCTCGAACGACGCATTTTTTACGTAGGTTTACTATGGAGCAAAATATAGGACTTCCTTGAAGTAACCATTTTGAATATGCCTCTCTACCAACAAGACCATCAAATTGTACATAAATATAATCTGTTATTGGTCCCTTAGGACTCGCTCTATTTATAGGCTCCATTGACGTAAACGTTATAGTTCCAATATACATTTCTTTTGTGTTTTTGCGCATTATGTTTACATGCTGCCCTGTGTAAAACCCAGAATGTGTGTTTAGATATTCAACCTTCATTTTATAATTACTTTTAAAATTATAAACAAAAATAAATTCGATTTTTTATAATATTATCGTCTTTTTTTATATGTTCTACGCAACCTTTTACCACCTATTAATATATTGCGTTTCATCGATGTAGAAGATGGATGTTTTCTTGTGCTTGTAAGTCTATTTAATTGGCTTTTTTTAGATTCCTTTGGAACAAACATAGTATTTAATCGATTGATGTTTATTCTGGGATTAAAAGTAAATTTATCATCATCGTCCACAAAAGAATATCTCGTACGACGTTGATCAAATTTTGTAATGGGATTTCGTTTTCGCGCAGATTCTTTTTGTGCAACTACTTTTGGAAAACTCATATATATTAACCAATCAAAAAAATTGAATAAAAGTAAAGCTGTATAATTTAATATACATCTATAAACCATGGCGAAAGTTTGCCAAATCTGTGACTTCAAAAATAATCTAACCACAAGGAAATCAATATGCTGTCCTTTTTGCGAGTTCGATGTCTGTCGCACGTGTTGTGAGACTTATGTGATTAGTCAATCGAATATTAAATGTATGAATCCTGCGTGTGGCCGCGAATGGACGAGACAATTCTCTAGAAACGCATTTACTGCTACTTTCCTAAATAAAAAGTACAAAGAAGTTCGGGAACAAACGTTGTTTGATCAGGAACGCGCACTTTTGCCAGCGACGCAACCCATCGTTGAAAATATCATTCGTGTCGAAAACGTTCGGTTGCAAATCACGGACATAAATCAACAAGTTCGTGCTTTGTATGAACGGCAACGTGAACTACAAAGACAACTTTATCAAGGGACGACTGTTGTGCCAAATACTACAGAACGCCATGAATTCATTAAATCCTGCCCTGACGCAAATTGTCGTGGATTCTTGAGTAGTCAATGGAAATGTGGTATTTGTGAGAAATGGGCTTGTAATTTGTGCCATGAGATTAAAGGACATACGCGTGATGCTGAGCATATATGTAATCCAGAGACAGTTGCGACAGTGGCACTTTTGCAAAATGATACACGACCTTGTCCCAAGTGCCGAACTGGGATTTTTAAAATTGATGGATGTTTTGCAAAGGATACGCCTGTTTTGATGTGGGATGGAACCGTTATCATGTCTCAAGATATTAAAGTTAATGATGTTTTGATTGGCGATGATGGTTGTCAACGTGTTGTTGAGGAAGTTGTTTCTGGTGAGGACAATTTGTATGAAATTAAACAGAAAAATGGAATGAATTATATTGCTAATAGTAAACATACATTGGTTTTGAAAAACAATAACGAAATTATCGAAATATTTGTTGATGATTACTTGAAATTGAATGCCGCAATCCAACGACAATTTAAAGGTTTTAAAAACAATGGAGAAACTAGTGAAATCGATATTGTTCCCAAAGGGCGAGGGAAATATTTTGGTTGGTCTATTAATGAAAACAAGAGGTTTTTGTTACCAGATCTTACTGTTGTACGAAATTGTGACCAAATGTGGTGTACCCAATGTCATACCGCATTTAATTGGCGCAATGGACGAATCGAAAATGTAGTTCACAATCCCCATTATTTCGAATGGCTCCGCAGAAATGGAAATGAGGTTCCTCGCAATCCTGGCGATGTGCCTTGTCGCAACGAACTCAATCATAATGATTTTAGAGATATTCGAAATATTCTTATAACAAGACACAAAGACCATCCATTGACAAATTCTTGTTTGACTATATTGCAAAACACAATCCAAAATGCAATTCATTTGCGTTGGGTTATTCAGGAACGTTATCGGCAAATTGATTATGTTGAACGCAACCAAGCGCTTCGCGTTTCCTATATGAGACAACATATTACTCAAGACCAGTTTAAGATTTCTTTGCAGCGAAATGAAAAAAAGAATGAAAAATCACGCGAGATTCGTAATGTGTTGGATATATTATTTACAACAGTTACTGATATTATTTATAGGTTTCGTGCTCATCTATCTAGTGTTGCTGTAAATAAATGGGAACCTACTATTTTAGAGGAAATCGATGTAATTGTAGATTATGCAAACGAATGCTTAGCAGATATTAGTCATACTTATTCATCAAAACCAATTCGATTCTTAAACGATATACGAATGCGCTAATGCCTTCAGTTTCGCAAATTATATAGTTTCCCATCTTTATATAATTCTACAGCGCCTTCAAAATTTTCACCAAATACTTTTACTAGATTATCGTAACCAGACGATTTCATCTGTTTTATAATATCATCTATTTTTTCTTGCGTTAAACCAAGCTCTCTTCCTAACTTTCCTACCAACATCATTAGATAAAAGGCATTTCCCTCTGGACCTGACAAATCGACTCGCATAACAAACGTATTATTTGTGTATATATTGCATAAATAATACTCAATTTTTTAATTAAACTTCACCACTATCTTCACGGTTTCTTTCTTAATACATTTACAAGCCGACACCGAAAGTTCCTCACGTTTCTTACGGGTCTTTGTATTATCCGTTTCAACATCATTTTCATGTGTGTTGGGTGTAAGCCGTTTCGCCGTGCTATTTCTATGATTCATATCGTCTTCGATGTCTGCATAATTGGTCTCGATAAAATCCAAAATATTATTTTCGATAGCCCATTTAAAAAAATTTAATTGACCAATCGTGGTTTCCATAAATTTTTCTTCGTCGTATGGTATCGTTATGCGTTCCCATCTACAAAATGGGTCAAATCGCGTTTTCCCGTATGCCTTAAGCTTTAGTTTATAATCATTATAAACTTTAAACCTTACTGAAGATTTTCCAGTTCCACGTTGAATTTCTAGGTCGTAAACTGTATAATTTTTCTTAGCGAAATTGGTAACAAACCAATCTACTATTCTAAGTGAAATCTTAGCCTCACCATTGATAATCGACATCATTTTGCGCAAATTAGTGCGATTCTGATAAAAATCCATTAAGTTTTTCATTAAAAGATCATTTTGTGTATTTAATGAAGTTGCACAATATGCGGACATTTTATATTTATTTGGTTGTTTGTTTATGCGGTTTTTTCGTAAAATAATATATTTTTGAATTAAATATATTATTTTTGTTTCATTTTACGGTTATGCGTTTTTACATTTATTGCCTCCATATCTCGTTTCGGTATAGAATCCTGGAATAAGCTTAGAAAATACACGAGTTTGTCGGTTTTTCTGTTTCGCTGCTTCTGCAGTATAATGAAAAGTAACATTTCCACAAACTTCCGTATTTATTTCTACTATATTTGAAAAAGCATGGTATTCATAGAGGTTGCTGCCTTCATTATCAATCTGTCCAATATATGTGCCTCGAAATGAACCATGGCCGCTGTATTCTTTATCGGTATTTTTATCATCCATCCTCAAAAATCGCACGTAATATGTTTGACCAATAACAACTCCCGAAGTTTCTTCCATTCCTTTAAGATCTTCTATTGATAAAATTTCTTTAAGATCTTCTACTGATAAAATTTTTTCACCCTTCTTATTGTCATATACTTTTACAAAGGTATCATCGTCGCAATCCCAATCCGAAGGGTGTATAAAAGCCATAATTTCATTTTTTTTAACACGCTCTAAATATTTAAAAACATAACATCCTCGTTCATCCTTTAATTTGTATAAAACACCTCTATATTTTCTTTTGCCAATCTTAACAAGATATTCCTCACCAGTTATTAATTCATTTTCTGGAACGATGTCTGTAGCCTTGACAAGTTTTAATCGTGGCGTAAGTCCCATGGGCTTGGACGCAACGCCACGCTTTTTAGTAAGTCTAGAACCACGACTACGACTACGAGTAGGACTGTGACTTTTTGTACGTCTAGTAACGTTAGGTTTTGTAATACGTCCAGGACTATAACTTTTTGTACGACTAATCATATATATTTATATTTTATTTTATTTTTAATTCTTTTGAGCCATTCTTTTGAGCCATTAAATTTTTGTAATCATTCTTTTACCTTTCTATTTTATATGCATAGGGATTGGTGTTTGTATTTTGAAGAAAATATTGCGCGATTAATCGGTTGGATAGACGGCATTTTTGTCGGGTGTGTTTATTTTAACGAAGATGATGAGGAATTCTTAGAACAAGATTATGAAATACTTAATGGTGTAAAAAAAAGGGGTTTTGATGTATCGAAAATTAGAAGAATTGATTAGAAAATGTCCTAAATTTTAGAGTTTAGAACGTTTTTTGGGTGGTTCTGTTGATTTGTCTGGAACAAACACTTCGGGTTGGCATTTTCTCAGTTCGTTTTCCAAGAATATAGTTTTTTGTAGCATCTGTTCAAACAATATTTTTAAATTAGAATAATCAATAGCGAACCGTTCGCGCTGATTTTGAATGTCAATATCGTTGCTAAAATCAATTTCGCGCATCATGTTATAGTTTTTATTTATAGTTTGGATAAATAAAAACTGTCAATTTTTCATAAGGAATTTGTTATATTAATATTGCTTATATAATTACTTTTTAATAATTATATAATTTTTTTTGTTATTTTAATGAGAATTATTATTTTGTTGGTCACATAAAAATTGTGACTAACTAATTTGAGTAGGCGACACCAGCCATGCCACTCATCACGCGGAGCACATTGTAGTTAACGGCGTATACGCGTACCTTGGCAGTGGCGACACCAGAAACTGTGGGGGAGGAGAGAACAAGTTGGAGTACGGCGTTGTCAATGCGGGAGAAGTTGCAACTGCCGGATGGTTGATGCTCCTCGGGGCGGAGGGCGAATGAGTACACATTGATACCAGTATCGGGGTGGCGAGTGTGGTGTTGGAAGGGTTGAACAACGTCGAAGTAAGATCCTTCGCGTTCAGAGAAGCGATCTTGGCCGTTGAGTTGGAGCTTGGCAGTGACGACGGGGTTCTCGCCCCAACAGTGCATGTCCAAAGCGGTCTCGGCAAGAACGAAGGTGCCAGCATCGGATACAAGGGATCCGCTGATGGAACCACCTTGATTCATGAAGGGGGTTTCGTTCAATCCAGCAGCACCAGTGGAGGCAACCCAGTTGGCAGGATTGTTGGCTCCAAGGATGGAGCTGGCACCATCAAGAGCACCAGGCATTTGGAAAAGACCAGAAGCGCTGATGAACTCATTACCAGTAGAGCCGCCAGTCTCATCTTGACCACCGAAGGCATGGATGGCGTTGGGAAGGGCATCAATAGCGTCTGTGTAGTTGAAGGGTTGGGCGCCAAGAGTGCGGAAAAGAATGCTTCCAGCATCGAGGGAGGCACAGTAGTCAACGTTGGCATCAGGTTGGACTACCCAGATAAGCTCCTTGCAAGGGTGGTTGAAGTTGAGCTTGATCTTGTTGGAAGAGGAGCCAACGGATTCGTCACCTGTGAATTGGAGTTGCTCGATGAGGTACTCGTGGGGGTTTTGGGCCATCTTGCGGCGCTCGTCAGTGTCAAGGAAAATGTAGTCAACATAGAGGGAGGCAGCAACAAGGGATTGTTGGTAGGCAGCAGACAAAGAAACGGAACCAGCTGTGGTTTGACTCAAAGACTTGACGGCCCAGAGGCACTCACCAATGGGGCGGATATCAAGGTTAATCTTGACTTCGTGGTATTGGAGAGCAATGAGGGGAAGAGCAAGACCAGGATTGCGGCAAAACCAGAAAAGAAGGGGAATGTAAAGAGTGGTTTCGGGGAGAGCCTTGCGGGGAGCGCATACTTGGCTTGGGCCACCAGCAGCGGCACATGGACCAGAGATATCAGCGAAGTTGGGGTCGGTGATGTATGTAAGTTGAGTGGTGTTACCAATCATTTTCCAGTAACCCTTTTGTTGTTCAGAGGACATGGTAAGTTGGTTCCAGATGTGCATCCAGTCACCGTATTGACGGTCAATGCGTTGACCACCAATTTCGACTTCAACTTGAGCGATCATTTGTTCACCAATGTAGTCCAACCAACGGGCAAAGCAACCTTCACCAACAGTGGATCCAGTGTACATACCTTGGTTAATTTCGGGAAGAGTAACTTGGAGGTACGTGCGGTAGCAAAGATCACCGTTACGGGAGATTGTGCAAGTTACACGACGGCCGAAATCAGCTTGACCAGAGAAAGTTTGTTCGATAGATTCCATCGCGAAGTTTGTGTGGCGTCTGTAAGATACCTTCCAGAAGGTAATCTCGGGCGTTCCAGTAAGGAACACGTCTTGGGCGCCGTAAGCTACAAGTTGCATAAGTCCACCAGCCATTTCGAATCGAAATTATAGATTACACTGAGAAAATAATCTGGTTAAAAATAAAATAATTTCGTATTTTATTTTTTTAATGATGTTTATAAAAGCTTTCTACACATTTTCTGCACATATTATCTACAGAAAAAATTATTTTCTTGGAATGAATTTACAAAAAACTAATTTATAAAAATGCCTAAATAACTGTTGATATATTCACAAAATAGACAGATTCATTATTCTATAATATTTGGCGTAAAATTAGACACCAAAAAACTCTCTAAATAATTCTCTTGAAATATCTCACGGCGATTCTCATGCTTTTTAGTAAAAATATAAGAATCATTTGATTTTTTTACACACCATCCTTGGTCTAAAGCATTATGTAAAAACATCATTTTTTGAAACTGCTTTTTATTGATTTGCATATTTTCTAAAGGTATTTCTATTTTTGTAGCGGTGGACATTATGTCTTTTATATTTTCTAGATATGCGTTTTTTTGCGCGTTTACGAGTTATTTTTTTCTTGATGTTTTCTTCTTGGGTTTTCTTTTTTTACGATTGGTAGTCTTTTTTGTTCTCTTTCTTTTTCCACCACGATCTGGTGAATCATAAGAAAACCCTCCGCCAGTATCACCTTTTGAAGGCGAAGAAAATGCAAGAGTATTAAATACTTCATATTGGGGAGATGATGGCGGAGAATCGTATTTCATCCTTGGTTTCTTTCTTTGCTCACGCTGCTCTTCACCCATTAGTCTCATTGTAATGTTTTGTTCGATCGTTTCATATCTACCCTCGGTGGTAACCATTCCGTTGCACGTTATTTGACCAGGTATAATATTACAAAAAAATAATTCAGGATGAAAATTTCCAGTATCAGTTGTCATATTAAAAATCGCATATCCTAAATTAATAGCTTTTAAATAATTTACCAAAACATTATCGCCTTTTGGATCTGAAGCCCTTGAACCTAATTGTGTTTTGCCTGTTAAATATCCATAATTTTTTCTTAAAACGCTTTGTACGTTTTCAGGTGCACCAGAATATAAAACACCAACCGTGGCATAATCATCCATTGCCAATAATTGAAATTCGCGTGCAGTTTGATATTCATAAACAACGCCATACATATCCTCAAGACTTTCTATATAAGTTCGTTCATTACTTGGAAGTGCAAAAAAATAAGACCCAATGCCCCTCCTTGCCAATTCAATTTTTTTTGGTTGTCTGACGTAATTTTTTGCAAGTTCTATAGGAAGTCCTTTAAATAATACAAATCCTACTGGTATATTATAGAATTTTACAGTCTCACCATCTAGATCTCCTGTAACTTCTATAATTCCTTCTGGCAACGACATATATAATTATATTGAGAGAAAACGAGAACATCAATTCAAAAAAAACCGACATAAAAACACATCTACATATTTTTAAAATGAATAAAACTGCCCAAAAAAAAGCACCACTTCCTACAATCAATACTATCGATGAAAAACATACTGAAATGTTAAATCATTTTAATACTATTGAAACTATCACTATTCCAAATCTAATCCTCGAAAAAAACCGTCTAAAATCTATCATTCCTACGTTAAAAGATTCCCAAATTGATGAATATATGGATATTCGAGATAAAATTGAATCCATAGGTTCTCAAATTCGAAATCTAAAAACCCAAAAAAAACATTATTTGCTAGAGAACTCGAAATATATATTCGACTATTTCGAGCAGAAAAAACAGATTTCTACTGGTTCGAATGCTCCAAACCAAAACGTAAATGTTCTCAATTCTTTCTTTAAAATTAGGTCTACAACTGCCGAATCAGCTGATGCGGGTGGTGAAAAATACACACAATCCAAAAAAGCATATCAAAATTATTGGAGAAATGTAAACAATGAAATTTCTAATATTCAGGATTTTATTGTAAATACCGATGTATGTGAAATATGTAGAAAAGGAGAACTTATTCCACAGGACGAAGAAGGCATTTTAATTTGCAATAATCAAAATTGTGGTAAATTCTTTACTTATATTGTGGATAGTTCAAAACCAACCAATAAAGAACCACCAAACGAGGTATCTTATACCGCATATATACGACTCAATCATTTTAAAGAGATTTTATCCCAATTCCAAGCCAAAGAAACTACGCAAATACCTGAGGAAGTTATTGATGCTATTCGTGCGCGTATTAAAAAGGAACGCATTAAGGATATGGCATTAATAAACTATGATAAAATGCGCGATATTTTGCGTAAATTGGGTCTTAATAAGTATTTTGAACATATCCAATATATTAATTCTATTTTTGGCATCAAACCGCCAATTATGAATGAAGAATTGCATGAGACACTATGTGTATTG